CGATAATGATGAAGTATTTAATAATAAGAAGAATAATAAACCTACAGATATAAAATATTTTAAGAAGTTATTAAATACACATAAGTATTTATATGGGAATACTAATATATATTATAACTTGATAGATAAAGATATAGGAGTAGGATTAGATAAGATATCTTTAAAGAAATACAAAATATAAATAGAATACATAGATAATCTATGTATTCTATTTAATTATTTAATTATAAGTTTTTTGTACTGTAAGTAAGGTAACACATAACGGCACATATACAGATTCATTAAATCCACCACTTTGGTCATATACTGCATAATTCACTTCGTTACCAAAAACATCAACTATTATTGGACGTATATTATCATTGTATATACTCATAGTCATCCATGGGACAGGTTGACCATTTAAAGTTTTAACACGTTTAAACGCAGTATCAAGAGTTTTATACTGTTTAAATGATGCTTCTACGGATGGAGCACAACTATTATATGTTACACCAAATACCTCTTGTTCGATAGGTAACCATATGTTTGGGACCTCATTTATTCTCTCTTTAGTTATATCATCGAGAGTATTTAAATAATATTTGTTAGATAGTGATGAATTATATATACCACCTTTTTCTATAGGTAATGATCTATAATAACCATAATAGTTTCTCCATTTTGTGTAAGGTGCTTGTATACCCCAACTTATTCTATTCTGTAGGTTATTATCACGATATTCTTTTAATGAATTAAATACTTTATTAAATACTGTTCTTAATCCAACACCATACAAACTGCTTAAATGTATAGTATTTTCTCCTTCAAATGATTCGGATAAATTGTATCGTATGCCTGGTATAACTTCATCACTTATTGCATCAACAGATATGTATGTTACATCTTGATTATCTGTCCATTCATTATAATTCAATCTCATCGTATACATATGGTCGTTTGATGTATTAAGTATATAATAATCACCATCATTAAAGTAATCATAAAACTGACCATTACGTAATATAGTCGGGAGTTTCTCTAAGATGTTTCCAAAATTAATAAGATTATGGTTACCCATCTCATCCTGCGATTTGTCCCACCCCACTAGTTTCTCACACTGATTATCTGACAAAGCTATCCAATTTTGTGAATACATAGATGGTATTGTATCAGTTGATAAATCTTCTTGGTTATATGGATTTGCCATAAACAACTGCCCTTTATATCTCACAATATCACCTCTGTTATAGCTAATACCATCAGTATACTTTTGTTCATTTTCACTACGTATTGTATATATGCCATTATCTGCATTATCTGCGATTGTTGATGATATATTTAATAGTTCATTTATATCGGTTGTATGAAAACTATTAATATTATTCAATGATGTATTTTTTCTAATACTAGATAATAGTGTTTTGAATGTTATTTCTTCATTTGTTTTATTTACTAATTTATACTTACGCATATACAACCCTCCTATACAAATCTCATACCACAAAATGGGTGATATAGAGCACCAATACTATTGGGGTGTGAAGAATCATTCTGTGATGTATAATAAATTGGATTAAAACGAGTACTATTATACGATAAATCAAATAATGAAGATAATATTGTTGGAACAATCCTTCCATTGAATTTAACTTGTCTATTTTTCATTTTGTTAAATATTGGATATTGTGTACATGTCATTCCATCATATACCGATGTCATTCTATTGTATCCATATATCTCTGGTTCGTATAAAAACCATACCTTTCCAATATCAACCATATTCATTATCCCATTATCTCTACCGTTGATATCAATTGATGAAGTAGTATCTCCAGGTTTTGGTTGTATAAGCTTTCTAGTTGGTACTGATTTAATTTTTGGTATTATATGTTCACATATCAGTGGTCCAAATCCATTTGGATTATTTTCATCTACATACGATGGTAAATAATTCTGCCAGTCATCTGATGCAATTTTCCCCAATATAATAGGGACATTATTACCATATGATATACGGTCGTTCGTGATACTCCTATCAAGTATAGTTTTATTTTCTACAGTATTAGTCCATGGTGGAGTAATACTACGGTCTGGTGTACGTGGTTGTATTTCTAAACATATTAGATCTATATTATGACGACCCCCACGTTCAGTATACATATTAAAATATGTATCAATATTAACTAAAAACTTAAATATCCAGTCCCTGGTTTCCAATTCAAACCAATCCCCATTTTGAATATATCCATAATAATCGTTTTGCAATAACATGGTTGATATCTCTTGTGGATTATATAATGAATCGTCTGATATAATAACATAGTTACCATCAGTATACTTCGTTTTTAATACACATAAGTTTTTTCTATAGCTCGATATTGGAAACATCCCGGTTTTATAATACAACGCTTCAGTGTTATTATGACCATATAACTTCTCACGGGTGATATATGTTATATTATTATTATCTCGCACTAGTGTATTGGCGTTATATGCTTTTTGTTTATTAAACATATCATTTGTATATCGAAGTTGTTTTTCCATTATATAGGATGTCGCATAATCAACCTGTGATATACATCTGTTGAGTTTGGCTGACAGTGGCATGGTATCATTGTTGGATTCATAAATACTTACAGTATCTGTGGTATATGATATCGTTCTATTATATTTATTATGTATTCTCATATAATATCCTCCATTTAAGCAAATCTAAAACATAGTAGATTTTGAATATCTTCATATGTTTTATCTAAAATAGTCGGTCTACCACTCGCATGAATTATTATAGATTCTGTAGCAGTATTTTTTAGACTCCATGTTATATATGGCTTATTTTTACCAGGAACGTTTGAATTTATATTATGAGCTTCTCTACGAGCTGCACCAATATATTTAAAAGATGGGTATTGTATGCATACAGCACCCTCATATATTTTCTGGGATATGATTGGTTTGCCATATATTTCTGGTTCTCTGGGTTGCCAGAATCTACCGATAGGTACATTGAAATACCTTGCTATACTTTCTGTAAATTTTGAAGTAAGTCTATCCCCAATTCTACAATATCTTTCAATAATTCTATCTTTTAATACTGGATTTAATTTAACTGAATATTTATTCCAGAACGAATTCGATATACTTTGGTATAGATTCGGTATACCAGCTTCTCGACTTTTTTTATCTCCAGCTATACTCGGTAAATTACCAACCGATTTATCAAATACATTAAGTTGCTGATTTAATGGCTCTGGAATTATTTCATCACTTATCATATCAATATGATGTGGTATATTATTTTCCAGTTTATTGTAATTATAAGTATATGGAGATGTGAATGAGTAATCATGGTATATATCTATATTAAATCTCATAGTGTATAAATATCCATCTATAATAAGTTCGATATAATCATTATCTTTTATATACATATCATAATCACCATTTCGTAACATTTGAGTTAGGTCGTTATAATTAAATCCAAAATCACTAGTGATAGTCCGTCCATCGTCACGAAACAAACATATTGGGTTAGGGGTTCTATCTATCTGAAAAAAATGATTAGATGTTCTTGTTGGTGGTAATGATATATTACACTTGTCTGTAGTTAAGAACCATAATCCTTTATGATTAACCACAGTATTTCTATTAAATATCTTATTAGTTCCACTAATAGGTTTATATTTATATTTATCAAGCACATCTTCGGATGCTATACTACTACCATATGTATTAAATTTTTGATTACCATCATGTGCCAATATATTATACATTCTTGTCAACTTAACTAGTTCATCCATTAGAGGAATATCATTATGATATATATTCCACTCATTTATATCAAGCTGTATAGGAGTCCCATCTTTTTTTCTTAAGTCATATATTTTCATATTCATCTCCCTCCACTATAATTTAACATTACCCATTGTGAAACACAACGGTACGTATACATCATCACCACGAGTTTTATTATTAGAATTAGCCAATCCCATCGGTACTCTAGTACCATCTTCATTAACAATACAAGGGTATTTTGTACCACTTTCTATTGTATAAGTCATCCATAGCCTTGGTTTTCCATTTAACGTTTTAACTCTCTTATATGCAGTATCTAATGAAGGAAGTTGTCTAAACCCACTCTCAATATTAAAAGCATATTTATCTGGTTTTCGAAATGGTACAGCACCAAATACTTCTGTTGCTGTTGGTAACCATAATAATTTCTCTAAGTTAAAATGATTACTAAATCCTAAACTGCTAGAAGTATAGAAACCATTCATATGATTACGATTATGACTATAAACACCACCATTACTTACTCTTCTAGAACGGTCATATCCTGCATAATAACCATACTTATTCTTTAATAAACCAATTAAAAAGTTTGGTAACTCACCATATAAGTAAAGATCCAGTTTACTAGCTACCGTAGAAAATTCTTCTACTGATGAATTTGTAAATTCATCAAGATATTTTATGTCATCATTTTCAATACCAAATGTATCATTTGGATGAAGTACTATACTTGGTATTAATTCATCACTGATGAAATCTACACTAACTTCAGTACTACCTGCATCATCAACAAATTCTCTGAAGTTCATTCTCATAGTATATTTATAATTATTTCTGTCAATTACTATCATGTAATCGCCATCATTGAAGTAATCATAGTATTTACCATTACGGAGAATATCACCCATTTCTACTAATCCAATATTTCCATAATTATCTTGTTCAAATACATCACCAGCTGTTGAACCAGATATCCATTTAATTATAGCAACACACTTGCTTCCATAAGAATCGGTTAAAGCTATCCAGTCTTTTGAATATGGAAATGGTTCACTCGTAGTACCAACTTCAGCAACTACTACAAATACTTGACTGTTGTGTATAACTATCTCAGATCTATTATATCTAGTACCTTTCCTATATTTCATATTTTCAGGTACTTTTAAAGTCAGTCGTTGTAAAAATCTTGTATAATCCCCTATATATGAAGACAAACTATCTAAGTGTTCAAATGAATAAGGGTGTCTACCTCTATATTCTATATCAGAGAATCTGCATTTTACTGCAACTTCTTCTTTACTATTATTAACTATTTTATGATATTTCATAAATCACCACCTATACAAATCGCATTCCAAACATAGGGAATACGAAATTTCTAAGACCTTGTGTATAAACTTGACTGATATTATTTCTAATACATATCATATTCAAGTTAGAAGTATCAGGTCTATCAGCACTTGGAAAATCTAAAGGATTATAATCAAATACTGGTGATGAAGTTAATATACCTAAGTATTTATTATTAAACTTAAAAGTTCTATTTATGAATTTCTGGAATATTGGATATTGAGTACAAGTCATCATATCATTGAGTGATGACATACCATTATATCCTTTGATTTCTCCTTCATATAAGAACCAAGTCTTACCAAGGTTAACTTCTTGAACACCGTAGTCTTTTAGATTTTCTATAGTATTATTATTCTTATCGAATTTTCTTGTAATTACATGCTTAAATTTATCTACTATATGACTAGTAAATTTTTCATTAAAAAATCCATGCATTGTCTGGTTTACCGCGTTCTCAATACCCCACGGACCAATAAATTTCTTAAGAACCATTGGATTAATACCCTGCTCTATATATGCATTTGAAGCTATATTTGGATTCACATCAAAATATGATGTATGGGTATCATGTTCTCCATTTCCTGTTCCTACTTCCATCTTAGTACAGATAAAATCTATATTATGAGGATGGTCATTTTTAGAATTATAATAGGTATCAATATTAGCAACGAATGTCATCACATACCCAGAATAATAAAATAACTTGATATAATCACCGTTCTGAATATATCTATAATAATCATTATTTCTAAGCATAGCACTTAAATCATCGAAAGTATATCCTTCGTCAGATACAAGTTCTCTATTCTTGGTATTTCCAAGTACTGCTTTTTCTTCTATCAAGCATTTATTTTTTCTTCTACGTGATAATGGTAACCATATCTGAGAATTGTCTCTAGGTGTGATACTTGTAGTATCTTTTAAAGACATATAACTTCTACCTTTATGATTGATAATAGTAAATTTCTTATATGGTACATTATCAGCATAATCTTTTTTAGAGAATTTTATTTTATTCTCATCTTCTATATTATTCATAGCTTTCGCTTCTTCATTTAATCTATCTAATTTATATGTCAGAGTCATTCCCTCAGGATGCTCTCTGTCTGTATATGTAACATGGTCAGTTGTTGTTCTTATAGGAATCTCATGACCAGTTATTGTTTTTGGAAAATTCCTTACAGCAGCCATAATATTTTCCTTTCTTACATAAATCTAAAATTAAGAGTATAATATGTATGATCACCAAATCTACCATCTAACTCTGTTGGTGTTGTGACGTTATAATATGGTACACCATTACCACTAACCCTAACAGTTGAAGCACCATAATCATTACGTGCTAGATTTGCAGCCATTGTTGTAGTTACATAAGGACGGTAATTACTCTTAGGATGCTTATAATTACTACCTTTAGGTCTTGGAGATGGTTTATGCGAACCATACATTCTACAAGTAGGATATTGAATATCTGCACTCACATCTTCAATAAATCCATGTATTGTGCGACCAAATATTTCAGCTTCTGATAATTGCCATAGCTCACCATGTGTCATATCTACATACTTGGTACTAAGATTATGGAACTGAATAGGTGCACCCTCTTTGTTTGGTTCATACATCATATCCATGTTATATCCCTTACCTACTTTAGGAACAATATGCTTTAGTAGTAAATCACCCAATAAAGGACGAACTGAATCATAAAACTTGGTATCTACAAAAATGAAAAAATTCGTCTCGGTAGTATCACCACTTAAGGTTTCACGCATTCTTAAATTGTTATTGCGACTAGTACTTGCGTTACCATCTATATACTCACGAGCCATATCACTTGAAAAATATCCACAATCAAAGTTCTTTGGAGTTGTTATAAACACCTCATCACTTAGCATATCTATATGATGTGGTATACTTCCTTCTGCTATGTATGATGAATTTGTAAAAGGATTTTTGATAGCATAATCATAATATGTATCGATATTAAATCTCATTGTATAAATATAATCACCAACAGTCAACTCTAGATAATCACCATCTTGAATATATTCATGGTAATCATTATTTCTAAGCATATCACTTAAATCATTATAAGTGTATCCATAAGGACTGGTTATTTTTCCACCACGACCTTCATCTATAATAACACATCTTCCACGATAATTATAATCCAATGGTCTCCAGAATAGAGATTTTGGTTTAGGCGGAAAATGTTTGTTACTAGCAGTCTGTGTTTGTATGTAAAAAGTACCATTATCCTTTACAAGAGAATTCGGTTGTTTATTCTCTTCTCTTAAATCATATCTTTTATAATTTCTACCAGAATAATTTGCCACAGTATTATCGACATTAAATACTGTTGTACGGTTGGTATGGTTAAACCTATTAACAGTTTTCTGTATTTTAGCTAGAGCATCTGGATATGGCATATTTCCAGTTGTATACCATACATTCTGATCTCTAACCTTAAATGGTAATAAACGACCATTCGATCTTCGTGTGTCGTAAATTTTCATATTTTCCGTTTCCTTTCTATATATTGAAACTTATATTAATGTGAAACGATATACTATCTATATGTAAGTTAATATAAGAGATTATTTCTTATCTGACTTATAAGTAAAAAAAAATAAGAAAAGAGGTAATGTTAAGTATGGCGAATTTTATGTCAACAAGAACAGAGATTGATGGTATCGTGGAGAAGATAGGAGCTTGTAATACTAAGTCAGCTAATTTAATAGCAGAGCTTTGTGTTAGTAAAGCAAAAGATAAATCTTTAAAAGATGATACCTATTTGGAAATTATTAAACTATTGGATGCATATCCAGATGAATTTAAAGTAGGAGTACTGGCTCAAGCGTTAATAATAGTATCAAAGCAGATACAAGGTACAGCTTCAGTAGCTCCTAAGAAATCAGACGTAAGGTCAGATTTTTTCAAGCATAGATAATTAGCAACTTAAAGAAGAATGATAAATTAATTTATCATTCTTTTTTTTTATAAAGGAAAATATAATATGGCTTATGATATTAAAGTATTTAGAACCCATATAGAAATATCTCCTTATAAGTTAGGAGATAATTTAGATTTTGAAAAGAATATGTCGACATTTGATAAAACTCTGCATAAATGGAATTCATTATGTTATCATGTGGAAGATGATATTCTTTATATACCAAAAGGAATAAGTATTAAAAGTATTGAAAAATATTTTTATTCATCACCCGTACCAGTGTTCGCACCTGATGATTATGATACAATAAAATCTGGTGAGGGATTATATCCCCCGAAAGATATCATACAAGAAGATGCAATTAAGTTCTTATGTGCAGAAGATAACTATTCGTACACAGGAAGATATTCTCAATTAGGATTAAATTTAGTAACCGGAGATGGTAAAACTTATTGTAGTATATATTCAGTACTTAAGTATAAAATAAAAACTATTATTATTACCCACCAAGAAAAGTTAAAACAGCAGTGGGTAAAAACTATAAAAGAAATGACATCATTCCCAGAAGATAAAATAGTAGATATTTCTGGAAGTAATGTAATAGACTCAATAATGGATGGTAATACATCTGGAGAGATTTATGTAGTAAATCATCAAACTCTTTCCAGTTATGCTAGAAATCATTCTTGGTCACAAATAAGAGAATTATTTAAAAAAATAAAAGTAGGAATAAAGATAATAGATGAATCTCATAAATTCTTTGAGTCATCTTTAATGATAGATAATTTCAGTAACTGTTATAAAACTTTTTATCTAACAGCAACATTTGGTAGGTCTGACCCTCGTGAAGTCAGATTATATAAACAAGCTTTTTCATCATTAGTAAGATTTGGTGAAGAAACTATTAACTCGGATATAAAGAGAAGACATACTAAATTCATTATCTGTTATTTTAAGTCAAAACCTAAAAATGGTATAATGCCTAAAGTAGATAATGCATATGGTTTTTCTGGTTATAGATATATTGATTATGAATTGAAGAACAGTGATTCTGCTATATTAGATTTATTAAATTATATACTAGAGAATACTTCTCATTTATCTGGTAAGACTTTAATACTTTCTCCTAAAGTAGAGAGTGTTGAAATGATTGCTGATTATGTTAGAAAGATTACTAATAAATCAGTAGGTGTTGTTCATGGTAGTAATAGTGATGAAACTAATCAAGAGAATTTACAGAAAGATATAATTTCATCTACTATTAAATCAGTAGGTGAGGGTACAGATATAAAAGGATTAAGAGTATTAATTAATCTAGAACCTATTGGTAGTAAAATAGTAGCTAATCAGGTTCAAGGTAGATTAAGAGAATATTCTCCAACAGATGATACTCTTTATTTCTATCCAGTAGATACTACTATAGAACAAACTTCTACTTTACTAAAGAGAATATTACCAACTATGAAAATCAAATGTAAGGAAATAATACATATGACTTATTAGTAAGAGAAGATAGAAAGGAAGATATAAATATGGCAATAGATAATATTCCAAATCACTTGATAGAAAAACTTAATAGAGAAAAACTTATTAAAGATAATATTACCCCTATATCAATAGAGATTGATGATGAAGTAGTTTATTTTATGACATCAGATAATCCAAATAAGAAATATAGTTTAACTAAGAACCAGATAAGGAATATCTTCGGTTCTTTATAAAAACAATTTTCTAATACTATGAAAGGATAAGTTTGAAACATGCTTACAAAGTTATCAGACTCTATTAAACGTAAAAATGCAGAGTTTATTAGAGACGTGGAATATATCAAAGAAACAGCATATGAAGATATGCTTGATGAAAGAATGGAATCTTTCATGGAAGATGTATCAGAATTATCAATGGGAGAAATTCGTAATGATTTAGATTCATTAAATGAGCTTACTGATGAACCAGAACAGGACGAAGCAGAAGTTCAGAGAATAATGAATGCTGATCGTGATTTATCTTTCAATGATATGATTGGTGTTACACCAGATTCTGAGATAAAGATTGAAGGAAGTGAGGACTTAAATTATGGATTTGAATACTAAGTTGTATATCATAACAACAGCAAAAGAGATTCCATGTTTAGGTGGAATTACTGGTCCTATAACAACTCCTGTTAAACTTGAGTTGAGTGAGTTAATTTGGTTATTGAATAATGGATTTACAGTATATCAGTGTAACCCATTTGATAGTAATGAAAGAGTTCTTGTTGATAGAATGAATATGAATGATATCAAGTTTACAAGAAATAGAGCAATCGTTACTATGGAACAAATGGAGAACTTGAAAGTGCAGGAAATGTCTAAACCTATAGAGGTTATTAAGAAAGATAATAAACCAGCAGTAACTCCTGAACCAGCTCCAGAAGTAAAAGATGAGAAGAAGAAAGATTCTAATAAAGTATTAGAAGCTGATACTTTTCAGAAGAAATAAGAAAAGATTATGAATGTAGAAATATTAAATTATTTCTACATTCATAGTTTTTAGTTATATAATTTATTGATCAATATTGATTAGAAACCAAAATCATAGCTGCTATAATCATTTGAACGATCTACACGTACTGACTCATTTACATTTGTTAATACACGATTCAACATAGCTTCACGCTCTGATATTGATATGATTCCTGAATTGCAAGCCTCATATAAAGCATACTTGAAGTTTGATACTGCTGATTCTTTTACAGCCTCATCAGATCCAACTTTCTGCTTATTCTTTGATTCATTCTTTGAAATTCCTGTACTTACTTTATTACATACAGAAATAAGAGCATCAACTTTCTTCAATGCTGTATTCTTATATGCATTAAAATCATCTGCTGTAAGTACATCTCCAGCCATTGCTTTTGAAACTGGTCTACTCCAAGATTCAATCATCTGCTGAACGCCTTCGATAAGATATGTCAAGCCAAATGTTACTGGTGACAATATATCCATAATCAACTTTCTCAACCAGTTGATTGTCCATGATGTGAATAAACCGAAGATAATTGATCCAGCAGAACCGCCATCGATATCCTGGATGTCGCTTTTAACACGGTTAAGGTCGTCTATAAGGTTTGAAACAAGTGAGCGAGCTTCCTGATAATCCTCAGCCTTCATAGCTTTGTTTATCTTAGCCATATTCTCTCTATAGTTTTTCTCACCTTCTTTAAGAATAGCACGAATATCAAGGTTTGCACCTTCTGTTGTATAATCGTATGAATAGTCTAAATAATCTCTATACATAATTATTTCACCTTTTCTTTAATAGTATTTTATAATGATTGTTTTTAACACAAAGTTATTTGTAAGCTATAGATAGAACTTCTTGTGTCATTCCTGAGATACGAGTTGCTATTGTCATGTAGTTCATAACTCGTTTATAAGCAAGTTCATCATCTATAGTCATTTTTCGAGTAATGCCTTCGCATTCTGCCATTATTAAATCGACAGTTTTATTAAACTCTGCAAGAGCATACCCGAGTTCTGATTTATTATTTAATGCATTTTTTAACATCCATATATATGTATCAGTGTCCATAATTCTATCTTTTACACTAACATGGTTTAATGTTTCTTTTGCATCAAGAGTATATTGTATAAAACTCTTCATATCAGATTCAAATTCTGATATATTATTATACTTCTTACTCTTTATTTTTTTGAAATATTGATTTACAAATTTTGTATAATCATTATACGTATCCATCAATAATTCAATATCGACTATTTTCACTTTTTTAACTCCAGCTTTCTGTAAATCAGAAGCATCTTGTATTTCTTTTTTTAATTTACTCGTAGTGAGTATTTTATTTAATTTATCCTGTATATGAATTTTAATCTTCTTAACAAAAGTTGATATTGATATAGCAAGTTTCTTAAAAAAATCCTTTACTGTTTTTATAAGGTTTCCTTTTTTATCAGAATCTGCTTCCATATACAACGTATCGCAGAATATACTATATGGCACTATAGATTCAACTTCTAATCTTTTTAATCCATATAGATAACTTTCGTTCATATAATAATATTCTCTAGGACTCATGTCATCTACCACCTATCTTACAATACATTGATGAATAGAATTAATTTAGTCAGACAGTCTTTAATAAACTGAACTATACCCAAACTTATTCTTTTCACAATATTTATTTTCTTAGCTAATACTTCTGGTCCTAAGATATCTCGTTTAGTTTGTAATTTCAATACTTCTGATTGCATTAACTGAATATCTCTTTCGCATAAATCTAAACTACTAAATACTTGGGAATTACCAGAAATCTCTCTTTCTAAGAATTTAATATATTCATCAATAGATACATTCATAGTTGAATTCTTTAATTTCTCAACTGCAATTATCGTTGAGTTAATCATCTTATTAAATGTATCTACGTCATTATCGAGTTTATCTAAATCAGTATATTCTGCTTTACCAACTCTTTTTATAATAGCAGATAACTCTATAATTGCATTATTATACACACCAACCATTCTAGCTACATTATGTACCTTGATTACTTTGGTTCCATTCTCTTTCGAATTAAGAGCTTGCTTATATACAGACTTTAAACTAATCTTTGTTATAATTCGTTTAACTCTATACTGAACTTCTGCAATTATCTTTCTATTAAATTCTTGGAAATTTGCTAATAAATCAACGAAGAATTTCTTGATAGATGTCCATATTCCATCTTTATCATTGGTCTTTCGCTTACCAAATACAAGAGCTTCTGTATAGTATTCACCTATTGCTAAGGTTAGTCCTAGTTCTACTGAACGAAGCTCTTTATTTGATTCTTCAACCATATACAGAAATGAATTATTTTCCATATATTTCTTTTTCCTTTCGTTAGCCTATTAATCCCATGTTTTCAAGTAGATATCGACACTCTTTTCGAATATATTATAAGCGTAATAATATATTGGTTTACATATAATGGCAATTCCATCTGAATCTATACGAGTAGATGGAAGGCAACTCAAGTTATCAAATATTCTATATTCGGTAAACTTATATAACTCGTCTATATTACTAATTATTTCATCAGGTATTTCGGTAATTATATCTGGGACTAATTTCTTAGTTAAATCAAGAATTCTATTAATACACCACCTGATAACACTATTGGTTATGTATATATTAAATTTATCATAGTGAGGAAATTCATACGCAAAGAAATTATCTATTAAGTGCATAGAATTATGCCTCTTTGGGTCAAAAGAATCTAATCCCTTTTTCATAGCTAAAAACTCTTCGTAATGAGGAAACTCCAACCCATGCTCTTCAAATATCTTAATTTCTTTCTCATCGTCAATAAACTTATAATAATACTTCTCATATAATTCTTCTATTGTCATAGTATCATACTTCCTTTCAAGGTTAGATTTATATATAGGTGATGTAGATAATTAAATTCCCTCGGACAAAAAAATAATCTTAAATATCCAGAAAGGAATTTATCTTATATGGATACTGAAACAAAAAAGAAGTTAAATGATATATCAAAGGTTAATTTATCTTTGATACCTGTTAAGTTAGATTTAACTACATTGAATATGACAATGTATTTTATTTACAAGGATAGTGTCTTAAGGACAAGAAAAGTATTGAATAATATGTATAAGCTTTTTATGCATATAGACGATAATAATTATAAAGATAATCCATCATTGAGTGCAAGAATATGGATAATAAGAAAAATTTTACAAGCAAGATTATTTGATGGTTATGATTCACAATTTGAATTCATAACCACTTTATTAAAAGATGATGTAGATTGTACTGATGATATAAGTAATATATTAGATACAATCCCTAGTGGAACCATAACACATGAAGAAAGTAGATATCTGATAAAAAAATTATCAGATATTTTAGAATTTGGGTATGTGATTACTCTTAAAGAAATATATCAAGAGGTACTCGATTCTATTGATATGGATGATTTAAAATCGTATAAATCTATACAAGAAGATTTATACACAATATCAACTTCTATTATTAATATTAAAAGAAATACAAATACTGCTAGTTCAGGAAATATGTTCTCATTAGATACGGAGTATTTTGATTCAGTAATAGAAGAATCTCTTGATAGATTAAAAGATAGAAATAGAATGTTAAAAACTGGAATTCAAAGATTAAATACTTTATTATCTCCAGGATATTTATCTAAGAGATTATATACCTATTTGGCTTTACCTGGTAAAGGTAAATCTACGGTATTATTAAAATCAGCTTTAGATATAAAGAAATATAATCAAGGATTACAAACCAAAGACCCTGATAAAAGACCAGCAGTTTTATTCTTAACTTTAGAGAATGGTATAGAAGAAACTGTTGAGAGAATGTATAATATGGCTGTAGATAATGATGATATCAGAAACTACAGTACTAAGCAAGTAATTAAAAAGTTTAAGAAACAAGGTCATCTTGAAATAACTGATAAAAATAATATCGATATTATTATTAAAGAATATAAGAATAGAGAAATTGATACAAATGACCTTTATAGTATAATCAACGACTTGGGTGATGAGGGTGTAGAAGTAATTGCTCTTATAGTCGATTATATGAAAAGAATAAGACCATTTGAACCTGCTACTGAAGAAAGAATAGAATTAAAGAATATTACTAATGAATTAAAAGAAGTAGCAAAGTTTTATGATATACCAGTAATAACAGCACAGCAGTTAAACAGGTCTGGTGCTACAGTAATAGATGCTGCTATACAAGCAAAGAAAGAAGATGTAACAAGATTAGTTGGTAGAGATTCTATAGCAGGTGCATGGGAGATACAAGAGAATAGTGATTTTACTTGTATTATAAACCCAGAAACTAAAATGGATACTGGTGAATTATATATGACATTTAAGATGTTAAAAAGAAGATATAGAAGTAGTGAGAGTAATCTTAAATTAAGAAGATTGGATTATTTTTCTCACCCATTTGAAGAGGGTAGCGAGATAAGATTGAAAGATGATGTTGATTTACCAAAGTCTTTATCATTAGAATCTTTATCTACTAAGTTTAGTCCAACGGATAATAGAGGACCATCAACAATGGTAGAGAGACATCAATATGGAGAAGAAACTAATGATGAGAATACTTTAAATAGTATAGCTCAAGAGATAGAAGAATTTGAACCATTTGATTTTACAAGAAGCAAGAATTATTAATATATAGCTATATATTATTTTTATGTAACTAATAAATATATTTTGAGATGTCCTATCAGGCTTAACGGGGAAGGAGTTTTTTATGGTTTATGGATACCAATTACAACGTGCATTATTAAAGGATTATAATGGTGAGAAGAAAACTAAGTATATATTTACCGTGAATGGTAGAAGATTCGGGTTTACTAGATATACATGTCTTAAAACTGGGTATAGTAGATATAGTATAACTGGTAATAAAGCAACACTAATTTTGTCATGGAATGATGATAATGACTACACATACATAGATATTAGTGGTGAAGACCTCAGAATGTTAGAATCTTTATTGGTTGAGAAATTTGGAATAATCTTACCCAACCTTATTTAATTAAGTGAGTTACAGTAGAGAAATTTAATCTCTACTGTAACTTATTTTTTTTTATTTTTAGAAATATTTTCTTCTTGCATTAAGAAGCATCTCATCTCTTTCGTCTATAGAGATTTCACCTGATTTACATCTTTCATACAATACTCTACGAACCTGTTTAAACTGGTCTTCGTTTGACATAGTATCAAATCCAATGGTTATTGCATTAGCCGATTCGATGTATATATTAGTTCTTGATGTTTCAAGTAACTCTTCTCTCTGTTCCATAGTTATAAGACCATGGTTACATGCTTCATAAAGAGCTTTCTTAAAATCCAAAGCAGCTGATTCTTTTTTTACCTCTGTTGCTGTAGCTTTTACTTTTGCACCTTTTGTATCTGCAAGCTGAGTAATTCTCTTATCAAGTTTCTTACAAGTACCAATAAGATAATTCATTCTTGATAGAGCAGTATTCTTATATGCATTTGCATCATCTGCTGTAAGCATATCACCTCTTGCAATTTTACCAATTGGTCTACCCCAATCATCTATCAAACTGCGAATATTTTCTATCATACCAGAAAATCCAAGTGTAGGAATAATAAGTACTGCTGATATAAGGGTTCTCAACCAGTGTATGGTCCAAGATGTAAATAGACCGTATACTATAGAGTCTATTTCACCAGCATCAATCTTTTCTATATCTTCTCTTAAATCAGCCAATGATTTTCTTAATGTTTCGATATTTGTACGAGCTTCATTATATTTTCCTGCTTTAATAGCTTTACTAATATCTTTCATATTTTTATTATATATTTTAGAAGCTTCTTTGAGTTTAGCTCTTATGTCAAGATTAGCACCTTCATAAAAACTATCGTACTCATAATCGTCATAAAAATTATACATACGCGTTTACCTTTCATTTATTGTAGTTTAAAATCCTGTTTTCCTATGGGATAATAATCATATACTATTTATTTAGTAATTAATAAATATATTTTATTTTTAGGAAAGGAATAAAAAATGAATTTAAAAGAGAAAAGAAAATCAATAAGTCAGAACATAGCAAAGTCTGTAATAGAATTGATGTGTGTTCTAAATGGTATTAGTTATAATACTTATATGCGTACAACAAATATGTTTAGTGATGGTATATGTTTAAAGGACCCAATGTTTATGGAATTAAGTAGTATAGATTGGCTAAGTATGAAACCACTAGACCATAGTAATATTATATTTAAGATTAAATTTCTTACTATCTTATTTAATAAACTACTTGGTAGAGATAATACTATGGGTAAAAGTTTTATTAAGAATTATGATATTCATAGTTCAGATGGTAAACAGAAAATGATGTGTGATACAAGTGTTGATATGTTCAGTACCTGTTATCAAACCGTAACTGATGTATTAAATAATCAGCCATGGAATCTAAATATTATGAAACTAAATAAATTAGCTTTCTCTACTATAAGACATAAAAAATATGATGAAGTATCTGATTATATAAATTATATAGTAAATGAGCTTCACACAAATACTAAGTATGATATTCTTACTGGGAGATTCTTTGATAATGGTATGGTTACATATCAAATATTATTAATGTCATATATTATGATAACTGGGGATTTATCATTTGATAGATTTATCAATGGTAGAAAGTTTAATGGATTAAATATAGACGAGGATATATCATGGTTATTATACAAATATGGTAAGAACCTGAGAAAGTATTTGAGACATAATAAAAAGAAAATCAACCCATTATTTAATGCATATATGGAAGCAAATCCATTAGTGTGTACTAATAGTATATATGGAAGTAACAGTGATATAGCGTTGGTTTATACTGCATTAGGTTTTGTAGGGTTTATGTTAAATGATAATATGATAAATACATATTTAAGTCATATAATGAATAAGAGAATTAAATTCGCTGATAAATTACCTGAGGAGAAACCAATAGATATTGTAGGATTTATTAATTCTATATTCGGGAGTAGATAAAAAAATATAAGATAGGGTGAAATTAATCACCCTATCTTTTTTTATCTTACATCTCTTATATCTCTTCTGTAATGTCTAAATATATCAAATAGCACCATTGAACTGTGGTATATTGTAGACATAGAACCGTTATCAATCACATGGTCATAACCGTGTTCTTCTCTAAACTTAGCGAACTGCTCGGATTCTGCAGCTACTCTAGCTTCAAACTTAGATGCAGCATCACCTCTTCCCTCTGTTCTTTTTCTACGTTCCTTTAGAGGACAATCAATATAGATTGATACTATATTATATCTATCACCAGTTCTTTCTTTAAATTCTTTTAACCCATTAGGGTCTATTATATAAATATCACTTCTGTCTATTACAGATGTCATAGCACAATATCTATATCCAGTTTCACCTATTTGAGTATATGCAGCTATATCTTTTTTATTTGAGTTCAAGAACTCAGTCATTTCTTCTTTGCTTAAGAATATATGCTCTTTACCGTTCTGTTCACCTTGTCTAATTGGTCTATCTGTGTATGATAGCACAGGCTTTAAATCAAGTTTAAACTCTTTTAGAGTATATTCAACAAGAGTATCTTTTCCAGAACCAGATTCTCCTAATATACAGAATATAGTTTTCTTTGGTACTTCATCAGTTGTCTTATTAGACCTTATTAAGTCTAGAAATAATTTCATCACATTAGTCGTATCTAAAACCTCACCTGACATTCTTTTTATAGTTGCAGACGTACAATCCTTTTCGAATAAAAGATTATCTAACTGTAATGAACTTGTATCTAAATCATCTGAATGTGTTGGCTTATTATTTACTAAATCCTTTGATGATAATTCATCCATTATTTCCTTGTCCTGATCTTTAGTAAGTGCAGATACTAGAGTACGTTTTAAATCTAATAGATAATCATCATTGAATAATGATTCATAATCTACCTTTAAAGCAGCATCCAACATACCATCTAACCAATCTGTTCGCTCACTGTTGTCAGCAATACTTTTATCTTTATCATTTTTCTCACAATCATCGTTAGATTCCGTGTTGTTATACTTTTCAGATACCTTTTGATTTAATTCATCAAAATCTGTATGTATTTCGATATTACAATTATCCACCAGCTTTTCAACAGCTCCAGTAATTTTATCAAGTCTATTGATAACACAATCCATTCTCTCTATGAGTTCGCTATTTGGTTTCTTCTCATTTAACTTTTCCAGTTTACCATTTCTTCTAGTGTATACATCTGGAGTTCTTTTTCTACTAAATTCTTCTTTTCTAATCATGTTGCTTTCCCTTTCATTAATTACATTTTCAACATTATCGACGTCATTATGACGTAATTGATCATTTGACTTGTATAGTTTATCAAAATATTTTTTATCTGTAATATTATAATACTCAATATCCATAAAATATTCATCTAGTCTACAAATGATATCTTGTATACTTGCAACATTATCAATGTCACTAATTCTAATGGATATCTCGGCAATATCATAATCAACTTCAAAACATACTTCTGTTGCTTCATTTTGGATACCGTTACCCACACAATATGCCGCATAGGTGATCCATAAAACATAATTTAATAGTTCAGCTACATCATCGCATGATACTATTCTATTAATTACTGCACCTATTTCGCATAGTGCTGTGTATATACAAGATAATAGTTGATAATCCATTCTGGCTTTATGGTGTTTCAATATTAATACTATAGTATTATATATCATACATTCAATATACTCTTTGTCTGAAACATCATATATATTATCGTTTAAATAGCCAGCCAATTTCATAACTGAATTAAATCTTTCTATAGATACATACGTTGTATTTGCTGGTATATCAGAATCGGTTATTATATTATCTGGTAATTCTTTTCCAGTAATCTCTTCGGTCTTCTCTACAATTTTTCTCAGTATATCATCTTTTGATATATTGCTCATATTTTTCTCCTTCAATACTTATATTTTTATTAATCGCATTTTAAATATCATTAAAATCGTTATTAGCCATATACTTCAACTGGTTCCTATAAACCTTATTATTATATACGATATTTTTATTTATCGGATATAATCTTACATAATATTGGTAGAGCTGTGATGATAGCAACTCAAGTGTTTTTGTATCATATGATACTTTGTTATTATACACTGACTTGATATCATAATCACCTAATAATGATAATGTGTTCTCCATTATATCAAGCAACCCTACTGTATAATCAGGCATGTTGATACTATCTAAATTATTGCATATCATTATTGCAACTTTACTAATATTGATGCATAGATTAAAGACATCCCTCTCACAGTTTTTACCTAATGAAAAAATCTTACTTAAATCATAGGTGATATTATAGACATCAGCACAATAGTCTGTAGGACATGTCAGTATTGTGATGTCTTTAGAAGACGATACTATAGAAGACACGACTTCTGTATTGTATGCTACTAAGTGATGTAATAATCTTTCAGCAGGTGTATGCTGTTTGGTATTGTATAAAGAATCCAATTCTTTATTGTACCACTTCTCTTTAAAAGATTTTTTAATCTCTTGAATCCGATTAAGTGGTTTCGGTTCTTTTGTTAATAAGTTACTTAAAAATCCCACTTTATTTTCCTTTCTTAATTTATCATATAATTAATATGTAAATATTAGTGATTTATAAAATAAATAAAAAAGAGATTAGGAAATAACTCCTAATCTCAAAAATACATCATATGGTTATTTTTTATCTTATATCTTTTCTATAATATCTGAATATATCAAACAATGCCATTGCACTCTTGTATACTGTAGATATAGTACCGTTATCAATCACATGGTCATATCCGTGGGACTCACGGAACTCTGAAAATTGTTCTGATTCAACCAAGGCTCTCTTCTCAAAACTTGAGTTAAAATCACTTCTATTCTCTGACCTATTTCTACGCTCAGTATATGGGCAGTCTATATATACCGTAACAAAATTGAATCTATTACCATATTTATTTTTTAAAGTATTTAACCCGTTCGGGTTTATAATATAGATGTCAGACTCTTCTAAGTCTGATAATAATGTACAGTATCTAACATCTCCAGTTTCGGTATATACTGCAATTTCCCGATTTCTCAATAACTCTGTCATTGTAACTGGTGATATGAAATGATGTTCAATACCGTATTTTTCAGTTTCTCGCTTTTCTCTATCTGTATATGAAATAAGAGTCTTAAACGGGATACCAAATTCTTTTAATGTGTAGTCAACAAGAGTATTCTTTCCAGAACCTGATTCACCAACGATACAGAAAATAGTTTTCTTTGGTTTAAAATCATCTGTGTTTAAGTTGCATAATTTATCGAAATATGTCTTATCCTGAATAATAGAATAATGAATATCCATAAAATAATCATCAAGTCTACGAATTATATCTTGTATATATCCAACATTGTCTATATCACTAACTTTAATAGTTAGTATTTCGGTATCGTAGTCCACATCAAATCTTATTCCTAGTGATTCATTTGGATCACCTTTACTCAAGCAATATGCTATATATGTAATCCATAAAACATGATCCAATATTACAGAGAAATCACCACCTGTCGCTATTTTATCGATTATATCATATATTTCACATAATGTATTATATAAGCGTGATACTGTTTTTAAGTTCATTTTGCTTTTATAATGTTCCAATATCAGTAATACTGTGTGGTATATTATATCTATAGTATATCCTTTATGCTCATCATCATCGTATTCATCATTGTTTAAGCTACCAACTAATTCCATAACTGAATTAAATCTTGCTATGGATTCAGAAGTTGTATCTTTTGATATATCAGATGTTGTTGTGATACTCTTTGGCAATGGTCTTCCAGTGATATATTCAGTTTTTTCTTTTATTTTTCTCAATATATCGTGCATTGTTATAATATTACTCATAGTTTTCTCTATCCTTTCGTTTCCAATCTATCAATCCAGTATTTCATTAGTTCTTGAGATCGTTTTTTAAATTTTTCACACCTATCTTTACCATATACTAATTCGATAAGAGTACCTGGTTTGAAAGTTCTCTGGTTAATAAGTTCTTTAATTCACAGAAGTCCATCTTCTTTTGACATATATCTTTTCTTTGAAATATTTTTTTATCTCCTTTCTTAAAATAAATTTATTATTACTTACATATAGATATTATGTAACTATTAGTGATTTGTAAAATAAAGAAAGATTAAATACCCCTCTAAAAACAAACCCATAACTAGAAAGATATAGAAAGGATTTACTTATGTATCTTTATGAAAGAATAGCACAAGAAAAAGAAAGGCAAAAGAAATTAGAAGAGATGTACTGTCAGAAAGAAGTTCATAAACCTGATAAAAGGTATGTTGCTCTTATGTCAAGTATGTCTCATACATATGGTAATGCTTTAGCCTTTATACAAAATTGGATTATGTCTATTTTCCCAGAAAATATGTTTAAAACTATCCATGTTAATTCTAAAATAGCTCATAGACAATTACGAAGTACACCACATGAGTTTGTTAAGAAAACAAAACCCATGATTATATTTAGACCTAGAATCCCTGGTATATCAGAAGATAGATTTCTTAAAGGAACTACTCTTATAGAAAGACAAACTGATTTATATTCCACTTGGGGTGCTACTAACTTACAACCATTCTTTGAGGACCAACAGAATGATTTAGTGATGAAATATCAACTAAATCGTACTGTTATGTATGTAGATGTAATAGTGGTATTATCTACATTAATGCAACAATTAGATTATTATCATTACTTAGAAAATGCTATAAGAATAGATAAACCATTCTTTTTACAAACAGCATTAGAGAGTTATCTTCCAGAAGATATGTTACAGATAATATCTGATTGTGTTAAGATACCAGTAACTGATGATAAAGGAAATACTAAAGAATTTTTAGATTATATGAATGGAAAATCAATGTATCCTATTACATATAAACTACAAGGTTCTACTCAAAGAAGAGAATTCTTTAGATATTATCCAGTTAATATAGATACTATTATTACTGATTTAGATAAAGATGATGGTGATCGAGTTGGTAGTATAATGGACCAGTATACTCTTTCTTTTACAGTAAGAATAGAGTTTAATTCAACTGGTTTCTATTATATATTCAGTGATAATCTACATGATATAAAAATGCCTATTATACATCCAGAAGATTCTGATATTATTCCAGTATATACTGATGTATTCTTAAAAGAAGATTTGAATTTAAGACAAGGTTGGCAATTATATAATAGAGGAAGTTGTAGATTAGAAGATATTGATGATAGTGTAGACTTCGACCAGATGTTAAATGAGTCTATTAGAGAATGTATGAAATATCATAAAGCAAATGGATTATTATATTCTGAGTTTATTGATATTAAGATAAGAAAACAAGGAAAGATGATAACAGAAGGTATTGAATATACTATTGACTGGGAACAGAGAAAAATTAACTTTATAAAGCAAAATACTTATAGTACTTATACTATTATGCTTTGCTTAAATATTGAGTATATTAATAACTTAATTAAAACTCTTTATAAGCTAAAATAAAATTAAGATAGGTAGAGAATACAAATGATTCTCTACCTATCTTAGTTGGCGATATATAGTAAACATGGAATAGATAATGGTTAAAGCTTGTTGTTGTTTTTGGATAAATTTTCTTTAAAGGAGGTTCCTATTAGTTACGATTGTTTTGGACAAATAAAATAGGATGATGTTACTTGAAATATTTACCATTTCTATTCCATGGGATTTTCCCACGATTAAGATTACTAAACTGTTATAGTTTTTTCAACTTAAATATTAATATATTCAAGGAAATTATAGGGATTATGAAAATATTAAATATAACACTCGAGAATTTTACGGCAATTAAAAATGCCTTAGATACAAATAAAATATTTATAGATTTTTCTACTACAGAAAATAAAATATGTATACTAATAGGACCTAATGGTTCTGGTAAAACTTCTATACTAAGTATGATGCAACCATTTGCAGATGTAGGTAACTTAGATGTTAGAAGTTCTACTAATTTAATATTAAGTGATAAAGATGGTTTTAAAGAAATAACCATAGAGAGAAATGGAGATGTATATATAATACAGCATTACTATACTCATCATAAAGATAAAAATCATTCTGTTAAAAGTTATATAAAGAAGAATGGTGTTGAATTAAATGTAAATGGAAATGTAACTTCTTTCAAAGAGTATGTGAAAGAAGAATTAGGAATAGAGTCTGATTATCTTAAATTAATAAGATTAGGAAGTAATGTAACTTCTTTAATAGAATTAACTCCTACTGAAAGAAAAAACTTCATGGGAAAGATAATGGATGATATAGGGATATTTTTAGAGTACTATAAATCAGTAAATAATAAACTGAGACAACTGGATGAAATGATATCCCATTCAATAGATAAAGAAAAGAAATTGGGTATATCTGATAAAGATGAATATAAGAAAGAAATAAAAGACTTAGAAAAAGAGATAGAAGAGTTAAATAAGTCTTTTATAGAGTATAATAGTAAATTAGCTGTTTATGATAATATTATTGATAGTATAGAAGATTTGGATAATCTAAGAGATAATCTAGCTAGTACTACTAAAGTATATAATAAGATGCTTGGTATTATTAATAAGAAAGATTTATTAGAGAATAATGATGTTACTTATTATATAGATAAAATTAATGAATTAACCAATCAGATTAACTCATTAAAGAATACTCATAATAGTAATATAATTCTTATACAGAATTCTTTATCTAATTTAGATAATCTAAATAACCAATTAGAAGAATACAAAATTCAATTATCTAAAGAGATGAATAGTGATAAGGAATTGAATAGTATAAAGAATAATCTAAACAATATGAGAAAAAGGATACAAGAGTATGAAGACATATTAGGTGACTATAAGCCCAGTATATCTAAGGAAGAATTAGAGAACTTTATAATCTTTCTCAAAAATACTCAACTTATTCTTAATAGAACATATGAGTTTGGTAAATTACCTATATCTAAAGTATTATCATTGATGAAAGATAATAAAAATGTGGTTAATTATATTAACTCACATATAATAGATATTGATGAAAAATCGAATAGAGAAACTTCTTTGTTTATCTCTATGATATCAGAGAGGTTTAACATTGGTAAAGATGATATACATCTTGATTGTGACGTAACTGATTGTAAAGCTAGAAAACTACTATATGAAATTCAGAATATAATCAAAAATCATAATATCGATGAAAAGAATAAAGATGAATCTTTTTATAGAGATATGAATTTTGTTTATAATAATATCAATACCATAATACCGAATTTTTCTAATTATAAGGATATTATTGATTTATTACCACCAGACATACGAGATGATTTTAAAACAGTGAATATCTTTAATAATATAGAAAAACTTACTTATATCTATAATGAGAAGAAAATAAATGATTTGCTATCAATAGTTACTGAATATGATAATTATATAAATTTACTAGCAGATTATAATAGAGAAGAAAAGTTCTTGAATAAATTTGGTAGTATAAGTAATTCATCGTATTTGAATAAAGTAATATCTGATACAGAGAATTTTATAGAAGAAGAAAATAGTAAAATTGTTAATTGGAGAAATACTAATTTAACTATTACTGAGGACATTAAGACTCTATCTAATGATTTAGATGTTTGCAAAGACGTTAAAGATACATTAGAAAGATTTGATGAAGTTAAATCTTTATATGAGAAATATAATAAGGATTATAACACATATAAAGAAAATAAATCAAATAAAGATACTATAATTATTGAAATAAATAAGTTGAAATATATTATAGATTCAAAAAGTAACTTACTACAATCTAAGATTATTAATTTAGAGCAATATAAGTTGATAAGGAAAGATATCAGTAGTATGAATAAGATATATGATGATATGATATTCGTAAAGAATGCATTATCTTCTAAGCAAGGAATGCCATTATACTTTATTAGTAATTATCTGAAGAATACTGAAGAGATAACTAATGAGTTATTGGATATAGCGTATGACGGTAAGATATATATTGATTCATTTGATATAACTCCAACAGAGTTTTCAATTCCTTTTTTTAATAAAGGAAAGAGATTAAATGATGTAAAATACGCTTCTCAAGGAGAATTAAGTTTTCTATCATTAGCAATAGCATTTGCTTTGTCAAGACAGGTTTTAACTAATTATAATATTATGCTACTGGATGAAATTGATGGTCCTCTTGATTTATATAATAGAGAAAAATTTATCAAGGTATTGGAAAATCAGATAGATAGAATTAACGCAGAACAATCATTTTTAATTACACACAATTCGATGTTTTCATCATACAATGTGGATATTATTGACTTATCGTTTAAGAATGATAAGGAACAGTACCCCTTGGCTAACTTCATTAATATAATAATAGATTAGATATTTCTCAGAAAGGAAAATGATGTATTTTATATTTGATATGATTTTGTTGCTGATAGTTGGATTAATTTGTTATATAAGTATTATTTCGATAACACGACTGTATATGTCAATAAAATATGGTAATAAGTTAGAAGAATATAGGAAAAGATTATTGGAAGATGATGAAGACACAATCATATTGTGCCAAATGCATGAAAAACAACCATATAAATCATAATCTAATATCCATATAGTGGATTGTGATAAATCTCTATTGAAAGGAAGTAGAGACCTTATATGGAAAGCGAATTTCTACAGTGGCTTGATTCATTCCCTGGGCACCTGGGAACAATATTAGCAGTTACAATCGGTGGTGTTGGATTAATAACTGCATTGGTTACCAGTATTATGAAGCTTAAGAAAGAATATGAACAGAGAATAGTTGATATGACTCGCAAAGAAGAGACTGATAGAAAGTTTAAAGACGATATCTCTGAGATGATTCGAGAAGTTAAAATACTCAAGGATAATTCAGAATTCTTGTCTCAACAATACGCTGAGACGCAACGTGAACTGAATGGTAAAATTGATAATCTCACTGTTATGATGGAAGAAACAAAACAGAAGGACAGAGACCAAGATAGTATGTTAGAAACTAAGATGACTGAGTTAAATACTACTATGTCTGATTTCAGAAAAGATATCAACGCAAATAAAGACCAATTAGATGTCCTTATCGCTTCAGATAAGGAGTCTATAAAATCTTTTATAGTCAGTTGTTATTATCAAGCAAAAAGTGATGGATATGTCAATAGCCATTTGATGCAAATAATAGAAGAGCGGTATGAGACATATAAAAAAGAAAATGGAAATAGTTATGTAGGCGGTCTAATGAACGAGTTACGAGCATTTCCACATACAGCACCTAATTAAATATATAAAGTGATGATAGATGATTTATTTCATCTATCATCATATTTAGTTTGCCTACAAAACACAATAGAATAAAATCCAAACTGAAATGAGGTAACTATATGAAACCTGTTATGCATGTTTTTGCGTTTGATACATATGATGATATGATAAATAGTAACGACTTACATACTAACTGTCTTGTATTTACTCTTGGTAAAGAACAACCTGGTGATGGTCTAGGTGATATTTACTATTTGGTAGAAAATGAGAAAGTGAATAAGTATACTAGTATTGGTGAGTTACTAAGAACTGATAGTATGTTTAGAGCATCTAAAATAGAACTAGGTCCAGAAGTTAATACTAGGAGAATAGCTGAAGATGCTAAATATCATACAAGGTCTTTAATGAATTCAACAAGTAGTAATGTTAATAATAGAATGGATGAAGCTATTAATGCTATGGACGAAGTAAAGAAAGAAACTCTTTCTAAATACTATGAATTAAGTGAGCAATTAAGAGCAAAAAATATTCTATTAGAGAATACTATTAATGAGTTATTGAGTAGAATTGAATATCTTGAAGAAACTCTTGGTGTTGATTCAAATGCACATAAGAAAGCTACTGAACCAATAATACCAAGTACAGTAGCTGTAACTAATACAGAAGAAAAGACAACTGATGTTGTTGATACTCCTCCAGTTGATGAAGAACCAACTAAAGAGAGTGAGACTACTGAAGTAAATAAAAAATCTAAGAAAGGGGATAAATAATGACTCCATATGATGAATCTGTTGGTACTATGTTACCACAAGTTGATATAAATGGTGTTCCTCTTGGTAAAGAAGAATTTATAAGAGAATGGGACGAATCTGGTGATGTAGTTGATCCAGATGATTCAGTTCCTGTTGAATATATTAGTAGTGAAACACAGTTCTTATTATCATCTATTAATAAGATGAAGTATAAGTTATATGCTGTGAGATTACTTCCATTTACTCATGAGAATTATGTAAAAGAATTTGATATAGTAAGAAATCTTATTAGTTTACAAAAGAAGTTAAGAAGTGTAATAGCTCATTCTTCTGATGAGACTAAAAGAGCTATTGAGTATGTTACTAATGTGGGTACAAAAGAAAGAAATAAAGATATTGGTAGATTAATGAATGCTATTAATGTCCAAGAAATAAAAGCAACTGGTGTTGCTACAAGTACAATGATTAAAGCAAATGCATTATATAATAATGATGCTAAATTCATTGAAAGGGATACAAAGAATATTATAAAGCCATTCAATAGAGATTATGAATTGGAATTATTATCTACAGAAGAACTTGAAAGAGATTATCCAGTAGGTAAAAAACTTACAGATGAATATGTAGAAGTATTTAATCATCTTGTAAACTTAGCTTCTAATACAGATAGTAAAGGATATATTACATCTTTTGAAAAAGAAGATGATGATAGTTTACTTATACTTGGGTGTAGATTACTTGAAGTAATTCCTGTTGAAGGAGTTAAGAATTATCTATCATTATATAAAGATGTAGTTATTGGTAAATATGATCGTATATGTGATATAATAGATGAGAATAATACAAAGAAGTATCAGATACAGGTTGAATGTTCTAGATGTCCTAAGACAGGAAACTTCTGTATTTATCTTATAATGAAAGCAAATATCATTACTGGCGAAGAGCATCATGGTGAAGAATTCAATGAAAGTTATATGGCTGATGAAAGTGTATCAGAATACACTATAAACATACCAGAATATAAACCTGATACTGCACTTAGTGAAGCATTAGAAGATAATATGAGTACTGATTATTGTTATGATATACTTCTTGAAAGTATGAGTGATTATATGTAAAATAGAAATAACTAGATAAGGATTACTACTTCCTTATCTAGTTATTATTTATATATCACAGGAGTCATTATGTAAAGAAACCATAACAATTTTAGTTGTTATTTAATAATATGTATAAGTAGTTTAACCACCCAAAAACACAAAGATAATACCTTATAGAAAGGATAACCCGAGATATGAGCGATTTATTTCGTACTATAATGGAAAGTCAGGTAGATGATATAAATACTTCAACAGAAGATGAGGTATTTACAGAAGCTGTTAAAGCTGAGAAAATAGACTACCTGAAAACTTATACCAGACAAATTTATTTACCTTTTGGTAGTATTAAAAGAGGTAGAGGAAATGTTGCAATGGTTTATAGCCATTCATTACAAGAAACTATTGATGTGATTAATAATAAAGATAATTGTATTGGTGGTATTAATTATCCTCTATATTATTTTAATATGCTTTACCAAGGTAAAATACATACTAAGAAATTTAGATATAGGTTATCTAAAGAAAGAAAAGAATTATATCAAGAAATTAAAGATAAAACTAATTTAATTCCTAAACTTAAATTAAGTGAGTCTGTTTCTGATAATAAAAATATCTATTATGATTTATATAAATATATAGAAATCTTTACAAGCTTAGCTTTTAAAGTAATTCCATTAAAGTATATTGAATTATATTGGGATTATATGAAGAAAATCTATAGTATAAAATTTCCTAATAGAAATAATAAGTTTGTAATATGTAACTTAAATAATTACAAACTTAGTAAGAATTTAAAAGAGAACTTAAATAATCCTCTTTATATTATATTCTATACTTTATATAAGAAACCAGAGTTATTGGCAGATATTAATATAGACTACTATTTCTATGTAAAGAATAGAGTATTGAAAATAAATCCATCTTTACTTACAAAGAAAGATTATATGGGTCTTAAAGTAGAGATGAATAGAATAATGAGGAATGTAGTTAATGATGAAGTAATAACTCATTCAATAGATGAGAAAGAAATAGAGCATAGTGAATTAGTAGCAAATGCTTCATTAGCTTTAACAGCTGTAGTTAAAGTAGATAAAACACCTGATGTTATTACTAATGATGAAGAACTTAAAGAACTTACTAAGACAGATGAAGTTGATAAGGAATTAGAAGTAGTAGCAAAGAAGAGTGTTGAAAAAGCTGTTTCTGAAGTAACACCTGATACAACAAATGAAGATGAGGTTAATGTACAAGTAGCTGGTAATATAAAGAAAGAAGTAGAAGAGAATCATGAACTTCTTAAAAAGATTTATTATCAGAATAAGAATGGTAATGAAGTAGAGAAATCTACAGCTTCTACTGCAAGAGATGAGTTACTGAGAAAGAACCAGAAAAATCTTAAAGTTAAGAATATGACTCTGGATAAAATCATTAGTATTAAAACTAAAGATGTTAAAATACCAGTAACTGATATCTCAAATGAATTAACTACTACTAATAAGAATATGAGTAAAATGAGATTTGCAAATCTTGATACTACTTATATTAAAGAAGTAATGGAAAAAGATATAATGGATGCTTTCTTAGCATTGAATGATAAATCAATTCCATTATTTATAAGAGATATTAAAATAGAAGATAGTTCTGATGAGTTAAACTATAAAGATACTTATACTATTTATATGGAAGACGGTAATAGAAATAGACACACTGTAAAAGTAGATATACCTAAATTTATAGATAATAGATTTTTGTATATAGGTGGAAATAAGAAAGTTATTAAACACCAATCTTTCTATTTACCAGTAGTTAAAATAGCTCCTAATAAAGTAGAGATAGTTACTAATTATTCTAAGATGACTATTGAAAGAGAAGATGGAGCTAATAGTTCTTCTGTAGAAAGAATGAAGAAATTGATAGTAGCTAATAAAGATACTATAGGAGAAGCATTTAAAGTTGGTTATGAATTCCCTAATAATAAGAAATTTATTACTACTATAGAATATGACCAGTATAGTAAGATGTATTCATATTTCAAGTATAAAGGAAGTATGATTTACTTTAATCAATCTCAAGCTATTCAGTATGCTGAAGATAATAAGATTACTATACCAGAGAATCATATCTTTATAGGATTAGTAAAAGGAGAACCAATCTTTATAGATATAGATACTCAATTAACTGATAAAGAATTATCTATTACAGATTTAATAGTATCTTGTCTACCACAAGAATTAGAAACTCAGTATCATAAAACTAAATCTGCTAAGAGAATGATGTTTGCTAAAGTTAAGATAATGAAACAGAATGTGTATGTTGGTATGCTATTAGGTTTCTGGGCAGGACTTAGTAAACTATTAGAGATGATGAAAGTTCAATATAGAGTAGTAGATAAATTAGAGAAAGCTCTTAAACCAAATGAAGAGTATATAAAATTCTCTGATTGCTATATGATATATGAACAGAATATTCCTATATCATTAATTCTTAATGGATTAAGAATGTTTAAAACTGAGAAGTATCTAATGGCTGATTTTGATACTAAAACTCCTTATAGTGAATATATACTTAAAGTATATGGTAGTGCTATTACAGAGAATGCTTTAATGAACTTCTATGAGTTCGTTTTAGACCCAATAACAATAGATGTATTAGAGCAGTTAGAATTACCTACTGAAATAGTAGAACTATATATCTACGCTATTAATCTATTAGCAGATTCTCAATATTCTAAACAGATAGACCAGAGATTATCTAGAATTAGATGTGGAGAAATAATTCCTGCTATTCTTTATGAAAGATTAGCAAAGAATTATGTAGATTATAGAAATAGTAATGGTGCTAAAAAATATACAGTACCACAAAATGCAGTAATACAAGAAATACTTGCACAGAAAACTGTGGAAGATTATTCTACTCTTAATCCTACATTGGAGATGGAACAGTTACAATCTGTTTCTACTAAAGGATTTAGAGGAGTAAACTTGGATGACTCTTATACGATTGAGAGACGTTCATTTGATAAATCAATGACAGGAATAATGGCAGCAAATACATCACCAGATGGTAGTGTAGGAGTTTCAAGAACTCTTACTATGGAACCGGCTGTCACTAATATAAGAGGTATCGTAGATGATACTTCTAAAAATTTAGATACTCTAAATGATGTAAACTTATACTCAGCAGGCGAGATGACTATGCCATTGTGTAATGCTATAGACGATCCTAACCGCCTGGGACATGCGATGCCCGAGAAATCGTCGCATTCAAACCTCTTTAATTGCTGGAAACTCTTTAGAGCCTTAAGTACCAAAGTGTGACAATCTTAAGGATTAGACAATCAGCAGCCAAGACTTATAGAAATATGAGTAAGGTTCAACGACTATCGAAAGTATATCTTAGAAGAAATATCTAAGAGAATAAATGAGTAGAGTACACTTGATGTGGAAATGGGAGGTATCTTATATTTGGTAACAGAATATAAGATAAAGATATAGTCTGAGCTATATAGAGATATATAGATTAACAATAACTGAAAACAATCGAAACATGTAATACCTGTTAAGAAATCTTCTCCAGTTCTTATTTCAAATGGAATGGAAGAAAGAACTAGATTCCAAGTAACTTCTAACTTTGCTGTTAATGCAGAAGAAGATGGTACTATTGTAGACTATGATGAAAAGACAGGTATAATGATAGCTAAATATAAATCAGGCAAATGTAGAGCTATTGATTTATCACCTAATATAGTAAAGAATGGTGGTGGTGGTTTCTTCTTATCTAATCAATTAGAAACTAAATTGAAAGTAGGAAGTAAATTTAAACAGAACGATGTTTTAGCATATCATAAAGATTTCTTTACTAATGATGAATTTAATAACTGTAGAATGAATATGGGTACATTATGTAAAGTGGCATTAATGTCATCGTATAATACTCATGAAGATGCTACATTTATTACAGAGAAAATGTCACAGGATTGTGCTACAGAGATGTGTTTCTGTAAAGCAGCTACTGTAGGAAGAAACTCTAATGTATTTTATATAGCTAAAAAAGGACAAGAAATAAATATAGGAGACCCTTTAATACAGTTTGATACTTCTTATGAAGATGAAAGTATAAATACTCTTTTAGCAAATCTTGGAGAAGAAGATAAAGAGAATATATTAGAGGGTGCAAGAAATGAGATTAAATCAAAATATTCAGGTATAATAGAAGATATTAAAATATATTCTACTGTAGAGTTAGATGATTTATCTCCATCACTAAAATCTATTGTAAGCAAGTATTATACTGAAATAAATAGAAAGAAGAATTTCTTAAATAAATATGACCCTGAAGCAAAAGACAGTGTTGTTAAATGTGGAATTCTTTGTAATGAAACAAGTTCTAGAATAGACCCTAATATGTATGGTGTTATTAAAGGACAAAAAGTAGAAGATGGAGTTCTTATAGAGTTCTATATTAAACATACAGAACCATTGGAAGTAGGAAGTAAGATAGCTAACTATACAGCTCTAAAGAATACTGTATGTGAAATTATTCCAAAAGGATATGAACCATATAGTGAATATAGACCAGATGAAGAAGTATCTACATTTATTGCTACTAACTCAATTCTTAACAGAATGGTTCCTGCTATTCTTTATGTAACATTAGGAAATAAATGTATAATAGAATTAAAGAGACATCTTGAAGAAATATATGACTCAAAGAATATTGGTAGTTGTAGAAGTAAAATGGAAAAGATGATTTATTCATTCTTTACAGCATTTGATAAATCTGGAGCTAATACAAAAAAATATTCAAGTAAGTTTAAACCAATGAGTGATAATGAATTCAAGAGATACTTTGATGAATTCTTTAAGAATGAAAATGCATATTTAGTGTTAGATATAGTAGACTATGAGAGAACTATAACAATGGATGATATTGAAGCTGCAGCTAAATCAATTAATATTCCGTTATATGAGAATGTAGTTACTCCATTTGCTACTATGGATAAAGAGAATGCTGTTGTTACTCCAACACCAGTTCCTGTTGGTTATCTTAATGAAAAGAGAACTCAACAGACTGTTATGAAGAAGAATGGTATCAGTACAGATATTAGTGAAAGGTCAGCTATTACTAATCAGGTTACTGGTAAAGATAAGAATGGTAGAGAATCTGACCTAGAGAATATAATGCTTATTAACTGGGGATTACCTAGTGTAATGAAAGAATTAAATTCTGCTAGAGCTGATGATTCTGTTATGAAACAACAGATGCTAAGAGATATAGCATTGAATGGATATACCAAACTAGAAGATATGGATGATGATATATTCAATAAGACAACATTGAATACTGTTGATACATATATGATAGGAATGGGATTGAAATCTGATTTGGTTACAACTGGATTGATGTTACCGAAGACAATTAAAGAAGAATTATAAAAAAAAAGAGACTCTCTAGATTAATTTCTAGAGAGTCTCTTAAAACTTGTATTGAGATTCCTTATATAGTTGGAATCTCAATACCAAATTTTTCTTTAAATGCTTCAAGAAACTCAGGATATAGTGTCTGAGGGTAATGGTTCGGATAACCATCTATACTATTCCAATTAGCATAGAGGAGTCCGTATGAGACTTCTCTCAAAGTCTCACCGTTCATCTCATTACACGAATAGCGTCCTTCGACGCCATCAAATGTAAACTCTGTGATAGTATCCTTGCAAATACCTTCAATTTCCTGAACTGATACATTTGTTATTGTTATTTCTTTCATTGTTTTAATCTCCCTTTAAAGAATTATTTTATTATTGATACAAAAATAATATATTATCGTTTTTTTTTTGATATACGGATTATATAATAACCTTTCGGAACATACAAAAAAAGAGGGTTCCTATTCGGAACCCATCTCTAATTTATCACATAAGTTTAGTATGTCATTGACAGACTTATTATTGTTTTCGATAAGTACGTGGTGCACCAAATACACATCGAGTGACTCGATGGCTGTCATTATATTTGAGACAGACTGAATTAATCTATCATCAACACCTCCATGTAATACAGTCATAATATTATAATCATACACTGATGTGTGTGTCAGTAATATGTCATAATTTTCTGGTATCATATTTTCCACAGTACTAGTTATTACTGACTCAATTTCAGATATCCACTTATAATCAGTACCATATACCCATCTAGTACCACACATAGTAGTATCTAGTATATCTGTGTATGTTATATGATATTGGATAACATCATTAACTTTCCGATTGGATGATTTGTATATATCCAGCATTCTTAGTATACGGTGTAACACCTTATTTGGTGCATTCTTACTCAATACATCCATCTCTAATTGAAGTATATCCTTAGCCTCAGATACTTTGTTGGTATCGAGTAAACCATACACCTGATTTAAGGCTTCTATGAGAGCGTACTCTCTACCACAATTAACTAAAACCTCATTTATATTTTTCATAAAAAATCTCCTTCTCCCCGTTAAGTCGCTAGGTCATCTATAAATTTATTTTATTATTACATAAATAATATATTAGTATTTTTTTTTTGATATACTAGTATAAAGAAACCCTCCAAAAACATAGGCTTAATATACACTTTGAAAGAAAGGTGAAATAAATGGCTAGAAGAAATCGTAAGTTAGATGTAGAGGGTTTATCATCTATAGATTCTGACCGTTCCTTTAAAAAGCAGTTAATTAATATAAATAACTTAATAGGTCAAGCAAACCTATCTTTATATGGAACAGATAGAACTTCTGATGTAGATTCTCTTAATGATAAATTTCAATCTATCCTATCCAATGAGCTAACTGGTATTACTGGAAAAGAAGGTAATGATATTACCTCTTTTCTAAGTCAAGTTGTATCTGCGGATAATAAATATAGAGCTGGAGAAGATATACTAAATAATCAGTTTAATGATTTAACTGGTAATGAATATTCTTCTATGCAATCATTCATTTATGATGCATATAGAAATAGATTATTACAACAAGCAGATTTACATGAAGTATCTTCACAATTAATAGAACTATCAGAAGCTATAATGATAACAAGAGATGCTATCATCTCTGCTGATACTGTAGAAGGAAGATTGAATAGAAGTATTACTTTTGAAAATATAGATGATGATGAAATAGACAACTATAATTCTATAGTAGAAAATATGGAGAATAAGTTCCAACTCTTAGAAAAGATTAAGAACTTTATTATTCCAAAAACTCTGGAGTATGGAGAGTACTATGTATATATAGTTCCATATTCTGAATTATTCAATAAATTCCAACAACAAAAAACAAGGAATGTTACTAATACAGGAATTCTTAGAAGATTTAATGAGTCTACTGTATTAGAAGGATTTAATGATACTAAGAAAGAAAATAAACTCACTGAGTTAGATATGTTCTTAGAAGATTGCTATAATAAATATCATATTAGAGAAAATGGTAAATATAGTGATAAGAAATCTTCTGATAATAGAATTAATAAAGATGAGTTTAAATCTGATTTAAAGAATATTATGGAGAATATTATTATATCAACAGATGATATTCCTATTCCATTTTTAGAAGAAGGATTGGAGTCTATCGAGTATATTAATAATCAGCATAATAATGTAGTTACTGAGGATAATACTTTATTTAAGAAAGTTATTAAGAATAATAAAACTGATGGTGGAGTTAAGATATCTAAAAAAGGAGAATTTGATGATATTGGTGACTGTTATGTTAAGATGATAGAACCAACTAAAATTATTCCTATTAAGATAATGAATACTGTACTTGGATATTACTATGTGCAAGATGAAGATATAACACCATTATCAGGTGCTGTTTCATCTTCTCTTTATTTCAGTAGATTTAACGAACACAGTAGACAGCAAACTATTATTGATAGTTTAGCTGAAAGAGTTGTACAGCAATTCAATAAACCATTCTTAAAAAATAACTTGAAGTTTAAAGAAGCAATAGTAGATTGCTTTAACTATTATAACTTAAACGAGAATAGAGTAAAAATGCAATTTATTCCTGCTGAGTATATAGTAAGATTTAAAATAGATGAAGACATCGATGGTAACGGTACATCTATGATAAAGAAATCATTATTCTATGCTAAATTATACTTAATGATTTTATTATTTAAGATTATGAGTATTATCATGTATAGTAATGATCAAAAGATTAACTATATAAAGCAATCAGGATTAGATAAGAACTTAGCAAATAGAGTTCAAGAGATAGCAAGATTACAACAATCAAGACAGATTAATATTTCTGATTTATTCTCTTATACTACTCTTATTAATAAAGTAGGTAATGGTAACGCAGTTTATATGCCTACTGGTAGAAGTGGTGAAAGACCTATAGAAACAGAAATCTTATCAGGTCAAGATATTCAATTAAATAATGACTTATTAGAGATGTTAAAGAATGCATATATAACAGGTACTGGTGTACCAGCTGCTATTCTTAACTATCTAAATGAAGCAGATTATGCAAAGACAGTAGAGCAGAATCATTCTAAGTTTAATGCCAGAGTTGTTAATTATCAGTTAGACTTTAATCCTAGTATCACTGATATGTATAAAAGGATAATGAGATGGTCTACTAATATAGGCGAAGAGAAAATAAGTAACTTTAATTTTACTCTTACACAACCAAGGTCAGCTACTGCTAATGCAAAAGCAGAGTTAATAAGTCAGTTTAATACAATGACTGAGTTCTTAACAGGATTATTATACCCAGACCCAGGTCAAGCAGAAAATCCTGATAACTTAAACGCAGAGATAAGAGAATTCAAGAAACTGTATGCTAGAGAGCAATTACCAATGATAAACTTTGATGATATTGAAGAATTGGTAAATAAAGCTGCATTACTTAATAAAGAAAGAAAACTCAAACCAGATCCAAAGAATGGAAATGATGGAGATGATGATGGATTAGAAGACGACAGCTTAGATGATTTACATATGTAAATAATACTAAATACTAGAGGAACATAGAAAATTCCTCTAGTATTTATCTATTCTCAAAAGTACTGTATAGTAAAATAATAAAAAGGTAGGTATAATATATGAAATATGATATAGTGACAGTTTATAACTGTATAAGTGAAAAAACTAATTTTATTAGTGAAACAACTGAAGTTATTGAAACTCTTAGAAAAGATTTAGAAATAAAAGAGAGTAAAGTTGATATTGCTACAATTCAATATGCAATATTAAAATCTCTGATTGGATTACATGAAATGGTATCATATATCGATGATATTGAAACAGATAGAAGTCAGGATGATTATTTAATACATCAAATAATAACTGCAAGAGTATTAACTACATATCTCTCATCTATACATGAAATGGATAATGATACTCCATATATGGTTAGTAAAGTTATTGGTGAAGATGTTTTTAAACATTTAAACCCTGATGTATATACTGGTATGTTGTTAAAGGAGTATAGGACAATGACGTATTATTCAGTATCTGAACTGGTTAAGTTTAAACCATATATAGAAGAATCAGGTAATGATAGCTTCACGATAGTTGGTCCTATCGTCAAATTAACACCAAATGGTGGTGTAAAATATTTTAAGTTTATTTATAACGGTGTACAAGGTAGTGCATATATTAGTAAAAATGATAAAGGTATTAATAGTGTTGCGTTAGTATATAATAATACATGTGCATTTTTTGATACTGATAAGGGTAATGATGTATTGGAGTTCTCATATGATAATATGTGTTATGGGAAATTAATGTCCCATATAATAGATAAGTATCTAACGAGTAAATAGTATAAATTGTATTGGTATAATTGATTTGAGTTATCAATTATACCGATATACTATTTTAGTGTAACCTAATAATATTTATGTAACAAAGGAGATTTAAAAAATGATTATTCTAAGTTTAAAAGAGTTGCTTGATGAAATGTATACCATTGAGATGGTATTAGATTCGCTACGTGATGCCAAAAAGTTCTATAATAATGGATTGGTTGATGATGTATGCGAAAAGAATGTTATGTATCATAATGCATTGGATAATATTGATGAAACTATTGAAATGGTTTATCAACATATCCCGGGGTTTGATGCTATTAGTGGTATATTATATGCTATCGATAATTGGAATTATCCCAATACCAAACTTATAGAAGGGTATTCCAGAAAGAGAAAAGAATTGGGTAATGCTTTAAGTGCATCTGTTCATGGTATATTCGATATGTATAACCGTGATAATGTTTATTTGAGATCTTTTGTATTAGCTCTTGAAAAATATACTACAAGTATAGAAGATTTTGATAAGGTTTCTTATGATGATAGTAATGATATGATTATGATTAAGAACTTCAATAAGGTTGATGAGCTTGATATGGAAAAGGCTCAGAACGTTAGTAAGATACTATCTATTACAAATAGACTTTATACGTACTATGTGGAGTCATTAAAGATGTTACAGTAATACATTTTGAATTAATAAAGGAGGGAAATATGTTAAATTATACAAGGATTTACGATGATAGTAATGGGATTGATCAAATATTAGATAGTTGTAATGAACAATTAGAATATTATATAAGATGTATTGATATAGATGATATGATTAAATATAGTCTTGATGAAACTGTAAAAAATATCAAGAATAATCATGGGGTTGATGATATTGATATGGATAAAGCCGAAACTGTGATGAATATCTATAATAGAATATATAATATTTTAGCGTATTTTAATAAATGAAATGAGTAGTAATCTATTGGAAAGGAAAGGAAAAATGGATAAACTAGAAAAGTTAGAAGAAGCTGTTATGGCACTGGATAAGTTTACTGCATCAGAGAAAACTAAGTGGGATTATAAGATGTTGTGTAGCTCTCTTGAAACTACGTTATATTATGCTCAACATGAGTCAATGTATGATGCAATAGATACTATGGATACATCAAAACTTGATGAATTGAATCGTAGGGTATATGAATTTATGATAAATGAAGTGCCACTTGCATATAGGGGACATATAGCAGATCCTATAATATTCCACCCAGGACGTATACAAAGACTGTTTCCAAAGTATGATATAAAGTTCAATAACGAGTTGTGTATGTTATGTAATATAAATCGTCATATTAGTATCATACTATTATATATGCTGGCAATATATGTAAATGATGGTGGTGATATGATTTTATGACGGAGAGGAAAATATGTTTGATTTTACGAAAATTCATGACGATAACAATGGTATCGATATAATATTAGATAGTTGTAATAAACAATTGAACTATTATAGAATATGTATGGATAGGGAAATATCTACAGATAATGACTCAGATAAAATAAAATATTATAAATATGCTATAGCAAATTTAGAAAATACAATCAGGGGTATTATTAAAAATAACCCTGGACATGAAGCTATAGCATATTTATTACGTGGACTCGGTTTAATAGAACCTAAATTTATAGAACCCTCAAATCATTACATGTATATGATATTAGGTAAGGCTATTAAATGTAATGGTTTAGATCAATTATACATGATATATCTACGAGATACAATATATACTAAATCTATACATAATATGGTTGAGCAAAGTATTGATAAACTATCAATATCCGTAGATATGAATAGAAGTAATGACGATAGCTTTGAATATAGTACAAATAATATAATTTCTGAACTTAAGAAAATGGATTTATTAGAAGCCATTGATGTTGATAGAGTTAGATATATTTCAGAGATATATTTGATGATATTTAGTCTGATGGGTTATTATGGTGAACTTATAAAAGATGATAAAGAGGAGAAGGTAAAATGGATAACATGGTGAAAATAGCAATGGATTATTATAATAAATTAACAAAGCATTTTTCCGAAAAGTATAATCTGGATAAGGAAGATTTTTCTAAGTACCTTGCAAATACACACGGATACAATTCATTTGATGAAATGTCCGATGATGAAAAACACGCAGCGTTTACAGATTATATGGCTCATTTAAAGAATATTTAATTGGTGTGTAAGTATGTCGAAGATAGAGAAAATTTATTTAAACGATAATTATACCGATGGTGTATATACCAAAGTTCAATATTTAGTAGATGGATATAAAGTAGATGTATATTTATCCTCTACTAACCAGTGTGATAGTACATATGTTGAGAGTAGTATATATGGTACATTTGTGAAAATTCAGTTATTTGATATAGCAAAAGATACTGGATGGGTTTCCGTATCTGGTGATCCTATACCAACATGGTTGGATGAGTTAGTACCATCTTTAATATATTGATATGATGAAGGAGTAAATGGTTTTATGAGACAAATAGAAACTGTATTAGAAGAGTTAGAAAAAACAAATAATGAGGTTGAAAATTATGAGTTAATTTATAACTTATTAGATGATGATAAAATTGATGAAGCAAAAAATAATTTAAGGACACTTTTAAGAATCACTTGTGAGAGAAAAGACTCCAATGCAGTAATATATAAAATATTGAAAATGGTAAGGGACATATATTTCTCTAATAGAGAATTTGATGATGTTATGCAGTATCATAATTCATATATCGATTTACTAAATATTACAGAGAGTGGTCTTAAGTGGGTATTTGGTGATAATCATGACTTAGTAGTAGAATCAAATATGATAATTGCCGATATAGTGAAAAACACAATTCCTGATAAATATGAGAAATTGCATTTCACCTCATCAGTGTTTGAGTATGTGACTCTATCTAGTATTCATAAAGATATTGATAATTCACTATTAAGATGGGTATCTGATATAATGAGGTATGTTGAAATATTGGATACATATTTAATTCAGTATGAGTTATTTGGTAAGCAAAGATCAATAGCAGATGTACTTTTTAGAGAATCATAAATTCTTTAAGTGATGATTTTATGATAGAAAGGAATAAAAAAATGAGAGATGTAGAAACTATATTGGCTGACATGGCAGTAAAGAATGAGGCATATGATACCTTGATAAAAGTATATGATTTATTCAAGGATGAGAAAATTGATGAAGCAAAAGCACTTATTAATTCTACCGTTAAATCTAACAATAATAAACAGAATCCTAGTAATATTTTACATAGGATATTAAAAATGGTTTATGAGTTTTCTGAGTCAAACTATAGGTTTGAGGATGTTATCAAATATCATTCTGAGTATAGGAATATTATAGATATTTCAGGTTTTGGAGACGACTGGATTTACGGTGATAGCCTAAGTGAAATTACAGAAATATCAGAAGCTGTTGTCTCATTGGCGTCAGATATCTTACCAAACTTATATGATGAGCTGTTAATGCAAACATCGAAGTTTGATATAAACAGTATGAATTGTATATTTAAGTATATAGATTATTCATTACTGGAACCAGTATCCAAAATGATGCTGGCTATTGAGCATATCGATGTCTACAATATGCATAATTTCATTTGTGAAGGTATGCCTATTGAAACAATATTTAAAGCATGTGATAAATTAGAGGACTCCGAGTAAGGAGTCCTCTTTTTATTATTTTTATAAGGAGACTTAAAAAATGGATAAATTAATGAATATGTATAGCAAAATAACTGCTTCTCAGGAAGTTGAGAATAATCTTATACTAGAAAAAGATGAGCTCGAGCGTAAGCTTAATGATGTTGATACTAAGTATAAATCGGTAATATCATTAAAATCCCTATGGGATAAAAAATATAATCTTATTATACAAATGATGGTTGATTATATTAATTCAGAAAAGTCATTACGTGATATATCAGATTTTCATAGCAATTTTATAAGTATCGATTCTATTAAACTATTTGATACTATAGATAATATAGATATCAGAGAATTAACAGAACTGGATGAAGCGATAAACGAATCTATTTTCGATATAGTACCAGATACTTTTGTTAATATGATGGCTGGAAACAGTACAAAATATGTACTAGCACATATATTATCAATATTAGGTATAAATACTGTTGCTGATGAAGATATTGTAAAAATAAGTCAGTTTTGTACAATAATGAGATCATTGGAATTGATAGATACATATCTTATAGCTCAATATGCATCAAAAGGTGGTACCCTTGAAATGTATATAGATAATATATTTGATGATTTCGAAAACGATAAATCATGATATTGGAAGACTCCCAATAAGGGGGGTCCTCTTTTCTATCCGTATATCAAAAAAAAAATGATATCATATTATCTTTATGTACCAAATAATTAAGTAACTTAATAGCTGTCCTATCAGGCTTGACGGGGAGAATTGGAGTTTTTATGTTTAACATGAATGATTTTGAGAAAATGAATAATAGCTTTAAAGAACAAAGTAATGCTCTAGATGAAGAGCAAAAGCTTTTAACAAAGAAATTATTTGCAATGGATGATTTAAGTGTTGCACTCGAATACTTAAATCAGGTGCTAAAATTATTTGATGAGTTTTCTACTTCTGATGAAGACGTGGTCAATTTAATAAAGAAGCTATATAATATCCCATTAGAAATATCATCATTAGTAATGATACCAGTAGATGATATTGAAGAAATGAAAAATAAAATATTGGGTTTTGTGAAGTCCAATATTCCTGGTGGTATTAAAGGCATGCTAAGTGTTCAACGAATGGTAGCCGTAAAAGACTTGAACAGAGAGTTTTCTGATATAGTATCAGAAGACGAAATATTCAAGAAGGTTTCCGACCTTGTATACTATTTGCAAATCATACAAATATGGTTTGTATGCAAATATGTCATCTCTTTTGATACTAATAATAAAGTAGGTGAGAATATAAAAGATTTTGCTAAAGAATTGGCAAATATTCATGGTTATGAATCATTTGATGATATGACCGATGATGATAAGTATATGGCTCTCACTCTATGGAGAGATCATATTAAAACAAGTACTAGTAACATAGATGAATAATTTAGAGGACTCCAGATAGGGAGTCTTCTTTTCTATCCGTATATCAAAAAAATTCTAATATATCATTTAATTGTAACAATAAAAAAATAGTAAAATGGAGGTAATGTTATGAAGATTAGTAGAGATATGATCGGTGATTTGTATGCATCACGTATTGGTGGTGGTGTATGCCGTCACCGCCAAATCAGAAGGGATGGATCTATCGTACTTTCGCTGGTAGAATATGACGATAATAACGTTATATGCAAATATTGTGGGAAAATATTATCGAAAGCATCGGCTTTCGAATATGATTACTACTTAAAGAACCTCACATAAGGGGTTCTCTTTTTTTTCCTCTAAAAACACCATAATAACTAAGCAATAACATAGAAAGGTAACTATTATGAAAAATAATTCATATTTTTCTACCTTTGTAGAAATGCTTCTAGATGATTATAATTCTGAGTTTGATCTTTTTTTAGAAGCAGAAGAAAAAAATAATTATATTATGAAAACTAACTTATATCCTAAAATAGAGAAGGTACTCTCTACCACTGTAGGGGATAAGAAGTTTAAACAGATTTGTGGTAATTATATGGACAGGAACGCAACAAAATTGCATACTTCAGGACCGATTCATATGATACCATTTGGTGATATTGATAAAGGTATGTATTTTAATCTCTTTGAGATTACTCCTAAATATGTAACCGATTTAGTAGTAGATGTCACTAAACAGATATCTACTCAAACAGATTTTAAGTTATTAAGAGGTAACCCTATATTCTGGGTATTCTATTGCTGTATAAGATATTACTATATAAAAAAAGATGATAAAGGATTAAATACTGCATTGGCTATTTATGCATTATCTGTATATCCATCTTTATTCTCTTTATTCTTTAAGTATGGTGCTAATGAAGGTGTTATGCAGTATACTATGGATAATCTATCAGAGAAGTATATAATGAAACAAGGTGGTCATGTATTCGGTGGATTATTCTTATCTATAAATAACTCTTTTAAATTCTTAAAGCAATTTATGAAAGATGCTTCTGATTTAGAGTTTATTAGATTTATACAAAGAATACGAAATGACCAGAAATCAATGTTAAAGAATATCTGTGGTGAGTATATGAAGAATTATGCTGCAGGTAATAGAGTTACTTTAACTAAAGATTCTTATGATGAAGTAGTAATAGATGATACTATAGAGAATAATACAAGTTCTGTACAAGTAGTTACTAATACAATAATAAATGGATTATTAACTAATGGATTAGATTTAAAGAGAATAAATCAATGTAAGAGTTTAGCACAAATATCATTTGCTGATTGTAGATTCTATATGAGTAGAATAATCACAGATAAATATACTAAAGATATAGAAGCATTTATACAATCAATATTATTCTTATATCTATATACAGAGCATAAAGATAAGAAAGATATAAATAGTAGTAATTTCTTAGTATGGAGTTCTGAGTTATTTAGAAAGACTAATAGTAATAATGATAATATTAGAACTATTAAAACTACTCTTGATAAATGGGGTGAAGAAACAGGAGTTCATGCTAAATTTAAAAGAGAAGCAAGTAGAATAAATTATAAGAAAGCAATATTCTGGTACTTCATATTGAGTATTCAGTATTATAATAAATAAAAAAATGATAGAGGAGTTTTAATAATCTCCTCTATCATTTAATATTTTTGAGTATATATTATCTTTATGAAAATTAACAGATGTGTTGTAGTATTAGTAGTAAGTTTAACAATTATTTTCAAGAAAGGAAAAAGGAAATGAAGAAATTTGAAGTAACAGAAACAAGTTTAAGAGATGAAAAAGGTGAACATATATTACGTATCGATTTTATGTATGATGACAAACCAGGCTCTTATTGTAGGATAACAGGTGATATAGGAGATGCTACATACATAAGATACGACGGTCATGATTGCGTTTGGGGTGTTAGACGTGGTACTCCTGGTAGATTTGGAATGATGTTTGATGTACCAAAGTATAAAGAGTTTGTAGACGATATGAAAATAGTATTCAATATTGAAATACCAACTATAACCTATGATATTGATGACTTGGTTGTGTATTATATAGCACCACCAAGCAAGCCAGATAAACGTGGTATCGTAAAAATTGTACGTCAGTTTATATTTAACGGTATTCGTGGTGTGTATACACAATATACGACCGACTACAAAATAGAGAATATCATCGAATATGATGGATTGAGGACGGTTATTATAGAATGGATTTATGATATGAGCGTTGAGTATCAAGGTGATTGCTTCATACTTCCTAAGCATTCTGATTTCGCTAGTCAGTTTAAAGATACTTTTGATCTAGGCTTACCAACTGTTGTGTCTAAAAATACCAATGAAGTTGCTAATAATAAACCTATGGTGTCTAAGGAAACTAACAATATTGATATAATAGATAATGGAATCGAAATACCAATTAGTATACATAAGCAAGAAGAAAAGATTTCTAACACGAATAAGATTACTATCTTAGACAAAACTGAAGAGCGTGGTACATATAACGGGTATGAATACTTCGACACTATAACAAAATTTATGTATAACGGTAAGGAAGGTGAATATATTAAAGGCTTAGTTGGAACTCTTGAAATTTATACTATTACTTATAATGGATTTATAACGACTACTAGAGAAGGGGATACCAACCCTTCTGGTGATAGATACATACTTCCTGAGTATTCTGACTTTGTTAATCAAATTAAAGATACTTTTGGAGTAACATTACCCACTATAAAAAGAGAGCATAATAAGATCATTATTTTCAAAGAAACCACAGAATATGAAGGTAATAATACTATAGTAACCTACAAGTTTGAATTCAATGATAAAAAAGGTACTTGTATAAGAACATTTAATGAAACTAGAAATTCTACCCAACTAAAGTTTGATGGAACTAGTGCGGAGTGGGGATTTTACAATAATGAATGGGATGGTAATACTCGTGTTTATAATGGACCAGAATACAAAGAGTTTAGAAAAGCTGCTAATAACGCTCTAGGTATATCATTCTACTAAGAAGAAAGAGAAGTTGGTGACTAAAAATCACCAACTTCTTTTTTTAATATTTTCTTTGAGCATAACTCTGAGCAAGATTATCAATCTTATACATATCAAAACTCTCAAGCTTCAATGCTTTAACAAGAGCATATCCTGTATATTCTTTTACAGACTCAATAAATGCCAACTCTTGAGGAGTAGCTGATTCATTTAAAGTCATAGGGTAATCTTTAAGTGCATCATAAGTGCTATACTCACAGTTATCTCCACTTTCCATCTTAGCCTGAATCTTGTTCATATTGCTTATCATAATACCATTAAACAATGATGGTTTATAATAACCTTGTCCAAGACCTTTCAGTCTCATAGCTTCTTCAACTTTCTGTGGAGTATTCATCTTAACATCATTAGCAAGTTCATCTTCTACAGCTTGAAGTTTTTCTTTTTCTTCTTTAGCTCTCTGTATTTCAGATACTGCTGTCTGTTTAACATTATCTTTCACAATACTAGCTACTTCATCTGTATTAAGTTCTCTACCAACAACATTAACTTTCTTCTGTTCATCTTTATCATTATTGAATACTAAATCTTCATCAGTTACCTCTTCTAACTTAAGAGATAACTTATTGTATTTTTCATCAACAAGATGATTTACAGCTTCTAATACTTTTTTTGCAAATCCTGAATTCTTCTTTATAGCTTCTTTGATATAGTATTCAACACCCTGAGGACATCTTTCATTTAAGAAGTCTCTAAAGCATTTATCTATATCATCTTTATAAGCTACTTTATATTCATCATTAAGAGGAATAGCATCTCTATAAGTATCAGAAAGAACTTTTGTTAAATATTCTTTCTTAGCTTCATCACGAGATTTATCTATCATTCTTAATTTATAAGTATCAGAATTTTTAAAATCTGATTCTGCTTTTTTATTTCTTTCTTCGTTCTCTATATTATCTATAAAGTCCAGAAGTCTTATTTCTCGATTGTCAGGCATTTTTCTTTAATCCTTTCAATGTAATATTATTTTCTTGTTTTTGGACTGGATTATTCTGAAGTATACTCATTTATAGTAATATCTTCAGTATCACACAATAATAGTTCTGGTATATACCATCTTCTATCTTGAACTGATAAATCAGCTATATCTGTAGTATTATTTCTAACTGACTGCATTGTAGTAGGATAATTATTAATATGATTAAACCTTATATGGTCTACATATCCAAAGTTTTGCTCTATCTTTCTCATTAAGTTAGATATGAAAAGATTATTCATTCCCTTTTCATTTATCTTTTCTATTTCTGATTTGATAAAGTTCTTAATATCCTTTACAGCTACAGTAGTATCTGTACCTTGTACAAACCACATATCAAATGATAATCTAAGATTTACAGTATCTAGTTGTTCAGCATCTTCTCCAACTAAGAAGTTCTTACTTCTACCATAAGTATTATAGAACTTCAAATCAATACCAGTTTCATTTCTTAATCTAGTATCAATTATATTCTGTATAAAGTTATAATGTGATAAGAAAGAGTTAAAGAAGTAAACTGCTTTACTTTCATCTAATATAGTAGATGCTCTTAAGAAAGATATAGTCTTCATTTGAACATCCATTAAATCATGAGTAAATTTAACACCACCATGGTCATCAGATACTGCTTCAGTATAATCTTCATAATCAAGATAAGTTCTTACACTCTCCATTGATTTCATAAATACAATAGGTTCTGTTACTGTAGCATATGTATTAGTCCAGATATACTTATCAAAATTACCATGGTCACTAAATGGATTATTTGTCATTTGAGAAGTATTTAATTCCAAACCACCTAATACTTCAGAGTAGTTTCTATTATATAGAGTATATATCTTAACTACCGTATTATCAATAGGTATCATGATGTCATCATAATCTGTCATATTAACAAGATTCTCAAACTTAACTATTGTACCATCATTAATCATGGTAGTAACATCATTAACTGGTATATTATCAGCTAATAATACATTATTGGCATCATACTTATAATAGATATTATTATCTACTTCATGTACTTTATAATATTCTCCAGTAGTAGGATTTCTATATATCTTACCAGATAATAATCTTAATTGACCATTTGATGTTATATGGTCATCTGTATATATTTCCGAGCTATATACAAAACTATCACTTTCTCTATCATATGCTGTAGGAATCATTTCTGTATAGAAAATAATATTATTTTCTTTAACTACTGTAAGAATAACTCTTAAATCATTCTCTCTAGTCTTATATCTATCATTTAAATGATAAATAGGATTTCCATCTGCATCTTCTCCATCAGTTTTAATTAATGGATAATGCTTTTTATCTACAGTCATTGTAGCAGATACTTTACAGCTAATTTCATATTTCTTTTCTTTAATAAATCTTCTCTTAACTAATAAGCTATAAATAACAAACTGTAAATACATCTCATTATTTACATCAGTAAAATCCAAACTAGATACATTATTCACATAAGTGAGATATGTAGAAACTAAATTAGGACTCTTAGTAAATTTAATTAAGAATGGATTTATTAATAAGAATTTCTTTTGAGAAGGATTATCATATGTCTTGTAATCATCTTCTGTTAATTCCCATACAAGTTTTGTATCCTTATATTTCTTTCTACTCTTCCATTGAGCAAATGAACAAGGTCTATTAAGATACTCTGGAACTACAGATGGGTCTAAAGTTCCTGGAATTATATAAGGAGTATTTCCTGCTGTTACATCAGCATCATACTGTGCTTTATATGTATTATACTTGGTTCTATCTCTAAAGAATTCAGCATTACCTGATGTATCTGTAGATGTAAATACAGTACCAGGTTCTATTATAAATACATTCTTCTCTGGATTAGTCATATCATATAAGTTGATATTGAGATTAAGAGTATTTGTCTTATATATGTAAGTATCATTTCTTACAATCATAAAAGCTGAATAAACTCTCTCATAGACATCATCTCTTTTTTTAATAAATAAGATATCCGAGTTACCATACCTGTACTTATAATTATTAAAGAATTGCTGTAAATCACTCTCTGTAGTCAAGGCTAAAGCAGTCCTATAACCCTCTACTGAAAGTGCTTTTAATACTTCTACACCTTGCTGGTCTTTTCCACCTTTAGATGCACCTAATGGCATTGCTGCTGTTAAGTATGAATTTGCATAGTTATATTTTTCATTATGTGGTACTAATGAAATATTCTTTCCTTTATAGACATCAAAGTTACCATCAGCACCTTTTGTCATATAAAGTATAATTCTTAAATCTGAGTTAAACTCAGGCATGAAGTAAGTATCTTTAGAGTTAAATGATAATCTCAATACACCTTCTTGTATTATCTGATAATAACAGAATGGTTCTTTTAAAGGTTGTGAATACACAATTAAACTCTTCATCTGTACTTCTTCATTTGTTATAGGTGAAGTATAGAATACTTCAAATCCAGCTAATTTACCTTCAAAAGATAAATCTACTACTGGATAATTTATTTCACTATTAGTGATAATTTGTTCTGTTCTTTCATCTCTTATACATTGATGAGTTTCTACCTCTAAGGCAATAAATCCATCACTTGATCTTCTTACTTTAACATAAGGGTCTGTTATATGAGATAAACTATTTTTAAATTCTTCTTTATAATATCTTGCAGAGAATAAGTAATCATATCCATCAGTAGTTACTCTTTTTACAACACTAATGATTATGTCGTAATCTAATACATAAGGAATATTTTCTACATAGATAGTGGTATTCTTATCTATATAGAAATAAGATGTATTTCTATTTCCAGGATTTGTACTAGCTTTCATATTTTTTATGATAGCTTTTTCTTCTAATACAAGAATAAACTTACAAGAAGCTGCTTTTGATAAAACATCATCCAATTGGAATATAGCAGCGTGTGAATAAATTGATTCTTCTATCTCTGCTCTATTAGGGAAACTCTCCCTAAATAATACTGAAGCTGTATTGAAAGTATCTTCTGATATATTAGTAACTAATTCTGTAGTATATCCAAACATACCTACATTTCTTAAGTTTAAATCTATATCTTCAAAATACTTATCAGATAATTCTTCAGTAACAAATTCTTTGACAGCATAGCTATCAATATAATCTCTATCTATTTTATTTTTATTAGTAGCCATATCTATCTTCGTCTCCTACCTCTATTTGATGAACTCTTACCTCTACCTTTTTTCAACGATTTAGGTACAATAACATTGTGATTTCGTGGTGGTAAATTAAATCCACGATTTAATCTCTCACTTAATCTATTCATTCTATCATTGAAATTAGATTGGAATCTATTCAATGGTGTTTCTGCATCAGTATCAGTTCTAAATCTAAGTTTAAACTCTATTGGTATTTTTCCATCATCGTGTCTTATAGTTTCTATATAAGGAGCTCCAACAATACCATTACTTGCTGTTAATAACTTATCATCATATATAGGAGCATATGTCGGACTATTACTTCCGACACGAGAATTATAATTAAACTCCAATAATGTATATGGGTGATAATCTCTTTTAAAAGAGAAAGCAAATTGTACATCCATTGATGGGTCTTTTATCACATTACCAGCAGACCAAGTTAATTGGCTTGATGGAATATCTGTTGGAAATACACCATAATACTTAGACCAGAATATAATAGTTTCACCATCTTCTGCTGTTACGATATAATAACAAGCTGAAGAATAATCAAGTATTCTATTCTTTATTGTATCAGATAATGGTGCTATATTTCCTCTATAACAACCACTGATATAAGATACCCAAGCTTTAAGTGTTTGATATACATGTAAGTTTCTATCATCACCAAACTGGATACTAAAATTACCAGCTGAACGAGATTCATTTAAGCTCTTACCGTATGTTACTTTAAATCCTGTATATGATTGACCATATGTATTAGTGGCAAGAGTTTCATCAGATAAAGAAAATGAATTAGCAAAGTTTGACAATAATAACATAAAATCATGGTTTTGTCCATTATTAGCAACAAGGTTTCTTAAAACCCATGGTGATGCTTCTGCTATATGTCTAAACTCCTCTTCTCCTTTTAATTCTTCTAATAAATGATATTGCTCATCTAATATATTACACGATGGTCGTACAAAGAATACATGACCAAATCCTCTCTGTAATGGTACATTAGGATTAGGTAATTTATATCTATTATAAAACTTGGAACTTGTTTCAAGGATATTATGGTGTGTTTGATTATCACTTGGTAAGAAAACTGACTTGTTCATTTGACTAACTAATTGGTCTAATGGTACAGTAGCAGGTTCTCCACCAGGTATCTGTATAAATTTATTTGGGGACCAATATGTCCCTATAGAGTTAGATTGGACATCAAAAGATAAGCTTTTAGTATCTGCTTTACCAGCAGCCATTCCTTTAACAGAATTATTACTACTATCAATATAATCAATCCTACTTGAAGATGCCATACTACCTCCTTTCTTCGACTAAATCCTAGGTTATACCAGTGTTTTTTATGATTTTTCCTATAACTGTAAATATAATAATTATGAATAGAATAGGAATATTTTATGAAATATAAAGGATATGTAATCTCTGATATCCATGTAGGAGCATTTGATTTAGAAGCTTTATATAATGAATATACAGAGTTATTTATTAATAGAATAAAAAAAGATAAAGATGTAAATTTTATTATAGTAGGTGGTGATTTCTTTGACCACAAATTTTATTTAAACGATAATTCAGCTAAGATGGCTTATCGTATGTTAAAAGATTTAATTACAGTATGTAAAGAAAAAAATATACCATTGAGATTTGTATATGGAACAGAATCTCATGAATGTAATCAGTATGATATAATGTCAGTAATGAAAATATATGATAATGTAAAAGTAGTTAAGTTTGCTTCAGAAGAAGAATTATTACCTGATTTGAATATTTTGTATCTTCCTGAAGAGCATCTTAATAATATTGACGATTATTATAAAGAGTTATTATATAATATAGATAAATATGATTATGTATTTGGTCACGGAGTTATTAGAGAAGTAATGTCTGAGTTATCAGTTCATATAGATAATAAATCAGATGATAAAAGAAAAAGAACTAAAGTATTTACTACAGCAGAATTAGATAAAGTATGTAAAGGAGAAGTATACTTTGGTCATTATCATATTAATATAGAAACTGATGATAAATTTTTCTCTATAGGAAGTTTTAGTAGGTGGAGATATGGAGAAGAAGGAAGAAAAGGTTTTTATGAACTTTATGTAGATACTGAAAAAGAAAAGTATTCTCATAAGCATATAGAGAATACAATAGCTAAAGATTATAAGACAATAAGAATTGGTTATAATAATGAAGTATTTACTGATGAAAATAAATTAAAAGAATCTATTGATGGGTTTAACAATATGATTAAAAGGGAAGCTTATGATAATATAAGAGTGGTGTTTAATATTCCGTCAAATATTGAACAGCCTGAATCGACAATCAATTATATCAAGGAAAGTCTGAAGACTAATAAAAATATTAAAGTTGAAATAGTAAATGGATATATAGATGAGAAAAGAAAAATCCAAAAGGAAAAAGTCAATGAGACCAATCAATTATATTCATTTATCTTTGATAAGAATCTTCCATTGGAAGATAAGACAAGTAGATTTATTAGTATTACCTATAATAAGGAAATAAATAGCAATGATATAAAAGATTACCTTTATAAGCCCCTAAATGAAATATTAGGAAAATAAGATATAGCTAGTAGATTAAATTTAATCTACTAGCTATATTCTTTAGTGCATTAAATCAGAAGCATTTTCTACTTCATAGCAAATATGTACTGTAGCATTGTCATCCATACTAGCATACATCTTTACTATATCATATACAGTATCATCTTTTACAAAGAAATTCATTCCGGGGTTATAATTACAATTTGGTATATTCTCTGGGAATACTGATGATGCATCAACCCATTCTGTTTTATGTTCTTTAGCATATCTCCAACCAGTATCACCTGGGTTTTTCTTTAAGTGCTCTTTTGATATTAAGCAAAAATAATCTTTCATCATAATTCAATCATTTCCTTACTATAGTATTAAAAATCTGTTATATGGTTAAATAGATAAGAAACTGGTTTATAAAACTATAAAAAAAAATAAAGGTGGTTATTATGAATATTTTTTATAATATTATGACTATTATGTATCTGGTAGTAGGAGTATTCTTCCTACTTAATTTAATTATCTTAATTGCTTCTATAGCAAATAAGAATAATGAAGAAGCAAAGTTTATTGAATTTAATAGAATGAAAGAAGAATTAAAACCCGTAGCAAAAGAATTAGATTATTTGGATAAGATAGAAGCAACTGTTAGATTAATTAATCTTATTAATGTATTAACAGATAATGAGATTAATAATAAATTCACTTCTCTTAGTAAGATAAATTCTAAGTATGAATTAAGGAAACTTGATGAAGATGCATCTTCTATTGCTACTAATATATTTACAGCTATTAATAAAGAAGAAAATTTTATTAGTGGTAATTTAGTGGTAAATGAAGATTATATCATGAAGTATATTACTGATGAAGCAATTATCAAATTACTTGATAGAGCCTCTCAGTTTAATAGTAATATCTCTTTAATACAGTAATTCATCGGTAGTTTTAACACTACTATAAATGAATATATTAAGAAAGGCGATTTACGATATGATAGATAGCTGTAATCCAATGGGATTTATGTATATATCCGAAAGCGTTTCTGATAATCCTAGAGTGTCTAACATGAATACTAATAAATCAGCTGATTTATTTTATGTTACATTTGAGACTAATCTTCAGGACTTTGATGTAGAAAATAGAAATAAGAGATATTATGATGCTAGTAATGTAATGGAGTGCATTAAGAGCGAAAAAATACAATCACTGTTAAAGACAGGTGGTTGGTTCGGAGAGTTTGCACATCCAATGCCTACTACTACAGATGAAAAACTATCTGCTGAAAGAATACAAGATGTTCCACCAGAGAAGAGAGCATTTAAAATAATGGAACCTAAATTAGTTGGTAATGTATTAACTGCTAAGATACAATCAGCTCAAGGAGCTGTTGGTGAAGGGTTTGGTAAGGAAGTTCTCGCTGGATGGATACCTCAGTTCTCTGCTAGAGCAATAGCTCAGATGGTAAATAAAGGTGGTAAACCTTATGTAATGATGAAAAGACTTATTACATACGATGCACCATGGTTCCCATCACATGCAATAGCACACGCTACTTCAGCTCCAAAAGTTACTCTTAAATCATTTACAGAATCTGTATCACCTACAGATGTAATAAATGGAATGACAATTCCGTTAAAAGAGATTCTTGAAGAAGCTAATAAGGATTCTAATGTAGAAGCGATAATGGAAGCATTTGATTTAAACTTTTCAAATATAGTTGGATTTGATTCTAAGAGAAAACACACAATTATCAGAGATGAGAATAATGTGATATATGCAAACATTAATCCAAACACAGTAAAAAAAGTCAATGACTTCTATAATTCATTTAATTTTTAAATAATAACTAGAGATAAGATTAAATATCTTATCTCTAGTTAATTTTATTATTTCAATACGAAGCTAATCATATCATCAATATCTAATTTCTTTAACTCTTCTTGAGTTGGTCCTACTAAATATTTAGTATTCTCTAATTTATCAATTATCTTTGCTCTTAAATCTGATTCTGTTATAACAGGTTCTACTGAATAGATATCTTTAACTATCTCATCAATTCTTTCTATTATAAAGAACTTATAATCACTACATAGAATAGTTTTACCATTAAGATTATGAGTCACTAAATTAGTATCATTAATAGGTCCAATGTAATCATCTTCTAAGAAATCAATACTGACTCCTAATTCTTTAAGAGTTACATTAAAGATTTCAGCTACTCTAGAAGTATATCTATCATCAACACTTCTAATTCCTTCTTCATCAAACATAGACATCACTATATCTCTTCTACCTTTAATAGAAGTTCTATACAATGCGTGGAACACAGCTAAATCTTCTGGTAATACACCTATGGAGAAATTAAGAGTTTCAAACTCTCCAAATCTTATACAAGATGAAGAAGCTTTCTCTAAATGAGCTTTAGATTTAAAACTTCTTGATGGTAAGCCTTTATCATCTATTGCTCCTGTACTTCTTGCTGAGAATCCTCTCTTATCTGAATGCTTTAACTTCATACAATACATCTCACCTACTACTGTAGGAGTTAATACTTTATGAAGTTTACCCCATTTCTTAATATACATTTGGTCTCTCTTAATAAATGGATATTTCTTCATTAAATCAAGACATCTATAGAATATTGGTTTTGTTTCCCATAGTGGAGTCTGTTTAATATAAATACCATCATTGATAGCATCATCTATATAAGATTCTTTATCTTTCTTACTAAGAGTTTTATAATATGAATACATTTCACTATACTGGTCTTCATTCCAGATATTTATGTAATCAAATAATAATTTCTCTTTTTCTTTAAGAGTAGATAAAGTATTCATCTTTTCTCTTATCTTATGAGATGCTGAGTTAATAAACATCTCATACAATGGCATTGCAGTAGTTCTATTAATAATACCTAACATATTAAGTATTAAATCTACTCTTCTACCATCTTCAGTAACTGGCATATCTTCATCTTTTCTTATAGTAGCAATAACTGATTTATTACCATATCTACCAGTTACCTTACTACCTTTTGTTAATGGAGCTTTTCTCATTATAGTAACCTTGATGCTAAGGTTATCATATACAGAATCTTTTTCTCTCCATTTCTTATCGGTATCAACCATCTCTAAAGCTCTCTTATAGAGATAATCTAATTCATTGGAACACTGACCGCCATTCTCAACTATTTCTTCTACAGTTTCTATTATCTCATAATAGAATTTATTCTGTGAATCAATATATTTATTAATTTGCTCATAGAAAGGATTATCATGTCTTTCTTCAGCATTATTGAAAATAGTAATATCTACTACTCTACTATTATTACCAATATAATACACATTATCTGAATCAAGAATTGTAGTAAGCATATCTGATTTAAAATCAAATAAAGTCTGCTTATTAAATAATCTTCTTCCTACTGCTATTCTTCCTGAACAGTATTCTCCTATATCAGGAAGTACTTTATAATGCTTCTTATCTCCATATAGATTAAGTAAGTAATCATTATTATTAAGATTAATACTAACTACTTCTGAATCTATAGATGCAAATAACTCACAAGCTGATTCTGAAGCTATTGCTGCATCTTCTGAAGAGAATGCATCAAATGAATATGCTACAGTTACATTCTTACCGTATCCATAATTCATATAATTATCATAAGAACTTGATTTGTATAATATGTCTCCTTTATTAATAATATCTCCTTCTTCAAGGTCATCAATAAAGTCATTATTATATTTATAACCAAATGCTTCTGTTAAGTCCTCATGACTCTTTCTATGAACTACATCATATTCATTTTTATCTTTATCGTATACAATCATTTCATACACAAATGGATTTTCTAATATATCTCCATACTTATAGATTTTCTTGTATACTTCAAGGTCTGTCTTTGCTTGTTTATATCCAGATGAATACTTACCTACTACATTCTCATTATGAGTAAATAGATAAGGTACATCTGGGTGAAGTAATGTCATACACTGTTTTATATGACTAGTAAACATATTTGCTCTCATAGAACTTACATAATTTGGATATGTAAGAGCTGTTATTCCTAATAAAGAAGGTGAACCAGTTAATTCTGCATTCGCTTTCTTTAAAGAATCAATCAATGAAAACTTCTTTATATTTGCCATCTCTAAACCCCTTTCAAATTGCTACTTTACTATATACCTCGCTCTGTATTCCCTATTCTTCTTTTCCTTTCTTACTTGAAAATTAAATTGCACAATTTCTTTTATATTATGAAAACCTAAACTCTTATAAGAATACTCAGGATTATCATTATCTATATTATTTATATATAACTTTAATTCATCATCTGTCCATTGTGATAATGGTTTGTATATATACTCTATATCATCTTTACTTGTTACGTTATTATTTCTATATTCATTTTTACTATTATGATATTTCCAGAACTTATCACAATATTCTTTATAGTCTTTCATCACTTTAATTCTATCAACATCACCTATATTGGTTTCCATCAAATATATATCCATTAATAGATTAATAAATTCTTTACTAGTAATATAATCTGTATCAGAAATAACTCCTCTAAACTTTCCTATTTGTAATTCTGTATTCGTGAATGTCTGTATATTATAAGGCATTATATAAGATATCATTGAATTACTTAATTCAATAGGAACTTCTATTGTTACTTTCTTATTCTTCATAGAAGTTATTGGCATTGCCTGTACAAATTTATTTATATTTCTATTATTTGATATTATGATGTAATTGTGTCCATGGTCAGATGTTGATGAAGCATCTTTTAATGTATAAATAGAACCTATTAAGGTGTCATTGACATTCACTATTCATCGTCCTTTCTACTTTCTTTTAGTCTCCAATAAAATAATATATGTATTGGAGACTAAAATATAGTTTGCCTGTTTATAAATCGTAGAAATTTAATTCCTCTTCAGCTATTTCCATCTCTTCAGGTTTAATACCTGATAAGTTTTTCTCTAATAGAGGAATTACATTATCCTTCATTATCTTAAATAACTTAGGATTATTTTTGAAATCCTCTGGCATATTTGCTAGAGTAAATTTCTCATCTTTATCTGATAAGAAGTAATAACCATTTTTATTACCACCTATTAATCCCATATCTTTTGCATATGCTACAGTAGATCTAACCATATCAATACCAGTATTAGAATTATAGACTAACTCTACATTTTTCAATGCTGCTGATACTCTTGATTTGATAACTTCTACCTTAACTTTGAATCCAGTAAAACCTTCATCTTCATCACTATATTTCTCTCCACCAATAGCAACAAACTTAAGAAGTATGTGTGCTAAGAACTTTGGAGTATTACCACCTGGGCATAATCTATCACATCTCTGTGCAGCCAGACTATATCTTCATTCCATATTCTGTTACCGAATATAAAATGCCTCCCGTTTCCACTTTCGTGTACTCTACTCGCTTCTTCTCTTATGTATTTCTCATAAAATATGCTTTCGATAGTCGTTGAACCTTACTCTTAATTAAAAGAGTCTTGGATGCTGATTGTCTAATCTCTAAGATTGTCACACTCTGGTACTTAGAGCTCTAAAGACGTCCCAGCAGTTAAAGAGGTTTAAAGACCCCCACCAGGTTATGTAATTTTGGGTTTTTAACAAGATACTCATTAATAAAATTACATACATCTTGTTTCGTTCCGAAAGGGTCTCGTCCTGTTTCATGCCTAAAATCTCCGCAGGACTCTTAACTATACCCATTTGAGGGTTAGTTTTAATTTGGTTTATAGCGATTAAAGTTATATTTGCTTTTCTAAGATATGGTAATATCTCATTGAAGAATCTTCCAATCTCTCCAGTCAATCTCATTCTATCTGTTTGAGATGAAATTTCTTCAAGCTTCTCTAATTTCTTTTCGCCACCACCATCTATACTCATAGTGATAGTAGCAATAGAATCTAGTATTAATACAGTAGGAACAAACGCTTGAATCTCCTCTCCGAATTCATTCTTTAATCCTGTATTGTACATATAATCATTTGGATTATTAACTTTCTCGTTGTATAATCTCATGATAGTCGATTTCATATTCTCAAGAGTACAGTCTTCTTGTCTTAGAATATACTTACTTTCCAATTCATTCATTGGTATTCTCGTAAGAGCTTGTATTCTTGAATAGTTTAAAGCTTGCTCTAAATCGAAATGTATTACTAATCCATTATCAAATTTTCTTACAATATTAGAAGCAATCTTTATAGCTGTTGCTGTTTTAGATGTAGATGGTTTTCCTATGAATAATACATAAGAACCTGCTGTAATACCTACACTAGGATATGAATATAAGTATTGTCCATCATCATCATATACATTAACCTTATATCCTAAATAATAATCAAGCACAGGAAATCCTGTGCTGTATGATATAGTAGAAGCATTTGCATCGAAGAAATCATCTCCTTTTTTACCTTTAGATGCTTCATTGTCTCTTAATGCATTTAATAGAATATTTTTGCTCATCATTCACCATCACTTTCATTTTCTTCTTCTACCTCACCATTTGCATCATATTTCTTTTTAGCAAGGTTAATAGTTTGTGGTTTAGATGAATCATCCATATCAATAGTTCTTCCTAAGACTAAATCATAGTGACCTTCTCTAGATGTACCACTAATAGAGATATTTTCATTATTGAATTTATTTAACTCGCTGATATAATTATAGAAATCAGCTGGATTATCAAATTCAACCATTACAGAAACTTCTCCTTTATTCTTACACTTTTCATGCATTTCTTTTGATATCTTATAATAGAAATCTGATGGTTCTGTTGATGCATCAAAATGTAATCCTCGTATCTTTGCAAATGGAGATAAAGTTCTTGATGTTCCAGGGTCTGAGTTTCCACATACAATTATATCTATATTACCTAGCATACTTGGATGTATATCTCTTACCTTAATACCAACACCATTACTATTCTTTTCTCCCATTGCATGAGGTCCTTTAGTTGTTTCTTTTAACTTAGACCAAATACTCATATCATTTACTTCATCATCATATCTTAATATACCAGATGATTGCATCTGTTGTATAAGAATATCACCAGGATATCTAAATATCTCAAGATAATTATCAGCTGTTGCTTTTTCACCTAATGAAATAACTCTCTTAAGTCTTTCACTAAATTTAGTTGTAAGTAATGCTGAAATGGTTTCATTACATCTCAATCTCTTATTATTGATATCATTATTATCTTTCAATCTCAAATCATTGAAATGTTGCATTACCCATTTTACTACACTATAAGAACCACCTTTATAATACTCTGGTATTTTTAATATATTAGAAGTTGTAACATCTACTAATCTATCAAAATACTTTAATACAGTTAATCCTTTTTCATAATTAGCTGGATTAGCTAATTTCTTAATCCAATAATCTTTATCATTTAGATTAGTAAGATTCACTCTATTTGAACTTATATGGATTAATCCAGCTACTACAGATTTAACAAAAGTGTGTTTATTAAAAGCTTCTTCATCTACCTGCATATAACATGAATTAGATAATTGAAAATATAGATAATCGCAATTCTTTAATAGAGGTAGTTTATCTTTAAATTCTATTATTCCATTTAAGTTAAGATAATCAAGAGTATATTTAATTCCTTTACTCATATAGAATAATATTGCTGGTATAGTTCTATTTACAACCACTACTGTATATAATGGAACTTTATATTCACCATCGTGTACATCAGTAATAGTTTTTGCTATTCTTCTAACATCTACAGGCATTAAACTCTTTAATGAGATTTTATTACCTACATTATAAATAGACTTCTCTACCATTTGGTATATAATATAATACTTCTTTCCTTTAATCACATAATAACCATTCTCATCTTGTAATGGTATTAATATTGATTTTGATATAGGATGTATTTTATATTCTTGGACTTTTGTCTTTGGATTAATCTCAGGAAGAGCAAGTTCTATATGAACAGTTAATCTTCCTACTCTATCATCTCCAATAGACTTAATTCCAAATCTATCTTTCCTCTTCTTCTTTTTATCTCTACGGAACACATAATTATTTATATCAATCTCTGATGCTTTTTCTGTATAATCAAAACCAGTTATCTTTATTGGTTTTAATATTTCGAGAGATTTAAAAGCTTCTTTAACATATTCCACTAATGGTTTATCTGCTGATTTCTCTAATAGTGGAATATTGAGTTCTTCTTCCCATTTATTGATATAATGGCTTAAACCTGACCTCATATCATTCACCCACTTTCATTTACTATACTTCAAAAAAATATTTGTTATACTTATATTAGGCTGGGAATTATTTTTATTAATAATTCCCAACCCATAAATAAATTACTTATTATTCATGAATGGATGTAGCCGCTTGGTCATCTTTCATTAGAAGCTTAGCTTCTATATTCGGACGGATATAAATTGAAGAACCATCTTCTGTTTCCATACAACCAATATGGAAGCAGCTAATGAAGTTTATCTCAAACTCAAACTCCTTCAATTCCTGTCTCTTTATTCTTACATAGTTTACTGTACACTCATAGACAGTTATAAATATAGGCATTATCAATTCTGATATTCCTATATTAACACTTATTGACTTAAGGTCTTCAATAACTGCATTTGATATCTCTCTTATAATACCCGGCTGAGTGATTACATTCTCAATATTCCACTGAGTAATTCTCTCTACTGGTGTTGAATCTTCTTCTGGTAAAGAGTCTACAATACTCTTATCAAGATGATTCATGAATATCATGTAATTTCCCTGCTTCTCATCTTCCTCTGATGTATTGGTTGTATAACCAATTTCTAATCTATCACATATATTGAGTTTGAACTCTGATAGCTTTGATTCATAACTCTTAAGAGTATTGATGATAACTTTATAAGTTCTCTCTACAATTACTGCAACCAACTTTGGGTCTTTGAGCGGAACTTTAAACTTCTCATATATCAACTTTATTGCTGATGAGCAAATAGGAATGATATGCTCCTCGTCTTCTACTACAAACTCATTATAATCTGCTAAATACTTTTCATCCATATTCATTTTGTTTACCTCACTTTATTCTCTCTATGGTTTAACTATTCTTACTACATATTCGTCTGGTGATTCATCACAATCAAGACCTATTAGTTTCGTAGGTCCTGACTTATCAATAGAATCAAACGCTTTTTTCATCTGCTCCGTAATAGAACAATCTTCCAAATACTTTTCATCCATTGTGTTACCTCACTTTTCAATTACTTTAATATTACTTCTTGACTTTTGAGTCAAAGTATCAAATATTGCACCAGCTGTAACTTCTGGGTCGAAGTCATCTGGTAATTCACATTCTAGTTCTAATCGATTATTTTCATTATCGACTCTAGTATATGACAAATCCACCTTATCGGGTTCACCATACTTAAACACACATCCGGCTGATAATGTAAATATTCCAATATCTTTAGCATCACCGTATGGTGAAAATACCATTCTACATTCGTTACCAACGCCAGTATATCCAATTTCATCAAACATCATGGTTTTTAAAATCTCTACAAGCTCCGTTCGTTTTTTGAAAACTGGGGTATAGCCCTCACCCATTATATTTCCTTTCTCTACCTCTATTATTTACAGGCTTCCAATCTCTATTCCTTGTTTCAAATACTTTCTTCTTCTCAGGTTTTGTTGCTATCTGAGTCATCAACATATTCTGAGTTGAATTGATTATATTCGGAAGATATTTCTCAATCTTCTGGATTGGATCTTCTTCTGTTGCTGTAAACAGAATATTTGTATTAAGCCTCTCTACATTAAGTATCATCACATGACACATTGCTGTCTTCTTATCAATATCTATAACTACTGATAATTGTCTGTCCCCTCTTGCTCCTTTCATTTTGATTACATTATTGACAGTTGCCATTGAACTATCCTTTGGATTTAATTTAACTACTGTAGTTACATCAAAATCCTTACCAACCGACAACTCAACACAATTTGTTGTTGCCGTTACTACTTCTTTTAGCTTTCCAGCCACATCGTTACTTAACATATTTGCTATGTCCTTTCTTAAGTTACTTCTAAAAGATAATATATTAATCAACCACATAATTAGTGATTGAGATATATACAACATAATTATAAATGTGGGTACCGTCTTACTACACCTTATCCGCATTTATATGTAATAAGTAAATAAATGCAAAAAGTCTTTGCTTACACAAAGTAAATTCCTGTTTTTTGCTTTGCTCGTCACTGTCTTTCCTGTGACTACGTTTGTCTAAAATTCCGAAAAAGACGACATAAAACCTCCTTGAAAATAAATTGTTGCTTCTGCATCCGAGTTCCGTAAGCTCGGATGCACCCTTTTATTAAAAGTTGTTCTGTATATAATCTTTTAATTTATCTATAGTAATTATTGGAATATCATATTTAACAGCTTTATTTATTTTACTTGATACAACTCCTTCATATGGAATAACTAATATATCAGTCTTCTTAGTGAATGAGTTATTATCAATCTTTCCACCTCGTTCTTCAATGAACTCTTTTAAGCCAGGTTCATCATCTTCTCTTACTTTAGTAAAACACACTGTAAAATCTGCATTAGGTTTTACAGAATCTTTTATTGTAATATTACTTAGTAAGAATTCTATTAATTCCCTATTCTCATTTAATCCATCTATTAACTTCTTTGCTGTTTTCTCTTTGATACCAGGTATTACTATAAATACATTTATATTTTCTTCCTTAGAGAATTTTAATAATTCATCTAATCTAATATATTCAAATATACCTTGGAACTTCTTAGTTGATACTCCTTCTATTCCTATAGAAGCCATTAAAGTTGGTAAATCACATTCCATATGACTTTCAATCTCATTAATAATATTATCTATTCTTAATTCATTAAAACCATCTAATTTAATTATACTATCTCTAAAATCTTTTAATGAGTATAAGTCTTTAATAGTTAATAAATAACCAGCTTCATATAAATCATCTATAGTACTATAAGAAATATTTCCTATATCCATCTTTATACAATAATTAAGTATCTTTCCTTTTACTCTACAAGGACAGTCTTTATTATCGCATCTTAAGATAGATAATTCTTCATCTTTATCTTCTTCTAATTTTAAATCAGACCCACAGTCTGGGCAACTCTGTGGAGCTTCAATAGGGAGCTTACCACTCCTACTACAGCCAGGGTCAGTCTCATCATAGGTAATATATGGGATAATATCATATGCAATCTTTACTACATCTCCTTTACATAATTCTAATTCTTTAAATCTCTTATAAGAACCTAAAGAAGCTTTTGATATAGTATTACCTTTTAAAGTAACTTCTTTAAATTCTACTACTGGATTTAATCTTCCAAATAATCCAGCACTAAATTTAATATCTTTCACTTTTGAATATGCAACTTCTTCTGTATATTTAAAAGCTACTTCATATTTATTTTTATCATTCTCTCTACCAAGAGTCTTTTGTAATTCTGGATTAGTAAGAATGATAACACAACCATCACATCTTAATCCAGGCAATACAGTTTTATTAGAGAAAGCAAACTGGTGAATCTTATCAAACTCTTTTAACTGACAAGTTATATGAGGATATTGTAAGGATTCCTTAGGGATAAACTGTAAGGATTCTTCACCATTCTCAAAATAAGAGTATCTCAGAGGTACTATAGTGAGATACTCAATATCTTCTATATCTGGATTCTTCTTATTTAATATTCCAGATACTATTGACCTAGTATTCTTGAAATTAGTATTATGGTCTTTATTATACTTTTCAAGATTTTCATCAGTCATCATTATCTCAGTTTTAACCCCATGAGGTTTATCATAATTATGACTTACAAATACATCACGGAACATAGAAGTTATATCCTGAGCAATATTCCTTTCAGTATCACCTCTGGTTAATGCTTTAACTACATTACCATTTCCATCGCATTCAAAGATACAAGATACTCCATCAAACTTAGGCATAACATAAACTTCTTCTTCTAGTAAGTTTATATTTTTACCAGTAATATCATTATATCTATTTTGAATTCTATTAATCCAATCTTCTATAGTAGACTGAGATTTATTTTTAATAATATCTTCATCAGTAATCTTATAAATCTTATCAATAGTACCTCTTAAAGATTTATAAGAATGATTAGAAGTATTATCTTTTGATAATTCTGATTCAGTAATGATATCTTTCCCAGTTACCATATTATAGTGGGAGAGTAGTAAATCATATTCTGAATCAGTAAGACCAGTACCATAATTAGTATGATTATAAATTGAGTTGCATATCTTTAAGATATACTTAATCATATTCATACTCATATCATCTACCACCATATCCAACTTTTTGAATAAGCTAATTTTAAAATCTTGAAAATCTTTACTATTGAGCAGTTTAACTGCTCTGTCCATTACTTCTTTTGAATCAAGACCATTATACATCTCTTCTAACGATGTCAATGATTTGATTGTATCGCATGCTTCGCTCAAGTTCTATCCCCTTTCTAATAGTTTCAAAGTGTATTTTATTAAAACCTAATAATTCTGCCAATCCTGTAATAAACCCTTCAAATACACAATATTCGAAGTTTGTTTGTAATTCCTCAAACTTTACAAGATTACCAAAATGACTATAAAATTTATCTAAGTACACATCACATCTAAAATCATTATCGTGCCTTAGATAAATAACTTTACCTTCTAATCCATTATACCTGATATTTAGTAATCTATGAGTATATCCAGGGTCACCAGGGATTAGAACTTCATCAATAACTTCAATCATATCTTTTCCTCCAAATTAAAATAATTTTATTTAGTTACAAATAGATGATATATGATTCAAAGAATAAAATAGAGATATGAGAAAAAATCTCATATCTCATTAATATTACCCATATATACACTTTGTTATATTTATTGATAATAACTCGGATAACTCATCAACTACATTCTTTTCATTCGGTGTAAAGGTATTTGTATCTTTTGATATTTTACCAGTATAATCTTTATAAAAACTTACACCACTCCATGATACGCTCAATAGAACTATATCTTCATATGAATTAGTTAATACTACATATACCATACCTATCTTATCATCATTCTGAAATATTGCATTTACTGAAGTACGATTAGATGTCGTATAAGTGTTGGTAGATAATTGGGATAATCTTGTATTCATTATAAACTCCTTTAAAATCTTATTATGTTAGAAATAGAATTTGTCTTTCTATTTATACCACCAAACATTTTACCCTCTTCTAAAGTCTTTACACCAAATAATTCCAATACTGGTACAAATGGACTTAATATATTATTAACGATAGTTGTATAATCTATATAAGGGTCTAACCAACTTGGTATTTTTGTATTCTGAGGAATTGCTATTACATTCATACCAACTATTTTTTCTACACCCTTTGAATTTGTTTGAATAAACATACCTGTTGTATCTTCAAATATTTCTTTCATTATTACTGAATATTCATGGGGATGAGTATAAACTAACTCGGCTATATCAGTTGGTTTGAATATATTCAACTTAAGTATACTTACTCTCGATGGAATTTCTATCTGTTGGTCTGGATTCATTATATTCCAAGCAGATGCTCCTCTAACAGATGCTTCTGAAAATGGATTAGCATATGAAGCCATCTCTTTAACAGAAGCTGTTGGAAGATAAATATTCTCACCACGTTTAATAGACTCAATGATTTCATTTCTGAATAAATATACATCTTTAAGCATTCTCTTTATATCAAATTCTCCATCATTCTCTATTAAGTATTTTTTAACTAATCCCATAAACTTTTCTTCACAATATTCAGAAGTAGTTGATTTCTTAAAATCAAATCCTTTAATATCATATTTAGGGGGATTCATTAAGTTACCCTCTCTTAATAGAATTTTTGTAATATATCTTTTTTTAGCACTTCCTATTATTAACTTAGAGAAATAGAACTCATTCTTCATAACAAAAGTTGGTCTAAACTCTTCTGGTATATTAGAAGATTCTCCAAAGTATAATAATAAATTCTCAATAGCATGAGAAATTATATATGCTAAAGTATTAATACAAATAAATTCATTATTTGTTTTAGACCTACCAAAACCAGAAATATCTATAAAATCAAATATATGATTTACCAAAGTATCTACTGATAAGATATTACTATCTGTATCTATTACAGTAACTACTTTTCTTTTAAAATTTCTATGTCTATAAATTCTATCTATAGATAGATATCTACAATATACATATTTCATCATATATTCATTTAATTTAAATAATTCATTTGATATACTTTCTGGTGGTTTAGCTGGGTCTAAGAAATATTCTTTATCAACAAACTTATTCCAATCCTTTGCTGTTTTATCAATAAACTTATCTCTATACTCATCTGGTATCTCATATAACCAATCTTTATCATTTTTATCTACATACTCTAAATTACTTACATTATAGAATATTGAATATATTAAAGATTTCATTTCTTCATGGTCTGAAATAAAATCAAATATATTATTCTTATAATAAAGCATTGATATTTCTTCTGGACTATAACTACTTAAATAATCACATAAAGTCTCATATGAATCATCAGTTGGTTCTAATGTTGCATCACATAATCTATTTGCAACTTCTGTTAATATATGAGGTTTAATAAAATCATCACAATAAGTATTATTAAAATCTTTACTAACAGTATTTAACCAATCTATACATTCTGTTGTATTTAAGAAGATATAATTATCAGCTAATAATCCCTCAAATAACATCTCTGCTGATGATATTATTTCTTGAGCTGTATGAGTAGTAGCTGGTCCACTATACTTACTATAAAATGGTGAAGATGGTAATCCACTACCACCATAATATGAGTTCATATTTATCTTCTCATTATTCTGCTTTCTATCAAAATCCTTATATTCATTACTTGATGAATCCTCAATAGAAAACATCTGTTTCTTATAATTACTTCGCTGTATTGCAAAGTTATTTAACATGACCGCCGTTGGGTTTATTGCATCATTCTGATTTTTATAAAATGCAGCATTACCACATATAATAGGTTTCTTTCCTTCCACCCAATTCAAAACTGAAAGTAAATTAGTTTCTCTAGTTTCATGGGTATAATTATTATCCAGAGTTACTACTGGATTTTGTATTTTCTTTGATATTGTATCTCTTATTACTTCTTCTATAGAACCCTCATCGAAATCAGGATTCATTTTTATCATTACATCTTTCATAGATGCTACATATCTCTCAATAAATAAGTTTTGTTCCATTATAAAAACCCTACCTTATCTTTCGAATTATCTATCTGTATTATCAGATATATCAAGTAATTATACCACAATTAGATAAATTTATACTATTGAAAGGTATAGATAAATATATGGTAAAATCTTTTGTCGATGCATTTAGATTAAATACACATGTGGTAGAATTCAATGGTAAAGAATACCAATTTCTCATAGAAGATTATCAACATACTACTGGCTACGCTAGAGGTATAATATGGGATAAGTCTACTGGTGAGAGATATCACACCGAGGGTTATTTACAGATTGGAAATACTACTATTGTGACCAAGTGGAAAGAGGGCTATGATTACTCTCGAGATAATTGGGTGCATACTAATGAACTAATTATCGAAATTAATTAAACCCCAAAACAGATAAATAATTATGAATTAAGAAAGGTGGAACTACTACAATGAGTAGAATTGATGAGTTACTTTCAAGACCACTACCATCTAAGTCAGGATACATGTTTGAAGCTGATGATATAGATAAATACTCAAAGCCAAATGATGCATTTGTTAAGGCTGATGGTGTTGAGCCAAATCAGCAGTATCAGGAAGATGATGATTTTGGTTATAACGAAGATGATGCAGAAAATGCATTTTCTGGAAGATATGACAGCTATGGTGATGACGACGATAGTGCTGATGTAGGTACAGATGATATTTCAGATATCAGCAGCCTTGATGACTTTGATGAGTATGATGATGAGGAACTTGCTGACCTTGATAGAGAGCTTAGTGGAGACCTTGACGATGCATATTCAGATGAAGAGAATGAAGAAGAGCTTAGCTCTGATGCAGAGATGGAAGCTGATGATATGATGTCTATGGCAGCTACAACACTTCTTGTAAATGATGAGCTTAATGCTGATGAGAAGAGAGACTTCGTTGAGAATGAAGCTGATATTGCTATGAGAGAAGGATTCATGACAGATGCTGATGTAAATATGATAATTGAGTCATATTCAGATAATGATGATTATTTCTCAGAAGCAAAATACAATAAGCCTATGATGATCAGACTTGATGCTGAGTCAAAGAAGAAGCAGCTTTATGCACTTGCTATCAATGTATGTGCAGCTGCAAATAACGATTCTGACTATAGAAAGCTTAAGAAAGTTCTTAGACTTAGAAAGATTCTTAGAGCTAAACTTGATAAGAAATATCATGGTCAGGCAGTTAAGAGAATGAAGGTTTACTTCAATAGACTTAGAAAGTCTAAATCTCCAGTTCTTTCAAACATTGCAAAGAAAGTGGATAAATAATAAAAAAAATATGGGTACTCTGATTAATTTCAGAGTACTCATTTTAATCGTTCAGTCTTCTGGATATTCCTTTGATATCTTATGCAAGTCATATCCAAAATATTTACGAAAGGCTTCTATAAATCTTCTCTTACCGTTAAATGTAGGTGGGATTATTTTAAATGGTTTACCATTAACTCTACCCCATTCGACAACAACTTCTCTATACTTGAGAATATAACCTTCAGTATTATCGTCGTATACCTCACTCTCTAACGAACACCTATTCCTACCAAACTTAAATGTAGTAATATTACCTTTCGTTTCAACATCAGTTATTCGCTCCTCTCTACTGATTATTTTTTCTTCCATACAGTCTCCTTTCCAATTTTTACGAATATTATTATTACGTATAGATATTATATTTATAAAATATAGATATATGAAAGACGAATACTACATCATCTTTCATATATCATTTTAAGCTGCCACTTCTACATGCAACTCTGCTTCTATTATCTTTCTTATTATATACATTATGAATGGAGTGAAGAAAAATACTTCTATACTATTATTAAGATAAATTAATTCTGTATCTAATTCCATATTAATATCTTTAATAGTTAATCTTTCTCCTCTTACATATCTTTGTATTAATTCAGCATAATCAGATTCTACAGGAGCATTTAATCTAATAGCTTCCATATAGTCTTGAGAGAATATACTCTTACTATCATCTGGAATTACCATTGGAGTATCTAATACTTCTATATTTCTGTCATGCCATTTTCTAAATGAGGATTCCCTTATAGATGTTCCTGGTCTTGTAGTATATTTAAACATAGAGAGAAGTTTCATATCTTTTGTCTCTAAGAATTTATATACTGATTTAGCATACTTATATTTTCTCTTAGGGTCATCATATTGGTCTGTAAGCATTATAGTAGATAAATCATTTTTATCATTAAATAATTTATGTATGTTAATAAAGTATGTCTGTAAAGGATCATACAAAAGTTTACCATCTTCTATCTCACAAAGAAATACATTATGCCTATCATTATAGAACATCGCCATATATAAATCTTTAATCTCAGCATACATCTTTTCTATTTCTTTTATTTTATTATAAGAAGATTTTTCTATAATACAATTAGTTTCTGTACCAATATTCTCTAATACACAAACATGCTCGTCTAATACCTGCTTTTCTATTTCTTCTAACTTAGTAGAATCAATATACTCTAACTTAAATTCTATCTTATAATAATTATCAGGCATTACTGTATCGTACTGGATATTAGTAACTCTGAAAATATAATAGTCTTTAAGAGTAGGTATTATAAAGAAATCATTAGGAACTGGTTTAATAGTTTTCGGTAGAACTATTCCATCACCATCCCATGTTGAATCTAATCCTTGGTCATCTTCTGCTATATTTAGAACTATCTGGTCCATTCCATATAGTGGGAATTTTTCTATTTTTTTAAATCTAATAGGTGATCTATTACCTATTACTGATGCAACATCCAAAAATCCTTCATCTACTGTGGTATTATCAACATCGACATGATAGTATGTTACAAATACTGGTGTAGTATCAATAAATCTAGCAGTAGGTGATTTAAACCTATTTTCAAATTGGAACGTTGTATCTTCAACCATTTTTTGCTCATTTATTATAAAAGCCATATTGGAACTACCTTCCTTTCAATAGTTGATAACTTATGACTATGTTTTTATAACGGTTATCACATCAATTTATATACTATTTTTTTGTACCTAAATAAAGAAAGGAAAGGAAAAAATTTGTATGGGTAAAAATGGTAATAGAGACCAAGCAAGATACGATAGTATCGCAAGTAACTTAGAGGTATTCGTAGATGATATCTCTACATTATTTATTTTTGAAGGACAAAAGGAGAAGGATATTGAGGAAGCAACCAAAGTATTGAAGAAAGCAATAAAACATCTCAAGAATGGGAAACCTGAAAAGGTTCTTAATATGGAAAAATTCGAAGAGTATGTCGAGATGTATGCAGCAAGATAATAAAGTAACTTTATTTATATTAAAAGAGGATAGAGAGTTATACGCTTTTAGTGATGACAAGAAAATAGTTATAGAATTTATGCGTACTAGAGAAATGAATAATTTTATCATTAAAGAAAAAAGAATGGAAGTTGAGGAATATGTTACATTCTGTCATTATAATAGTGGTAAAATATTAAATACAGATTATCTGTATGATGGTACACATACTTTTGAATTTCCAATGACAACAGATGAGAGTTTTAAACTTGAAGTTGAAATTGATGATATTTTTAGGAGAGTTGGTGATAGTAAAATAGTATTAATGAATAAGATGTTTCGAGGTAAATACAAGAAGAGCCTAGAAAGTATTTTAGACTATGTGAATTCTTTCTATTATAGTACATTTCCAAATAATGACTGTACTGGAGAGGTTAATTCTTTAAATGTATTTATCAAGTTATTCAGATTTACAATGTTAAAATGTGAAAGGTTAGAAGATAATGAATTCTATTAATAGAGAGGTGTGTGAGAGGATGTATTATTCTCTCATAGATAATAATAATGATTTAATTAATATAGATGCTGTGATGGCTAAACTAGATATGCTTGCTAATAACCATTTATGTAGTTCTATTAAACTACCTAAGAAAGCTTTTAGATTTCCAACACAGCTATACATAACAGACTATCTACTTGGAATAGATAAGAAGCTATCAAAGTATTTGGTAGATACTAACACGTATGATAGTTATACAGAATCTCAATTAAAAGAAATGGGGTTAAGTAACAATAAGAAAATATTGGATAAAGGAATATACTTCATAGATATTTCTTCTGGTAAGAAATCTAACTATATAGTTTTTGTTACTAGAGATGTTACTGGAGAATATGGTCCAGAGCCAGATATCAAATTATACTTCGTAGGTGATAGTAACATTAAAAAGTACAATAAATTTATGAAGAAGTATAATAAGGCAAAAGAGAAATATGATCATAGGTCATTTACTAGTATATATGATATCGTATTGGATTCATATGAAGATGCTGTCTTTAAGTCATTTGATAATATGATATTTGCTAATAAGGATAGAATATTATCATATATCAATAATTGGGTTAATAACTTAGATGTATATGAGAAGTATAATATAGTACCTAAGTTATCCATATTAATATATGGACCACCAGGAACTGGTAAAACTACATTTGCTAAAGCATTAGCAAATTATTTGAATATCAATATGATTACATTGATAACTCAAGAATATTTTACTATGAAGAATCCACCAGAGTTCTATAAGAATAATGGAATAGTATTATTAGATGATATTGATACAGTATCAAATAATAGGGACGATGATAAGTCAATGGAGAATAAGAATACAGTAGCTAGACTACTTAAGTTCTTAGATAATCCACCAGCATGTTATTATACTAATAAAGATAGTGGTGATGAACAACGTAGTGTACAAATTATAATTGCTACTACTAATTATTATGATAAGTTAGATAAAGCAGTTAAGAGATTTGGTAGATTTGATTTACAATTTGAAATGCCAGATTTCGGTAAAGAAGAATCAATAGATTTTTGTAATCTATATGACTTACAATTAGAGGATATTTGTCCTAAAGCAAATAATAAGAATTTTAGAATATCACCTGCTGAATTACAAGCATTGTGTATTTCTAATATTGATAAACGTATAAAAGGAAGTGAGGGAAACAAAAATGAAATTTGATAAGTTTATCGCAATGGTGTTGAAGACACTCAAAAAGGGGAGAATTAAATTCTCAGATGATAATAAACTGGATTTAACTCCGTATATAACAGAGAGTATTAATACTACTCTTGTTGGACAACTTGATGCACTTATATCTAGAGAAGATGTAGTGATTGGAGAAGAACCAAAATGCTCAGTTGTATCTGTATTAAAGACAAAAGATACTGTATTTGCAAATAAGACTTTTGTCGTAGCAATGAATAGAAAGCAGGCAGTCAATTCATTTGATTTCTTAAAGGATACAAGAATTGGTGCCTTATTAAGAAGCTCAACTTTATCATCTATTTATTATCCAATAAAAGATGCGTGGAAGCAACTTATGGATTCAGATAAGTCAAAAACTTATGTGATGTATATTCCAAAGATAGTTGTATTTGCAAATCTTTCTGAAATGGATTTGTATGAAGATTTAGTATTAACCGACCTACTACTCGTGGTAACACCTACAGTAGATGAAATACGAGAATCTAATGACAAAGAGATGACAAAAGCTGAGGTTCGTGAAAGAATAGTTACTGATATTCTTGAAGCAGTAATTAGGACAGGAAACCATAATGTCATTATAGACCCATATTCACATAAAGTACTTGCAGAAGATAAGTATGAATGTGGTAAGTTATGGAATGAAGTAGCTACATCAGTAAGAGTAGATAACAATATCAATTCTATACTATTTGATTTTACTTTCTGGGATGAAGAAGATTTTAATCTCTTTACATCTACAGCTAAAGAAGAATAATTATTATATGCAGGAATAGTAGTGAAAAATCTCTACTATTCCTATTAGTGTATATATTATTTTTTGGAAGCTTATAAAGAAAGGAAAGTTATTATGTCTAGGTTTGATTTGGTTACTGATGTTCCTGTTATTCATAATAGGGAAGAACTAGCTCAATGGTTAAGACCTCTTTATATTATTGATGATATCTTAGTAGATGATGATACATATAATAATATGAGAAGTTGTATTTTAAACCTTGTTAGAGGTTCATTTACTATAAGAGCTTGTAGAGAATACCCTATTAAGTTTAAATTCAATAAGAAAGATAAAGAAGAATATCAATTAGAGTTGAGAGACTTCTTAATAAACTTAATACTATTTGAACCATTTATAGAACTATATGGTTTGAATGTTTTAGATAAGTCTTACATATTTGATTGTAAGACTGGAATACCTAATATAGAGAATTATATTAATAATAAAATAATTCTCACTTTGAAAGATTATCAAGTTAAGAATACTTACTTGAATATAAGAATATCTAATGTAATTTATAATCTGAGAATGATATCAGTAGATTTCTCTCAGATATTAGGATTGAACTTTAATATCTTTACATTTGCAGATATGTATAGTAGCAATACTGAGATTAGAGATATAATGGAAACTAAATTCGATGAAAGTTTACAACCATATGAGATAGAGGCTCAATTAAAAGAATTACAGAATAGAGAGATGCAGATATATAAGGATTTACCTGATAATGAATTGGGTGCTATTCTTAGGTCAGCTACTGGTGTTAAACCAAAACAGTTTACAGAGTTTACAATAGCAGGTGGATTGAAACCAACTATTGATGGTTATACAATACCAGAAGTTATTCAGAATAGTATTCTTATAGGTGGTCTTGATAGACCAAGCTATTTCTATATAGATGCTGGTGGTGCAAATAAATCTCTTATTATGAATAAGAGGGTTATGGGTAGTGCTGGTTATTTTGGTAAATTAGTATCATTATTGACACGTACATTATCAATGGATACTGAGATATCAGATTGTGGTAATCCACACTTGATAGAAATAGAACTCAAGACAAATACGCATCTTAAGAGATGTGATGGAAAATATTTCAAAGTAAATAAAGATGATATAGATTATTCCGTATTGAATTATGAAAAGCATAAGCACTTGGTAGGTAAAAAGATTTATATAAGGTCTGCAATTACATGTGGATTAGGAAATCATGTATGTGCCAAGTGTATAGGAATACAAGCATTAACCAATGCAGACATAGCAAACGGTGTATCAACTTTCTATTCAGAAGAAGTTACAAAAGTAGTAGAGCAAAATATTTTATCTACTAAGCACTTATTGGAAACTTTCTCTGAAATAATTAAGTTTAATGATAACTTCTATAAGTTCTTTACTTTAATAGGTGGTGAAATAATGCCAGTATTACAAGTAGAGGATGAAGATAAAGATATTGATGATTACGCTATTTATATCAACCCCGATGACATTAATAAGGTTGATGAATATGAAGATGATAGCTTATTCAATAATTTCTTACCAGATGCAAAGTTTGTTATAAGAAATATCAATAACCCTAAGGAAGAAGATATTCCTATAGAGTTAGAAGATAAAGAATTATTCATATCTAAAGACGTAATGAAAGATATTTATAAGAATAATGGATATATCTACTTCAGTGAATTGAATGAAGATATGAAGTTATTTGAAATAAATATCCAGAATAAAGAGTTAACAAAACCTCTTTATGATTTAATGGATTTAATTAATAAGAAGAAAGATAATGATAATGAGACTATAGATAGTATGTTACAGCAGTTCTTAGACCTGATGGTTACTGCAAAGATATCTGCATCTATAGTAGCAGGAGAAGTAATTATCAATAGATTAATTAAAGATGTTAATGACCCTTATGTTAGACCAGATTTCTCACAAGAGATAATGCCTAAGTATCAGATAAAGACAGTAAAGAATGCTCTTACAAAGAACAAATCTCCACTAATAGGATTATCAAGTGAGAATCTAAAGAAACAGCTTCTTGATGATGAATTATATACTACGAGATATGAGGAATCATATGTAGACCCACTATTTAAAGAAACCATATCAATGAAACGGTTGAAAGGTTATAGTAAATTAGTGCGTAAGTAATAACTGATATTAGTACTCTATTAATTTAGGGTACTAATATTTTTTTATATACATATATCATTTATGTAATAACTTATAAATAATATTTATAAAGGAGATTTGTTATGTCTATTTGGGGTACAGCATTTAAGGGAAGCGATGTTAAATCAGATGGTTATCTAAATTTAAAAACTGAGTTTGATAAGATACTAGCTCATAGAGAATTAGCTATCAAACGTGGTAGACCTGACTATGAGATTAAGGCTATTGATTGTAGAATTGAAGAATTAGTTTTTAAAATGGATGTATATGTAAGGACTGGTAATCGTATATAAAAATTAAATAAGATAAGGATATTAAGTCCTTATCTTATTTTTTTTATCTAGTTAAATGAGTAATTCATCAGGATTCAACTGCTTTGTAAGAACTAAGTTCTGATGGAATTTCTGTAAGTTAGCCTGTGTCAAATCAGTACCACAAATAGAAGCTAATAGTCCTATTTCTGTATTCTCCATATTATAGTAGTAGTTACCACCACAAGCATTACATATACATTTATCTTTTCCATATCCTTTACAATATAATGGACTTCTCATCTTTACAGTCTTTCCTATTAATTGACTCTTGTTATTATTAGTAATCTCCGTTAATTTTGTTCCATTTAATACGTATCTATTAATAAAGTTATTTACATTACCACCAGTAATGCCAATCTCAAGATATTTAGTAGAACCACAATCACTTCCTCTTGGTCCCAAGTATTCTGACTGGAATGCAGCTAATAATTGTTTCGCAAGATAGCCCGACACTCGTGTGCCACAAGCTTTTGGATAACTTCCCGAGACAATGACGTTGCTATGGGTTGCAATATCATCCTTTGCTAATCCATCACATAATGAATTTGTAATTATCTCATATTCCTTAGAGTAAGGATTTTGAACAGCTCCTCTCATTAGATACATATTCTTTAAATGGTTATCAACACTACCTCTAGCACCAGATGTATATAAATCCATTCCTATATCATCTTTAAGTTCATTCATGGTAGCATTAATAAGTTCTTTTTCTATTTTCTCAACTACACGAACATCTCCTTTAGCTATAGCTTCCGCGTTCTCTTTAAGTAGTTTTTCTTTTAACGCTTTAACAGATGGTGGTATTTTAGTAGTAGCAGGAGTGAATGATGAAGTAATTGTAGTATGGAACTGTAATCCAAACCAATCTCTTGTATTGATATAATTCATCATTTGATGAGTATTAATAACATCATTCTGTAGAGCATTTGCTATTCGTCCTTCAAACTTTTTAAATCCACCTTTACCCATTACATTATTATCATACGATAAGAAAGAATCAAATCCTAAAGATTCAATCATCATCTTATTATATACTAATCTACCTACAGTAGTTTCTATTTTTTCTCCTTTAGGAACTAAGTGATAGTCTTCATGAGTTAAAGTTAAAGTATCACAAACATGAAATCTGGCATCATTGATAGTTTTCTTATCTACTGTACTAGTAGTTCTACCAAACCAACTAACAAAATTAGTATAAGTCATATCTTCTTTTTTAAGAGATACAAAATATTTCTTTTCTTCATCAGTAAGCTTTCTATACTCACCAAATGGGTCTTTTGTTAATACATAGAAAGTTTGAGTTGTTTCTTTACCAGAGTCACGAATAATGCTTCCTTTAGAGTCAATGTAGTTCTTTTTACTATAGATAACTTTTTCTATTTCTTCATTTGCTTCCTGAGTGAATAATATCTTCTCAGTAGTTTGATCCCCATCATCAATTTTTTATTAATCCATATATTTCTATATAAGTTCAGACTATATCTTTATTAAGAAATTATCTTAATACCTCCCGTTTCGGTTTATTGATATTATCTCACCTACATTTCACCCTATTATTGGGTCTACTCGGTTCTAAGTATAATACTTAGCCTTTCCCTAGTCGTTGAACCTTACTCTATATAAAATAGAGTCTTGGCTGCTGATTGTCTAATCCTTAAGATTATTACTCTATGGTACTTAAGGCTCTAAAGAGTTTCCAGCAATTAAAGAGGTTTAAGGTGACCATTATGGAGTTCATAATCACCATTAAGTCCAGTTAGATATGAGTTAGAGAATTGAGTTGCATCTAAGAATAAAGTAGGTATCTCATGAGTTGGTGTATTGATATCAATATCAGGATACCAATTATACACTTGACCATTTACTACCATGGGCAAAGTCTTAGATGTAGAACCAACTCTTATCTTAGAGAAGAAAATACCATATGATTTATTAATAGGATAACGAGTTACTTGAACATGCTTATTCTTAGCAATATCTTCACAAGCCATATACAATAAATCAGTTCTGGTCATTGGTCTATTTATTACTGCTAATTCTCCAACTGATTCACCAGACATTCTTCTTCCTAAGAACTGGATATACTTAGGAGTTTTTGAATCTGTTGGTATTTCTATTTTATTAAATCTAGACTCAGGGTCTTTCATAAAACCATCAATAAGTTTTTTAATATACTTATCTGAGTAATATGACTCTGGGTCTATTATCTTATAATTATTTCCATCATTACTTGGTAGTACATAATTCTTTGATTGAATAATATTTCTATCAAAGAAGTCTTTTACCCATTTAACTACAAATGGATACATTAAAGAACAGCATTGAGCTAATGGGAGTAAAGTATATTCAAATGATATCTTTAAATCATCTACAGTATCTGCATGATATGTAGGCGAAGTAATAACAGTTCTTATACAATAATCCACATTCTTTCCCATAAGATACTTTCGTATCATACCATTCTTCTTTTCCAACTTATGTTTAAAATAATCATAAATTGCTATCATTGTATTCTGGATATTATAATTGGTTGTATGGAATTGGAAGCCAAACATACCTTGTCTATCCAGTAATGAAGATAATCTTATTAACTTACCATAAAGATTATTGATATCATCAGTTTCACCACCACTAGATGAACCTGTTTTAATATCTCTAAAAAAAGCAGGTACTACTATTTCATATTGAGTAAATAATTCATCTTTCTTATATTTTTTTAATAAGTTGATTCTCTCATTTCTCATACCAAATTCTTCAGTGTTATCTTCATCATTCTTTGTCCAATTTATTTTTTCCCAGTTATTGTAGATAAACTCTAAACCAGTATCTCCATTTTCTTCATCTTCTACTAGCCTACCAGATGAGTCTATTCTGTAATACATCTCTCCATTGATAATTTTATCAATATTTCTAAACATCCTTCGTATTGCTTTATAAATATGAGGGTGAAAGAAATGATTGTGGAGATCTATATATGCGAATGTCTCTCTTCTAGATTTAGTAGTGATTCCAAAAATTTCATTAGATATTAATCCATTAGGGTGAGGAACATCTCCTCTTTGGAATAATATCGCAGAAGTTATTGGTTGTAATTTATTTATCTCAATAAATTCTTTCGTATTATATAAATCTATTTTCATTATGAATTTAATCCTTTCATATATGATTTATTGGATTGTGTTTTGTTTGAAGTTTACGGTGGTTCACAATAACTTAATACTTAAAAGAAAGGAAAAGATGAAATGGCTAAATTAACTACAAAAGAAATTCAGGATTATATAGATAAAGTTGGTATGCTTGCACAGAAAGAAGCATTAGCAAGAAAGAATAGCAATAGAAATTGGTCTCTTCCATCTGTATGTATAGCTCAATCAATTCTTGAAACTGGTTGGGGTAAATCATCTCTTATGACAAGAGCAAATGCATTTTTTGGAATTAAGAGTGGTAGAAATTGGCAAGGACCTGTATATAGTACAAAAACTAGAGAATGGTATGATGGTGTAAATGCAACTAATATAGTAGATACATTTAGAGCATATAATACTCTTGAAGATTCTATAAAGGATTACTATAATCTTATATGTGAATTCAGTAGATATTCAAAAGCTTGTAATACCATGGACCCAAGAAAATGTATTCAGGGGATTAAAGATGGTGGATATTCTACTTATCCAACTTATGTAAATGAAGTAATGGCTCTTATCAATTCTTATGGTTTGACTAAGTATGATACAGTATTAGCAACAGGTAATACTCCAGTAGAAGAACCAAAAGTTGATAGAGAGAAACTAATAGAAAAAGTAGTTGATGATGTAATCAATAATAAGTATGGTTCTGGTGAAGATAGAAGAGCTAAACTTACAGCTGAAGGATTTGATTATGGAGATATTCAGAATAGAGTAAATAAGAAACTTAGAGAAAGTACTCCAACACCTAATGTAAGATATTTTCCTAAGTTTAATGGAAATAGTTCTAGTATTATAACAGCACTACGTGCAGTAGGCTGTAATGATACAAGTATGACATTCAGAAAAGATATTGCTGTATTGAATAAGATAGTACCTCTTAAGTTCTTATATACAGGAACTTCTAAACAGAATACTGATATGTTAAAACTTCTTAAAGCTGGTAAACTTATAAGACCATAACAATTTATTAGATACGGATTAAAGGATGGAGCTACAAAAAAATGGTACCAAAGAACTTAAAGCCTTATCCGTATCTAAATAAAATTAACCATTACACATAAAAATGGTTAGTACCACGGTAGATTTATTTTCTACCGTGGTACTAATCTTAATAGCTTTCAAGATTATAATCAATCTACTGGTCTAGCCCACAATCCAGGACTAGTTGGTTGGTCTCTCTGAATAGCAACATCCATAGAAGGTCTATTCTGATTTACCAGTTCTTCAATCTTTAAATCATCATATACAGCTACAAAGTTTGTAAGTGTAATAAACATAGAAATCTCTATTACTCTTGGGATATAATCTAAATCAATATCCTGAATATCAACTCCTAAGTTAAATGATGAATATACCAACACAGACTCATCTAAAGTTGTATTCATTACTGAAGATGGAATATAGAATGGTACATCATAAACTGAATTATGTCTTACATTTGCTGTCTCATTCTTCTCTTGGAATATTCCAACATTATTAATCTTTAATCTATATCTACATTTACTTGATTGAGTAATACCGTGAGGAAGTGGATTTCTTAATCTGAAATCAATCTTAGGATTAAAACTCTTTACTCTTCTATAAACAGTTTCATTATCCTTATTAACTCCTAATATAACAGCAGTATCTTCAACATCTAATGGTCTTACTATCTGTGAGTGTTCTATTTCAGCATTATCCTGATATACAGAATAATCAATATATACCTTATAGTAATTCTGTAGAGTATCTATAGATTTTATTTTCTTATCTGTAATCCAATTAATCAACTCTTTATAAAGTTCTGAATTGGATTTTGTATCTGGTCCTTCTAATGTATTGATGTTAATAATCTGACCTATATATTTATTATTACCATCAACTTTAACTGATGTAGAAGTACCAGGAACTAATTTATTCAAAACAGATGGTATTCTGGTCTCTTGATTGACCTTATAAAACTTATCACCTATTTTAGTGTAAATAGCTTTCATAGTATGATTCCTTTCTTGGTTATCTTAAAATATGGTTTTCATAATGTGTTAGATACAAGAATAACTTCAAGAGAAGTTAAATCCCTTGAAGTTATTTAATTTTTAAATTCTATACATTACACCACAACCAGCTACAAGTCTAACAGCTTCGTTAAACTTATCTCCAGAGAATGGTCCTACAGTAAATCTTCCGTCTTCGTTGATAGTGATTATTAAATCATACTCACCAAGTAGTGTAGTAACTCTACCCGCCATACCATCTGGTACAATAAGCTCAATAAGTCTACCATCTACATCTGGTGTAAATTTACCAGTATAATCCTCATAACCTACTGCTAAATATTCTTCTTCTGTAACAGAATCCTTATCAACTCCTTCAACAGGAGCTTCTACTGGAGTCTCTTCTACAACTTCTGGTTCAGCAACAGGTTCTGTAACCTCTTCAACTTCTTCTACTGGTGTTTCAACAACTTCCTCAGCTACTTCAGTAACTGTAGTATCCTGAGGCTTCTTTGTTTCTTTCTTAGCCATGTTTATAAACTTCCTTTCAATAAATTATGGTTTCATATTATTCAATTTATGAATTGTTCGTATGAACTCTTTTGCATCAGTATCATGCTGTGTTACTTGTAATAGCTTTGTCATAACAGTATTTAATACTTTCATAACATTACCATTTTTAGTAACTATCTTACCAAAATTACCTTGTGCATAATTATTGATATTTGATACCATCTGAGCTTTTGTTAATTCATTAGGATTTAATGCTTTATAATAGCCAGTTTTCTCCATTTCCTTAACAGTATCTCTAGCTCTATCAAACCAGTCTGCAGATACTTTTTTAGCATCATAATCAGCTTTAATAGCTTTATCCAAATTCGTCTTTACAAATACAATAGCAGTTACCGCAGTTACTATAGTAGCAGCTGTTTTGAGTTTTTTAACGGCTTTACTATCCTCATTAAAGAATTCATCAAACTTAGCTTTAAATGCTTCAATTTTACCTGATAGAGTTTTTGCATCAACTTCTTTTCTTTTTGCAGCCTCAAGTATTTCCTTATACATCTTATCAACTTCATTAAGATTCTTTAAATCCATCATTGTTATATTACCAGCATCAATTTCAGCTAATACTTTATTTGCTAATTCTGGATTTTCTTTTTTGATCATATCAATTTTCTTTTCAACTGGAGATAATCTGTATATTAAATCTTTAATAGCTCTTATAACTCTATCTATAAATTCTTGAATCTTTTTAAATACGCTTAATGCGAATTCTCCAATCTTCTCGAATACACCAGCTCGTTTCTCAGCTTGTTTTTCTTCACTCATCGGAGGTAATCCAACAGCTTCATTGAACATGACATCTTCACTGATAGCAATACACTCTTTAACTAATGATGATATAACATCATTACTTTCCTGAATTGTACTGTATATATCAATTAGACTATCGTTGACTTTGATAGGCTGTATTGTATTATTTACAAATGATACACTAATCATTTCAATTTCACCTTTCGTATTAATAGTTTAAATCTTTGTTTTTAGATAGGGTTTTCATAGAGTTTATATATTATTTTTATAGCTATATGAAACATGTAACCATATAGACTATAATTCCATAAGTGAAAGGAGATTTTTAAAATGAAGTATGGAATAGGTGATATGATTAAATTCCTATGGAGTTGCACAAAGGGAAGTAGAATAAGACTATTGATAATTTACATATTTAGTTTAGTTGATAGCTTCTCAGATACTATTAGAAATGTGGTATTTGCAATGGCAGTTACTGCATTAGTTGGTGGTAAACCATTTACAGAAATATTACGATTATATGGATTACAAACAATTGTGATATTAGGATTTGCATTTATAAGTATGATATACTATAAGTTCCTCTGTAAAGAAGATGCTACAATAAAGTTACGATTACAGCATCAAATAATGACTATAGTATTAAAGACACCAATTGATTTTAGTGAAAGTCATGATGCTGGTAATGTCCATCAGAATATGGATAATGTAATGAATATGACATTTGATATATTTGTAGACCATATACCAACCTTGTTATATAATGTATCAAATATTGTAATAGCATTTGTTATCTTATCTAGGATACATATCCTATTAGGTGTACTAGTACTATCAATAATACCTGTATTTATATTAATACAGAAAGCTTTAGGTACATCATTAAGTAACACTGTTATGAAACGAAATAAGACTTTTAAAGTTTTATTGAGTACTATATCTAGTACATTCAATATGGCACCTTTTATTAAATCACATGGTAATGCAGATAGTATTATTACTAGTATCATGGGTAGATTTAAAGAAGATGCTAATAATAAAGTAGAGGTATTTAGTGAGTGTAATACTTTGAATGAACTGATGAATATAGTTATTATTACATGTAGGTCATTAATTGATATAGGTGGTGCTTATCTGTTCAGTATCGGTAGAATAACTATAGGAACATTTACTCTTGTTCATAGCTACGCTAAAGACACATTTAAAAGTGTTAATAATATACTAAGAGTGATGTCCAGAGCAACCAGTACTATTAGTACATTAGATATGGCTATGGATATGATATCTGAGAAGCTAGAAGAAAACGGTAGTATTGATATGGAATATATTAATACTATTGAATTAGATAATGTCAGTTTCTCATACGATAAGAAGAATATAGTAGATGGAATTTCTTGTAAGTTGTATAAAGGAAAGAAATATGCATTTGTAGGATATTCTGGTTGTGGAAAATCTACAATACTATCATTGATAAATGGTATCAGAAAAGCCACCAATGGTGTTATTAAAGTTAATAATGTAGATATGGCATATGTTAATCAATTTATGTATAGACAGAGGATTGGTGTTGTATCTCAAACTGGATTAGTATTTAATGGTACTATTAAAGAAAATATTATCTATGGTTGTGATAATGTATCAGATGATGATATACAGGAAGCTATTGATAAAGCTAATCTAAAAGATTTCATACAGTCACTACCAGATAGTATTAATACCACTATAGGTGAAAACGGTATGAAATTATCTGGTGGTCAAAAACAGAGGATTACTATAGCTAGATCGTTTATTAGAAAGCCTCAATTACTGATATTCGATGAAGCTACATCTGCATTAGATAATAAATCTGAAGCAGAAGTTCAGAAAGCTATTGATAATATATCTAATGATGTTATGGTACTTATAGTAGCCCATAGATTATCTACTGTCAAGAATGTAGATACAATTTTCTGTTTAGATAATGGTAGAATAGTCGAAGAAGGAGATTATGAGACATTAATGTCTCATGAAGGATTCTTCTATAACTTATCAAAAAAGAAGAAAAAGAAATAGTTATTGATATCTAGGATTGCATATTTTCTATGTTCCTAGATATCAAATTAAAAAGAATAATAGAGAAGGTAAATTATTACCCTCTCTATTTTTTTATCTATTTAATTAGTTCCAAGAGTTGATACTCTGTGGTCTATTAAGTACAGATGAATTACCCATACCAGATACCATCTTACCACTCTTAATATCATAATGAAGAGCCTCATTGAAGTCTGAAGCATTAAATCCACTATAGAAGTTAAGAGAGTTAGCTACTATCTTATACTTATCCAAAAGTACCTTAGCCATCTTGTTTATCTGAATTGACTCATACTTTGTACAGTGGAAATCAATCTGAGTAGTAACAACTTCGTGCTGTGCACCCTGCTGGTTGAATACGTCGATATTCAATCCACCTGGGAAGCAGTTAGCAAACAAACATGCATACTCGATATTCTCACCAGTAACATCTGTAGAGCAATAAATAAACTCTGCTGTCTGATTAGCCTGAAGCTTCTCAAGACTTGAACCATTATAATGTGAAAGACCTGTCATCAAGTCTGTAGTACCATTGATCCATGTATGAAGTACTTCTCTTACAGGAGAACCTGAGAACTCATATACCGTAACAGTAAAGCTTGTTGTACTATCCTGAGCAAATGTTGGAATCTCAAATGACTTACCAACATAACCACCAGTAATAGAACCAAACTCAACTGATACGTCATTAAGTCCAGTAATTTCAGTATTACCATATTCTACGATATGCTTAAACTTATTGAACTGCTGAGGTATACCTGTCTGAGGATCCAATAAGAATGCTGGTTTTCTTACCATGAACAAACGACCATAACCTGTCTTAAGAGGGTCATAACATCTTAAAACTTCGTTAATTACGTTTGTACCACCTAAGAAAAGAGCATAATTGGTTAGGTTATTATTTGTATGCGATTTAATACCGCTTTGTATTGTATTTCCCATCTAATCCAATTTCCTTTCTATTTATTCATTTGCTGATTCAGCTGGAGCAACATACTGACGCTTATTGATATCAATCTCAATAATAGCCTTCTTTGTAAGTCCTCTGAATACTACTGCTAAATAAAGATGAAGAATTGAATGGTTAAATTCATATTCTGAAGTTGCGAAATTGAACTCAAGAGACTGAACTATTGAACCAATCCATGAAGCATATTTAGCTTTCTCTACTGCAACGAAATCCTTTCTTACAGTTTCATCAGAGAAGTTATAAATCTGACTCTCAGTATCTCTTTCTACCAATCTCTTTAATGTATAAAGGATAGTAGAATCAGACTCTTCAAGTAAGTCAGTTTCTGCTTTCTGTGTTGTGTTCTGTACTGCTCTATAGAATAAATTCTCTCCGATACACTCGAAGTAATTTAATCTGTTATTGTACAATCTCTCTTTAAGGTCATTATCGTACTCCTCAACGATTGGCTGTAAGCTATCCTTGATATGTCCTGTAAGAGTACAATTACCTCTAACAAATGGAATATGCATTCCATTCTCTGTTATATGATCAACATACTCACCTGATGTGAAGTATGATGTAGTTACATTACATTTCTTATTTGTACTGTACTCTCTAACCTCATAGTTCTGTACATCTACAGATACCATATGGCTATCAAATACTGTATAATTCTTAATAAGACCTTTAACGACAGAGTTAGAGAAACTTGGTATAATACCAGTATCAAGATAAACTCTACAATCATTTCTTGTCTTAGCAAGATCAACTATCATATTCTTTACTGTATATGGATAGTTTGCATCAAAGAATGCAGATACAGGTATTCTCTTAGGAGAAAGAATTCTTCTATCATGAGTACCATTATATGCTTTCAACAATGCATCTTCATACTCCTGCTCAAGTGTCCAAGTTGTAGAATGTCCACCATCGTCCTGAACTGTTCTTGGAGTATCGAAATAACCATTGTTACCGTTCTTAAGAACAAGACCCTTTATAGAGTCAAATGTAACAAGGTCTGTGCTGTTTGTATAATCCTTAGAATTATAACCTGGAGCTGATGTATTAACATCTGCTGTAAGCTTCTTTGGATAATATACACATGGTAAGTGTTCTCCAGTTGCTTCAACTGGTCTACCATAAATTGGGTCAAACATATCAACATCAGGAATGTTGTCTACATCAGTAGCTGCTATAAGCTCGCTTAACTGCATAAGCTTAGCATAATTTTCTTTATGCTCTGTAGCAACTGGCTGTGAACCATTCAACTGGTCTGCTGGTATATTGTATGTAGTAAGATCAGTCTGATACTGAGCCTTAAGGTCAATATTCTGCTGCTTAATGAACTTAACATATTCATCATATACTGCCTGAACTGTCTCATCATTACATCTTACGATTACTGGTGTCTTATCAATGTCAACTTCGTCTATTACGTCATCAATGAGAGTAGAACCCTCTGAAGTATACTTCATAGAAGAAACTAATGCACCTACATAGTTAGCATCTTTTACAAGACCTTTCTCTGATGTAAGTACTTCGAAGTTGTACATTTTGATTCCGTATTCTTTTTCATATGTAAGAGCCTGAGAAATTCTCATAGAGTAGAAGTTACCACAATCACCTCTTCCTGAATATCTTACTGTAAGTAATGGAAGCTGCTTATATGTCTCTGCATCTGCGTCTGTGAATTCTGTACCCTTAGCTGCTGTAGCGAGTGCTTTAGCAGTTGATATATTTTCTTTACTCTTAGCAACGAGCTTAATTCTAAACTTTCTATCACTAGCCTTTGGAGTATCAGCTGCAGTATCTGCTTTATAAAGAATTGAAACTATTGCATTAGAATAAGCTGCATTCTCTGGCATGACTCTCATCATCCATACAGCTGAGTTATTATGATCAAGTACATTTAATGCCTGCATTAATGGCTGACCATATTTCTTAAAATTTGAATCACCAAATGTCTTAATGGCATCAGCCTTATTTGTTTTTCTAATCCATCTATTATCAACACCCTTAGGAGCTCTAACAGCGTATGCTTCAATGACTGAGACATCAACAGCATTGACTTGTTCGTCATTTGCTACCTGTGTGTAGTCATTCACATAACTTTCTATATGTGGGAATGAAAAACGAGGAACAATCTGTATTGTTTGTGCCATGTTTTATATCTCCTTAACTTGAAATATTAGAGTTTATTTCATTATAAAACTCTATAGATTTATTTTAATGTTTGATTGCCGTATCCCTTGGAAACACTACTGTTTCAGTATAACTTCAACAGGAGAAGGTGTTTCAACACCTTTATTTTTTGTTCTATTAAGGGAGGTTGTAATCATAGAATCCATATCCTCAAACGTAAGAGCATTAAATGTAGAAGTATACTGACATATCTGTCTAACGTTATTCATCTTATAGTCATAATCTGTTAATGGTTCTGTAGTTACTACATGACAGAATTTTTTACTAGGGTCTCTCCTATCTCTACACATAGTAGCTAATATCATTTCTTCTATTACATTCATTACTCCAAATCCTACATTATTAAGATTTAGATTTTTTTGCCATAAATCCATCATACTACTATATGGAATACATTGAGGAAGTTTACCTTTGATAATAAGATTCATATAATCCTCAGCATTACTACTATCCTGAATTACAGAACTACTCATTATCTTTGCACCTTTTTGATAGTTAATTACTTTACATTTAACCTCATTAACTTCATTAGGATTTCTTGATATATTTACAATTCTACTTTCAGTAGATGGTGAATATAATTCTATCCATGTAGGGACATTAAAAGTTTTTATTTCTTTTAATTTATCTTTCTCAAAAATACCTACAGTAAATATACCTAAGGTTCTTATCATATCACCTTTATCTTCTGCAAACTTACCAGTTTCATCAAAATAATCTTCTGGTAAATAGAATTCTGCATAATCTGCTTCTAAATAAATATATTTTCCATCTGATTTAAAATATGAAGCCATAATTAAATCCTTTCATATTATTCTAGTTTATCTGAATGTGCTAAAAGGAAAAGAAAATACCGTGGCGACCCAAATTTCGCCACGGTACCTTAACAGGAGTTATTAATGTCTTACTTTAATCAGGTAATGAATTGCACTTACCTTACTATTATGTTAGACTTAAATTATTTTTTATTTATCGTTTTATACTAAAGCTACTCAACACTTTGTGAATCTGTCTGAACAGTTTCTGTAGTGATTTCTTCTTCAACCTTTTCTTCATCATTTAACTTCACCTCGACTATTTCTGGTTTCATAACTTCTTCTACAGACTCTTCTTTTTCCTTCTGCTCTTTATCATATTCTTCTACCTGTGTAGATACTAATGTATTATACTTCTCTTCATATATAGCTTTTAACTCTTTTGATGGTAATGACTCATCAAAATCAGTAACATCTAAACTATGAAGTTTCTCTATATAGAATTTCTTAAGAGCATCTTCTTTACCAGCCTCATATTCAATTCTTTCTGGATGTTTTTCATAAGTTGTATTATTCTTCTCAAAGAACTCTCTATCACCCATAAAGTAATCATCAATTCCCATGATAATTCCTTTAAAGTTTAATTCCTGTTCTGTAGACTCAAACTTATGATAAATAAGACTTGCTAATCCACTATTGATAGCATTAACAAACATAACATCTTTCTTATTATACGGGTCTGAGTATGCTATCATTCTTGCATAGATATAGAGGAATAAGTTATTGAATGGATGATACTTCTCATCTAAGAAAGTTTCTTCTATATTAAGGAAGTATGTATATAAATCCTGTTTGAATCCAAACATCTTCATCTTCTTATAGAATCTCTCCATGATATAACTTCCTCTTCTATCATTGAAGAATCCTTCTTTTATATTCTGGACTTCTTTATCACCAAGCTGTCTGAATCTATCATAGAGGAAATCATAATTCATAGAGCTTTCCATTACTCTAATCATTTCTTCCATTTCTCTCTTCTTATGTGCATCTTTCTCTAATTCAAGAGACTGCTTAAGATTCTCTAAATTCTTTTTCTTAATTTCTTTTGCTTTATCAGAAGTTACATAATTCATATACTCTGTGAATATAGTATTACTCTCTTCTTTAAGTTTATCTGCACCAGACTTTGCTGATAAAAGAACTAATGATGAATTCTTAACTTCCATCATCTCTTCTCTTACTTCATCATCACTCAATGCTTCTAAATCTGTAAGAGTATTTTTATCATTTACATACTTAGAAAGAAATTCTACCATAGTATCTCTATCCATAGTTTCTATTTCTTTCTTATCATACTTAATAATATCTTCAAGTACTGAAGTTTTAAGACCATAATTATTTCTAACAAGACCTTCACTCATATCTTTAAGATATTTAAGCTGTTCGTCCATAGACTTAATCATTTCCATAATACTTTTAAAATCATTATGGTTAAAACCTGCTTTTTTTGGTTCTTCCTGAACTACCTCTTCATTAGTTACTTCAGTTACATTTTCTTTTATATTTTCCATATTAGAAAAATTCCCTTCTTGAAATTTTTTAGTATATTAATAGTTAAGTTTTTTCGGTTATTAATTAATACTAATCACTTTACTATAAAGCTAATTATATTAAAGAAAGGATTTTCTTAATGGGTAGAATAGCTAAAATAAATGATAAGTTCTATGATTTGGGAACTGGTAATAAATCTTTTCTACAGGTAGCGAGTGATTTAAAAAAATTAGGTATTAAGAATTGGTATTTTATGTTAAATATATATGATTATAGCCTTATTAATATCGACCCACACGCTGTAGATAAGAATGGTCACACCACACTTACTAGAGACCAGATTAGTAGAGTACTTACAGAATGTGCAAGAAACCCTTGGTACTATCTTAGAGAAATTTGTAGGATTAGTACACAGGGTGGTTCTACTGTTGCTTATAAAGCTAATAGAGGAAATATTGCTCAAGCATATTGTATTCTCCATGGTATTGATTCATGGCTTTGCCTACCGAGGCGAAATGTTGCCTCCTTCTATAGTGATATAGAATGTAAAACCTCTTTAATTGCTGGGACATCTTAACTCAATAGAGAAAGACAATCAGCAGCCAAGACTCTTAGTAATAAGAGTAAGGTTCAACGACTATCGAAAGTATAATATAGAAGAAATATCTATATGAATAAATGAGTAGAGTACACGAAAGTGGAAACGGGAGGTATCTTATAATTGCTAATGGATTATAAGATAAAGATATAGTCTGAACTATATAGAGATATATAGATTAACAAAATGAGCAGGGTAAAACTGAATCAGCAGTTGCGTTATTAACATGGGCATATAAATTTGGAACTACAAACTCACAATTTATTTTTGTTAATAAAGATGGAGACCAAGCTAAAGCAAACCTGAAAAGATTAGGAGATCAAATAAGAGTATTGCCAGAATATATGAGAGGTAATGCTGTAGTAGATGAGAATGGTTCTTTACAGAAAGGTAAAGATAACGCTACTATGATTTCTAATCCAATAAATGGAAACTCTATTATCACAAAAGCCAAAGCAACATCATATGAGAGTGGTCTATCACTAGCCCGTGGTATGACAGCTCCGATAGAATTAGGTCAAATGGTTCTATTAAAACCTCTTTAATTGCTGGGATATCTTAACTCAATCGAGAAAGACAATCAGCAGCCAAGACTCAAAAGAGTAAGGTTCAACGACTATCGAAAGTATATCTTATGAGAAATACATAAGAGAATAAATGAGTAGAGTACACGAAAGTGGAAACGGGAGGTGTTATATATTTGGTAATAGAATATATAATGAAGATATAGTCTGAACTATATAGAGATATATAGAATAACAAAATTGATTTTGACGAGCCAGAGTTTACAAACCATATTGGTACAATCATTTCTAACTCAGTTTCTACATACGAAACTGCGGCAGCAAATGCTAAACGAAATAATGGTATGTATGCACGAATATTTACATGCACCCCTAAATTATCACTGGGGGTATAAAACCTCTTTAATTGCTGGGAACTCCGAAGTGGACAATCAGCAGCCAAGACTCTATTATAATAAAAAAATATGGTGGTAATAAAATATGAAATTTATAGAATATCCTAAAGTAAAACCAAATACTTATCGCATTGATGAGTATGGAAAGATATATAATAATAAAAATCTATGTTTAAAACCGTATATGGATAAAGACGGATATTTAAAAATAACTTTAATATCTAATATAAAAAAGAATAATAAATATAAATATTATCATTATTTTATACATAGGTTAGTTGCATACACATATTGTGATGGATACCATGATAATCTTGTGGTAAATCATATAGATGGTAATAAGTTGAATAACTACTATACTAATTTGGAGTGGTGTAGTGTATTAAAAAATACATTACATGCTAAGGGATTGGGATTACTCAACAATTCTGGGATAAATTCATATAATAGAAAATATCCTGTGAATATTATCCATAATATATGTAAGTTATTTGTTGATGGGAAATCAAATAAAGAAGTGTATGAAGTATTAACTGGTAATATAGATTATAAAAGTAATATGGGATTATATTCTCTTATAAATAAATTACATAATAGAATGATTTTCAAAGATATATGCTCACAATATAATTATGAATCAAAATTGAAGAAAAAAGAATACTCCGTAGATGATAGTAGTATAATATCATTAATATCATCTGGAAAGACTAATTACGAAATACTTAAATATTTTAACAGGAGTATTACTGATAAGAAATTTTATAACCATATTATTTATCTTAAAGAAATATTTACATAGAGTAAGGTTCAACGACTATCGAAAGCATAGTATAGAAGAAATATCTATATGAAGAAGCGAGTAGAGTACACTAGATATTCTAGCGGAAACGGGAGGCTGTTATTAATTGGTAAAAGATTAATGATAGAAGATATAGTCTGAACTATATAGAGATATATAGATTAACAAAATTAGGTGACTTAGACACCCAAGCTGGTATGGAAGCACAGCTGATACTTGATAAAACAGCCACATGGACTGAACGAGTATATGATATGAATGAAGAAGCTGTGAATAAATACTTTGAAGCTTTAGGTGTTGATTGTAATAAGATTTTTTATATAGAATATTCTTATATCCAATTAGGTAAAACTGATAAATGGTTACAAGAGATGTCTGCAAAGATTGGTAACCCTTTAGTTGTACGAAGAGAGATACTTCTTCAAAGACTACATGGTTCATCTTCTTCACCATTCCCTCAAGAGGATATAGAATATATTGTAAGTTCTGAAAAGAAACCTATTGATGAGTTATGGTTATTAGATTACTATAAGTTTGATATTTATAGAAAACTTAATCCTCATACTCCATATCTAGTAGGTATTGACTGTTCTACAGGTACTGGTGGTGATAATAATGCAATCACTGTTATTAATCCATTTACCTTAGAACCAGATGCAGAATTCGAATCTTCATATATAGGAGAAACTATGTATGAAAGATTAATAAAAGAATTATGTAAAGTAATTCCTAGATGTGTTTTAATTATAGAGAGGAACTCAATAGGTGATGGAATAATAGACCATCTATATCATTCTGAATTGATATCTAGATTATACTTTGATAAATCATTAGACTTAGTTAAAGATAAATTAACATCTAATGAGACAGTAGAGTCTATACTTAAAAGGAATGCTAGTATGAAATCATACTATGGTGTTTATACAAGTAATCAATCAAGAGAAGATATGATGGCTATACTAGCAAGACATGTTGCAGAGTATAAAGAAAAATTTGTAACTCATAATGTAATAAGAGACTTAAGTAGATTGGTAAGGAAATCCTCGGGGAAAGTTGAAAGTGGTCCAGGTTCGATTTTATATAGACGCTTTCAATTTTCTAAATGACTTTATAATATTAATCATATAGGAGAATATATTATGAGTGTATTAATAGAATATTTTAACGATGATGGAACTGATTTTGGTTGGTGTATTACACTAACAAATGGTATTTATGGGAAACAGATTTTCATAGATGATATTGAGACAAATTATATTATAACAAAAGATGGTGCTGTATACAACATAGAAACCGAGTATAAGTTAAAAGATTTCATTATTAGTGCCAATGGTTATCATGCTATAAATATAGGACTAGGTAAGAGAGGATATTATAAAACATGTACTATCCATAGATTGTTGGGTAGGGCGTATATACCAAACCCGAATAAAAAGAAAGTGATAAATCATATAGATGGTGATAAATTGAATAATTCTTTAGATAATTTAGAATGGTGTACGTATTCTGAAAATAATATACACGCTTTCCGTACAGGATTGAAAAAACCTACAAAACCAATAATTGGTGAAGCATCTAACTTGAGTTCTCACACTGAAGATGAGGTTAGAATGGTTTGTAAATTATTTGAAAAGGGTTATGACCCAGAAGGTGTATATGCCGACTTCGGAATACTAAAAGGATTTGCTTCAAAAATATATTATAGAAAGACTTGGAGACATATATCAAAAGATTATAATTTCGATAAGGGTGTTTTATATAATAAATTTTTTGATAGAGATACTACTGAAGCCATATTTGATCTATACCGAGCGTGTATGCGTACAAAAGATATTATGGAATATTTAAAAATCCCAAAGAATGAAACAAATCGAAGTCATGTTAGATTAGTTATACGTCGTATAAAAAAGTATGATAAAAGGATGAAGAAACATCATGGGGACCTGGTAAAACCTCTTTAATTGCTGGAAACTCTTTAGAGCTCTAAGTACCAAAGTGTGACAATCTTAGAGATTAGACAATCAGCAGCCAAGACTCTTTATAGAGTAAGGTTCAACGACTATCGAAAGCATAGTATAGAAGAAATATCTATACGAAGAAGTGAGTAGAGTACACTAAATATATTTAGTGGAAACGGGAGGCATTATATATTTGGTAATAGAATATATAATGAAGATATAGTCTGGCTACACAGAGATGTGATAGATAAAAATGTCCATGATGACTCTATAATGTCCTATTTAATAGCGTTATATGTATATTACCATGGTAATAACTTACTAGCATTTGGAATCAGTAAAGCCGCTAGAGACGAAGACCTTGACAATTCTGGTTTGTATGTTCCTGAACCAGAAACTTACAATCTTGTAGATAAAGTCTTAGTAGATGAGTTAAAAGAAAGAAAAGAAAAAGAAAAAGCGTCTGAAGATATTTTGAACTGGGATAGTATGATGGCTGAAGCTATTAAACAAGCTCAACAAGATACATATAAATTACACCAGAGTAAATTGATAGATAATTCTATTCTGAGAAGTTCTGATTTTGTAGATGATGATGATTCTTATGATATACCACTAGACTTCTTTAATGAAATAAATGGTTTATAAAATTAAATTTTATTTTGTACAGCTTAGTAATGTAAATAAATAAGTATTTAATTTATGAAAGGACACATTATTTATGCATGAAGATATGTTTGACAGAGATTTATTTCAGATGTCAAGTACCTATAGAGATATGGTACCAGATTATGTATTCCCAGATTTAAATTATCTGAGAGATGATGAAGACGATAGTGAAGATAAAATATCACTAGAAGAAAAGAAGAAGAGAAAAGAAGCTGAATTTGAAGCTATGAAGAATTATGTTCCAAAGATTCCTCAAACTATCGAGGAATTAGATGAGGACGATTTATATTATCTTGAAAAGAGAAGATATTGGAAGAATTTTTATAAAAAGCATAAAGTTCTACACTTTATCAGAGAATGGTTTATACCAAGACCATATTATTTTGATGGTCCTGATTATTTAGATAAGTTTGAATAAAAATATATTTCATACTACATATACAGTTCTTGGTGGTAAAGTCGGAATATCATCACCCAAACACTTTAAAAACCGACTACCATCAGAAAGTAACAATAATATATGAATCTTTTTGACAAGTTTTTCATTATTTATTTCAGTGGACTATGGTTTATAGCCATAGTCCCCTCCTTTGTTATTTTTTCAATTCTTTATTTAAATCTAATACAGAGAAATCTGTACTATCATACAACAATGACCTATCTATATATTTATTTAATTGCTCTTTGTATTCATCACTCATTGCAATATTATACTTATTAACAAATCCTGCTATATCACCCCAAGCTTGATGATAATTAATAAATATCTCTCCATTATGAATTGCTTCATGAATAGTAGATGAAACCATTACAACTCCTATTCTATTTTGTTGGTGCTCCATCAATACTACATTAGCAACTCTAAATGTAGATATCTTCCATTTCTTTATTAGGAAATATTCTAACACAATAGCACATATATCAAATAAAGTAAATATAGGTCCATGATGCATTTCTATAGTAGCATCTTCATCAGTTACATTTTTTAATACTTGACACTTATCGAGTTTTACTTTCTTCTTTAGATAATTAATATACTTTTTATATCTATCATCATTTCTTACCATTTTCTCTATACCTTTTACAAAGGCTACATAATTCTCATAATTAGATAAATAATCAATATCTTTATACATAGGGATATTATAATAAGAATTAGTAGAGTCTAATATAGGTGTGATATTATTTCTATCATAAATAATATCAGGTAAATTCTTTGGCATATCTGTTCACGTCTCCTTTACTTCTTTCTACTGCTTAAAAATATTGTCTTCACACAATAAAATAAGATTTTAAACTAAACGAAAGGATTTCAGTAACGTGAAGAATTACAATAGCACTAATAACGTCAACCCGTTGACTAATCTGTACAAATCCTTCAATGTGTTATTAAAGCATATCACCATTAAGTACACTGGTACTGCTGAAGATAATGAAACTTTTGAATCTAAAATGAAAGCAGATGAGTATTTAGATGCTTTACATAAAAGAGATACATTTGAGACATATTTAGATTATACTGAATATGAAATGAGAGAAGTTGGAATTTTCTTAGATAGTATTATTCATGGTGCTTTAAGAGGTGAAACTAATAAAATACCACAAGAATTCAGAACTCCTTTATTGGAGATGAGAAGAAATTCTATTATAAAGAATTATGAGGAAAAAAATAATTATTATAGAATGCTGAATGGATATCCTGATATAGGAGATAAAAATTTCTTATATCCTCCAGAAGATATAATTCTTAATTATAATCTAAGGGCAGATATTCCTATTCACCGTATTCAAGATTATTATAATTCTGTAAGTTCTGGTCAAGGAGATTATTATATTTCTATTATAGAGGGTTATGGATATATAGATGAATTGTATAAAAAGAATCCTAAAAAGAAGTATTTAAAGTTTATAGGTTCTAATAGAATATCTATTGATATTGCTAGAAGTGCTAAGAACTTCCAAATAATCCAGTTAAAAGAATCATCAGTAAAAGATGTTCTTATAGATGAATTTATCAGAATATATGAGCAATGTAGAGAATATTTTATAAATGTAATTTATGTATATCAATACAGAAGTTTTTTTAATAAGTATGATAATGTAATAGCAATGATGATAATGGTAATGACATTACAACAGATAAATGCTCAACAGTTATCTTCTTATATCAATAGAAACTTCTTTGATATATATGCAGTTAAAATGCTTTATGAAGCATATAATGTACCATATAATCTTAATATAGATGAAGATACACAAAATAACTTATTAAGAAACTTAAATATGTTAATACAGAATAAAGCTACTGATAAAGTTATTTACAATATATCTAACTTATTAGGATTTTCAAATATCAAAGTATATAAGTATTTCTTAGCTAAAGAAAGATTATTTGATATTTATGGTGTACCAATAGTAAAATGGACTACTAGATTTAATACAGATACTGGTGAAGTTGAAAAGATACCTGATTATAAAGCGATGTATAAATTATACTTCCAGAAGTTTGAAGTAATGGATGATAACTTCTTATTGACTTTTGATAAGCAGGCTAACCATGTAGAGTATAATGATGTAGTTAAAAATGACCCATTCTGGATTGAAGACCAGAATCTTGAAAGAAGAATATGGGAAAATACATATAACTTTGTAGAGAGTAAATATTTAGGTATGGGTGTTTCTTATAAGATGACAGATATCATGTATGAGAATATAATAATGCTTAAATTACTTCTACAGAAAAGAAATGACTTAACTGATGTTACTATAAAATTACCAAAGATAACAGGAGAAACTCCTATTCCTATTTTTGATATAATAGTGACTTTATTATGTCTTACAGCTTGTAAGCATAAATTATATGGAGAGATAATATCAACTCCTACTCAAGTTATATCAGTATTAGACTATGTTAGAAATCATGAGCAATATGATTATAACTTAGATACTCTTAAGTTTAATTTTAATTATTTCTTTAATCCATCTGCTAGGGATAAAAATGCAGATAGTGAGAATTTAAAGAATCAATTAATTAACTTTATGAAGTCTCCTAAAGATGGTTTATTACCAGATACTTTCCAATTCAATTTTGATTATCTGAAACCAACTGACCCAGATACTGTTAAGAAACTTGAAAGAGTCAAAAAGATATTAGACCCATCTGATTATGATAAATTTGTTAATTATATCAATATCATAGAGCAAGATACTTCTACTGCTTCTGATAAGGTAAAAGCAATTAATGATATTTATCGTAATATAAAAGATTTAAAAACTCTTCTTAATTATTATCTTACAAAGATTATTGATAAGAGAAGAGATTATGAATTAATGAAAACTCTTTATGATGCTTTATTCTATTCTACAGAAGTTAGTGAAGTATTTACTATTACTGGAGAAAAAACTGGTATAAGAAGAACAGCATTTACTTATTTTGAATTCTTATTCCATTTAAATCCTTATTTGTATTCATCATTATTCTCTGTTGACTTTAATAAAGAATATGATAAATATTTAAGACAGAATGGATTGAGTTATGCAAATTATTCAAGAACCAGATTTATGGAAGATGTAGAGAAAGGTAATATCTTTATAGATTATAGTAATTTTAAAGATGTTGCTTTAGATTATGGTGAAGCTGATTCTAAAGAGAAGATATATTTCTATGTAAATCATATCATAGGAAGATTACAAACTATATTAAAGGATATTCAATATTTATTCTTAATGAATGATGATAAGAACCCTTTATCAGAATTATTACTTAAATTAGTAAGATTCTTTAAATCATATACTGTAGATGTAATTAATATGGATACTTTAATTATAGCAGATACTAAACCAGAGAATGCTATGAAGTATTTTGATGAAATACATTATATGAAGAAATTAATTCAAGTACCAGAAAAACTTCATACATCATTTGATGACGTTGTTAATCTGATGGTAGTTAGATTTTTAGCAAGTGAAAATAAGAATGATAATGTATTGAAGTTTAAAGATAAATTTATATCTGAAGTATTAATCAGATTAACTCACAGAGACCTTAATTCAATTAGATTAAAAGAGAAATTTGATTTAAGAGGAAAAGATATAGAAATAGATAGTAATGTTAGTTTATACGATATAGCTAGAACTAATAGTACTTTAAAAGTAAAAGATAAGAACCCATTACAATTATCTGATAAGGTAGTTAGAATGTGGTATGAATAAAATAGATAGGAGAAAACTTTTCAATGGCTAAGACAATGAACCTTAACGATTGTATTAAATTTGATGATAAGATAAATAGTAATGGTATATGGGCTACCACTGAAGTAATTGGTGGTTATGGAGAAATTCATAATAACCCGAATGGTAAGTCTACTCTTGATGAAGAGATATTTAGAACAAAAAATATTGTTCCAATTGGTGGAGTTTCCTATGTAATGGAACAGATGTTTGGAGTAAAAGATAGTCAGATAGAAGTTCCTACTGTTTATAGTACAGATAATATTGGAATAATTAATTCAGGAAATCCATCAGAAACTTATGATGTTCCAGGTGGTACAAAATCACCATTATATAGACATGGTCACTATGTACAGTTATTCGGTATTGGTATTACTGGAACAGCAGAGAATGATATCAGTATCTATAAACCAGACTATAGAGAGAATGGTATTAAGTTAAGTAAAGTTAATGCAGACGGATTAACTGTAACAGGGACAATGTTACCATTCAGATTTACTCAAGCTGTATTAAACTCTCAAGAGAGATTACAGTACTTTGGTAAAAAAACAAATCCAGATGGAGTAACTGGTTATTACTTAAAGAGATTTGAGAATGACCCAGTTATTAAGCATATATGGAAAACTGGAGAAGATATAATAGATGAGGAGAATGAAGTATTAGTACCTACAGATAGTGTATGGAGTAATACAGCAGGATTGAATACTGTAGAAACTTTCACAGAGTTTTTCTTAAAGATAAATAAGAAAGATGTGAAAGAATGGTTCATAAATATAGAGCAGGAAGACAGAACAAGAATTAATACATTGGCTTTATTTACAGGTCAGTATGTTAAAGGAAGTAATCCAGCTGATTATGGTGACTATAGAGATGTAAGATTATTCTCTAAGTTGTGTATCAACCCAGAGTACTTAAATCTTAATAAAGACTTGAATATCATATACAGAGTATATGGTGCATAAATAAAAAAAAAATAAACAGCCGAAGCTGTGGGATGACGATTATTCTTCGTCATCCCAATTGTTTACTTTGGTGGGAATACGCCTTTGGTAGTAGGCATTTCTATTCCCATCTCCTCTTCAATGACTGAAGCAAGTTCCTTGATATCGATACATTCTGGATAATTCATACTCTGGACTTCTACATATCCAGATTCATATTTAGACCAGCATATATAAAGGTCTTTAATACCTTCTATACTGTCATGATATACACTCCAACGTTGCTCCTCATATGCGTTATCTTCATCTCCACCATTACCTGCCCAATAGTGCAGTACCAAAATGGTACCGTTAAAGTGGAAATATGTATTGTTGCAAGTATCATACTTACTACTACAGTCGTTTTTTGCTATTATTGTTGCCATCTTATTTGTCCTCCTTGTAAAGACTAAAGTATTTATCATTAACACAGAAATAGTATATTACCACATATCCTCACTTTACGGATAAAAAATATATGGGATAAGATAGTCAGTACCTATCCCATATTTCTTAACTTAAACTATGAATACCCATATTAGTAGGTATCGTAATATTAATTTCTTCCTTTATGATTTCTTTAAGTTTATGAATATCAAACCCCTTTGGATACTTACAATTAGTCACATCAACATGTCCACTTTTATAAATATACCATTTAATAGCTAAGTCATGCTCGCCAGATAATAAAGTATGTGATATTGACCATTCATCCATATACCCGTCAGTGGTTTCACCACCCCAATGATATATTAATAATACTGCACCATTAAAATGCAAATAAGTGTTAGTAGTATATTCAGTTTTTGAATCATTCTTATACACTATTCCAATTATGTTTGACATAAAAGTCTCCTTTCATCTTCAAGTTCTTCGTTACTGTCTTCAAATACATCATTCTCTTTATCAACTTTTACTGATGCTTCTAATATACGATACCTAATATCATTAGGCATTATGGTATTAAACGCTTCCTTCATAATTTCTCTAAGTTTTTGAATATCAAACCCATCTGGATATTTATAGGAAGCTACATCAACATATCCGCGTTGATATACATACCATATAATTATCACATCTGTCTCACCAGATAACAAACTATTATGTATCGACCACTCATCCATATATCCATCATCTGTTTCACCACACCAATGATGTACTAATAACAGTACATCATTAAGATGTATATAAGTTGCAGTCTCTGAATCCTTCTTATACGTAGTTCCAATTATGCTTTCCATAAAAACTCCTCTCCCTTCTTTATTATTTATATATGAATCTCATTGCTTCTTTTTAAGTATTTATTCTCGTACGCAGTATGTGCAAATATATACAACATATTTAGTCTGTTAGCATTCTTACGGAATAATGACCCTTGCGTTGCTTCATTAAACATAATTTCTAAACTATCTATTTTAGCCAATAACCCTTCTAAATTAGTGCTATTCATCTCTGGATTAGTTTCACAAAGCTTTTCTACATTTGCGATAACGTCTTTATTGATTTTCTTAAAAATCATATTTAAGATATTATCTACTCTTTCTAATTCGATTGATTTGATAACACCCCATACTTCTCTGTTAATACATTTATTAGCGTACTTCTTCATATTAGCCCATCTACGCTTTTCAAATGAATCAACTAAACCATACATCACTACTTTTAAATCAGTACATACCAAGCCGTCAACGGCTTCTTTTATTTCACTTACCATAATAAAATCTTCTTTCTATCGTTAATAACTTAAGTAGATGTAGTTCACAAAAAAATGAATGGGGTTATAATAACCCCATCCAAATTATTTCTTAGATACACCTTTTACTTCTGAAGTAGCGATATACTCGATAGATTGCTAACATCATTTCCAAATCATCGCATTCAACATATTTTAGTAAATGCATCTCACACATATAGCCTTCAATCATCTCTTTATCGTGGTCCTCGTATAATAAATATTTATCAAATAACCCTTTTTTCTTCTTTGTAAAGAATTTGAGGATTTCTATAAAGATTACTGTTATATTGACTTTATACTCATCAAACCTACCACTACCAGACTCATAAAAGACTTCCCAGAGTTTTACAATAACATCATCTAGATGTGATTTATTCAATTCATATAGAACTAATGTTTCATATAAATCACTAATCATAGTATGAGTATCACCATCTAGTTTATCAATCTTTACTTTAGTTCTCAGATACATTATTATCACCACCATTTCTAATTGCATTAATCTTTTCATTTATTATAATGCTTTTCAAGAAGATGATGATTTTAAATAAACTATTCACTATCATTTTCCGTTCATTTACATAATCGTCATCTTCGTAATATAGGTATGATATGAGGAAATCCATATTTGATGAATCGAATAATTCATCATCATTCCATAAATCACCCATAATCATTTCACCCATTACATCAAATATATCGATTATTAACTTTAAACCAACTTCATCCAAATCATCGATATCCCAGATATCCATATTATCAAATGATTCATATACATCATATAAATTATCTGGTCTCATACCAAATTCTATAAGCTTGATATAGGTATTTTCTAATTCCATATGGATTGTAAACTCGTCTTCTTTAAAACAGGATAATTCAACAATACTATTTATTTTTACTCTTAATTTATCAAATGCATCTTTACCAAGTACTTTAAACATAAATCACCCTAGCCTCACCAGACATGCAAGATGCTTTCAACTGTTTGAAATACTGTAATGATGCAACCACCATCTTTAAGAACTTTGAATACTCAGTAATATCATCATCAGTTATATTTTGAGCTTTATTTCTACTAACGCAATTGTAGAACTCTGTTTCATTATCGTCTCCAAGCCCTGCTGATGTTAATATATTTATAGTAATCTGACTGCAGAAAGCACCAAGTATTTTCTTTAAGCCTTCTCTACCGTTCTTATACTGCTTATTCAAATCGCTGAATGACCACATGAATGTAGCAGATATAGCATTAATAGCTTTATCTAACTCACTCATATCATTATTAGGAATAAATCTATTTAAGTGGAAAGCAATAGCTGACAAATCCTGATATATACGAATATCACATTCATTAAATATTGTTTCACTAATCATATTCCTTGCTTCGTTAAATTCCTCCGATGATACTTCAATCAACATAACTTTCTTTGTTTCCATAGTTTTCGCATTTCCTTTCTCTTCAATAATTACTTCATCTATCTCATCTTCTGGTTCTTCTTTTAATACATATCCACATTCTAAAGAATCATTACCAGATATATAGCTATTAAATAATAACCTTATTAATAGCATATAGTTGATAGTTGGTATGAATTCTTCTGGTGCCCTTGATACGGCATAATCGTATAATTTCTTACTAAAAGGATCATTCCATTCAATTAATCTAGCTATACTATATGCTTCGCTATCACTACGACCTGTAAGTATGCAGTATATATCATGCATTGCTTTTGATATTGCCTGTCTACTGACTGGATATAAATTATCAAATTCCCAAAATAGTATTATATCCATTTTATTACGTAATTCATATATTGCTTCTTTATCAGATGAATTTGATGTTGATACATATGTAAATAAACCATCTACAAGATCTAGTATAACTCCACGTTCGTATTCTGTACACGGTGTTAGATAGTTATTTATATTTTTAAATCTACTAAGACTTTTCTGAATATCCATACTTATTTCTTCCCTTCGTGTTGATGTTCTCTATAGAGTTCAACCTTTCTCATTCTAAAATAATTTATTAATAATAAAATTCTTTCAATGAGAGTAGTTAAATCAGTGAGTTTGTTATTTGCAGGACAAGCTGATATATTGAATATCTTACCTAATAACATCAACTCATTCATCGTTCTTTTACTTGTTAGAATATCATATTCAGCAGCCGATATGAATAACTTAAATATACTTTCAATAATCCTTTTTATCGAGTCACATTCTGATGTACTAAGTTTTTCAAACTTCCATCTAAGCATAACACTACAGTTATCTATAAGAGAGTCTAATAAACTATTCATATCGTCATATGAATTATCGTTATTAAACTTATTAAGGAGAATCAACACCTTATTTAAATCCAGATATACTTGGTCATCAGCACTATCAAAAGTACCTTTATAGATTACTCCATGTAATGTGTCTAAATCAATTTTTCTTACTTCAATCTTCATTTTTTTACCTCACTTATTTTTTATAAAAAATAAGAGATAGGTATTGAACCTATCTCTCGTTATGGAACATAGAAAATATTACTCGTCGAATGGAGTGATACCTTTGCTTGTCTTTTTCTTCTCGTCCCATTTCTTACTGTGAATAATACCCTGGTCTAACGCAGCTTCGTCATCTTCAGAAAGATTATCAATTTCTTCACTAAGCTTCTTTTCGAAGTCCTTGATGATATTATCTACTGGTATCTCATCAGATTCATTTTCAAGTTTATCGACCCACTCTATGAGAGCATCTTCATAACTAACATATGGTGAATCATCCCACTCACCACGATTCAAGTTCGGATTAACTATAAACTCACCATCTTCAAAGTCATCCTCAGGAACTCTTTCAAGTACTTCCTTTATTGACTTCTTGCAGTCTTTCCACCACCACAACCAGACACCTATTCCAGCTATAGATGATACAACCATAGTCGTGTAGTATGCAAACTTTGCCACATTAGTTACCTTTTCCAAATCAAACCTCTTCATTTTTAATCTCCTTTACTATTACAATTTGATTATTGGTTACAAAAAAATAATATATGATTATTTTCCCATTACAATTTCAGAATAATAAATTAAAAAATAAAAAAAGAAGACGTGAATATTTCATCACATCTTCTTTTCTACTGTTAGATAATAACGAGTTTAATATAACTCATCATCATCCTCATCGTGAATACGATTTTGCTCATCATGGTATGCTTTGAGCATACGCTCTTGAGCACTCGGTTCCTCGTCTGGCATGTTTTCAGCCCAGCTTATAAACGACTCTTCATCGTTTACATCAGGTAGATCATCCCATTCGCTACCCGACGGCATATACTTAGACATTTTACTACCTACTGACTGGAGATTATCAAAGCATTCTTTGAATATATCTCTTTCAATAACAGCATTTGCCCTTTTCTGCAATGCTCTGGCTTCAGAGAACCACTTAAAATAGAGTATAGCGCATGTGACTGCTGAGATAACCCAACATACACCATAAACAATAGCAAATTTCTTAGCAGCTCCATTGTCAATTTTAAACATAAAAGTCTCCTTCTCCCCGTCATGCCGATAGGACAGCCAACACGTTAATAAGTAATAATAACTTTATTATTACACATAAATAGTATATTATCGTTTTTTTTTGATATACGGATAAATAAAATATAGGGATAAGAAATGATTTCTTATCCCTATATAATTAATCTATAATTCTAGCCCATAATCCAGGACTATCAGGCTTCTCTCTCTGTATCTTGATATCAGTAAGAGTTTTAAGCTTCTCAGTCAATGTCATTGTATCTGGAGTATCTGGGTTAATTATTACCTCATCACTACTTGTAATAAGGTGAATATCTTTTCTTCTACCAGCACCATCAGCAGGTGTCTGTAGTTTCATAGTAACTTTCTCTGCCATGTTCTTAACCTCTCAAATTATTCTGAATCTCTTCTTTAGCTCTTCTTATCTCAGCTAATAACTCAGTTTTCAATCTTGTTAATAATTCATTAACTTCATCTTTTGTATAGTACTCAGGCATTAAATGATACCTCCAACCATCTTTCTTATTTTCTCTACAGGTACTAATTCCTCTGATTGTTCATACAATACAAATGGAGCACCTGATATATCTGTAGGAGTCTTAATAACCCCTGGAGCATTCAATATATTTCTATATCTTGTTATAGGTAACATAATTTTCTCCGTCGTATCTGTATCTTTTACATGTAGTAAAGTATCAGCGACGGTCTTGGGTAGTTTCCTAGGCATAGCTAATTAATACTCCTTTCTCTTATATTCTTTTCTCATTTCTTGAATCATATTTCTAACCATAATTCTGATTCTATCTAATAACTCATTAACCTCTGCTTTTGTATACTTAGAAGATAATCTATCTCCTAATGCATCAGTAGCAATAAAGTCTATTAATTCAGATGGAGTCAAGTAACCAAACTCAGGTATACTATTAGGTACATTGACGTTTGATACTCTTGAATCATCTCCACTAATTAAATAGTTATTGCTTTGGTCCTGGTCTTTATATGATAGATTCTGAATACCTAATATCTCTAATCCCATAATAAAAACTTCCTTTCTTATGGTTGCTCTTCAGCATAAATATCAGTAGTATCAAGACGGTGTGTTGTAATATATATGAAGTCGATATTTGTATCTTTAGCAATATAGTCTTCTAATAATTTCAAATCTGTTTCAGAATGGGTTTCAATTTCAAAACCACCTTTATAACAGTTTCTGACATGCTCTGCCCACACACCATTAGTCTTCCAACTACTGTCAGTTGGTCTAGTTACTGATAGTAAGAACTGTCCACCACCGTTTGTGATAAGAGTATTCATCTTATCCATATATTTATTACAGTAAGGAATATCTACTAAAGCAACTATAAACTCGTTTCCTAATAGTTCTATATCTGTACTTTTATCTACAAAAGAAGCTATATTGATATATCTAACAACCACTTGGTTATCTGGATATTTAAACCTATTTAACTCATCTGTAAATCCTGGTATATCTACTTGATGTGCTAACATAAAACGAATTTTATCATATCTGATAGAATTTATTTTAACTTTAATAGAATCAGCAGCTTCCATTATTGCAGGAGTTACACTACTTGGAAATTTAATACAACTCTCTTCATTAATTCTACAATAATCGATAACAGGGAAATCCTGTGGCATTCCACCTGTTGTAACAGTTACTGTATAACTAATAGCTGCATTAATATAATCCCATTTTTCGATATTATTGAACTTATGAGATTCTGTTACGAATTCTGCATTGTGTCCAGTATATCCTTTTATAGTTGCATTATATTGGTTTGTGATATACTCGATAACTGCTTTATCTGCATCTCTTGAAGTTAATCGTATAAAGAAACCATTTGATTTCTTAGATACTTTAAACTCCAATTTATATTCTGGGGGAGAAGCAAATGCGTTATCAATAGTCATATCATTGGTTAATATATTTATATCTCTTTCTCTATTAATACTCATTACATCATAATCAGTATTAACATAGTACGCATTCTTATCATTTACACCAGGATATCTGAAAGTTGGATTATTATTTAGTAATAATCTCATTTCCATCATCATATCATGTAAATATTTTTTATTCTGGAAAAAACTAACTACTCTACCATCAGTTTTTCTTTTAGTAAAGATTTCACCAGTAGCTTTATCCATAATAGACTCACCATGAACAGCAAAGTCTCTATTTTCTATACTAAGAAATGAAGTAGCAAATCTCATATCTGGTTTTGATACAAATATGGGTCTTAATGCACTTCTCGTATCTTGAATTCCAGGCATAATTTCAATTATTCCTTTCTTTAAATTAAATTACTCAAATCTGGTATAGTAAGATAGGTATTTAACATTTCTTGTGTAGGTTCTTCAGAATGTCCAATAACCCATGTTAATACTTTACCATCAGGAGTATTTCGTTTTGGTCCCTCATTAGAATCAACCCAATCATCAGGATCCAAATATAAAATATCTGGATATGAGCTTCTTCTAGCCTTTTCTTCATCATTATCTGAATCAGCATAAGGTAGGGTTTTAAATTTATTATATACCTCAATGAAGTTCTCCATCATCAATTTAGAACTAGATTGCTTCACATCTGGATTGTAATATTTCTTTGGTATAAGTTCATCATAATAGAATAAGAAATATATAGCATAGAATAAATCTATTTCACCTTGGTCAAATCTTGGTTCATCATATGTATTAGGATAAATATGTAACCTAGGGTCTTTCTGTTCTTCTATATAAGCATGAACTATTTTTTTCATATCATCATCTGTTATAATTCCACCATGATAATAATCACTAAAATTTAGTAACCCGGTAACCATATCAGTTGTTACTGCAAAGTATTCTTGGTCTCTCTCTTTCTCATATATCTCTAAATCATATTTAGATTTAATATTAGCAAGAGTAATTTCATATGGACTCAGATTAAATACATTATTAATACTGAGCTTTCTACCATTCAAATATACATCATAGTATCTAATATCAAATGGTTTATTGGGAGACCATGCACCTTCACTGGTAAATGGTATAGATATTTCAGGTCTAGATATATCTATTTCATCTCGTCTATGTTTTAAATTATATCTATATGGAGTAATATCTATATAAACTATATCTCCTACTTCCAACCAATGATGAATAAGTATCTTAGGATATCCATAACTAGTAATCAATCTATATCTATTTCTAGATACTAATCTACCATTTCTGAATATACGTATATACTCTGTATTCAATTGGAAATCGTTAGAAGCTATTTCTATAAATCCATAACCAGCTACATCAGTAGTAAATCTACTCATAGTAGGAATCTTCTTTACGCTGAAATTAAGATTCTTATTAAGCATACTACTATCATTTGTATTAACTGTAACTGAACCTATTCTTGTAAATCTATATGGTACATTATCCCAACCATCATTACCATATGCATTAGCATCTGTTGACGGAGCATAGACAATATCTCCTCGATCATAATGTGTTACCATATCCAATAGATTTAAATCGTAATGGATTTCTCCATCTGGAGTCGGTTCTGTAAGTATTATATCTTTAGCTGTAGGAAATACAACTTCTTCTGTTTTAGGAAGAGTTATATTTTTCTTATCTGTAAGAGCTGTAAACTTAACAGGTACAGTATATCTATATCTTGGGAATAATTCTATTTCTATGAAGCTATCATTAGTTACCATTGATGCTGGTATATAGAAATACTCTAAGAAGTTCTTTCTCTCTTGATATACATCTCCTACTAATAATCCATCTACAAATACCCTTGCATCTAAACTAACAGGATAATCTCTTGAGTTATTAAATGCAAATACATACCTATCTTCTTCAAAAGTAAAAAGACTACCTGCTCCCAACTCAGTAGCAGTATTTCTTCTTAATCTTGTAGTAAGGTCTAATGTATTTGTGAATAGGTAATAAGAAGAGGTTATTTTCTTCTGGTCTAATACATAATCTCTAAGAATATCAGGGTCTTTTTTCATCCACCCATGTAATGTACTTCTCTTGAAATCAAATGGTGGATAATTATCCATACCACCTAGTTGCTCTACATTATTGATATATACAAATTCATTATATTCTTCTATAGTATATGGTTGAGTATTCTGAACCATAGTTCTATAATCACCATTGAAATCTGGGTCCATTCCATCTGGTGTCAATCTACCTGATGATTCCAATATATTCATATTTACCTTAGAGACTATCTCTTCTAATTTCTGATTAGGATATACAAATCGAATCAGTCTATTATAGTTTCTAAGTAACTGGTTGTATTTTAAATTAGGTATATCATAATAGAAGTAATATACTTTATACTCTAATCCATTTTTTACTCCATTCTGAATACCAGAATTTTCATCTACATCAGAATCATTAAATACCCAGTAAATATTGGTATTCATTACTTTAACGGATTCTGTATTCTTCTCAAGATAAAATTCATCTCTATCAGGAGTTCTTTTAAACACCATCATATTTTCTGGTGGTACTGGAGATTTAGTTGGTTCACCATGTTCGTCTTCAATAACCATCATTTTAAACATATTATTCGCTGACTTATTTATATCACTTCCGTCATAGAATATATGCTTGTGTAATCCTCTAAAGAAAGTTAAAGATACATAAACTGAATAATTATGGTTCTTTAATTTACTTGCAATATTATTTGGTAAATTACATGTAAAAGAACCATCTCCATTATCTAATACTTCTATTAAAGAAGTACCTAATTCATAATCTTTATCTTTATCATTTAGGAAATGAAGGGATAAGAAGAAAATTCCCTCACTTGTATCAGGGAATTTCAAATTCCTTAATCTTCTATCTAATTCTGTTTTAACTACAGCTTTCTGTCTTTCACTAAATTCACTTACATCTTGTACTCTATACTTCTTCATGTAATACTTATTAGTATCTAAAGTAATATGAGCAGTAGCATCATCTATTAATTTAGATTTAGCTAAAGTGATAGTTTTTCTTGTATCATCATATAATAAAGTAGCTTTATTATATAAAAATCTTTGGTAGTAAGTATTATCTATAGTAATAACTTGAACTCTATGGTCTTTATAAATAACATGGTCATTTATTGGATTACGAGGATTCTTTAAAACAAAACTTCTACCAAACGGTAATCTAAACCTTGTATATTCTTCTGATACAGATATATGTAAATCATAAATCAATCTATTATCAATTATAACTATTGGTAATTGAGAGAATATTTGTGGATTATAAACCATATCCATAAAAGTAAATTCTTTTTGATAAAATTTACTTCTTCTATATTCTTCTCTATTAATATTTCCAATTATATCATAATCTATTTCAAAGACTGCTTTTAAAGATTTATTGAGATAAAATCTACCAGACTCATGTCTCTTACGACTATCTATATCATTCGTGTAATAAAAAAATTCATTATAATTTACTTCTGCAACTTGTCTTTTGTATAAGTAATAATATGAATTATAATAAGCCCTCTTTATAGCAGCTTCCATTGAATCATAATCAAAGGAATTATTCATTAAAGCTGGCTTTAATATTTCAGGAAGGTTATTAGGCATTGCCTCAATCTCTCCTTTCTTCATTTATAAAATATAAGCATTTACCTTATATTCTGTATTTAACTGACTGTTTTTGGGTGGGTTTTATTAATAAACCCTTTGAAAAACAAGGTTTTAAACTAATAAAATGAAAGGTGAAAAGAGAATGAATAACCTTTATAATACACCAGTAAAATATTCAATGTTTACAGAGGCTGCATTATCTGATAGCGTTTTATATAACTCATTCAATGCTAATGGTAGTTTAACAAAGATAATGCTTTCAGCTATTAAAGGTGGAATTAGAATAGAAAAATCTCATATAGAAAATCAGATTAATGATATTAACAGAACTAAATTATCTCCTAATGTAGATGCTGTTATGGATTCTTTCTATAATGGTAGTATAGTTCTTATGATGGCTCCTAAAGATATGAGAATACCACAAGTATTACCATTCTTTCTTATGAAGACATCAGGAACTGTAAGAGCTTATATCTTCTTAAATAATTATGGTACATTAACAGTCTCAGAAAAAAATTCGAGTGAAAAATATTTGAATATGAGTATGAAAGATTTATATGTATTAATGGAAGGAGCTTATATAGCATTAGAGAATAATGCTAACCCTATGAAAGTAAGAAAATCATTAGGTTTAATGAGATTATCTTCTAAGATATATACACATATGATTCTGAGAATATTGAATAAAGAATATGCTGTATCAATAGACCCAGTTTTATATACTAAGGTAGCATTTGTTATATCATATTATTACTTAACTAGAATATGGGAAAGTACTAATGAAGATGTTAATTTTACATATGCTGCTACAGTAGTAGAAACTAAAGAAGTTGTTGATAAAAGAGAATTATTGTTGATAAAAGATGAAATGGAGAAAGCTGACTGTTCTGATATAGCTAAAGTAATAGCATTCTTATCAGGAAGTAATCCAAGATTAAAAGCTTTAAACTTCAGATATTTTACCCAGTGTTATATTAACACATTTGGTGCTCCTGCTCTATTTGGAATGGAGACTTTACATTATTTCTTATTTACAATTACATCAGTATTGATTGGAAGCTTTGTAGTTAATCAACCAATAATTTCAGATGTAGTTAAAAATATAAAAGGAATGAATAGTTTCTATCCAGAGTTGGTTAAAGCAATATCATAATAAAGAAAGGATACTAAGATGGCAGATAAAGTTTGTTCCAGTGGATGGATATTAACACATGACCCAGTCCATGGAAATTATGTACCATTCTTTGTTAAAATAAGAGACAAAGATATTGTATGGGATCCAGATAATATGCCTAAGGATTTAAGTAGATTAACAGCAGCTGCTGAAAGTAATATTACTTATAATTATCCTGCATTTGAATGGATTTATAAAAAGAGTGGTTGGAGAATTAATCTAAGAAGTGATTATACATATGAAGCTACTAAAGATATTCCTATTAAAGGAAATTCTACATTAGTAAATGTAAATGAACTTAAAGTAAAGATTGATTTACCAATCAAAACAAAGAATACAGATACTCTATTTGTAGATGTTATGAAGAAATGTACTAATAGAGTTATTATTGGTGCTGCTACAAATTTAGTAGTAGGAACCACAGATGTATTGACAGAAGTTCACATAAGTTTAAATAGTACTGGTGGATTTAGTAGTAACTTTGCTACATCACCAGATTATGACAACCAGTTCTTACAGGTTAAAGTAAGAGGCGATATTAAGATTTAATTTAATGAAGATGATAGATAAAATTTCTATCATCTTCATTATTTATTTTATCCCCATATAATAGGGTATTTCTGTCCATATACATCAGTAGCAATATTAGTTGATCTATTAACACTAATAGATGTTCTTGATGGTAATGGATAATCTGATATCACATCACCATTCTCATCTTTAGCAAGATAGTAATAGTTCTCAACATCATCATCTATTATACATACATAGATAGTAACATTCTTATTCTCATACTTGAGATATAACTCTGTTTCTTCAGCTCTCTGAATAGAATCATCTCCATCAAGAAGATTATTGATATTCTCAAACATCTCATCTTCAGAGTATTCTGATACTTCTGGTGTACCTTGTCCACCATCATATAGTACAGCTCTATTATTAAGAAGATTCTTAAGATATGTAGCACCAAAGTTAGATAAGTCTTCACTATCCAATCCAGCACTAAGTTCTTTCTTCTGCTTCATAGATAATTCTGCTATCTGTTTCTTTATATTAACTTGCTTATCAATTAATTGCATTGATAATGACCTAGCATTAGTTATATTGGAAATTAAATCAGTCATCTGTTTACTAGAACCTCTAGCTGATGATTTAGTTGATTTAATTGAATCATATTCTTTCTGTAGAGCTTCAGTAAATCTTGTTTGCTCTACAAGAAGATTTTTATATAAGAAAGATTCTGGTTCAAATTCCTTCTTGTAATCAACTTCATCTTTCTTACCGTCTTTCTTTTTCTTTTTCTTCTTTTTGCCTAATACTATTCCTTCTAATCCAAAAACATCAGAAGCACTACTACTTTTATGTGGTTTAACTTCCTGATAAGACATCATCTCATTAAACCATTGGTCTGATAAATCATAATCATTAGATTCTTTCTTCTCTTTAATCTTCATAGTAGAAGATGGGAAAAAAGAACTTGAGTCATCATATGAATCATAACCAGTATCAATATCTATTGACTCTAGCTTATCGAGTAATTCTTCTCTTTTAGATTTTTTAGAAGTAGATTTTTCAATGTTATAATAATCGCTCATTTTCGTATCTACCTACCTTGATTTTTTATAGATTACTGTGATGTTTCAAGCTTAGTTTCCTATAATAAAACAGACATACATCTTAATATGAATAGTGAAAGGAAAATTAATAATATGGAAGAAAAGAAATATAGAATGGAAATTAAAAGATATACTCCTTTGTTGACACCAGTCACAGAGGCTAAGTATGTATATATAGATATACCCGACGAGATTGTAGAAGAGATTTTGAAAGCAACCAATTCAGAAGATTCAGTTGCAAACAGAATTTTAGCTGATATGAGAATATTTAAAAATTAAGGGGTTTATATGGGTTTAACAAAAGACAATGGAATGCTTATAGATATTCAGTATGTAAATAATAAAGGTGATGATGATTATATCTATACCATATGGAAAGATTTAGATACTGGTGAAAAAAATTTATCTATAGAGAAAAATCCTACAAGATTAATTTATTTTGAGAAACCAGATTGTAGAAATCATAGGTATAATAAGACTTATGAGAAAATAGAGAATTTAATACCTGTAGAGGTGAAAGAAAAAGAAAAGATATTTAGAATAGCTAACGAGATTGGAGACCAAGGCAAAAGTTTCGTTAGACAATGCTTCACTAATAGAGATTATAAAAGATTAAACGAAATTCAATTATATCCATATGTATTTGGTTCTGATATAGATATTAGAGCTTATAAGAGATTACAATGGAAAAATAATTATGATAATAATAGACCAAAGCATTTATCATTAGGATTTCTTGATATAGAGGTTGATATTATGGAAGGTGGTCCAGACCCACTATACAACCCAATAGATTTAGTTACATTGATTGATGTAGATGCTAAAAGAAGTTATACATTTGCTCTTACTGGAGTTGATTATAAAGCTCCTAAGAAACCATTGACTGATGAGTATGCTATAGAAGAAGATAAGAAAAAAAGAGATATGTATGCTCATAGAATGAAAGAGCAAGAATATTGGTCAAATAATGTAGATGAATTAAAAAAGAAGATACATGATAAGTTTGGTGAAAGTTATCCAAACTTTGATTTTAATATATATTTCTACCAGAATGAATTAATGATGTTGGTTCATTTATGGCAGTTAATAAATAAATTAAAATTAGATATGATTGGTATATGGAATATGGATTTTGATATTCCTTTCATATATAATAGAATAAAAATACTTGGTGGAAATCCAGAAGATATTATGTGTCATCCAGATTTCCCATCTAAAGAATGTTGGTACAAGAAAGATATGATTCATTTTGCTATTAAAGAAAAGAGTAGTTGGTTTAATTTATCTTCTTATACAATATTCGTAGACCAAATGGTTATTTATGCCGCTTTAAGAAAAGGACAATCTGAGTTAAGGTCGAATAAACTTACAGCAATAGCTGAAAAAGAATTAGGAGATAGTAAGTTAGATTATAGTGAAGTTGGTACAATCAAGACTCTTTCTTATGTAAATTACTTATTGTATATTCTATATAATATAAAGGACGTTTTGTTACAAGTAGGAATAGAGGGAAGAACTTCTGACATGGATACTTATTACTTAACAAGTTATGTTAATACAACTCCTTATTCAGAAGTATTTAAACTTAGTTTAAAACTTAGATATGTACAATATGCTTCTTATTTAAGTCAGGGATTAGTTACTGGTAATAATATGAATAGTTTTGATAATTCATATGGAGATAGTAGTACTGATGAAGATGATTCATCATTCGAAGGAGCATTAGTAGGTAATCCTTTATTAATAGAGAAATTTGGTATGAAGTTATTTGGTAAACCAACTAATTTCTTATTCCAATATTCAATTGATTTTGATATGGGTAAATTTTATCCATCTTGTATTATAGGAATGAATATAGACCCATCTACTTTAATATTTAAAATGATATTAGATTCATCTCAATTTGATTCAAGAGGTGGAGAATTAAAGTATAGAGGAATAACTGATGTTCATATGGTAAAAGGTAATAGTGATACATTCTCTGGAGATATAAGTAAAGAAGTAATGGATAATTACCAAACTGGTAATATATTAACTTTTGCAAATAAATGGTTAAATTTACCATCAGTAGAATCAATGAATAAGAAGATAAGAAAGGAGCTTGGATAATGGCTAAGAAAGCAACAATGGATATATTACTTACAAAAGTATCTAATGTATTAAATAGAGATGTCTATATAATAGACTATACGTATTGTATTGGTGGTAAAGAAACTAATGAAGAAAAGGTATCCGAGCTAGTACTCGAGTTAGACCCAGATTATTCAGATATGTTAAAAAGTCTTTATCCAGACTGTAGATGTATTTATATTAAGGATATAAAACCAGCCAAGAAAGAATTAGAGAAGTATTTAGACTTAAATACAAATATCAATATAGTAGAAGAATTAAGATTTAATTTAAATAAGATAATTGATAAAGTAGGAGATAGTAATAACTGGAATTTATTTAGTATAAGAGAAGAAGATTATGAAAAATTCTTTGATAAGAAAGAAGTAGTAAAAGGATTTATTAATAATAAAGATATTCCAGAAACTGATATAACATCAAGATTATTTCCTAAATTAACAGAAAAGAATATAGATGATTTTTATTATAAGTATTATAAGGATAAATATAATGATATTGATATAACTCATATCATTACTAAACTTTATAGTGAGATAATGAATATTTATAATTATTTTAGTTATATAACACTTGAGTAACCCATAAAATAAAAAGAATCCTATTATGGGCTACATACATATTGTAGATATGGATGAAGGATCAATATATTGGTGTTGTTAATAGCAAATATAGAATAATAGTTGATTGGTTTAATATCAGTCAACTATTATTTTATTACACTACCAACAAATAATTAGGGGATAGGCAGACCCCAAACAAAACATTTAGTTTTGACAGATTTTTTCATTTTTGTGTTAAACATGCTGTAACAAAATTTACCTATAGAATATTTTTATATATCACAAAGTAACAAACACTAGTGTCCTTTCGCTGGTTAGGTAACACTCAGTTGAGACCTGAGGTAAAAATATTCTGGGTAAGCTTGAGATTATATTTATTAATTCTTTGCGATTGAGATAGTTATTTTTTAACTATCTCAATTTAATTTTTTATTTGGTATAACATTGTAGTAACCTGCGAGTATATGCTCTCGGGGTGTGATGAGTTATCTTTTTTTTTCATTGAGGTAGACGGCTGTGCAAGAAGCTGTCTACCAACCTCTTTTTTTATTGTATAAATAACACTATAGTAACCAAAAAAAAATAATACATATGTAGAGAGGAGGTATGACCTTTCCTTTATTTATTATTATTATTTGCTTGTGGTTATTATAAGTACAATATAAGAAGTATAAACTCTCTCAAAAATAGATACTAGGTAGAATTAATAAAAAATTCTACCTAGTATCTTAATTATTTATTTAACTTCATTCTTTTTCATCAACTCATTCATATTATCCATCTGCTTATCAATCATTTCATAGATTGTCTGAACAAGTTTCTCTTGATCCATATATCTTGATAAGAATGGGAACTGATTATAGATATCTTTTATAACCTGAGACCTTTTAAGTTCTCCAGACTTCTTATAATCTTTCCACTGGATTTCAGCCTGAACCATCATCTTCATAAGCTCTTCACTTATTACTTTAAGAGCAGCCTGAACTCTCTGTTCCTCATTCATTGTATAGTAGGTTATAATGCTTCTTACTAAACCAGCAATGATAGCAATTACTACAACGATATTAGTCCATTGTCCTTGAATAAGATTTGCAAAGTTATTAATTCCATTCATAAAATTAATATTCCTTTCTAATAATATAAGTTTATTGATATGTGTTTTTATTTTAAGAAAAAAAGATGACACTGGCTCTAACCTCAGTGTCATCTCAAAGCGAGATATGTTGCAACCCTTAACGCTCTGGTTGCAATATACGTGGATTGTGGTGATTAGAATTGGGGGACATAATCACCACTTTAAATGGAATGTATTACCCTACCGTGGAAAGGAGTTACGATAGGGTTTACTTAAGTGTATAAGAAGTTGGAGTTAATTTTTAGACATGTTTACTTATTACACTTCTTATACACTAAAATAGTATATCATTAAATAAAAAAAAGAGGGATGTGTAATCCCTCCCTTTTTTACATATCTTCGTTCAAGAGCTCAAGCTCTGTGTTGAGCTTGAATAACTTGATTAATTCTTGAAAGCCTTTGAGATATTTTAGTCTCTCTTCAGGTGTTAACTGAGATTCAATCTCTACATAATTCTGATAAGCTTCTTCTATCTGTGTAAATGTCATTGTTTCGTCCTCCTTATAAGACAAATTAATTTTATTATTATTACACAGAAATAGTATATTACTAAGCAACTTCATTTTACGGATAGGAACATAGATAGAGAAGCATCTATTATCTTCTCTATCCATGATTATTATTCTGCATCTGCTTTTATATCAGAATTATTGGTATCTTCTTCTTCCATATAATAATCCAATTCTAGATTATCTTCAATACCATTTCTATTAGCATCTAATACAGCTGCTTCAAATTTATCTCTTTCTAATTGTGCTTTTGCTTCTTCTTTATTCTCATTAAAAGATTTATAACAGTAAACAGCAAATGCTATACTCTCACCTATTACAGCTCCTATTAAAGAACTTAATGCTCCTAAATCTCCTAAGAAAATCATAGTCCACATTGAGTATAATTCAATAATGAAACAATTTCCAAGAATTAAATACATTAAGAATTTAGTAGTAGTAAATTTCTTTCTTCTTTCAGACATCTCTTTTGATGGCTTATACATATTCTCTACAGTAAGAAGTTCTAATTCTCTTCTTCTGTTTTCCATTTTAAGAAGTTCTTTCTTTTTCTTATCTATGTATTTTTGGTCAGCTCTTTTATCTTTAGAGATTTCTGATTCATTCCAATCAAGGTTAGAGTATTCATGTTTATTGTAAATGGGTTCGTTCATAAATATACCACCTTTCATATATTAAAGTTATTACCTTGTTTTTAAAGGGTTATGAAGAGAAAAAAAAGAAGGATGTGTAGTCCTTCTTTCTTCTTCTTTAATATTCATCAAATAAAGGAACTTCTATTCCTAGAACTTCCTTTAAATCCCAGAGTAGAAAGCTTGGGAAATTCTGAGGAAGCCATGTTCCCCATGTAACACGACCGTCAGGTTTCTTCTGGTATGCTATTACTGTGTCATACCCAAGCATGACACTCTCCGCAACAAAGTCACCCCAATTTGTTACGGTAACTTCTATTTTCTTACCATCAAAGTATCCCTTATGAATTACTTCATTTGAGTTTGGATGATTTACAAAAGATCTATTAATTACTAACATATTAACCTCCTCGACCTTAATATGGTCTAAAACATTTTTTTTATTATTAACACAGAAATAGTATATTAGTATATATATACAAAATACGGACAATAAATATGAGAGTATAGGAACTAATCCTATACTCTCATTATTCAATAGTAATATCTTAACTATTTTATCTTTTTTATATTTTTGTTAGATCAATAATTATTTACAGTTTAACCCACTTCTCAAGGTTGCTGAGCTTAACCTGTGCCTGAATTCCCTGTACAGCTGCATTTGTATATCTTGATGTACCCATAAGATATGTGTAGCTACCACCAGGAAGATTCGGTGAACGATAAGCACTATTCTGGCTTGTTAAGATGTGTGTTGTATACTTGTAATGTTTGAATGTGAACTGCTCCTCTGAAAGTGGATAAGGAATGATTCTAATTCCATTGAATGTCTTCTCAACCTTATCGTAAGCTGCATTCACTTTCTTTGTAGATACTACCTGTACCTTGATGTCTCCAGAAGTTGTAATTCCATAACCATAATCAAGTTTAACACCGTTTGTTACAGAACCTGGTCTTGTTACCCAGTTAACTGCTGAATCAAGCAATGATATAAATCTTGGGTTACCATAGATAACGAATGTAAAGTCATCCATCTTAACCTTATCAGCTATATCCTGAAGAAGTCTATCGATCTTGAACTTGAACATCTTCTCGATATACTCATTTGGAAGAGCTGTTGTAATACCCATTCCGTTGCAATCAAAGATATCCTTTGTAATGAAGCTATTCCACTGAAGCGGATCAAGCTCTACACCATCATACTTTTTGAACTGATCATCAAGCCATGAAAGTACTGTAGAATCTTCCATCTGTGTAAGAATATCTGCAATGTTGTTATATGTCTTCTTATAAAGATCAATGTCCATAAGAGCCTTAACATCTTCCAACTCCTCAAGTGAGTATGGAACATCAACTCTCATACCATCTTCAATCTTCCATTCTCTCTCTTCACGAGCATAGTCGAATGTAACTGCTCTTTCATTTCTCTCATTTGAAACTGTACCAGAGATGTAAACACCTGTGATAACTCCAGCTGCATTGTTAAGAGTAACTTTACGTGTAGAATAATCAACGAAACCTGAAATGATATCCTTTACTGGATGCTTAACATGAGATGAATCCTCAACTTCTGTCTCAATTCTTCCACCAAGCCATGTACCATCTGAAAGGTTAACTCTCATCGGCTGTGGAAGTACGATATCATATGTTGTACCAGAAACTGTAGCCTGTACTTTCTCAATGAAAAGATTTAAGCTAAGCTCATCATTTGCTGTTGCACCAGGTGTGAATGTTGTATCAAGAACATCAAACTCATAAATTGGAAGAGTCTTAAGTGTACCTGTTGGGTTTATCGGAAGACCCTTACCAGCTTTGTAAATCTCTTTAAACTCATCTGTGAAGAAGCACTGTGGATATTTCCATCTCTTCTTTGATGTAGGATCTACAACGTATGTCTGCTCAATATGCTTTTTGATTATTGGAGACTTTGTAACTTCAGTCTGGATGATATCCTTTGAAGCAAGTTTAAGCTGCTGCTTAATAAGTACAGGAAAATCTACTGCTTTTATAGGAAGAAGTGTTCCTGTTCTTGTTGCCTCTGTAACAAGGTCATTTGCACAGTTATCAAACATATCAGAAATCTGCTCATATAAACAACTATGAGTACCATACTCTCTATCCATATCGTTGTTCATTGAAGCTGTCTCAGTTGCAAGCTGATCAAGAAGTGCTTCTTTATAAGCTGCTAACATACCCTGATTCTTGATAAGTGTATTAATGTCAACCTTTACGTCACATCCATTGACCATAAGTTGATTGTAAGCTTCTGTGAAGATATCATCGAAGCTATTCATATTTATGTGATTATTAAATCCTCCGACTGTCTCTGTTGCTACAAAGTCAGAGGCGGAATTTGATAAAAATGAAACCATTTATAATCTCTCCTTCGTCCTTTTCTTTTTGTAATAATTTATTATATCCTATAAATTATATATGTGTTTTTATATGTTATTTCAATAACCACTATAAAATCCATAGAATATTACAATTTAAAATTTATTTATTTCAATGTTCGCTTGTTAGCGACAGGCTTTTTACCATTTTTCATATCTATTAATTTATTCTTATGAACTTTTATTCTCTTTAATAGAGTAAATACTGATTGAATCATAATAACAGCATTTTGATAGAATAGTAAAGCTTTAACATAAGTATCTAACTCAAACTTCATTAGCATATACTCATAACATAAATCTTTTATTTCTCTTAATTTAGTACAAGCAGCTTTAAGTATCTTATTAGTATTTATATCATCACCTATATTATTCTCAAGCTTATTAATATAATTAGTTAGTGCATTTAACAAAATTTCATAATTCAAAAATAATGCATATTTTCTGGTAGAGGCGTATTCTAATCCCGGTCCTTTTTCCCCATCCTCATTATCAGTATTAGGATCATCATTAGTATCAGGGTTATCACCGTTAGGATCTGATCCATCTCCACCTTCGTCTCCATCGGTATTAGTAAAGTCAGTACCATCGCCAGTATCAGGGGAATCACCAGAGCCCCCACTATTAGCGTCACCAGTGTCGGGAGCATCTCCTTGAGTTTCGCCCCCATCATCGGTATTAAAGTCAGTATTATCTCCAGTATCTGGTCCATCTGTACCATCTCCCATGTCATCGGTAGTATTTTCTTCATCATCTACATCAATGTCACCAAAATCAGTATCGTCTGTATCAAGAGCTGTTTCATCATCACCTATATCATCTTCTTCATCATCTTCCAGACTCATATTACTGAAATCAGTATCATCCATGTCTTCATCTTCTGCTGGAGTGGTGTCGTCTTCTTCATAGTCTTCATCACCACCAGCAGCTTTATTGAAATCAATTCTTCTTCCTCTGTTAGGTGATATATTTAATACTTTAGTATTTTTATGTACATGACTAACATGAGGTTTTGCTTCAGTAGCTAAGAAGAATCGACCATACTTATTTTCTTCTTGAGTATAAGTAGTAATTATCATAGCAAATTCCTTTCTATGAATTTATACATACTTAGAGTTTGATTTAACTCTAGCTAATTCTGCTAAAAGTTTTTCCTTAATTCTAATAAGTCTATACTTCTCTTTATTATCACCAGCTGAACTAGCATCAGTTATCTTCTCTTCACATACTTTAATTTCTGTCTCTATTTCTCTAATAAGTTCATTTCTAATACGAATATCTTTATCCTTACTAAAATGCCTTATTATTAAAAGAATAGGAAGTAAAGCTAAATTAATCTGTACAGCAGTACCGTACATAATAGCCATCTTCAAGTTATGAAAAGATTTCTTTCTAAATCCTGGGTCTGTCATAAAAGCTTTTCTTCTATTATCATCAGCTTTATCTAAATCATCAGATACTTTTTTAATCTCTTTTACGACATTCATTGGGAGTGCCATTACTGCTTTACCAGCATTAACAACATCTTGACCTGTTCTAGCTACTTTACCAAATAAAGCCATTTGTTTTGCTTCAGCATCCATTGCTTTATATTGGATACTATTAGCAACATTCTTTGCTTTAGGTGCTTTAGAATTAGTAGCTACATAATCTCTACTACTCCCAGAATTAGATTCTTTTGTTTTAGGAGACTTTGCTGTACTAGCCAAATAATCCCTATTATCTTTATTATCTACTTCGAAGTTTGTTTCTTCTGCTTCAACAAATGCACTTATATATGTATAAGCATCATCTAATGAGCAGGCTTCTCGAAAAAGAGAATATCCTTCGATAGTTGATTCTGTATTATTAGTATAAGAATATTCTATACCGATATGCTCAGAAGTTTTTTCAAAAGCAATTCTTGTATAATCCTCAAATCCTTTTTTAGTAATTGAATTCTCTTCAAAGTTCATATCACCAAATTCCATATTAAGCAATTGGTCATCAATAGCAGACTCGATAGAAACATGATGAGGAACACTCTTAACTCTCTTGATATTCATATTACTGATTACTTCATTTAAATCAGTATTAATGAATTCTCTTAAGAGTTGTCTCAAACTTCTATTATTGATATTATTATGAACAGCTTCTAACCATCCTTTGTCTTTAGATAACTTATTAGCCATAATGACACATTCAATATATGTAGACCACATATCATTATCAAAGTGATTATTTATATCACAAGCTTCTAATAGATGCTCTGCTATCTTATCAAGAGTTTCTGGATGAAAGACATTTGCTACATATGGTAGATATGTAAATAATACTATTATATTATCGATATTTTCTATAATTGTATCTTCTACAACCATAGTTTTTTCATTACTAACAGCATCTAATAAATCAGATTCTATATCACCGATATTATCTCTAATATAATAAGCATAATTTATTACATTACCTGATTCAATGAGTTTTGAATGCATTGTATCTTGTAACTTAGCTAAATTCTCTTTCTGAACTTCATTCATCTTATTAGCATAAGTATCATAGAAGTTAGATATTTTGTTGTATATATCCTCATATCTAGTAAACCATATAGCCCATGGTGAATTTACTAAATCAATAAAGAATTTTGTACCGAAATAAGGTTCAGAGAATATTATTTCAGCATTATCTAAGATAGAACTAATTGGTTCGTTTGAGTATACTTCTTTATATCTTCCAGCATTTTCTTCTGTATAATCATTCTTTAGAGTATTATAAGCATTAACAATTCTCTTATCAGGAGTACCGTTAATGATTCTTTCTATATCAATTGACATAATCTATACCCTTTCATTTTAATGTATTTAGGTGTATAATAACACTATACACCAAGTTTATTATGATGTTTCTGGGGGCTCCAAGAATATAAAAAAATTAAATAATAATTTTTTAAACTATTAATTAGGATGAAGTGGTTTAAGTTCTCCCTATTTTGTTCCCACTTCATCAAACCCAAATATACATTTGCGATACGTATTGAACTGAGATTTCAATAGTTCGGTCAAAAAAGCCCTCTTTTTTAGTTTTATTTTTCAGTAAAACTAATTGGATACAGGATGACTCGTAACCATCCTGTATCCAACCATTTTTTTTACTTAAATACTTTAAATCCTACTATCTCATTACCTGAGCCAGTCTTAACTAACTTTCTTCCCTTAGATACTCTTGTATCAATATCTAAAGATTTTACTTCAATAACTTCTGGGTCTGTTTTCTTTTTATACACTATAACTTTATTATTCTTATTAACTCCTACTACTCCTATTAAAGATTCTTTTCCAGTTAATGCTATAAGATTAACAGGTTCTCCTCTTCTTTCCATAGTAGGGAAATATTTCATTTCAGTTAATTTAATTCTACCAGATGTAGTTACATACAATAAATACTTATCACTCTTATTTACTAATGAAGCATTTACAATATAATCATCATCTTGTAAAGTTATCATATTTAACCCCTGAGCTGATAATCCATAATTTCTAATCTCATCTAATGGTAACTTAATACCATTACCATTAAATGTAGAAATAATTATATCTGCATTATTATCTAATGTAAATATAGCAGCTCCTACTTCATCATTGTCAGTTAGTTTAATCGCTTGCTTATTATCAGTAATATTCTTAAACTCAGATAATTGAACTCTCTTAGCTAATCCATTCTTTGTAACGAATATTATACCAAGATTCTCATTTTGAATATTAAAGATTTCTGAAGATGGTAGTTCCATAACAGCTTTTACTGTTCCATTTACTGTAAAGAATCTACTTAATTCTACACCAGTATCTTCATAAGTCATATCAGGTAAACTTGATACTGCTATCTTTGATACATATCCGCTACTATCAATAATCAATAAGCTTTCTGCATTATTAATATTAAATACAAATAATGAACCATCATTACCTTTTCCAATAGAACCAATTGATATAGAATCTTCTACAGGTACTTTCTTAATGAATCCAGATTGAGTTACTCCTACTATATAATCTATATCAGGAATATTTTCTAATTCATCATCTTCTTTAACTACCTTAGATTTTCTTGGTCTACCCCATTTCTTCTTTCCTTCTTTAAGCTGGTTAATTACAAATTCTTCCAACTTATTATCATCTTGAAGAATTTCATTAATGGTGTTTAATTCTTCTTCTAGCTTAATGCTATCTTCTTTATAACTATTATAACTATCTTCATTAAAGTTATATACCTTCATATCAGCAATTACACCTGCTTGTACTGAAGTTATTTTAAACTTATCCATTAATCTTTCTATAGTCTCTTTTCTACTCTTAGATGTCTTTGCTATATTAATAGTAGTATCAATATTATTCTTATTGAATACCATTAATAATACTTCATTCATCTTTTGTTTAGTAAGAGTAATTTGAAGATTATTTAAGAACATAGAACGAACTATATCTAATCTATAGTCAATCCAGTTTAATAGTAATTCTTTTATACCATATTCATATTCTTGATAATCATCTATTACAGTTATTCCACAAGGATAAGTGAATTTTAATCCAGTACCTTTCTTATATAACTTCTTTAATACTAAATCTGGTTTAGCTGATGGTTTAAGTTTTATCTTAATATCAACTTCTCCTTCTTTAGTACTATCTTGAATTTCTTGTATATCTTTAATAGTACCTTTATTAATTAATTCAATTATCTTTGCTATAACTGATTTAGAGTTAATATTATATGGTAAAGAAGTTATTCTTATTACATTATCCTGATAATCTATTTCAGAGGTTGCTCTAAATACTACTTTACCTTTACCAGTATCATTCATCTCTTTAAAAGTTCCATTATCTATTATATCAGAACCTGTTGGAGAATCTGGTATTAATAGAATATTTGCTTTAGGATTCTTTATAAGAGATATAGTAGCATCTAATACTTCACTTACATTAAATGGTGGTATGTTAGAAGCCAATCCATAACCAATTCCACTAAACTGTGGATTGAATAATATATGAGGATATTTTGCTGGTAGAAATTCTGGCTCATACAATTCACCATCATATCCAAGTTTCATTGGTACACAATATTTATCAAAATCTTCAAAGAAGCAATCTATTGTATACTCAGATAATTTAGCCTCCCTATATCTTCCAGCTGCAGGCTCATCACCTCTCATATTTCCATAAGAACCTTGAGGTACTATAGTCATTACATTATTAGACCAGTACTGTCCTTCTCCACCAATAACATCATCAACTGCTGTATTTCCATGAGGGTGATAGTTAATAGTATTTGAAGATAATCTATCTACTTTTATAGACCTTAATCTATTAAGAGTTTCTCTCTTTGTATTGGTTGGTTTATTTTCCAATTCCCACCAAGAATAGAATAATCTTCTTTTACCAGGCTTTAATCCATCTATTAATGATGCTATAGTTCTATAAAGATTCTTATTAGCACCAAATAGCTTTGAATATTCTAATGCAGATTCAGCAATATTACTTTGAATAATTTTCTCATTACCAAATCTTTCTCCATACTCATCACTTAATAATTTATCCAGTTTATTATCCATCTGGATATCTTTTTTATTTCTTTTACTTTTCTTAGCCATTTACACACCTCCAGTATTAATTATCCAAATCTTCACGCTTAATCTTATAAGCCTTCATCATTTCTTTTCTCTTTTCAGCATCTGTTTTTGAACCACCATGAGTTATATTAAATATACCCAATTCCTTTTCAACATCATCTACAGTATACTGAACAGATACTCTGTTATTAATATCCAGTGTGCTCTTAAATAATTCTTTACCATCTAGCTCTCCAAGTCCCTTAAAACGGGTTTTAATCTTAGGTAGTAATTTGGTACAAGACTCTAAGAATTCTGCTATAGTCATAGATACAGGTTCCTTATCTTTCTCTTTAACCTCTATTACATGACCATATTTTTGTATTATAGGAATAAGATAAGATGTCTTCATAAAGAATCTCTTTGATATCTTTATTAATACATACTTACCATCAATAACACCAGTTATTCTAGCTCCATCTTCTAATACGATTTCCTTATACTTCTTTTGAATTCTACTCATAAACTTAGTAATAAATTTCTGATTACTGAAAGTTTTATCAATATCATCAAAATCTGTTTCGCTTCTTACTACTCCAAATTCAACTAACGAACTAATAATCTCATCGATAAGAAATTTATTAATATTTCCACTCTCTTTAGCAGCTCTCGTTAAATTCTCCATATAGTCAAAAGTATCTGACAAGAAATCAAGTATTTCATCTTTATCCATATAACTATCACTACCCATAAGTTTAATCTTATACTGCTTAACTATTTTCTTATGGTAAACCTCAGATAATTCTGACTTAGTTATAACAAATGGGTGTTCTTTATCATACAACGAATACAAAGGAGCATATACTTTATACAATTTACCTGCTTCTATTATAGGTCTCATAAAGATATAAAAGAATGCTAACATACCTGAAGAAATATTATAACCATCAATATCTGAATCTGTGAATATATTAATTCTATCGAAGTATAATTTAGATAAATCAAATTTTGGACCAATACCACATTTTAGCACAGTAACTAAATCTCTCCACTCTTTATTAGCCATAACTTCTTCTAAAGTTGATTTAACAGGGTTTAAAGTAACTCCTCTAAATAAGAAGAACCCCTGAGTATCTGGATCCGAACCATTTCTTGATGAACCCGAAGCCGAGCCGCCTTCGACCATAAAAAGTTCCTTGAATTTCTTACCAGTATTATTAGGTCTAATATAGTTACTCATCTCATGCTCTTTAAAAGTATTTAGCTTCTCTATACTAGTAGCAGATTTAGCTTTAATCATATCTTGTCTAGCTTTAGTATTAACTTTAACTATTTTGATGATATCATTAAGTAATCCACTATTAGTATTGAAATATTCATCTAAAGCATTATTAATTAATTCTTTCATATATGGAACTAAGTTTGGACACTGTATCTTTTGTTTAGCATTACCGACAAATCCTACTTGAGCATTAGTTGATAAACTCAATACACAATACAAATTAGTTCTACAATCTTCCCAAGTTACTTTAAGTTTATTTCTCTGAGTTTCACTCATAGATTCATTAACTTTATTCTGTAACCATCTACAATATGCTTCATCAAATGCATCTAAATGAGTTCCATTATCAGTAGTATTTGTATAATTACAATAAGTATCATATAATGCTGGGTCATTATACGACTCATTAATGCAATATAAGAAAGCTATATCCATATGGATATTTTTCTCTATATCTTGCATAGCAACTTCTGTAGTACCATTCTTATTTTCTACTAATACTTTAGTAGGTTCTACTAATTTGGTATCTCCACTAATATAACAAACATCAGATAAATCTTTCTTCTTTAAAGAAGATGGAATTATCTTTGTTATTAAATCAGAGAAATCTTTTGGTTTATATTTGATGCTATTTACAACATCAGTTCCTTCATATACTGTAAGAGTTGCTTTTATATTATTCTTTTTCAAGTTATTTGAATTAAGATAGAATAATGAATCTAACCAGTTCATTACATCTTCTATAGGTAATTTAGCATCATTACCCATATACTTTTTAGATACTCTGAATTCTACAGTAGTACCTCTTAAACCTTTCTTATTCTTTTCTATCTTATCTGTTACTAATACACCTTCTTTAAATTCTACAGTGTGTATAGTTTCTTCTTTATCTCTATAAGCAATTACTTTGAAATAATCTGATAAGGCATTAACTACTGTCATACCTACACCAAACTCACCACTACTATCTACTCCAGCACTTCTATTAAATTTACTACCACTCTGGAGAGTAGTCATGAATACTCTCATTGAGTATTTGCTTTCATTAAAACTTCTTCCATTATCAGATACTGTAAGAATATCTGTATCTATATCATAAGATATATCTATTTTATTACCAGGAGATTCTGGGTCAATACACTCATCAAAGTTATTTTGAATAATCTCCCTAGCCAAATGAAACGCACCTTGTTCCCCATATTCATTAATATACATATTAGTCTTAACTTGTATTTTCTGAATATCGTTCTCAAGGTGCATTAATTCTGTATCATTGTACATAACTATTTTCCTTTCATAAACTATTATCAATTTCAATTAATAGTTGACTTACTCTTTTGTTATTTTAAAAATACTATCTTATCCGAGGTAGTACTCGTGTATTTTTATTTAAATGATACTTATAAAAAAATATGGGTATGTGCATTACACACATACCCAAGTTTTTTAAATTACTTGATCAAGGAATTTAATTACATAGAACCCCAGCTACCGAATGCATCTGAAGATGTTCCACCATTTCCTTTATTTTTATTTTTCTTACCCTTCTTACCGCCAGTAATATTTGACTGCTTCTCTGCAATCTTCCTGAGCTTCTTGTAATTCTTCTTATAGATACCAAGAAGCACTCCTGTCTTTGAGAACAGAGCAGACATCTCTTCACCACTGTTGGTAGCAATTGATAAGAACTTAGCCTGGTTGTTTAATTCCTTCATTCCACCAAGTGTTTCCTTAAGCTTATCATTATCATAGAACTGAAGTGGAATCTTTGCACCACATCCACGACAAATTGCATAATCACCAACTACATCAATATTAGGAACTACTTTTCCTTTCTTATTGATTTTCCAATGAGGACAGCCATCTTTTGCTGCCTTTGTCTCTTTCTTGTTACTACCCTTGATTTCGCCTTTCTTGTTTAACATAGATGAAATCTTTACTACGAGTTTGTTCTTCTGAGCCATATAAAAGCCCCTCCTTATAATTTGAAAATAAAATTAATTTGTTTCACTAAGATAATATATGGTTGAATCTATTATCTGATTTTATTTACCACGGATACATTTTGTTTTGAATGTATCTAGATTGTAATCGAACACATAATCTATATTATACTTCTTACAGAAGTCTGGTGGTAGTTGTAAATCTACAATAGTGATAGCTTTGATCTTTTTATTGACCAATTCATCTACTATTATTTTTTCCACTGTATCAGTAATGTTAAATAATGACTTCTCATCTTCCAATGCTATAACAACAGCATCTTTATCACATACTGCATTATTTCTTAAACTTAGAAGTTTATCATCTCCTTCACCTGCATTGACAAATACTCCTATTGTAGGAATAAATCTCTTTGCAAAAGTAATACCAAAATGCTTTGTTTTATTACCGCTCTTCTTTAACTTCTTTGCTATTTCCATAGCGTTAAGTAAATCTGTTACATCAAGTGGTCTAACAATAACTTTTATCTCATTACCTTCATCGACACCAATCATTACATCATGATACGTATCTGACTCTACACTTCTAAGAGTCAGTTTAATTAATGCACTATATAGTGAAGTATACTGTATTGCACAACCCTGAAAATCATTCCATGATCTAAATGTTTGTACTATATTTACACCAGCCTGTGGTGCCAAACTATAGTCTATCAATTCATATTCAGATGGATTAAAACTTACATAGCAAATATTATACTCCATCTTATCTGACTCGTTTCTTTCATTTAATCTAATAGCAGTAAGATTCATATTCCTATTACTATTAGAAAATTTTATATTGTCGCATAGCTCATATCCTGTGATATAACTATCGAACCAATCATTTGGGACCTCTTCAGATACTATAGGGTTGCATATTTCATCAACCCCTCCACCCAATCGTATCCTTTGTTTAAGAGCTTTGGAAGATACAAAAGTAGAACCATACTTATCTTTGAAAATCTCCCAGTTATGTTTATTTTTCGGTTTCCCGATACTTACGTCATATAACATAACGATCCTTCCTACAAGTACTTCTTAATGCTGTCATCATGGCTAAGCATTGCATTGATTACCTTTGTTATCTTTGGATAATCGTCAGGCACCAATGTAGCCAAGTTGTATCTTCTATTTCCATCTTTACCCTGAGAGTCATCTCTCTTTCTTCCATTAATGTAGACATTGATAATTGACTTGATTGTATCAGTCTTACTCGACTCCATTGTCTTGAAACACCAAGTAGATATGTCTACATAGAGAGTCTTCTGTGCTTCTGTGAATTTAGCAAATCTCTCTTTTCTTTCAAGAAGAGCAAATGTTATAAACATTGGGTAATACTCTTCATCTGTCACCAACTCCATTACTGTCTCAAATGGAATTGCAACTCCTTTTACATGCTCATATAGACAATCAAAGAATGATTTAATTCTGTAGAACTGACTGATATTCAAAGCTTCATCACATGGTATTGTCGTGAGAATATCAAGTGATGTTGCTGCATCAATTCCTGCCTTAGCAAACTTCTTTAATCTCTTCTTTAATATGAGCTGAAGAAGTTCCTGAATGTCATCCATTCTGTATGTCTCAGCATTTTTATTCTGCGCAAGAAGCTGATCATTTACCTTCTTCGCTTCCTCAAGAATCTCTCCAATAATAATTGGGAATAACTTGATATTCTTAATCTTGTTCTTATTCTTGAGCTCTTTCTTTAATACTTTTATAAAGTCATAATCTGTCAACTTTTGATAGATTAATGTCTTTATCTCCTGAATCTCCTGATTCTGTAGATGTCCATGTTTGATTATAAACTCTATTACATCTGGTAATAGGTCAACTAAAGACATGTAGTAAGACTCCTTTGTCTCTTTCTTCGAATCAAAGAAATTGCCATTTTCCTTTTTATACTTCTTCAGAGTAAGCTTTGCAAACTCTTTGACATTGTCATTGATTCGGATTTTCTTTGTTTCTTTTCCCATTTAAGGTACCTCCAAAAAATAAATTTTGTTTTGTATAATGAATCAACAAACTTCGACCATTAATACATCATTACAAAGATGTAGGTAAGATGATAAATTATTATCATCTTACCTTTAATCTTACATAAACTTTCCAAAGATGTCTTTCAAGTCTACGGTTGTCGCATCATTTGGTTTTGAGTTATCTGATATCTTTGAAGATAACGCATCAAGTCCAACTGCTGCTAAAGCATCATCATCTTCCAGTGTTTTCTGTCTTGATTCAATTTCTTCTATTCTATCCGATATTAGATTTATCTTATCATTAACAGGAGTTAAACCTGACATAATAAGATATACGTTGTTCGGCATCTTTCTATCATCGTTCACATAGATATGATTGAACGCATGAATTGGATCTCCTGTGAAATCTCTAACCTTTGGAATATTATTATCAAACTCCTCAGTTAATGCCTGAGAAAGATTTGTTATTATTCCAGATGCCATAATCTTCTTGTCTCTCTGAGCATCTACATGACAATTCTTCTTGATATTGTCAATAAGCATATCTTCGATACTCATATTGTCTGTATCTTTCTCTTTGAAATCTTCTACCCTTGAGATAACTATTCTACCCGGGAAGGATATAAGTCTTTTAGCATCTCTGTCATCGATACTATCCAGCTTAGTAGTAAAGTTGTATGTACATCTAAGCACATCAATATCCTTCACTATTTCATTATTTACCTTCTCAAGTAACTTATATGATGGCATACCAGAACATTTGTCATTATCATATAACATGTATGTCTGATTTTCCATCACCTTGTACAACTCGTTTAAATACTCTAAAGTATTTACATGAGCAGATAATGCCTCATTGTTTACAGGCAATACACCAACCATAATAACCTTTGTATCTGCAAAGGTAGCCTCAATAATATTGGCTAACAATGGAGCTGTACCTGATCCAGTACCACCACCAGTTGAGCTTACAATAAATATAACATCAAGTGGTGATATCATATCTATTATTTCCTGGTCCTTGAGTAAGTTTGTGATAGAATCTTTTAAATAACTCTTTGCAAGCTTTCTATCTTTACCTGCACCTGATGACAATCCATCTTTGTCTGTTATCAACTTCTTAGGTATGTTATTTGGAACTGTCTCCAAATCCTTCTCTGATGAGTTGATTGCTATTACTGGTATACCAAGTCTCTCCTTTGCTAAACTAGCTACCTGATTACCTGTGTTACCTAAACCTAAAATTCCAACTTCCAACATCTTTAAATCCTCCTTGTTTGTTTCTTGTGTTGTTAAGTTTATAAAGTTTCTTATCGCACGAATTAGTTACTTTTTTATATTCGTACATAGAAATAGTATATAACTTTTTTCAAATAATGAAAATAGCATACACACTAATATTTAGTTATGTATGCTATTTATTTTAATTATTCAATAGATGGTTCTTTTATAGAATACTTTACGTTTGTATCTACTGGTATAGCTAATATTTTTCTATCACCACCAGTATCTACTGGGAAACTAATTCCTTGTATTGTATTTCCACCTAATTCAAATAATAGGTATAAGACACCTTCGTATTTTACTATGGTATACATTCCCATATCTCTTATATTAACCTTAGCAATTAAGAAATCTTCATTATCAATAAGATATCCTAACGACTGTGGGTTTACTGTATAAGATATGTGGTCTTGATGACCTATATAACGTATAATACTATCGGTATCTAACTTAACGATTTCATTCTTTAAATCGTGTATAAATTGGGGTCTATCTGAAAATAGATTATCCCCTATAATATTTATGTTCTCTGATACATCTTCTACTGGTATTTTGATATCTGTATCTGCTTCTGGTACATCATATTCAACCAATCCAGAGTCTTCAACCTGTTTTATTATATGCACAATATCATCTGTACCATAATCATTCATTATCTGCATTGAATGTATTAAGAAATCACGAATACTTTCATCATCTATATCCAAAGCATTATACAACATATTTGTTGTAATAGCAGTCACGTGAGCATTTGTTGTTGACAGCCATAAACTATAGATAGTATTAATAGGTGACCTAGCCAACACTTCATCAACATCATTAGATTGTAAAGATTTCTGTAGTATACTAAACACAGTTATTTTATCTTTTAATACATGCTTATAGAACGCATTATATATTTCACGAGAATCTTTAGGTCCTATCTTACTAACTATATTTCTAAAAGTTTTTATTATAGTAACTATGTCTTCTATAGATTCTGAACTCATTGGTATTATCATAGATAAAAGATTAGTTCTATTTTCTATTGGTAATTTAGTGAGTTTATCAGATATCGATACATTTAATGATGTATTTGATAATTTATCTATTTCAGAATCGGTTAAGTGGTTTCTTAAATCATCAATAATATTATCCTTATTAATAATTAACTTTGTTTTTGTTGGTAGAGTCAAAGACTCTAAATTGTCAAATAAGAAGATAATATCAAACTTATTTAATCTGTAAAAATTATATTCCATCATACACTTTTTTCCTTTTACATCATTAATATAGGCTGTTGATGAATGTTGATAGGCTTGAGTGAGCTGGTACAGTCTTATCAAATTCATGATTCCAGAAAACAACCTTGTTACTTTTCAGTTCTATACAGAATATATTACCAAATGGGTCTTCACCAAATGGCAATAACCCTTTCTCTATAAATCTGTCAAGAGATGTATAAACAGAATCATGGTCACCTCTATTGTATGACAATACAGTAGCAAAAACTCTCTCAGTATTATTAACCATGACTCTATAATTTTCAGGAGTTCCTCCGTTAGCATCAATTACTAATCTTTTTAGTGTATCAGGAATTTTTATATCATATTTATCTTCTAGCTCTTTAAATACATTTTTATCCTTTAAAGGGATTTTATATTTCCAATTCATTCATTATACCCCTCTGTATATATTTTATTTAACTCATCAATAGTTAAAGAGTTTTCTACCATATAAATAGCTTTATCTTTATCATCTAATGAATTCTCTCTTGCTAATGATAAATACTTTAAGAAATCCTCATTCTTCTTATTTACTATCTTCAAATAATTAGTTTGATTATTCTTCATAACATCATCTTTAGCTTGTTCTTTAATCTTATCTACATCTTGTATCTTATGATGCATATTAGGATTATCTCCACCATCTTTTATTTCTATTTCAAGATTAAGTGATGGAACATAGAAATCTGGTATATAAAAATGCTTTTTCCCTTCATACATATACCAGTATGTATGAGGAGACGGTGATAATAAATCATCAGGGTCAAAATTCATTATCTTATCAAGAAACTCAAGAAATGATTTTTCATAACTACCAGTATATGTAGATTCATGTACATGGTCTCTCCATAAGTATTTACCACTAATAGACCTATTAGCTAACATCTTTTTTTGTTGTTCTGGGTCGTTAAGTAAAGTAGTTTTACCATACTTACCAACCATTCTATTTTTAAAGATTTCCCTATATCTATCTTTACATTTTGGGTTATTACAAAATCTATTGTATTTATTAGTGATTTTATTCCAAGATGTTTTATTCTTACATATAACACAATTCCCATGAGTCTTACCAGTTTTTAAATAATAAGCAAACTGATGAGGAGTCATATCTTCAGGAATTGAATCACTATGTTTCTTCTCTAAATGAGAAGCATAATCATCTGGGTCAAAACAGAAATAATCACAGAATTTGCAATAAATTCTTCTTTTAGACTTCATTCTAATTTCAGTCCTTTCCAAGTATTAAAATATTGTAAACTCATTGTTGCTATAATCATCCGTATATCAAAGAAAAACGATAATATACTATTTTTGTGTCATAATGAAATAAATTAAGTCTTTTGAAAGGAGACATACTATGAAAAGAAATAAAAATATAACAGCAGTAAATCCAGAGTCTATTAAAGACCTGGAAGCTCAAATTAACCTCATCGCATACTGTTTGTTAGGCGAAGAGGATTGTAGAGAACTTCGTGAAAATACACACGAGTTCCGTACAATACATAAAATTGATAACAATGCATTCCCTTCTAAAGAGGATGCATTGATGCACGATTTAACAGATCGTGTATTAAGATTAAGAAAGATGGTTCAGGCTAAGTCCTGAACCATCTTTTTTTTTTATTATTAAGCAGCATCTAATAACTTATAGTTTGATGTCTCTATCTGAGCACCATGTACCCAATCCTGAACATTTCTTAGTAAGTCAGCATTCTCACTAGAAACCTCTCTCCAGGCAGCATCAACTACAACACCTTTGTTCTTACCATTACCCTTCATAGCTTTTTCATACTCTTCTGGACTAACGACTTCAGCACCAACTTTTATATTATGCATAGCACCTTTAATCTGATTAATAGCATTTTTTCTTTTTTCATTAAGCTCTTTAAACTGATCAGGTTTTAATATAACAAATGCTGCAGCACCTGCCGCTGTAACTCCTGCTACAGTAGCCTTTGGATGTTTCTTAATAAACTCCTTTGCTCTTGCTGCAATTCCTTTAGTACCACTAGATACAGTTTTCTGCAAATCAGCAGCATATGTTGTTAGTTTATTAGTCTCTTCAACAGTAGTTTTAGGAACTTGAACTGTACCTTTAAAGCCAGATGTTATTTTGTCTACAATACCACTGATAGTATCCACAACTTTCTGGCACAGTGTTTTAATAGCCTCTACTATTCTTGATAACATACCTGCTTTTCTGTAAATATTTTAACAGACCCACTATCATCGATAAATGACTCAATATACATATCTGTATCAAAAGAGTCATACATATAGAATAATGAATCTATCTTACTATTTATATTCATAGTTAAATACCTTATTCCTTTACATTTTTTATTAATGTATCGTTTTCCTAAACCGTATAATGACATTCAATTAAGATATAAAAATGATAAGGATATTAAAAATATGGAATTATATAAAAGATTCGATAGTTTATTTACCCAATATCAAAATATAGAATATGATTGCTATATAGAATCATTTATTAACAATACATACTATACGGAAGAAAAAAATATTATTGATGATAAAGAAAATAGTATCCTGTCTAAATTGATAGGTGTTATCAGAGATATATTTAAAAAAATCAGTACTATGGTTGGTAATATAATAGATAAGATATTAGGTAATGATGAGCAAGTAGCAGTACCACAGAATTTTGAAAAAGATATCATGAAGAAAAAAGCTTGGTATGATAAGTTTGGCGAATTGATATCTAAAATTGCTGGTGGTATAAAAGGTATTGGTATGCTTATTCTTAAATTTATGAAAAAGCATCCAGTAATAACATCAGTTGCTGTTACATCAATTATACTGATACCTGGTGGTAGATATAAAGAACTACTAAAGATTGCTCAAGTAGGATTTAATACAGCAAGTGATGCTCTTAATAAACTCTTCTCAAAATCAAAGAATATTTCATCAGAAGATAAAAATCAGTTGACTACTTTATTACATGCATCACAAACACAAGCAAAAGACTCTGAAGGTATTATTAAGAAAACTGCTAAGAAAATAATATCTGGTGGTAAAACAGTTATAGGAGTATCGACATCATGGGCACATTTAATGTCTATGTATAATACAGTATCATCAATACCATCATACATGTCACAAGCATTTAGTTCAGAAAATGATGATGAGGTAAAACGATTGTTAGTAACTTCACCACAGTATACAAAAATAATGAATGATAAAAAGCTTGGAGATGACCAGAAAGCTGAAAAGATATATAATCTTTACAAAAAGATTAAATCAGAATATAAAAAATAAGATATATGAAGTTGATATCTAATATTAGATATCAACTTCATATTTATTTACTTAGAAATACATTGAGTAATCATCAAATAGATCACTGAATGATTCTGTTGTTGCTGCTGGTGCTTCCTCAGCTGGTTTCTTCTTAGCGAACTTATTCTCTATAGCATTAACAGCAACTGCTGTTTTAACTGCTACTGCTCCAGCTAAACCACTAAGAGTTCTACCAATAGCATTTAACAACTTCTGAAGCTTTGGTAATGATTTTGTTGCAGCTGTGACAACTTCAACATTCTCTTCATTATCAATCTTTGATTCAACTGAATCAATTACCTGCTCGATTGTATCAGATTTATCTTCAAGTTCATCAACCATTCTATCTCTTTCATCTTCTGATATCTCAACAGTAGACTCTGATTCAGTAACTGTACCCATTGAACTTGGTTCTTTTATACCATCAAGAGATGCAGCTGCTGAAATAAAATCACCACGATTCATCTGGCTTAATGATTGCTGAATATTTCTGTAATACTCATCAATGTCTTTCATTTCACCTTTGAGCTTAACAGTAATCTCATATTTAACATGTCCAATCTCACCATCGGGTACTGTCTTACTTCTCTTTGTAATTTTTTCGATCTTAGCTTTGATAGAAGCAAATGTCTTCTTACACCAATCTATAATCTTCTTTATAATACCTTTTTTCTGTTTTACAGTCTCTTCGTTAGCTTCCTCAAACATATATGCCATATCCTCAGGAGTTCCATTTTCAAGGATAATCTTTGTCTCTATGTCATTATGTACCTGATTAGCTCTTATATCAACCATTTCCAATATGGTTGAAATTTTATTCATTTCATTCTCCATAGTACAGTCAAAGATAGCCATCTTTCTTGCCATACCATTAAGATGTGATTTATACATACTCATTATGATACACCTATTCTCAATTGACCTTTCTGTGCGATATAGTTATTATTTGTTGGTACTGCATATTCTTTAGATGAACCTGTAGTAACATTTACAATTATAACTGCTGCAACCAATATAGCTATTATCTTTGCAATAGCTATCATTATTGTCTTAAGTATCTTACCAACAATATTTGCTTTTGATATATACTCACCAGACTCTGTCTTATCAACACCTTTGTCTATTCCGTCAACAGTATCTTCAATATCGTCATTGATATCTTTTAAATCTTTAACGATAGAATCAACTTTACTTTTAGACATCTGAACTTTTTTAGCTGCTTCAGTTACAGTATCATCTGATGACTTGATTGCATCTGGTACTGGTACTTCATCTAACTCTTCAGAAGCTGCAACAACTTCACCTCTTTTAGCTTTAGCAAGAGATGTTTTAATCTTCTTATAATAATTAGATACTTCTTCAGCTTTCTTGATCATATCTGGGTCAACTTCAACCATTTCATCTTTGGTCTTATGAGAACCCAATGCAGCTATTTTTTCTTTTATTGTATTGAATACTTTCTTAAACCACTCTACGAGTGACTTAAAAACATTCTTTTTCTTTTCAACTGAATCTTCTTCAGCTTCAGTATACATTGCGTTTGCATCCATAAAAGATACATTTTCCAAAAATACTTTTGTTGCAATATCTCTGGATACCTGCACTGATGATAATTCTATACTTTCAAACTTTGTTTGAATACGATTATAGTCATTATTCATCAACTTCAAGCTTTTATTTAATTTATCAAAAATCATAATTTCCCTCCTATAAATTAGAAGTTGAAATCATATGATTCTGTAAACATATCGCCATCTCCGAATATATCATCGAAGTATGACTCTTTCTTCACACCATTGATATCACCTGGTATTTGTTTCTGACCACCCTGGTTATCAGGTAATTTATTACTTGATCCTTTAGGAGTATCATGATGTACTGGATTCTTTCCAGCATCATTTTTCTTATCACCCCATGATTTACCACCGTTATCGTTATTTCCCTCTTCATCTTTTCCTTTATGGATGCCAGAGAATAAGTTATTTGCAAGCTCAACACCTTTCTGTGCAAATTCTTTTAATGCATTAACGGCTGGTTTAAGTGCTGCAAAAAGTGGGTTCTTATCAAGGAATGCTTTTATATCACCAAGTATACTTATAGCTTTATTTGATACTTTGCTAAGAAGATCACACTTGTTGAGTAGGTCACTTTTCTTCAAAACAACAACACCTGCGATAACTGCTAACTCTGGAATAAGAGCTAATCCTAATTGCTTAGCTGCTCCTACAAAGTCTTTCTGTTTAGCCAGATCAAATGCATGTGCTATCTTCTGGAAGTGGCTGGTAATAATATTAACATGCTCAGCATCCTGCTTCTTTACCTCGATATCTTCATCAGGAAGCATACCCATCATTGACTTAATCTTTGTAATAAGTCCAGTAAAGATTTTCTTTACAGTCTCGATAAACTTCATGAAGATATTTCCAGTCTTAGCATTAGCTTCTGCTTCAGCCTCTGTGTAGAGATATGATGCATCGTCAAATGTACCACCTTCAACATAAATCTTAGTATTTATATCATCTATGGTTTGATTATACTTAAGCTGTGTCATTTCAAGGATAGTATCAAGGCGAGAAGCTTCGTTAAATAATTTAGCATCAACCTTTCCCCAATACTCCCATTGTTTGCTTATAGCATTTGAATTAGTAAAATCCATATGTTTATATTCCTTTCAATATGAAATATTCTTTAATATAATTATCATTTTGTTTCTATTGATAGGCATTTACTTTTATTATATTCACATTAAAGTAACTTATTAAATGAAAGGATTTTTATACTATGGCTGATTTACCAGTAAATCCAACATTTAATGTTAATGATTTTAATGAACCTAAAGTTCTATCTCCAACAGAATCATATATAACAGACGTATTGATGATTCTTTTTGGTAGACCTGGATTTTATCCATCTATACCATCACTTGGTATGTATATACAGGATTATCTTTACTCATTTGATGATGAGATAGATACAGAGGCTATTAAATCAGAGTTAGCATTACAATGCTCAGAGTTCTCTCATTATATAGATAGTGGTGATATGGATATTATCACTACTAAACATAATGGAAACTTGATGTTATTATTCCTAATGCCAATTGTAAAGGATAGTAAAGATTTCCAATTAGTATTAGGAGTTACTACGAATGAAAAAGGAGAAATCGTTTATAACTTCGTAGAAAGTGAACCACAGATAATTTAAAGAAAAATATATTTATATGAAGAAAGGTGTAAGCAAATGACTGATAAAGAACTTACTAATTCTACAAATATAACAAGAGATGAGGATTTAGATTTAACATCAATGCTTAATGCAGTTAAAGAAGAATCCAACGTAGTAAAAAAAGAGGACGCAGCACCAGCAGAGGTTAAGAAGTCACCATTAGAAATGTTAAAGGAGACAGAAGCAGCAAATCCGAAAGGAATAGTTGTTGAGAATAATGACCTTAAAGCTGATAATGGTCCTCAGAAGAATATCGTTTATAACGATGAAAGAATGGCTGATATTAAAGAAGAGATTAATAACTATGATACTACTCTTAATAAGAGAAGTAAAGTTACTCTTATAAGAAAGCCAATGACTCAGTTAGAATATGTTCAGCTTATGGACGAGATTGAGTCAGTAGTAATCAACCCAGATGGTTCTATATCTTTTGATCTTCAGGATAAGTATGGTAATAAACAGACACCAGTATTTATTAGACCAAGAGAAAAAGATGAACCTATATTTGATTTCTCTGTTTTATCACCAGATGAAATTAAGGAATTAAAAGATAAGGGTGTTGATGTAAAAGAAGCAGATGGAACTCCATCTGAACTTACAGAAGAAGAATCATCAGAAACTACTGAGGAAGAAATTTCTCCAGAGAAAAAGAAGATGGTTGAAATTCTTATTGATAAGACAGGACTTGGTGGAGATTTCTTCTTAACAGAAGATGAGAAGAAGAAAGTTACTGAAGCTGAGACAATAAGAATTAATGAAGTAAAAATACTTGATATAGCTGCAATTAAAGCAAAGAGGTCAAATGTATCTTTCCAAGACCATATTAAGGAATTTAATATATCTGGAAGTAGAACTACTATTTGTTTCCCTGCTTCAGGATTTAAAGCTCAGATGAGAGGTCTTTCTTATGGTGAGTATGCTGATGTAGCTTTATCAATGGAGAATGTTAAATTCGATCAGTACTATAAGAGATTAAGTATCATTTACAATCACATGACAAATATCTCTTGTGGTGAATTCAAAGACTTTGAAGATTTCTTAAAGCATTTCTCATATACAGATATATCATTGGCTCTTTATGGTCTTTATATTTCTACAGAGAAAGAGAAGCAGGAAATACCTCTTAGATGCGGTAATAATAAATGTGGAAAGACATTCAATTGGGAATATCATACAAGAAATGTCTTGAGACTTGAAAGATGTGCAGATAGATTCTTGGAGAAGATGGAGGAAATAGCAACCGCAAAACCAGCAGATTATGATAAGATTGCATCAGATGCTGCTGTAAATAACTCTAAGTTTATAGAGTTACCAGATAGTAAAGTTGTTTGTGAGATGGGTGTTGCTTCTGCATATGACTTCTTATACAACTTTATTCCACTTATGAATGAAGAAACTTTCAAAGATGCATTTGGTCAGGAAGCAAGTCAGGTTTACATGGATAATGTACTCTTATTGACATCAGTAAGAAGTCTTGATGTTCCTGATGGTGAAGGTGGATATATCCATTGTGAAGGATATAAAGATATTCTTGATGCATTATATTACATTAGTCCAAATGAGATCAAATACCTTGCTGCTCATACAGCTAAGATTCAGAGTAATTGGGAAGTAACTTATTCACTTGGAGATACTAAGTGTCCTCATTGTGGTTCTGTAACTAAGAATCTTGATGTATCAATGGATGACTTAGTTTTTCAGACATACAATCGCTTGATGAGTACGGAGATAGAGCTGAGCAAAATTCCAGAGTTATAGATGAAACTCTAGCTCTTTTTAAAGGTGAATTATCATATGAAGATATCATGTATAATATACCTAAGAAAAGACTATTCGAATTGCGAGATGTTCGTATAAAGCGATTGTCAGAAGAACAGAAAGCTCTTGACCGTCAACAAAAAGATGCTCAAAATCAGATGGTAAGAGATTCTATATTGAAGAAATAATATCGGCTTTTAAAATCATTATTTACTTTTTCAGTGAAAGGAAAATAATGGATACAATGAAACAACAGATAGATGAGTACTTTAAAGAAATCTCTAAAGGAGATTATGAGAAGTTTGAGTCTTTAATATTAAATGACTATGAAGAAATAAGAAAATTATATTTTGTATTAAAAGATTATAGTCATGATATTAGTTCAATAGACTATAATTGTGATATAGATGCTGGAGATGATATCATAAAAGATGTCGTTATAATAGTTATTCACACTATTGATAATACATTAGATATTAAAGACGTAATATGTGCTAATATACCAGAATTACATGATATTGATGTATCTGGTGATATAATCAGTATTTGTATGGAAGAGTATTAAACTTATAAGAAGTAGGATATGTTATAATATCCTACTTCTTATTTTCTTTTAAACACCCACAATAATAAAATAGACATATATTATTTACTAGTAAATATTGTTGAGAAAGGAAAGAATTTTAAAATGAAAACTAGAAAGAGAACTACAAGGAGAGTGCTCCGTCCGTGGGTCAAACATTTTCTGACTATAAATAGGATATTGATTATAGTTGTATTTTTAAGTATGATGACCGCTACTACAATAGGTACAAAAATAAATACGGAAGCAATGGAGTTTCCTACTACAGAAAATACTACTGAAAAAGAAGTATTAGTAGTTGATGATGCTCCAAGTTCTATGTTCCAAGAGGAGGTATTAGAAACAGAAACTGATAGTAACCCCGAGAGGGTGGAAGATGATGAAGATTTATTTGATGATTATGAGGAGGTAACACCCGAAGAAACAGTTCAAGAACCTACTATAGAATATGATTTAGATAATATCGGCTATGTAGGCGTATCAGGGTTAAGAGTAAGAGAAAATCCTGATATAAATAGTAATGTGATAGAATATTTATCATATGGAGATAAAATAGAATATAGTATATATGATGATGAGTGGTTAGTGATTAAATTAAATGATAACTATTCATATGTAAGTAATAAGTACATAATAGACACATTACCAAATTATAGAGCAAAAAGTGTTGTAGGAGATAAGAGAAAATCTTATATGGATTATACTGCAATTACATCAAAGAGTAGTCCACAATACAAATTACAGCACAATCACGCTTATACAGATGATACAGGAATAAGAATGGTAGATGGAAGATACTGTATTGCTCTAGGAAGTTATTATACACACAGAATAGGACAATACGTAGATTTAGTATTAGAGAATGGAGAAGTAATTGAATGTATCATTGGAGACCAAAAAGATGATAGAGATACTAATTCATCAAATACAATAGCTCATGATGGAAGTGCTACTGAATTTATAGTAGAAACTAAAGCATTACCTAGAATGGTAAGAAGAATGGGAGATATTGGATATACATATGATGGTTGGTTATCTAAAGTAATAGAAATAAGGATATATGATAAAATTTTAGATTTATGATTAATAAGTAATTACATATTTATATAATATTTCTATGTAATCAAATAAGAAAGGAAAAATGAAAGTATAAGAATAATAACTTACAATGATACTAACAGGGAATTAATTCTAATTAAATCCTTGATTAGATATAAAAAATATTTTATAAAGGAGACACAAAATGGCAAGTAATGTAATTAATACAAAGGCAGGTATTAGACCTGACGAGAATGAGCTGCCATTCACAATCAAGACTAGTGACGTTGAGAAGTATCTTCAAAATAAGGTAGATGCTGTCGTTAGCAAGATTGGTGGAGATGAAGTAACAATTTCAGTTTATTCAACGGAAGTTGGAAAGGCATTCATACCATTCATGGTAGTATTACCAACAAGTGTAATGAAGAATGGTAAGAAGCAGGCACAGAACAAGAGTATTCCAAGAATATTCTTAAGTGGTGGAGATGAAGATAACGGTGAGGTATCAGCAAATATGCGTGATGAGTTCTATCAGATATTCTCTCCATATGTCTACAGTAAAGTAGATGAAGCAGCATTCTTCTCCGAAGACTGGAGAAGAGCAAGAAAGGTGAATAGAGATACATCACCTGTTCTTAAGAGATATAGAACACCTCGTATTAGTAGAATTAATCAGGGTAAAGAGCCAGTTGTTATGCTCATGATCGACCCATTGAGAATATTCCACGATATGTTGACTATACCAGATGATAACAGAGCATTTAAGCCTGAGATTACTGGTTGGAGAAGAATCCAGGACGGTGAGTTCATATATCAGATGAGGAGAGTCCTCAATAAGAATAACAAGAAGAAGTATAAGTATACGATTATGGACGAGCTCAATAGAAAGTTGAGAATTCGTAAGTAATTAAAGTATCTAAGCAGCTTATCTGTAGCTAGGTTAATTCTAGCTACAGATATTTTTACCAATATGAATAAAATATTCTTAGCACTAAAATATTGGTGGATTGGTTCCGAAAGGAAGAAGGGAAAAGAAAATGGAAGTTAAATTAAGTTTAGACGAAGTAAGAGAATTAGTTAAAAATCAAAAATGCTTTGAAACAGAAACTTGTTTCTTAGTAAACTCATACAAAAAGTATGATCCACAATTATGTTTTGTATTGAGTAAGTATTTCCACTTAGATGGAAAAGGTAATCCAATAGACCCAATAGAATACCTCACCGATAAGTCATTTACTGATAAAATGAATGTAGATTTCAATGGTGTTCCAGTATTTATGTTCGGTGATTATTGGGTATCAAAGAAAGGGTCCCATTGTTTTAAATTAAAGAGCCCTATGACAGCTAAGCACTTGCTTATAAGGATTGATTGGGGTGGTTCATTTAATAGAACCAGGGGATTAACAAAGGAAATGGTTGAGAATATTCCTGAGGTATTATATTATCATAAAGCATCATCACATGGTGGTGGTGACGGTTATGATTATATCATAGTACCTGTGGGATTCCGTAAATCATTATATGATGAAGAATTTGATGGTGAAAGACACATTAATATCCCTAGTGATAATAATGCTGATGTTTATCGTGATAAGTTTCAGAAATACTTAGATAGTAGATTTGAAAAGTATGATAAAGAACTCAAAGAACTTTTACCTGTAGATATAAGAGAAATTGAGGAGTGTAGAAATAAATACCTGACTGAAGTTCAATTGGCACAATATCATCTACACGATATATGTAGAAATAGAATGTTATCAGGAGAATCAACGATATCTATATCTATATATAGATTGTATTTTACAATTGGTGCTGAGAGAATATTCTATACCGAAGATGGAATTGAGAGATTTAGAAAGATATATGGAAGTTTTCAGTAAGGAAAGGAATAAAAGACATGAAAAGAAATTGGATTAAAATAGCAGGAATAGGAATAACATTGGCATCTGTATTATTCATAATGGATACTGTGGATTTAAGTCAAGCATCAGTGCAGAAAGATGTAGTTACATCTTCATCTAATATGTACAAGACTGAAAAGGAAAGAGTGTATAGAACTATTCAGCTTGCAAAGGAACAGGGGTATTTCGAGTTAGATGAATACGGGATTGCTTGGGAAGGTTCTTTAGATAAGAATCAGTACTGGGAAGTTGATGTATATGAGACTGATATGGACGCTGAATATGAATGGTATAGATTCCATTTCAAAGCACCACAGAATTATGTATATTATGAAGATATCATTAACTGGTTTCCTTCATTAAAGGATAAATACATCAAGCTTAAGATACATAAGAACGGTGCTCAGGTAACGGAAGCTTATGGGGAAGTAAATAATAATAAGATACCAAAAGAAACACCTAAGCCAGTTGAGGTGGTTTCAAAGGTTGAACCTTTCCCTGCAGAAACAAAAGAAGAATCTGGCGGTAACTATGTACCAATGCCTTCTGATGAGAAAATCGTTGTTCAATACAACAATAAAACTTATAATATTCATAAGAATGGTGTTGTAGAGATTAAGTAATTAGTAGGTAAGTATACGAAATCAATCGTATACTTACCATTATTTTTTTATTTTTAACCACAGGTAAAACTTTGATATAACTTAGCAAGGAAGGATAGTATAGAGATGGATAATCAAAAATTTGATGATTACAATCCGTTCAGTGTTTGTTTTAATGCACTACGCATGAAGTATCAAATATATGATGAGTCATTAACAGCGTCTAATTTTCTTAAACCAACAGACTCTGTTAATGTATTTATTAATCTTGAAAGTGTTTTTAAACACCTATCTATGTTACAAGATTTAGAGCAAAAGATTATATTGCAGAATGATTTTAATGAAATCATTATATCTGATATAATAAATTTAGCAGGATTTTATAAGAGGTTTTTTAAAGGAAATGGATTAGATACAAAAGTATATCTATTCCATACAGATTTTCAATCTAATGATTTTATTCAAAAGAAATACAATGAGGATTATAGGTCTTATTATTTAATGAAGTTTAATAAGAATCCAAAATTTGTAGTATTTACAGAAAAATTAATAAATGAGATATTACCTAATGTAAGAACTTTATGTGAATTTATACCTGATGTATATTACTTATCGAGTAATAATATAGAGGGTTCTTTAATTCCATATATAATAGGTAAAGATAGTGATAGAAAGAATTTAATAATAACTGGTGAGTTGTATGATACTCAGTATAGTTTTATTGATAACTTTAATAATCACTATATAAGAAGAAGTTTTGCTAATCAAGTAATAGCAAACAATGTAGATGAGTATCTTTGTTATTTATCTAAACAAACAAAAGAAGAGATAAAACAAATAGATTACTTATATAATTCACATCCTCTTTATTGTACTTTATTATCAATAATAGGGGATAAAAATAGAAGTATTGGAGGGGTACCTGGGTATGCCTTTAAAACTCTATCAAAACTTATTTATAATGCTATCAATACGAATATTATTCGTAATGATACAACTAATCCACAGCTAATAGGAACTATTTTTGATGATGATGAAGATAGAGAAGAATTTATTAATAGCTATAAATGTACTGATGTAGTTTCTTTATATAAAGAATTAACTGATGCTGATATTACTTCTATCAATAATCAAATATGTGATAGAATAGATATTAATAGTATAACGAGTTTAAATGGCGATAGATTCTATAATCATCAAATTAACCTAGAAAGCTTATTTTTATAAGAGGTGAAATATGGCTATATTTAGTCGTGTTGACAAATTTCAAAAATATAAGTATATAGTAAAGAATTTAAAAATTCTACTTCCTGATGGAAAAGGAGAAATAGAATTACATACTTCGAAACTATTACAAATAGACTTAGAGGAAAACTTTGAAGAGAATTTCTTTCCTCTATTTAAAATAATATTGAGTTTAGATACTGATAGTTATTATAAGCTATTAGAGAATAAAAATAAATCTCAATTCTATATAAGAATAAATAAAGCATTTGCTGGAGAAGATGAAGGTGCTGAATTAAGTTTAGAAAAAGCTTTTATTAATGATACATATGATATTATATTTGATGAGAATACTGGAGATATGCAATTAGCATTAAAGAATGAAGGTAATAAAGATGATTATACTAAAGCAAGAGAAGCAACCACAAATAGTTTATCTGCTGTTAGTGATAATATGTGTACTTTCTATCTATTCAAATCAAATATAGGTGGTACTAAAACTAATGTAAATAAAGTATTTAGTAATATCAATGTATCTGATGCAGTAGCATATTTAATGTCTGAAGCTAAAATAGATAATGTCTTAATGGCTCAACCAGATAATAATACTGTATATAAAGAATTTCTATTACCACCTCAATCAGTATTAAAGAATTTACAATTTATAGATACTTATTATGGTATTTATAGAGATGGTACTATGATGTATTTTGGTTTAGACTATACATACATTATACCATATAATGGTAAATGCGTAGCATATGCACAAAATGAAACTACTGATACAAGTATTATTATACCAAAGAGTTTTGATTCAGATTATGGTGGAAAAATAGGGTCTTTTAGTAAACTATCAGAACCTACTAAGAATTATATAATTGGTGATTATAAGACAGTAAATATCAATAATCAATCTATTACAGATAACTATATAAAAGGTAATAGTATGTATGTAATAGATTCATATGATGAAGATGATGATGAGGAAGTTGCATCAGAAGCAGAAACAAAAACAGAGAATTTCACAAAGATGTTTAAGAATAATACAGAGAATCAGTTTATAGCTAGTATGTATACAGCACAGACTAATGCTAACTCTGATGTTATTACAGTGAGATTATTTGATTTTGATTTATCAGCACTAACTCCTAATAAGAGTATTAAAGTAATATTTGAAGATACTGAATATACTAGTAGGTATAATGGTCAGTATATATTAGCAGGTATAAATAGTGCTTTTAGAGCTAGTGGTGAAGAAATGGGAATTTCTAGTACCATAGTATTAAAAAGAGTTGTGAAGTAATCACAGTGAATAGTTAATTCTATTCACTGTGATTTTTTTTATTGCTATTTTTGCTGCTTAACCTTGGTTATTAACAGGCTGATTAGATTGTCCACCCTGATTACCAGTATTATTTACATTATTCTGGTTACCTTGGTTATTATTAGGTTGATTGTTTTGATTATTATTTTGGTTATTGTTTGTCTGCTGATTATTGTTATCATTTGGTTCTACGGTTTTTGGAACCAAAGCAAATAATACCTTGAAATAATCTATATATCTATCACGACTTGCATTACACAAACTACCAGTAAATGTACTAATAGCCGACGTGAGCCATTTACCCTTATCACCAAGAGCATTATCTGTATCGGATTCTGTTAATTTCTTAATACAATCATCACCAGCAACTTTTAGTTTATCAAGTGATGCAGTTAACGTATTGAGGAACTCTTTTGGATATTTTTCACAATATGGAATCATAGAACCATCTATCATAGCTTTAAGATTACCATTTGCAACCTCTACAGTTTCCATTTTAGCCTTACCTACTTTATAGTAGTTTGTTAATATGGTATTAATATCATCAACACCTTTGTTTGTTCCTGTCTTAACACCACCGTCAATAAATGTAAATAATTTACCATATAAATCATTTTCGTTATTAATACTAGCCATAGTTTGCATTGTAATAGTATTAAGATTTGTAATAAGCTTAGTGATATCTTGAACGAATACAGTATCATTCAAATTATGATATGGTAAGATATTTATAGTTACGTTACTATAACTTCTATTAAGTAATGCAGCTTTATTTTTTTGTAACCATATATCATTAGTTCTAGCCATTTTTTCAACGACTTCTTTAAATGCATTTATGATTTTCTCAATAAGTTTACTTATTGCACCTATCAAACCAGTTTTATTACTACCAGCACCATTATTAGGTTTATCACCATCGTGTATCTGAACCTTTGTATCAGGTTTATTATTCTGATCATTTCCTTGAGGTTTATTACCACTAGGTTGCTGGTTAGGTTGTGGCTTCGCTTGTGCTTGTGATGCCTGTTGCTGAGCGGGTTGTGATTGAGAACCATTTGGTGCTGGCTGAGCATTATTATCTCCGTCTTTCTCAATAATCAATTGATATCCTGTATCTCTATAATACTTTTCAGCAACATATGCATTTTCCAAACATATAAAATTATATCTAAACTCTTCTTCTATCATACTTACAGTCTCATTACATACAATATCTAAGAAGTCAAAAGACTCTAATGATAACTGTGAGTCAGTTATAGAAGGTTTTGAATAGTTTGGTTGCATACTCTCACTAGATTTCTCTAATGATTTATTTATATTATTAAGACGAGTAATCAATGCACCACATATATCATTAATGAAATCTCTATATGTGTCTATAAAATCTGTTAAAAATACTTTATATGAATTGATTGTGTCAAGGTCTTTATACTCACTATTGACATTATTACCAAATCTTTCAAGTAATAATTCTATCTTCTGGTATGTATCATGTACCAAAGTAGTCAATGCTTCCACATTTTTCTTGAATCCTATAAGTTCCCACAACTTTCTATCTACATTATCTGTATCAAGCATTGGTGGTTCTTTTTCAACATCATTTGCAAGTATCTCTAATTCATTTTTGTACTGCTGTCTAAGAGACATATTTAATCCAGATTCTTTAAGAACATCATCAAACATCATTAGATATTGATCACCTTCTTTACCAATTCTATCCAGACCTTTTGATATTATTCCTATAGCATTCACAATATCAACATATGGTGTATTGTTATAATCTCTTTCTTTATCCTTAGATGGCTCATCATACATATCATTATACAATAACTGATAATTGATATTATTTTCCATAGTATAATAACTATATATATGGTTTGATAACTCTAGAAAAGCACCACATCTATTTTCTATCATATCATTTGCTAATGAATGTGTATCCGTAGGGAAAATGATATTACCATTAAATCCTTCTGATATAATATTAGCATTAAGCATATCATTATATAATCCCTGAACAGATATTACTTTAGATATTAATTCCTGCACTTTAAGTAATACACAGAAAGTAACAAACCCCATAACCTTATCTACGATACGTATAGCTTTTATTATAATCTTATGAACTATAGTACTATTTGTGAATGGAGTAGCTTTATTCTCTTTCATCAGACCTAAAAGTTTATTCACAAACGTCTGTAATATGGTTAAAGTTTTATTATATTCAGATAAAATCTTTCTACACTCTATCTGATTAGATTTGAATGAATTTACAAATGGAATTACAGTTCCATCAAAATAATTATTATCTACTTTAACTTCTGTATATTCAATCTCATTCTTTAGCGCACTTATATCTTTACCATATCTAACATTACCAACTACAGTTTGTTTTTCCAATCTAAATACAGCAGTATCTTCAAGCAACTCAATAAGTGCTCTATCATCTACTTTATTCTTGATGGTATTATTTAGTAACGTTTCTATCATTCTACAATAACTAACCAAATATTTAAAATTGAATGATTTTATATGTTCCTCATTCAAGTTTGTAACAGTGAAGTTTAGTTTATCAAAACTAAACTTACTTATTTGATTTAGAAATTCTTTATCAATATTAGGAGAAATACCAAGAAGTTCATTTTCTATCATACTTAAATATTTCTGGTGTATATCAAATTTAAGATTATTGATAGCATCTATCGGTAATCCTAATGACATATCAGAATTGGCTTTATATATATTTAAGTCATTACCACTTCTTTCTTGTAATTCTTCTACAATATATTCGTTAATTGCTTTCATCAATTTTAACCTCATATATTCTTTAGTCTATTAAGACTGTGTTTTCAAGCAGTATTAATAAATAAGAAGTGGTATATCTTTAATAATACCACTTCTTATTTACTGGGTTATATAAATAAAGTAAACTTTCTATCGTCAACCTTTTCAAGAACTTTTTCTTTATTATCTATCATGATATTTAATGATTTATCTATAGCGTGTATCATACTCTGTAAGAAGTAATTAACTGATGTTTTCATAAAATCAACACTCACTGTCTTAACTTGAGAATCTTCATAATCAAATGCTGATATAAGAGTATTTACTTCATTTTTGTATTTCTCTATAGTAGCTGTCATATCACAGATATAATCAAGATTATTCTTTAATATAGATATACAACTTACATTCTCTGTACAAGCTGGACTAAATAATCCATCAATGAAATCTTTATCTTTTGAATCAGCTTTATCTAATTCTTCTTTAAATCTATCTACAACATCAGTGTCATTATTATCTAATATCAATACTTCTCTAGTAAACTTAACCATACCATCAAAATATTCACGATATATTGTCTCTGCTATCTTTATATCTCTTACCTCACAACAACCGTCAACATCCATTCTATCTGGTAATTGATATATTTCATGAATTTTATCTTTACCAATACCTCTTAGAGTATTGATTAGTTCCAATTTCTTTTTATCAGTTTCGGCAAAATCCTTATTGCCATAATCTACCATTACCATTACTTATTCCCTCTTCCTTAAATAAATTCAAAATCAGAATTGGAAACCTCATCTTTAATAGAGTCAATGGTCAAGGATTTATTTTCATTTTTAGTTTCTCGTGTAGTAACTTCTACTGACTTACTTGACTTAACTCTAATAGTATCAGAAAGTTTCCTTAGTCTCTTAACAAGTTTTTCTTGTTTAGCTACTATCTCTTTTTTCTTTTGTACTGTAAGTGCAGAATTAGCTTCTACACAAGTCTTGTTCATTTCCATGAACTGTGCTTGAATATCTAACTGCTCTGATATGCTTCCTCTTAAGTAATATACCTGATATACAACTGCTCTTGTTATTGGTATGATAGCTATAGCAGCTGCCATTACTGTAGCCATTCCTATTACAGCAGTTGTTCCAATAAAGTTATCTCTTGAATTACTCATTGAGTCTAACATCTTACGATAATTAACTCCTTGAGTATCACAAACCATATTAAATTTCTTTAACTGCTCAAAATAGAATTCATCAGCTCTTAGCTTACTATTCTTAATCACCATAACAAGTGTATCGCTATCTGGTCTTTTAACATACTCTACAAATGAGTATATTAAAGCAGTAGTAGCTTCAACACAGAAATATACATAACTATTATATTCCATAGCTATGTATTCATTTTTAGCCTGAAAACCTTTCTGGTATGAAATAGACATGTTTGAAATATTCTCAATAGCTTTCTGAACTATTTCAACATATTTAATTACATCACCTGCTCTGTTTTCTGCTGCTAAATCTTTTATAGTATTAAGAGTTCCTTCCATTGCAGAATAACCCTCATAATCTTTTATATTTCCTTTGGATTTTGGAATACCACCAAAGTCAATATGCTTCTTGTCTATTACTGACTGGAATAATTTCTCTTCAAGTTTTCTTGTAACTGGTGAATTAACATCCTCTAGAACTGCTTGAAGGTCTTTGCTTTCTCTATATGATAAAGTCTCATTCTCAGAAAGTATTAACATTGATTCGTAATACGGATTAAAAGCCATATTAATTTTTCCTTTCTTAAATAAAATTATCTAGAAATCATTCTTCCTATTTCTTTTCCAAGTTTATTGGAATTCATAGCATTATCTCTTTCAAGAGTTTCTATTGAATAAGTCTGATATGTTTGATCACCATCATAGAATACTGAAACTGTTCCACTTCCCTCGTCCATAATAACAAACGCCATTAAAAAAAGATTATTCATAAGCATTCTTACCATAGCATCTTTTCTTATATCAATACCATACTTATTCTGTAGTACATCTACTTCATAAGAAGATATTACTACTGTAGCATTAGGTATGATTGCGTGAGGAACTGTAAAGTTAGTCATTCCAACTTTCTTATTCTTCAATCTCTGTAATGTACCAAAGAAAGGAGATTTACCTGCTTTCTTAACAGTATCATTTTTAATCTCATCAAGATTAAGAATAATATCTTTAAATAAAGAAATTTCTCCAGTAGTCCATCTTAAGAATTTAAAAAGAAGAGATTTATTCTCTATTCCTCTCTTTAAATTATCTACCATATCATCTGTCTGTATAACATGCATTATAGTCTTAACACCAACTACAAAATCCATATACTGAACAAACTCTTTTTTATCATTAACAGCAACCAGTCTTACCTGTACTCCTAATGGAACCATGTCATTGGTTTTCTTAATATCTCTATCAAGTAATTTAGGAGCTTGTACACCATTGCTAATACCAGCTAAATCTTTTTGTCTTTGAAGACTTGCTTTACCTGATTGAGCTGTAACAAATCTATCAATGATATCTGCTTTATCAGCAAGGTCAGCTTCATAGAAAGACTCTAATGGTTTCATATCAATTTCAGAAAGATGCTCTTTCAATAATTCCTTATGACTTTCCAAAATAGCTCTATTAGTTTTATTACTAATATTAAATACCACTCCATATGAATTATCTTTACTCATATAAAGTTTATACTTACCATCTTGTACTTTTTCCATATATGATTCTACATCATTAGGATCTACCATTAAGTCATTTAATGACCCTTCCAATTTCAAATTCTGATGCATCTTTCTAAGATAATCAAGTGGAGTAGGATTAATAGTAATATCAACTACAGAGTTCATAGACAGCCAAGTCTGAGTAAAACTAGCATAAACTTTATCTAAAGTTCTAGACATGGTATTAGCCATATCCAATGGAACGGAATCTGCTATCAAACAAGGAAACTGGAATGTTGAATCTTTGGCACCCCTCGTTATAGTTTTGGTATTTAACTTCACAGAATTAAGCTGTGTAGCTACCTCTGGTCCTTTACGCATTACATTTAAAATGTCGTTAATAAAACCCATATGTTTCATTTTCCTTTCATTTTGCTATAAATTATCTATTTGTTTCAGGGTCGGGTTTTTACAGGAGAAAAAAAAAGAATAGGGAAATAAAAAAATAAGGATGTGGAGTCCTTATTTTTTTATCTACTACTTATACTCATTAAAATACTCGATAACAACATCGAGCATTTCATTCAATGGAGTTGAATTAGGCAGCTCCAAAACCTTCTGAGAATAATAGATTCCACCCGGCAAACAGTATAATGTTTGGGACCACCAACGAGCCCCGAGTGCGTCTCCAAATTCTTTAAACCTATTTATTCCACGAATACATCTTTCTGCATTATATGGAGATTGATTCTCCTCAAACGCTCTCAAATCCATTCCAAAATCCATGTGTAAATCCTGTACTGTGTTCATCATAATTTTAATCTCCTTTATAGATATAATATTATTAATTATTACACAGAAATAGTATATATATATATATATCAGATTTGCGGGTTTTACAGGAGAAAAAAAGAATAGGGAAATTTAATCCCTATTCTTATTATTTATTCTTCTGAAAATGAACCATCGTCGAATACAACAGGTATTCCAAACGGAAATATCTCAGACAACTCTTCTTTTAACTCTATAGTATAATCAGAGTTTGGAAATGATGTATATTTGGTTTCACCATTATATACCCATTCTGCCGAATACATACCAACATCTAATTTACATAAAATATCTTTATTATCCAATACCTCCGAAGATGCTTCACCGAACTCCCCATTAAATATAAATTTTACTTCTAACTCTTTTGATTCCCAATAATTCTTTTTTACACTATGAACTTTATATACCAAAAACATAAAATATCATTTCCTTTCCTTATAAAGATATCAGCTTATTATAATACTCACTAAATTTGATATTATCTATCATCACAGAGTTTTCTTCCATATAACATGTGAATTTAGATAAAATACTGTATGCAAGCACAGCATTAAGGAAAAATACTCTATTTTCCAAATCAATATCTAATACCGTCTCTATATCAAAATTCCCATCATACGTATATTTTCTCATTAATAATATAGAATCGTCTGTAATGCGAAAATTGTATATTATACCATCCTGGTTTGGATATAGTATATCAGTAATATCCCTCTCATATAACCACTCACTAGACATTGGAAAATCTGATGTAATTCTTGGTATCTCATTATATACCATATATAATCCATTTTCTTTTATAATAGACATAAAAACTCCTTCCCCGTCAAGCCGATGGGACAGCTATAAATTTTATTATTATATAAATATACTTGATTAAGCAATTCTGGTCTTATAGATATCGTAGCTACTTAGGTAATCAGCTATGTCAATACCATTAATCTTCGTATTTGATTCCTGTAGGAAATCAATAATTCCATTCCATATATTAACTGGAATTATCTTGTTGAAAGTAATATTTCCATTGTCAATATCAAGTATAACATCAGATGACCTTACTTCAAACTCATTTGCTATATCTCTATATCTATACAACCTGATAAAATCTGAGTATATAACTAATGTATATACATAGTCATTCCCTGAATCAATATTTTGTACCAATCCAGTGATATCCATCTTAAGTGCACCATCACCTCTCTTCTGGTATATGTCATTGGTAACTTCAATTCCTGGGTGCTCTTCATCATAAATAAACAATGTTGTCTTATGCATTATCTCTTTCATTTCTTATACCTCTACTTTCCTACTACTGATACTGATGAATTTAAAAATAAATAACCTGCTAATGGGAGACCGTCTATTAGAGTATGATACTTCTCTAACATCTGGATTATTCTATTAAACTTTTTATTTTCTATATTTGTATTACAATGGTTTCCCCTATCAGAAACATTGATAATGTTCTCAATGCCATATTCTGCATCAAAAATACTCACTGATACAAATTCATTAGATATATTTAAAATATATCTATTCCTGTCGATATAATTAACCTCACCTATTAAGTCGTTAATAACCATATAATTGGTCATACCGTCTTTCTTAATCAAATCGCTTGTTACTTTCATAGCTCCCTTTCCTTTTATATAACTATTTTTAATAGTCTTAATATAATATAAAAATTGTAGGTAATATCTAATTCATCTACATTCTGATACCTATCAAATTCTATATCTCCTTCAATTACTTTAAATACTGATTTATTATCAAATGTACGATAATAACCAATATCCAATTCTTTCCATTTATATGAGTCAATAAAATTCCTTAGCATCTTAATAGTTGCTATTTTATTCCCAGACTCTACTGATTTTATAAACTGAGAAATGAATTTAATTAAATAATCTTTATGCTTCTCATAATTCTCATCACTTAAACCTTTGACATCCATTTTATCAGAGTTATAATAGAACTCAATTCTTCTTCCTATGTTGATATACGATGTATAACTATTCTTAGGTCTAAAATTGATATTCTTACCAAACTCTTGGAACTTACAAAGTTTACAAGTGAATATTGCATCTTTCTTAATAGAAATAAGATCATTATTCTCTATTTGATTAGCTTCAAAGAATAATCTTCTTGCTTCTTTAAAAGCATTATTAAGACTTTTAACAAATTCTGGATTATTTATCTGAATTTTTCCTATATTAACTTTTCTCGTATTTTTATCTTGCTTGGATAATTTATCTATAGTAGATTTATCCAATAGATTAAATTCCTTTATTAATGAGAAACCAGCATCTTTCATATCATACTCAAATATATCCGTATTAAAAAGATACGGGTTACTCTCATTAACATATAAATCATGTTCATACATAGATTATCACCTTATATGAATAATTTAATACTTTCAAGCATCTCTTCTTTAGTCATTCCTTCCATATATAAACCATCTTTCTTTAATAACTTTCTAAGTTTCTTTTTACTCATCTTCTTAAATTCTTTCATTCTATTATTTTCATCTTTATTATAATTATCTTTAGCTTCTTTAAGATAGCTATTACATAACTTAAGAACTTCTTTCTTATTATATTTAATTAATGAAATCATTCCTGTAGAATAATACTTGTAATTATAACAAGGATATCCAAAATGAATAAATATGAATTCAGATAAGTATTCTAAGAACTTCATAGATTTTTCTTCTTTAAAAGTATTCATGAATACTATATTATATTTTTCTTCAATACTACCTTTAATAAGAGTTGCAAAGAAAGCTTTATTAGTTTCTAATTGCTCAAAGTATCTATCTTTAAATTTCTCATCAGATAGAGTAGAACAAACTTCTGGGTTAGGATATAACATATTTTTTGCTTGAACTATATTTTCGTGTTCACCAGATGAACTTATCCTAGTACTTACCAAGACATACTGGCATTTGAGTATGTCTTGGTAATTCTCATATCGAAGAAATATGTTCTGATATACTTTTGAATTAGTATAGTAAAGCATCTCATTATTTCTTCTTTGGTTTTCTTATTACAGGAATTTCAGATAAATCATCAAAATCTATTTCATCTGGGTCTGTTTCTGTTACTTCAATATCATCTGGAATATTTACAGGCTCCTCTTCTTTACTCTCATCTTCATCTACATGAGATGGTGGTTGTTGAGGATTTATGTAACTTGATATCTGTGGTTCTTCTTTGACTTCTAATGACTGCATCTTGTCTTTAAGATCTTCCACATCAATAACAACTTCTGCTACGACTTTCTTATCTTCTACTTCACCATCTGTAGTTGTTGTTGTTTTAATTTCTACTGCAGCAACTGGTTGTACTTCTTTAACAACTTCGTTTACCATCTCTTCGATTTCCTTATCAGTCATATCTGCGAGTTCTTCAACAAATTCATTAAACTCATCATCATCTTCGTCATCTTCTATAGATGCTTCTAATAATGGAGCTACAACACTGTAGATATCCTCGGTAGTTATAACGTATCCACAAACATCAAACATATCCTCTCTCCATTTAGCTTCAAGTGATAGAGATGTATTAATGTCAGCTGATATTATCCTTGCAAAGTTCTCGAGGTTATTATATCTACTATCGTAGAAATTTCCCCAGTCTATATCATCAATAGTTCTATTCTCCAATTCGAGAATTAACTCAGCATACTCTCTGAAACTCTTAATGACATTAGCCTGCAAATTGCCGGTACTGCTTGTATCAAGAATATAGCATCTATAGAACATATCGTCCTTATCATAGATTATCTTGAATCTGTTTTTATCATAAGTATTGATATTATATTGATCAAATATATCTATTATCTTTTTAATATCATCTGTAACCGCAAATGGTATTGTATTAGATAATGCGTAGTCTATAAATGCTCTTCCGAGAATCTGCTCATTCTCTATAGCAATATCATCAGGAATTACTCTAGTATTTAATTTCAATCCAACTCTTTCAAATCTTGATTGAATGAATACCATCTGTAATTCATTATCTACATCAAATGATACTGGTTGATATTCTAATACATCTTCGCTGATTTCTTCATCATCGTCAGTAACAGACATACCATCGGTTTCAGTGTATTGGAATATACCATATTGATCAAAATATCTTGGTTTTGGTTTATTGTCATCTACAATAGTTTCCTGACTTCTTCTAGTATCTATCATAGAGAACAACTGGGACTCAAAATCTGTACCAGTATTATTCACAAACATATCATTTGTCGTACCAGCAAGAAACTCATCGAGTTTCCTCAGATTTTCCTGTTGCTCCTCATATGATAAATCCCACATATCATGCTTTTTATTTTTCTTCTTCTTTCCCATTTCTTTTATCTCCTTTATTTTAATTTACCTTTTAACATCAATTCTTGAGATGGCGGATTATCCCAATCTTGACCGTTACTTTCAAGTTCTTCCTGAACTTCTTTTCTATATTCTTTCAAAATAGCTCTAGGGGATTTAGCTTTCTTTTCTTTCTTAACTCCCTTAGTTACTTCAAATGATGGTACCAACTCAACAGATTTCAGAGGTTCATCTAAAAGATATCCTAATCTAGTAATATCTCCTATCTCAGCATTCTGTTGTTCTTTACTAATCTTTCTTCTTAATTCACCAAATGTATATTTTCTACCACATGTTGGACAACTTAAGTTTACATAATTAGCATCATATTTTAACATTGACACATCATCACACTCACAGTTAAATACGTTAAATTTTACATTATAGATATATGCAAAATCCAATATACATATAGTACCATCAACTCTTGTTCCCCAGTTAGTATAATTTTTACTTGTTACTCCAACATCTCCTATCAAGAATTGAGTTGATATCAATCCAAGAATTTCTTTCATCTCATCTTGATATGTATGGAATTCTTGTAATGTAAATATATTTACATACTCAGTTACAGCAAATAATCCATTAGTACTACATTCATATACCTTTACTACATATGGTTGTAATTGCTTTGTATATAGGAACTCTCTTTTATTATCAATCATTCCATCTTTATCCAAAGCTATCTTAACAGCATAACCATCAATCAAGACAGCCATTCTGTTAGTACCTGAACCTAGTGTAGTATAAGGAACTTTATTATCTGTTAGCAATGCTCTAATATATTGACTCTTCATGTTATTATGAATATTTGTAAGCATAGTTACTTTTAGAATATCCAAGCATAACTGGTCATTAAAGTATTCTAACAACAAAGACCTTTTGTTACCAACCACGTATACTCCTTTCCATTATTAGAAATCCCAAGTAGAATTCATTAATTTCTCTTTGTCTTTATTAGTTTCCTTATTAAGTTTACCAAGAGTCTTTTTAGCTTTCTTCTTGAGTTTCTTTGTTTTCTTTCTTACTTTCTTTTCTTCCTTAGATAGATTCTCATCATCGAAATCTTCTCCAAGTTGTCTTCTCTTATTAGCTGTTTGTAGACTAACTAATTTCTTCTTAAGAAGTTTCTCTTTCTGGAGTTGTTCTTTACGAATCTTTTCGAGTTTCTTCATTCTCTCTTTATTACCAAAGAGATTTCTGATATCCCAATTATGATTCTCAAGAGCTTTTCTCAATTCAATTGAGTCTATCTCTTCTTTTGTCTTTAACTTACCATTATACTGAGTCTTAACTTGAGTATTTTCCCATTCTTCTAATTTAGCAAGATATTTATAATAATCTCTATCATTAGTCATATCTCCCTTAAACTCTGGCATTCTACTCAATACTAAAGTTTGGTTAGTATCATATAAATCAAACTCAGCCATATCTGCACTGAGCATATCTGATATGAAACCAGCCATTCCAAGTGACCCTTTCTTTTTCTTCTTTTCTATGCTCTTATAAAGATTACCTAGGTCTGGTAATGCTTTAATAGATTTCTTTATCTCTTTCTTAGTAATAGGGAGAACCACATTATCTGGTATATTCTCACCATCTTCATAAAGAGCTACAGGAGCATAGACTTCTGTTTCTTCTTCATCATTAGAATTAATTGCTCTTTCAATTATTCTCTTATCTTCTTCAGTAAAGAGAACATCATAAGCATCTTCTAACTCTTCTTTTGTATAGACTTCGTGTTCTTCTTCTTTCAAGAAATCTTCAGCAGGTGCATCTGATAAAATATACTCTGTTAAATATTCAGTATCTACAGACCTCCTACCTGAACCCTTAAACTCTGGTAGAGTAAGACCACTAATCCATATTTTACCTCTAAAGAATAATTTCTTAAATTCGTCGGGTGAATATACAAAATTATCCTTTGCTACTAAATCCAGACATTTTAAAGCTTCCCTCATTGCTTTAATATACTCAGGGAATTTTCTGAATTTATGTTTGTACTTACTAAAAGTCTTAAAAGCCTCATAGTATTTGTACTTCTTCTTTCTTTCTTCTTCTGATAAATGATACTCATCACCAAACTCATGAACGACAACAGTTCTGAATTCTTCTTTCATCATCTCTTCTCGTTCTGCTTTAAGTCTTGGTAATTTAGCCCTCACGGTTTCTATATCAATATCTTGAACTTTATTGGTTGTAGCTTCTCCACCCTCTTCACCAAATTGATATAGAGTATCATCATTATCACTTACCATGATATTAATCATACATAAGAATCTCCTTTCTCTTTAAAATAATATATCAAAATACATACATACTAGTAATTATGTAAATTAATTACATGAATGATGATTAATTAAGCCGATACATAATAAACCTCGTTAAATAAAAAAGTGTACTATGTACTTGGATATACCAAAATGTATATCCAAGTACATAATTTTATTCGCTAAGCAACTTGTATCTCATCTTTAGATAGAGTTTGCTTTTCTAATTCATCAAATCCATCTACATCTAAATATGTAAACTCTTTTACAAGAGCATCAAATGAATCTGATGTTAAGTTAGCAGTTTTCTCTAACTTTCTCTCTATTTTTTCATAGATATCTTCAGAGATATATGGTTCATATATTCTCAAGAATTCTGAATAATTCCCATAGCACATATTTAATGGTACAAATACTTTTGTAGAGTTATGAACCATTTCGTGTCCTGTTCTTGATAAAGGAACTAATCCAACTAAATTCTGATAATGTAAATCCATTACTTCATCTGATATATCTAATGCATTTATTTCTAAACCCTCTTCTTGGTATTTAGTTAATACAACTGATACTATATCGAATAAGGTAAGTGGTTCATGATGTATTTCAATTTTAATTCTTTTCTTAGAATTAGTACCACCAGTTATCTTCTGAAAGAAGATACAACTATCTAATCCCACATTCTCTTTTAAGAATTCTATATAATTTCTATACTCCAAAGAAGCTCTTACCAATTTCTCTACAGTTTTAATAAATTTTATTTTATCTTTCTCAGTAATTAAATTAACTTGATATTCCATTGATTCGGGTTTAGTCAATTTAAGGTTTTTTATAAATTCACTCTTATTCTTACCCATATAGGTTAATCACCAACTTTCTATCGAGATTACCTATATGTGATAATAGATTATAAGTTATTCGGTTAGTGCTTTATACGTCTCACCATATAAAATCATATATAGTTTATATTCATCAAACTCAGGCATTAGTCTAAATGATGTTTCCATACAATCAATCTTTTCATATATTTCTTCTTCATCAGCAAGATCTATGTATCGACAATTATATCTAAATGCTACATAATACCCCAACCTAATTAATGCATTAAGTACTTTCTTATTAAACATATCGAGTGCAAATATGTTATTCCAATCCATATAATCGAACTCACCAAATAACATATCATATTCATCTTTAACACATTCATATTCTGTCGTTGGCATTGGCATTTCAATACTTCCTGTTGTGATAAAACCATTCTTACTCACTTGAGATGTGAGAAATGCATACGTATCTATGTAAGCACGTCTATCATGCTGTACAAATGATGAGAAATCATCTTTATCCATATTATCCTTTACAAGTTTGAATTTGCTCATATCTCTTAATTCTACGAAACTTCTTGCAAATTCTTTGATACCTGTAATACCATATAACATGGATTTATTATCAACTTCAGATACTTTATAAATCTTCCATATTTTCATTTGCATAATCCTTTCTATAGGTTATTCCAAATACTCTAGCAAATATTGAAACTTCATCGAATGCTATATCATCAAGACATTCGCTTTCACTATCATTAGTAATATATGTGTTACCTATTAAATCAGATACTATTTTACTATATTTATGATTGAAGTATTTGGTTACTTCTAATAACTCATAAATATAATCTCTATTATCAGAATATAATGAGAACGGGTATAATGAAATACATTCATCATACTCAAATTCAGTACAATAAACATCTTGTAATTTCAAAGTATAGATGCCACCAATAATTTCTTTTGTTTTTAATTGATGTGGTCCATAATGACCTATATTAGAGTAATCATTAACTAAACAGACATAATCTTCATAAGATATATCAATTTTATCAATAGTAAATTTACTCATATCTCTACTATCTTTAAAGATATTCTTAAGTTCTTTACTCTTAGTATATCCATAGAGCATCTCTATAATACCATTATTTCTTCTAACATAATTATCTTTTGGTCTGGGAATATGAAAATTGATTTCATTTTCTTTTGTTAATTTTAAATAGAATAAATATACTTTCATATCTAAACACCTATAAACATAAACCTGAATAAATAGAATAATATAGTTACTGTAGATTTAGTAACTCTAGTATCTGGTTCTTTTACTATTTCTAATACATCATAAACAGCCTCTTGATACTTTGAATTAAGATATTTATAGCAATTAGTATCATCATCAGAGAAATGAGTTAGTATGAAATCTTCTGCTGAATTGCATACATTAAATTCATTCTCTATTGATATAATTCCCATATCCTTTAATTCTCCTTTGTGTTTTATTTTGTACATAAACAAATCTAATTGATGTGTTTTGTACTTCTTCTTTAATTCCTTTAATCCTTTCTTATCTACTTTTTTACTTCTTACTTTAAATACTGATTCAGACCTAGTATTTATAAATTCATCTACCATTGTCTTATCAGTACTCCATGCATATAATCCATACATAATATTATTCTTATACACATATTTCTCTGAGTTATCAATAAAGTATATATATTGTAAATTAAATACATTTATTGGTATCTCGATGTTGATTAGAAAAACCTCCATAATAAATTCGCTTCCTTTCATAAATTAGTTTACTATACTTTAAAATAGTATATAAAAATAAACACAGTGCCTAAAAACACTTAGGTAACTTACAATGTAGAAAGGAACTTATAAAATATGGCTGTTACAAAAAACCATGCCGAATTAGGTGTTGTTAAAAAGAATGGTGATGTTGACGTCCTTTATTTAAAGAATGAAGGTAGAGATGTTGCTATATCGAGAGATCAGAATGCTAATATCCCAGCAGATGTACAGACACTACAAGATCTGGTAAATAAGTTAAAAGCATTAGCTTTTGGTGACGGTGAAAACCTTGTTTATATAGGTGAAGGTGAAGTAGGTTCAGGTACTTTGCCACCAATGACAGAAGTAGATGATAATAGACTCAGTGTTACTTTAACATGGTCTAGTCAAAAAATATATGATAATTATAAAAAGTATATTCCAGGATATGTAATAGGTGAGGAGAATAAATATGATGTATTTGATATGTTGTATCTTGCACCTACTACATTTGCAATAGACACATTATCATATCCACAATTTAAATCAAACTGTCCTGATTCCAATGCAGATGCAGAATGGTTAGTTCACTACTATCCAGTTACTATGGATAGATATAGTGTAGAAGGAGCTCCAGGTAGCCCAAGTACACCAAGAACTGCTTGGCAGGAGTGGATAAAAGTTGCTGATACATCTGGTAGACCATTAGTACCAATCGAAAGATGGTATAGAGTCTATAGTGGTAGTCAGTGGCAACAGTTCGAAAGAGCTATGTAAATAAAAAAAAAAGAAATAGGTAGATTTATTTTCTACCTATTTCTAATTTCTTTAACCGAAAAGATGCTTATTAGCTTTCATAAGTTTCTTCTTTTCTTTCTGAATCTTCTTGAAAGTCTTTTCAAACTTATCCTTCTTTTTCTTATCCTTTTTCTTTTTAGCTTTCTTCTTTAAGATTTTCTTTTTCTTCTCAGGAGAAATGTAATCACCTCTTAAAGCATCAATAAAACTTCTTGGTGTACCATCAGCATAAGTGCCACACATTACTTCCTGAGATGATAACCCATCGATGATATCACCTGCAATTCTTCCAAACCCTGATAATAAAGTTGCCTTTAAATCATTTTTCTTCTTTCTTTTCATTTTGTTAAACCCTTTCTTATTGCAATAAATTATTTGGTTACTTATAAATAGTATATAAATCACATTTAATTTAATATAATAAGAAGAAAGGAATAATTTATGAATCTATCTAGTATAGTAACCAGAATTAAATTAAAACTGGGATTAATAAATTTAGCAACTCCTTTTCCTAATATGGATGAAACCATTCAGACTATAATACAAGAAATTACTCTACCAGTATTTTCATTATATTTTCCAGATAAAGATACATTGCATCTGAGTATAAAAGATTTAGAGTTATTAGAGAAAACTACAGAATATCAGAAAGTATTATTACCAGATTTCCAAACAAGGAAATTGATATATGTATTCAATGTCTCTTATAATCAAAGTAACTTATCTGGAATAGGAAATTATGGTGTTGGAGTACCTTTATTACAAGGTGGAGTATTCAGACAATTAATGCTTGCTAATGCAGGAGCTAGTCTAATGAATACAATGATACCTAAAATGTCTTTTAAGTTTGAACCACCAAGAACCGTATATGTATATAATGCTTGGAGTAGTAGTAATTTACAGTGGGATTTAGGATTTGAGCATGATAAAAGTTTAGCATCAATACCAGAAACTGTAAGAGAAGAATTCTTAAAACTTGCAATGTTAGATGTTAAAGAAAATATATATCCCACATTAAAGCAATATACAGAGATAAATACTTCATTAGGAAATATAAATCTTAAATTAGATGATTGGTCTGATGCTGATAATATGAGAAGAGATTTATTGGATAAATGGGACGATGTATATCATCTTGAATTCACTCCAATGTACTATTTATAACACGGAACATAGAAAATGGATATAATAACACATATCCATTTTCGTGTTTTCTTCATATATATATATATATTATTTTTTTAGTAATAATAAATTTTATAGGTGTCCTATCAGGCTTAACGGGGAGAGGGAGATTTTATGTTAGAAATAAAAACAATAGAAGAATTCAGATATGATGAGATTATTGGAGAGGAGAAACGGTTCGTATTAGATAATATTGAAGGGTATTATCTATATGAAGAGAATTGGTACGAACCAATGGAGTACAAATTCATGAGACTTAGCTGGAACGGAACCAATATATTATGGGACTATGGATATAAAATAAAGGGTCCTATACCATCAGATAATGCTCTAAAAGAATTATCAAAAGCATTCGATAGTTCTCTCTACGATACTATCAAATCTGGTGATTATAAGACCATTTAAAAAAGAATCTGTATTTCAAAAAAATAATAATAAAGTTTAAAGACCTTATAAGGTCGAGGAGGTTTTATGTTAGAAATAATAAAGCAGTGTAGCTACATTGATAGTGAGCGTATTGGCAAGGTAACACGTTTTTCGTTAAACGGTATCGAAGGATGCTGTGTACATGAGAAAAGTAGGTACTATCCAGATGCTGGGTATGCTTATACTAAAATATCATGGAATGACTCAGTCATATTAGTCAGTGATGACGAGAATGATATTACAGGAACAATACCATCTGACGAAGAGTTAGCTGAATTATCAAAGGCTTTTGATACATCACTATATGATGCTATCAAAGCCATTATACGAAGCTATCAAATCTAGCTAAAAGTATTAAAGAAGATAAGGACAATCAATCCTTATCTTCTTTTTTTTTATATTATTTCTACTTTAATTCCTAAATCTTTACAATATTGATACTCTATCTGATTTAAAATTGATTCATTATGTAATTTAGAAAAATAAGCAATATCACTCTTGCTTATCATATCTAATATATCACCATATTTATTTGGGTCAGCATCAATATCTATGTTAGATTCTGATATGTATATTTCTATATCTTCATCAGAATGAGTTTCTTTTATTTTATCAATTATGTCATCATCACTACTAGCCGTTAAAGCAACAAATATTCTTTTCATGATTTATACCTTTCATAATAATAAAATTAAACTTCTGTTTTAAATTATATCTATATAATATTTTTGTGTAATAATAAATTAATTCATTGGGAAGGAGATTTTAAAATGTTTGAATTAATGTATGATGGTAACAAAATTGTTAATATTTGTAGCGAGATAGAATTATTTAATAGATTCGCTAAAAATAGTATACTTGATAAAAATGGCGATGAATGGGTTGCTGTTGGAAGATTTGTTAAGTGTAATGGTATGAAGTATATGATTTACAAAAGAGTATCTGATGAGTATGAGAGTATCATACCAATCATATTAAAAGATACTGGGGAAATCAATATTTCAAGAGAACCAAGGCTATTATTAGATAATGGTACTGTAAAATATACCAGAGGGGTATATTATTATGAGAGTGTACCAATGCAACCTGTAAAAATAGATGGAGTAGAATGGTTCCCATCTATGATGATGGGTTTATGTAGTAACGGGAAATATAATCTGGTTTATTTCGATAAATCAGGTAATATGAATATAATAAATAATATTGAGGAAGAGGTAGAATGATGAGAAAAGTAATTACAGATTCTCCAGTAGTAGCAAGTATGTTTTCAGGTGTTGAAAAGAAGGCTTATGGGTTGTGGGCTATTCCAGTAAGGAATGCAACCGACGAGGCTATTGTTGTTACAACATGTAAGGATAAATGCGCCTACTATCGTATAGAAGAGTCATAAGCAGTATTAATAAGTAGGTGAGTAAAATCGCCTACTTATTTTTTTAACAGAGTAAAAATATTAAAGGAAATATATAATGAAAGAAATCGATAAGTTTAATCTTATATTTATAGACGTGGTAATAAATGAATTAAAGAAGAAAGGTATAACTATCGAGTCTGGTCAGATTACTACATTACGATGTTCTGTAACAGAACAGGGTGCTTCTGCATTAATACATACTGAATGTAAACAAGGGTTTTATTACGAATTAAACTATGATAAAACTGCTAAAGAAATATCATTTGAAGAATGGTCTAGTGACACTGAAATAGGACCACGTGATATTAATTTCTTAATATATCGTATGTTACTTAACAATGCTAATACAGAGATATCATAAGATTAAATAAGTAGATGGATTCATTAACCATCTACTTATTTTTTTAATAAGTTATTAATCCAAGCTTATCTTCTAGAATCATTATCTCATTAAGATATCTTTTAAACTTATCAGTATCATACATTTTTACATAATTCTTTGGTTGGAATTCTATTACTGATTTATAGTTATTAAGTACTAATAACATAAACCAGAATTCTGTTGTTCCATAGAAATCTTCTGACATCTTCTTTGGATTCCATCTATATACTCTTTGTTCATCAAGAGTTAATTCTTGTTCTACTATAATTTCATCTAAGAAATCTCTATATTTACTTAGTATAGACATAAATGGAATTCTTATAGTTCTATTACTTTGCTTATCATGTAAATAAGCATCATGATGTAAAGCCCTATATGATATCTCTAGACTCTTACCATATTCATACTGTTCATCTACTGTTGATGGAATATAAGCCATTTAATCCCCTTTCTATACAATTTCTTTTACAGTATCACTTCCTGTTGTTGGGAAATAATTTAATTTACTAATTTTACCATTAAGAAATTTACCTCTTAATTTAGAATTAGCATTAATAGTATATTTAAACTGCTTTTGTGATATACTTTGTACTTCACTATCAATACTTTCTTTAAGATAACTAGTAACTGCTGTAGTTACTGTATTAATAGTATCACTAGTAGTATCTGATGAGTATTTAGCAGTCATGAAGTTTTGTTCTTGTAAAGTATTACTAGTTGTAGATGGTTTATTATTTGCATTTTTAAAAACACCAGAACCTGCACTATTACAAGGAGAAGTGGATTTACTACCACCTTTAATATTAGGCATTAATGATGGTATATGTACAAATAACTCCACATTAGGTTGTACTACAACTTGCTCAAAATTAACCAAGTTTACTTCTTCGGATAAATCATAATTTAATTCAATACTTGAAATCATACAATAAATCCTTTCTATATTCTTTCTGATTATGGGTTTGTTTTTAGAGGGTATTAAAAGATATTAATATAATATTTATTTGTAGTAATAAAATAAACTTAATGAGTGACCACGACCATTAACGGTGGAGAGGAGTTTTATGTTAAATAGTAAAGTCTATCGTGCATGTAAAAATGCTCAACAAAGAATGATTGGGATGCTTGATATCGGATTACCCACACCCTTCTATACTAATGTGACTACTGAGTTGAAGGGTTTTGTATCAGCATTTATACCAAATGATAGATGTGATAGGTTACAAGCTTTCTATAAGAAAATTAATGATGAAGAGTTTGATTACCTTACTGATTTAGTTATAGCAGATGATATTCCAGAAGGCTGGGAAGACGCTATGAGATGTATGTTTTCACACATATGCGATGCATTAATTGGTCTCGGTCTCGAATTAACTGATGATCATTATGCGGAGAACATTAAGCATTATGAAGACTTAACAGTACCTGAATGGGTTTGTTTTGCACTTGATTGTGCTGAGTCTGCTATGAAGTACAAAATGATTGAGAACGGATAATACATGAAAAAAAGAAAGCTGGTTAGAGTGGCTTTCTTTTTTTTTATTAATTTTCATAAACACCTTGTATTTAATAAATCAATAGATGTCCTATCAGACTCAACGGGGAGAAGGAGTTTTATGTTAGATACTATTAAATTATATAATGAAGTTTGTAGGTTAGATGGTTTATCAGTATTATGCACTGATGATAAATTACTACGTATTACATTAGGAGTTCAGCGATTATACGAAGCACTATATAATCTTAATGATAGAGCAATTTATGATGCTAGTAAAATTTTAAATAATATTATTGAGAAGTATTACGTGATAGAAGAACCTAAAGGTTGGGGTTGTTGTATGAAGTCTTCTATTAAAAAGGTAATTAAAATGATAGAATCTATGAAAAGTATTGCATTAATTGAATATCAATTAGATGTATATGATAGTTCTATAGGAAGCTGGGTTGATGTATTGACGGAATATATACAGCAGATAACCGACTGTGGTTTATTGATAGAATATCGTAAGTAATCTACTTTTTATTAATTTTAATAAACACTATGTATTTAATAACTATAATGAATTGAGGTAATTATGGGAATAGAGTTAAATACAGAACAAGTCTACGCTATATATGAATTAGAGCATTGGTGGCATTCTAGAGATAATCAGTTATTTCAAATAACTGGTGGTCCTGGTACTGGTAAAACTACTCTTGTTAGATATTTTATAGAAAGACTTGGATTAAAATTAGAGAATGTATTATTCGTAGCATATATGGGTAAAGCTGCTTCTATATTACAAAGAAATGGATTACCTGCTAAAACGATACATTCAGCAATTTATGAATATAAAGAAGTTATAGATAGAGATGAAAATGGTCATATGATAATCAAAGATAATGGTAAACCTAAACTAAAGCATTTCTTTGAGTTAAAAGACCATATTAGTAAGAAAATAAAATTAATAGTATTAGACGAGGGTTCCATGGTCGATGAACAAATTGGAACTGATTTAATGTCTTTTAATATACCAATTATTATATTAGGAGATTTAGACCAATTACCCCCAGTATTTGGAAAACCATTCTTCTTACAAAATCCTGATGTAAGATTAACTCAGATTATGAGACAAGCTGAGGGTAATCCTATTATCTGGTTATGTAGACAAGTATTAGATGGAAAAGAATTAAAATATGGAGTATATGGAAATTCTTCTATTATAAAGAAATCAGAGATAACTGATTTTCATTTTAAGAATACAGATATGATTATTACTGGCACTAATAGATTAAGATATAATATTAATAATTACTGTAGAGAATATATTAAAGGAATTAAGAAACTTGAATATCCTCATATAGGAGAAAAAGTTATTTGTAGAAAGAATAACTGGAACCAGTGTTTAAAAGGTGGAATATATTTAACTAATGGAACAGCTGGTTTTGTTGATTATATTTACAGAGATTCTTATAATAAGAAAACTATGAAGATGGATTTTAGACCTGATTTCACAAAAAGTGTATTCAGGAACATAGAATTTGATTACAAGCATATGTATGCTATACCTGGACAAGAAACTGTAGATAATAACTTTGGTTTCTTTTATGATAAGATGGAATATGCTTATGCTATTACTTGTCATTCATCACAGGGAAGTCAATATGGAAAAGTAATGTATATGCATGAAGATTTTATGAGAGACCCAGAAGATAGAAAGAAATTAATATATACAGCATTATCGAGAGCAATTGAAAGTGTAATCGTTGTTATATAATATCTCTTAGTAACAAAATAATTTATTTGAAAGGAAGTTATTATGGCAAACAACAGGAATACTTATCAGCAAATTCAAACAGTATCTGTATCTAGAGAAAGGTTACTAGATATGGCTACTAACGTAGACTATAACAAGAAAGATTTCAGAGTCTTCTTAGCACTACTTACTCAACTTGATGGATATACAGTTCCAAAGAAATTAAATAAAGACCATCAAGACCCATTGAATTTTAAGAAGATAGATAAAGAAGCATTAGCTGATTTATTGTGTCTGAGTAAGAAAGAAGTTAATAAAGCAATTGATAAACTGTATGAAGATGGATATATTGAAAAAGGTGACAATCAAACAATAAAGAACGGATATAGATTTACTTTCTAAGTATCCGTAAACTAGCGATATCTAGGTATATATTATTTTTGTGTAAATCAACTCCGATAGGGGACGGTTTATTCATATTAAATAATATTGCCTGATATCGCTCGTGACTTTTGGGTATCAGGCAATAAATAAAAATAAAGCGAGGTAGAAAAATATGAATAACCAATTCAAAAAGAGTGGCGATGGTAAGCTTACCTATATGCCACAGTACAATTACAATAATAGGAAATCTGAGGCTCCTATTATTGAAGTGAAAACAGCAAAGTCTCAGAAGAATTCTGATCTTAGTTTAACCACTAAGATTAAATCGTTTATCTTATTGGTCTGTGCAGTTATTTTGATAGGGATTGCTGGTAGGTCTGAGACCGACCCGACATGCCCAGACAGATTGCTTATATTATGGTCAGTATGCGATATTGCTGCTTGTATGCTGGCTATAGTACTTGTAAATATATTAAAGGAGGTATTTAAGAAATGATTACTCCTTTAGTATATGCTGGTCCAGACGATGATTGGTGGGATGTAGAGATTGGTATTTGTGACTAATCTCTACATCCTGGCTAGAGTATGAATTAACATACTCTAGCCTTTAAACCAATAATCAATTAAACTATTATCTTATATATTATTTTTTTGTATTCACATATTATTTTTATGGAAAGGAAGCTGATATGAAGGTTGTAATATCTTCATTACTTTTTTCTATAGGAACTTCTTTAAAGGTAAGTATGAGATTAAATACTAAGATTGATGAACCTAATACACCAGATATTATGACAACTTCTGTTTGGTTAGGTAATGAATATATTAGACTTACTCTCAATCCTTATTTAGAATTTGATTTTAGGAATAAGTATGATTACAAGAAAGAAACTAATAAGGCACTAAAAACTATAGCTGTGTCTAGAAAGGATGTATTTTTATTAATATACAAATTAAAGAAATTACTAAAAAATATGTGTTCGGATAATGGATTATTCTATTATGATAACGAACAGAATTTAAAATTGAATATTGATAAGTCTGAGGAATATAAAGTAGTTCATACTACTGTATATAATGATATGATGGAATTTAAACCATTAGTAATCAAACCAACAGACAATATGGTTTACGAGGGTATTGTTATTATACTAAGGAATGATGTTAGTATATATTCATTTATGACTACAGAAGAATTATCTTATTTCATATATGAATTAGATAGAATTAACTTTTGTACTTTATCAACAGAATTGTTTAATACATATATTAATATTTCTGGTAAAACTAATAATCAAAGTATAAAAAATAATACTCAAGCTCAACAGAATTTATCTAAAGTAAAAATAGATTCTGTTGAATCAACTAGTACTAATCTTAGGTATACTAATACAATACCTGAGATGTAAATAAAATAATTAAAGTGAGGTTTATATGAGCAAGAAAGAAAACAAAATCAATTTTCCACAATATGTAAGTGGAAATGCAAGAGCAGTATCTGTAGTAGGTTATATAAGTAACAAAAATACAGAGTATGAAGATGGTAAAGGATATCTTGATGATGATGGATATATTTGGATTTTCTGTAGTATGGGAAAACCAAAGAACTGTGATGAGTATCCATATTTCTGGTATGAAGGAAATAATATAGTTTATTCAATACCAGATGATGAAATCAGAGAGAAATTTAGTGTAGATAATATGATAGATATCTCTTTGGTAAATATTATAGAAAAGACTAAACCTAATGAAGTATTGTATGATGAAAAAGAAATTCAGGATATGAATGCGGCTGCATCTTTCTATGTGCCGATAATTAATGAGAGTGATGACTTCTTGAAAAAGATAGTTAAGAATACTATCATTACTAAAGGTATAGATATAAATAGATTAAAAGGTAAGACAGACCAGAAATACGTATTACCTAATATGAAAGCTGCATTAGAGAATAAGACAAAGATGTCTGTTGTGTATTTCTGCTGTTGGATGGAATTACTTGGTTGTGATTTTCAAATAGATATAGTAGATAATGGATTAGATACAACTAATAGACTTACAACTGATTTGATTTATACATCAAGTTCAGATAAGGTTTATAAGAATCTTAATGGTGAATTGATAGAATTGTATAATAGTAACAAGGGAGATAGCGAAGATGAAGTGGATTAAAAATGCACTAAGTAAAATTAAATCATGGTTAATCTGGGCTTTTACTGTAGAAGAAGAAATCCCAGATACAGAATGCGAAGAAAATGTAACTACATATGATGAAAGATACTTCTGTGATTTAGACCAAGAAGTATTAAATGTAAAAATGTTACCATTATATGGTGAAATAGCCAGTTATTTAACTGGTATTGGTTCAAAGAATATAGTATATGGTATAAAGTATTTTAATGTAGAAGAAATTGATGTAGGTGATTATACTATAATAAATAGAATAAATGAAATTCAAAGAAGTATGTGCTTAACTAAAGTATCTACTATTCTTAATAAAGAAACTTCTGAGAAAGAATTTATTACTACCTATAGTATATTCAATAAGGATAAAGAGCATAAGTTAATAAAGATAACTTTAACAACTTATTTCAAATCATTATCATTTAATAATAGTGATAGATTTAAGTTGTTTGAAGCTAGTACAATATTAGCAAATGGTTTCTTAAAGATTCAAGAAGTTGATAATATAACTAGGTATGAAAACACCATAGAGTCTTTTAAAGAAATCAATCAGCTTACTAGAAAAGAACTTAATGTAGAAGTTAATACTTATGGTAATATGGGAGATTTCCAGACACCTACACTAATGCAATATATCAATAGTGAAGAATGTGAAGTAATAAGTAATGCAGATGAAAGTTGTAAATATAGTTGTCACTATAAAGAAGACTTGGAGAATTTAGTGTTTAACATAATCAGGAAAGAAGTGGTTTAAATGAAATTAGATATCGATAATTACAACATGGTGGAAACTAAGAAAACTAAGTTACATGGAAAATTCGTGCCAAGGGATATCTCTTGGCTCGATTTTAACCAAAGAGTTTTAAGTTGTGCTCTTAAGAGTAATATACCTTTTAATGAAAGAATGAATTTCTTAGGTATTACTGAAAGTAACTTAGATGAATTTATAGGTGTTAGATTTTCTAATGCTTATAATAATAAAGATGAAGAACCTTATAAAGATTTATTAAAAGGAATAAAGAAGTTCTTTAGTTATCAGAACTCTACATTCCAGTTATTAATTAAGGAGTTAAAAAATAAGCATAATCTTAATTTAACAACTCCAGATAAACTTTCTAAGAAAGAGAAAGATAAACTAAAAGAAGTATATGACGAGATGATTTTCCCATTAATAACACCTATTGATATTAGTGATGGAAATTATAATATACTTTCAGGTACAGTATGTGTATCCGCTATAGTAAAAAGAAATGGTAATGATAGATTAGTAATAATCCCATTATTAAATAATATAGGAAGGATATACCAGATTTGTGATAATATCCTTTTATTAGAGGATATTATCACATACTTTATGAAAGATACTTTATTCATTAATCAAGAGATAGTATCTACTGGAGTATTTAAAATAATTAAAGATGCTTCAGTAATATTATCTCATGATGAAAGTAGATTTATAGTAGATAGAATGATTGATACTCTTAATATGAGAAATACTTCTAAAGCTTTATTCTTAGAGTTAAGAGAAAATACTGATGATGAAATGGAGACATTATTATCTTCAATATTTAAAATTCCTAATGGTCATATCTATAATAAGAAATCTATTATAGATTATAAAGTATTATCTAAAGATAGAATTCTTGATAATAAAAATAACTATAAGGGATTCGAACCATTTAAGTATGAGAATTATGAAAACTACTATAATATATTTGATGCTATTAATAATGAGGATATTCTATTACATCACCCATATGATAGCTATGATACAGTAGTTAAGTTTATTCAGCATAGTGCAATGGACCCTAATGTAGAAGTAATAAGACAAACTCTTTATAGAGTATCTAGTATTAATTCTCCTATAGTAAATGCATTGTGTGATGCTGCAAGAAATGGTAAGTCAGTAGTAGTACTGGTAGAGATAAAAGCTAGGTTTGACGAAGATAATAATATAAAAGTTATTGAGAAACTCCAGAGAAATGGAGTTAAAGTTGTACTGGGTGAAGAGTATCTTAAAACTCATTGTAAAATGTGTATAGTAGTAAGAAGAGAATTAAATAAACTTAAAATATATTCTCATGTAGCTACTGGAAATTATAATGAGAAGACTGGTAAATTATATACTGATTTATCTTACTTTACTTCTAAGCAAAAGATAGGTAGAGACTTATTAATGATATTTAGTATCCTTACTGGTAATAATAAACCAGATGAAAGTCTTAATAAAGTTTTCTATGCTCCTGTAAATTTAAGGAAGCAATTAGAGAAATGCATTGATAGAGAAATATCTCTAGCTAAGAAAAATAGTAAAGCTGAAATATTCATTAAAGTAAATTCATTATCTGATGTAAGAATGGTGAATAAACTTTATGAAGCAGCTGATGCTGGTGTTAAAGTAAAAATAATATGTCGAGGAGCTTGTAGTATTATTCCTAGAAAGAATTTAGAAGTTACTTCTATAGTAGGAAGATTCTTAGAGCACAGTAGAATATATTACTTTAAGAATGGTAAACACCCAGAGTACTACATAAGTAGTGCTGACCTATTAACGAGGAATTTGGATAGGAGAGTAGAAACTTTAATATCATTGACAGAGTCTAATGTAATAGAAGATTTGAAATGGATTATTGAAGTTCTAAATAATGACCAAATCAATAGTTATAAATTAGATGATAAGGGTAAATGGAGTAGAATAAAGGGAGATTTTGACTCCCATCAATGGTTTATTGACCATACTGATGAAAAGAAGAGAAAGAAGAAATGGAAATAGAGTTATACTTATATAACATTTTAGTAGATGTAATAAGGATATCATTATGGCACACAACACATGAAAGAAAAGTAAATCCCTATTGACGGGAAAGTAGTTTGATTGTATCAAACGGTAGCTTCCAATTTCATACGACAAGTTACTTATCGTGTAACAAGTGACTTGGTATAAAAATCTCCAAAGAAAAGTAAAGAACGTATTTTATTATTATTACACCCTTATTACATCAACCTCACAAATAAGACCGATGGATTAATTTGTATCCATCGGTCTATTCTTTTTTTTTATTTTCTCTTAACTAAACCCCCTAAAAACATTGGTGTAATGGGTTATACCTAATAAATATACTTAAGAAAGGTTGGTAAATCTATGGCTAAAAATGGACCTGGTGCCAATTTTTTAAGAATGTCAAATAAGAATATCAATACCAAATGGCTACAATCAGCTATGAAAAGTATTGGTATTAGTACAAGAAACGTAATACAGAGAATAACCCCAAATATATATGATACCGCAGTTAGTGGTGCAGAAATCGGTAGAGATTTTGTAACATCTGCAAGGCAAAACATATCTTCTATAGATAAAGTTGCCGGTACTATAAGGGGTAATAGATATGTACAGTATGCTGAAAAAGCATACAAAAATGCACTAACTGATATCAAATCTGGAAATCTCAATAATGAAGCACGTGCTGAAGAAGCTATGATGAATTCATTCGGATTTGGTTCTGATAGTGGAGATGGATATAGCTTTGGAGACGATGGTGGAGATGGTAATACTTATAACGTATATCAGAACTCTGGTACATCTGAAGCTATGTTAAAAATTAGCGACCAAATGGCTAAAGGTCAGGTTGCTCAAGTAAAAATGCAAAAAGCCTCAATGGATGCGTATATAGCAGTTCAATCTACTATGATGCACCAGATGGCAAAAAATCATGCTGAAATAGTTAATCATCTAACTAATATCCATTCAGAATTATCTTCTATAAATACTTTCAATTCAGAAAATATGAGTAAGTTTATAGAAGGTTCATTAGCCTTCTATGAAAAAATGGGTAGAATGTCTGAAGAGGAAAATAATAATAAATCTAATGGTAAACTCACCATGGCAGATGTTATGAAAGCCAATGGTGGTATAAACGTTAGAACATATAAAGACTATGTAAAGCAGAACATGAAGGCTGCATTTAAGAAAACTAGTATTGGTATGACTCTTGGTCTAGTGGATAATGATTTGATGTTAGACCAATTGGTAGCTAACCCTCTTGGTATGGTTACTGAAGGATTAGTTGGTTGGATTATGCCAAAAATGTTGGCTAATACACTTCAAGCTCTTGAAGTAACTTTTACAAATGCAATGCCTAAACTATTATCTCGATTAGGAGATATGGCAAATGACTCTGGTAGTAGTTTCCTATCAGGTGTTAAAAGATTTTTAGGTCAATCATTTGGTGCTAATGATGATAGACAAAAGAATTTTAAACGAGCTGATATAAACAGAAGTGCTACTCCATTTGATGGAGAAACAAAACATGCTATAACTGAGATAATAACAAAAGAGCTTAGAGAACAAACTTCATTACTTAAAGTCATAGCAGAAAGTAAAGACAAAAATGCTTTAAAGAAAGCTAGAGATAAAGAAGAGTTTTATAATGCAAGTACTGGTAAATATATAACTCGAGATAAAATGAATTTGAATATTGCAGATGATATTCAAGATTCAATAGTAGCAGCATTTAATAACACTAAATTTGGAGAGAATATATATAAAATACTTGGTGACTTAAAAGGTCCCAAGAGTAACTCTAAAAAAGATGTTAAGGCATATGAAGATACTAGAGATGAGTATGATAGAACTATCAAAGAATTATTTGTAAAACTCGAAAGAGAAAATAGAACTATTAATCTCCCAGAATTATTACAACTAATAAAAGGGCTTGGAGCTCATTCTAGTGTAAAAGAAAACCTTCTTGATTATGTATCAAAAATGTATGCTAAAGATAAAAATTCAATAGCTGATATTAACACAGGTCGTTATATGGCTCAGGCTGGAAGACGAGGTGCTGTTGATACAATAACTGATGCAAGAAATGTTAATCATTTAGATGCTTCTTTATTCAATGATATGAGTATTGATGATGCATTAGATACAGTTATGGGCTATGGAAAGTTTGCTACATACAAAGGTAAAAATAAGAGAAGAAAGTCTGCAAGAAAAGCTTATACCAATGAAGAATATGATAATATCAGTACGGAGACAGTAAATGATGCTGTAACCGCTTCATCAACAACTCCTACAGTTGGTCAAAGTATTAATGATATATGGACTAATTTAATGGCTACTATGAATATAGGTGGTCGTGGTAGTGACCATTTATCAAACGTAACATCAGCTATTAAAGGAGTTGGACAAGGTGCCGTAGCAACTGTAAAATCTATATTTAGTGGAGATTTACCTGGTTTAATAAATAACGCCGCTACATATGTGGAAAGCGTATTTAAAGATATATCTTCAAAAGCTAAGATATTCTTCTTCGGTACTAAGAATGAAGAGACTAACAAATACGAAGGTGGAGTTTTATCAGATTTATATAATAACGTAAAAGGATTCTTTAATGATACTATTGATAAAGTTAAAGATAACTTTGCATCAATCGGTACTTCTATTAAAGATGGAATTATGGCTAAAATCTTTGGTAAAATAAAAGACCCAGAGACTGGAGAATATAAAGATGACCCATCTAAAGCATCTGGTCCTAGTTTATTTGATAGAGCTAAAGATATTTTTACTTCTGGTATAACTGGTTGGACTAAAGCTTTTTTTGGTGACGAAAATACAGAAGGTCATGTAGAAGAAGGCAAAAATAAAGCTAAAGAAGTAATGGGATTCCTTAAAGATAATGCTGGTGCAGGAGCAACTGGTGCTGCTGTTGGTGCTATCGGAGGAATATCAATGGGTGGATTTTTAGGTTCAGTTATTGGTGGTCCATTTGTTGGAGCTGGTATCGGTGCTATTACTGGTTTCTTATCCAAGAGTGAGAGATTCCAAAAATTCTTATTCGGTGGAGAAGATGAAGACGGTAATGAAGTAAAAGGTCTTATATCAAAACAAACACAAAAATTCTTTAAAGATAATAAAGACCACTTAATCGGTTCTACAGCAGTTGGTGCTGTTGGTGGAATGATAACTGGTGGTGGTCTATTAGGTACATTAGTTGGTGGTCCTGTTGGTGGAGCAATCATGGGACTTGCTGGTGGTATCTTAACTAAATCAGATATATTCCAGAAATTCTGGTTAGGTGACCCTGAAAAAGGTCAAAAAGGATTCATGCAGGGAATTAAAGATGCATGGTCTTCACATTTCTCAGGTTCTGGAAAAGAAACTGAAGCTCTTGGTGAACAAGGTACTCAGATATTAGGAATGGCTGGTACTGGTGCTATTGCTGGTGGTGTTATGGGTGCACTTATGGGTGGACCTATAGTAGGTGCTATAGCAGGTCTAAGTTTAGGAATAGCTTCTCAAGGTAAGAATTTAAAAGAGTTTTTCCTTGGTAAAGAAGATGGATTAAACTTAGGTAATGGTGAAAAGACTAAGAGACAAGGTGTATTTGGAGTTATTGGTAATTATATTAATGCAAATATTCTTGGTCCATTAAAGACTGAGTTTAAATATATAATGGCTGATGGCTTAAATGTATTACAACATAAGATACTTGCACCTCTTGGATTTGCTGCAGAATTTGTAGCAGATAAATTAGGTGGATGGGTATCTAATATAACTAATGGTGTTGGTGGAATACTCCACGATATTGGTTCCAGTATAGTTAGTGAAGTAAAAGACGTATTTGCTCCTGTTACAGATGCTGCTGGACAGTTATTATCAAAAGGAGTACATACAGTTTATACTGCTTTATCTACAGCAGCTAAAGCACCTGGTGCTATTATCATGGCTACGATAAAAGCATTTAATCTTAAAGAAAAATTTGATAATTTACTACCAGTAAGAGTGCTTAAGTCATTTGTAAAAGATGTTGGTAACTTAATTAAAACTGGAATTACTAGTGGTATTAAATTACTCTTCAAAGGTCTTTTTAATATTCTTAAATCTCCATTCTTATTACTAGGTAAAGTAGCTGATGCAGCTAAATTTGTCGGTAAGAAAGTTGGTGGAGCTGTTGGTAATATTAAGATAGGCGACCAAACTATTGGAGAAAGATTTTCTAATTCTAAGTGGGCTGAGCATTTCAGAGAGCAGATGGGAGAAAGTGGATTATTCGGTTCTCTCACTGAAAGAATGAGATTAAATAAAGCAGACTATGAAGAGAAGAGACAGCAAATAAAAGAAGAATATGAGAAAAATAAACAGCATGATGCAAATGCAAGAATAATAGCTAAAGCAACTAAAGGTCAATTTAGTGCAGATAGTAATGAAGCTAGAAAATGGTTACAACTTAATGACCCGAGAGCATTTGCTAAGTTAAAAGGTGATTCTCGTGATATGACTGTAGACCAACTTGCTAAAGCAGATGTTAATAAACTTACAACTGATGATAAGCAAGTATTCTTCTTAAAGCATATATCTGATGCAGTTGCTGCTATTGTTGCAAATATAAAAGGCGAATCTAAAGCAGTTAATAATACAGCTCAAGCTGCTAATGCAATGAGTGCATTAAACGCTATGGGTACTGATGACCTTAGAGAAAAAGCTAAGAGCATGGGTATCATGTTTGATGAAAGTACTACTGATGATGAGTTAAGAACAAAAATTGGTAATGCTATCGAAGGGGCAAATGGTAGAGAAGTTAATGCTCCTACTATAGGTTCTCAAATCGGTAACGATATAGCTAGACCTGTAGTAAATGCTGTTAGAGGAGTTAAAAAAGGTTTCAAAGGTTCTCATTTACTCAATGAGTTTAAGAGAATAAAGAAATACTTTACAGCAGATAAAGTTACTAAATTCATCATGGATAAAACTTATGGTCAATTTGATGAAGATAGTAAAGAAGCTAGATTGTGGTTAAAACAACATGACCCCAGAGCTTATCTGAAACTATTACAGATGACTGGTACTGAAGATAATGTAGAGACAGAAGATGTAGATGAAGTACAAGATGCATCTATTGAATCTGGTGAGAATGTAGAACAACACTTCGTTGGTGGTCTTATTAAATCAGGTTTATCTCTTGTTGGAGAAGCTGGTGCCGAACTTATTAATGTTGGTAAGAAAGGTGTTGAGGTTCTTTCTAATAAAGCTACTAAAGCTGCTACAAAAGCAGTTAAACATGGTAGAAGAACTTTTAGTTCTTTCTTCAGTAATAGTGAAGAGAAAAAAGATAATAGTGCAGAAGAATTATCCGATGAAGACAGAAATGCCAGAATGGTTAATGCTAATACAGCAATAGGTGCTGCTAAGAATTCAGCAGATCATGCCGCTGCTGTAGCTGATGCTGCTAAGATATTAGTAGAAGCCAGAAATGATATGGCTACTGATAATCAGAAGAAAGCTTTAGATGAAGCTAAAACTGCTAGTGAAATAAGAAAAGAAAAAGAAGAAGAGAAAGCTAAACTTGAAGAAAAGCAATACCGTGAAGATATGGTTAAAGCAACTAAAGAAAATGGTGGTGCTGTTAATAACTTTAAGAAAGGCTGGGATGCTATCTTCTCTAAGAAAGGTTTGATTACTGCTGGTGCTTTATTAATCGGTGGTTGGTTAATTAAGAACTTCCCAGGAATGATGGGAGCATTGATTAATGGAATTACAACTATCGGTAGTAAGATTATGGAGTTTCTTGGTGGAGCTGGTGGTGATGCCATAAAAGATGCTGGTTGGACTCAAACAAATGCAGCTAGAACTGATGGCAATACAATGGAAGAACAAGCCAAGTATGAGATAGATGAAATTAAGAAAGGTAATATCCTTACTAATTCAATGGGAGAAGCAACCCATCATACTGAAGGTAGACTCAAATTAGGTGTCAATGTAGGTAGAGCTTTACTTGGTGCTAAAACTTACAACAAAGGTATCGGTAAAGGCTTAAATATGATTGGCGGAGCTGTCAAGAATATTGGTGGTAAAGTCGGAAATGCCTTATTTGGTAAAGAAACTGTAACTCAGGTAGTTAAGAATAATGCAGATGATGCCGCAGAAGCAGCATTGCGTGCAGCTAATGGTCTTGCAGATAATGCTGAAATATATGATACAGTTGTAACTGGTAAAAATGGTATAGTAACCAAAGCTATGAATAAAGTTGGTAGTGTAGGTGATGATATTGGTAAAGCAATATCTCAAAAAGCTGCTGCTGGTGATGGTTTGTTATCAAAAATCTGTGGATATATTGATAATTTCTTCAAAATGATTACAGATAAATTTGCCAAAAAAACTGGAGAAGAAGTTACTGAGAGAGTATTTAAGTATGGACCATCTAGTATTATAAAAGCTCTAAAGAATTCATGGGATGATATAGCTGAAAAAATGGCAGCTAAGATATCTGCAATTACTGGTGGACATGTAACTGGTGCAGCTATTACAGCTGGTTTAACTGAAGTTGCATTTGCATCATTAAATGCGTTAAATGGATTATCTGGTACTGCTAAACTTTTCCAAGTACCTCCAGATAAAGTTGATGGTACTATGAAAATTATTGCTAGTGTATTTGGTGCTGTTACTGGTACACTAATTGGTAGTATCATCGATGTTGTATTCTCAATGGTTGGAAGTATTATGGGTGTAGACCTATTGCATTCAATGGCTGTTGGTCTATATAAAGTAATAGTTGGTTCTGATTCAGAGAAAGCTAAATTATTGGATAGTGCTCAAGATGAATGGCATAATGCTTATCTTGGTGAAAGAGATGAAAAGCTACGACAACAGTATGAAACTCAGAAGAGGGCTGGTATCATAGGTGAAGATGTAACTTATGAGATGTTCGAACAAGGAGTGAAAGATGGTACTTATCAAGCATCATATGATTCATTCTTAGATTGGAATACTAAAAAGAATGGTTCTCTTATGGATAAGGGAGCTACTATTGTAGGTAAAGCTGTTAAAGGTGCTGCTTTTAAGTTTGGTAAATTCTGGAAAGGAGATACTAGCTATACAGACGATAAAGGAAATACTTATAAGAAAAACCAAGATGGTACATATCAAGTTACTGGAGCTGATGGTACTGATTTAGGTTACGTTAGTGCAGAGTCAGTTGATGTTTCTCAAATGACTGAGAATAAGACTGAAGGATTTGGTGCTAAGGTTGCAGAAACTGCTGGTAAAGTAGCAGGTAGCGTAAAAGGATTTATTGGTAAGCATAAAGGTGCTGTTATAGGAATGGCTCTCGGTGGACCTGTTGGTGCTATAGCTGGTCATTTCATAGGTAAAGGATTAAATGCTTTATTCTCTAAAGATAAAGATGTATTCTATGATGCAGATGGTTCTTTCTACGATATAAGTGGACAGCATTATACTGCTAATGGAACAAAACTTGATAAGGTTGAGAGTACTAGATTACAATACATGATAAATAGTGGTCAATTGGAAAAAGGTACTTATACATTTGAAAAATCTAAGTTTGAAGAAATTACTGGTAAAGCTAAAGAAATGCTATCTGGTGCTTGGAAAGATGCTTCTAAAACTCTTAGTGGTCTCTGGACAGGAATAACCGATAATGCTAAGAAAGTTGGTAATTTCTTAAGTGAACATAAAGCTGGTGTTGTCGGTGCCGTTATTGGTGGACCTGTTGGTGCTTTATTATTGGATAAATTATTCAGTAAAAAGAAAGTTTGCTATTATGCACCAGATGGTTCTTATTATACTGGTGATGGTAAGCATTATAGTGCAAGTGGAGATTTACTTGAAGATAGTATCGATAAAGATGTACTTATCGCTAAGATTACAACTGGTCAATTAAAGCAAGGTACTTATGAAGCAGAAAAATCTGATGGACAAATGCTAATTGAGGGTGGTAAAAAAGCTCTTAGTGATGCATGGGGTAAAATAAGTCCTGTATTATCTGATGCTTGGAATGGCTTTAAAGAACACGTTGGTGGACCACTGATGAATGTTCTTAAAGGTGGATTTAATTCATTAAAAGATGAAGCTATTTCAAAATTCAAGATGATGATGAATGTCTGTTGGATTGATTCGGATGGTTCTTACTATGTACAAGCTGGAGAAAAATATAACCATTATACATCTACTGGTGATTTAATGGGAGAAGGTATTGATAGAGAAAGAGTTGATACTCTTATTGCATCAGGTATGCTTGTAAAAGGTGAAATACCTTTAGCCCAAAGATGGGGCGTTAAGTATAGTGCAAATATGTCAATACTTAAAGAGCAATGGGGTAAAATTTCTGGATTATTCGGTGATGTAGCTAAAACTGTAGGTAATGTTGCTGGTAAATTCTTTAAGAAGGTTACAGATAAAGGTGGAGATATCCTAGGATTCTGGAGTGGTCTTGTTGGTGCTAAAACTAAGAGAACTGCTTGGTATTATAATGATGGCTCATATTATGTAGCGATGGGTAATACCTATACATACTATAACCCATTAGGTGATATAATACAGGAAAATGTTCCAAAAGATGATGTACAAAGAATGATTGCTTCTGGTTTACTTACAGAAGGAGAAGCTCAAGTTAAAGATAAGAGAATAGCTAATGCCGCTAAGAGTATTGGTGATAGTGCCAAGAGCTTAATGGATAAAGGCGTTAATGCTGCTAAAGATGCTTGGAGTAAATTTACATCTTGGCTAAGTGGTGGTAATAAAGGTGGTAATGGAGTTGGTGGATACGGAAAAGGTATTTCTAAGAATCTTCCTATTGGTGGATTTGGTGAAGTAGTAAACGGTGCATCATACTTCTCACAAAATGACCCAAGATGGGCTGGTAAAGCTTATAATATGGGTGCAGATAATGCTACTATGGGTAATGCAGGTTGTGGACCTACTGCAATGGCAATGGCTGTTAATACAGCTAAAGCAAGACAGGAAGTTACACCTATGCAAATGGCTAATATGGCTAAGATGACTGGTAATAGAGATAATACTGGTACAAATAGTAAGTTTATTGGTCAAGCGGCAGCAATGAGTGGATTATCTAGTTCTCAAATTGATAACCCTAATGGGTTTGATATTTCTAATCGTGTTGCTTCAGGTAACCCAGTAGTCTTATTAGGTAAAGGTGGAAGTACTTATACTAATGCAGGACACTATGTAGTTGCAGTAGGACAAGATAACAGTGGAAATATCTTAATAAATGACCCTAGAGGTAAGAGTTATTCAAAAGCAGTTTCTCCTAACCAATTAAACGGAAATACTATTTCTGCATGGTCAGTAGGTAATATGGATCCATATACAGCAAAACAATGGGGTCAAGCAAAGTATGGTTTCATAAAAGGTGGTAGAGGTGGCATCACTTCATCTAAGATTATTGCAGTTGCTCAAGCTGAGTTAGGCTATATTGAAAAGTCAAGTCCTAGAAATCTTGATGACAAGAAAGCTGATCCTGGAACTAATAACTACACGAAGTATGCTCGTGATGTTGGGCATGCCAATAAACAACCGTGGTGTGCTACATTCGTAGTATGGGTATTCCAACAGGCTGCTGGTGGTGATAAGGTACTTGCAAGTAATACTTTATATGGTGCTACAACAGCTGGTTGTTCAGCAAATGTATCAAAGTTTAAAGCTGCTGGTAAATGGTTGCAAGCAAGTCAAACACCTAAACCTGGAGATATTATATTCTATAAATGCTCACATACTGGTATCGTAGTTGGTGTAAATGGAAGTACAGTATATACTATAGAAGGAAATACATCACCTGATAATGGTATTGAAAGAAATGGTGGTAAGGTTGCACTCAAAACAAGAACTGTTGGTGATGGTGGTATTCTAGGTTGGGGTTCAACTGACGTAACAGTTGACGCTAATATGACAGATCCATCAAGTGTATCTTCAGATGTTTCTGGATTAGCTTCTTCTACACCATCTTCTGGTGGTACTACTGCTACAACAGGCGGAAGTATGCAATCTCAAAGTAAGTTCAGTCAGTTATCTTCATTATTCTCAGGATTAATGAGTGAAGCTGGTAGTAGAGCTCTTGCTGGAGATTATTCAAATACTGATTACTCTTCGGTAATTAATTCAATCACGTCAACACAACAAGGTTTAACTAGTGCTGAAATAAGTGGTACTGATGGGGCTGCCGCAGCATCAACTGCAGTTGGATTCCCAACATCCGTATCATCGGGTCAGCAAATACCTTCAGCGAGTGCTGATCAGTTGCTTAAAACTGACTTGAAAAAATTACCAAAACTCGATCAATATAGTATTGAAAAAATCATATCAACATGGTTGGGTGCACAGAAGAAAGCATCTGTTATATCAACAGCATTATCTAAAGATATAAAAGATGCTCAGGATGCGACTGGTATAAGTGCATTAGCATTACTCGGTATAGCTACACAAGAATCTGGTTTAGGTACTTCCCGTATAGCAAGAGATAAAAACAACTTCTGGGGCTGGGGTGCTGCAAATAGTAATCCTCACGGAAAGGCTAAAGGATATGATTCACCAGGTAGTGCATTTAAAACTTATGCATCCGATGTTGATAGAGTATTCTGGAATAAGAGAAACCAAAAATCTATATTAGATATGTCTGGTTTAGGTGGTGGTAAGAAGATGGCTTATTGTACATTAGACGATGAAAAAACACCAAGTCCTACTTGGGGACCGTCTATTAGTAAGATAATGGAGAAATTCCTTGGTTATGGTCTTACAGCATCTGCTAGTACAGGTGGTTCTGGTTCTGGTATAAGAAGACGTAATATCGGTGGATTTGGATATGGTAATTTATCTACTAGAGATAGAAATAGGGTTCGTAGGGCTAGTTCAAAAGCTAAGAAATCAATGACTGGTGGATTTGGTGCTAGTGTATCAACTAGTGACTTATTATCATCTACAACAAATAGTGGTTCAAATATAGGTAACTATATTAGTACTACTCCAGATAATACAACAGAAGAGATTTTAATAAATGCTCTTGAAATATTAGCTACAATAGCAGTTAATACAGGTAGTGCATCAAGTAAGTTGGATATGCTTAATAATTTAAGAACTGCTTCAGTTAGTAATGGTGGAACTAATAACATAGTCGTTACTGGTGCTAATGGAAATACAGCTCAGAATTTTAATGCAAGTACAGCTGGCATGAATAATGTATCTAAAAATGAAATAAGTGCTAGAGCTATAGCTAAAGGCGGATATTAATTATCCAAAAAACAAGTGGATAACCTTAGGTATTTCCTAAGGTTATCCATTATTTATATAAAAGGTGGGTAAGTTAATGGCTAGAGGCGTTAAGAAAAAAAGTGGTAAAGGTGTTAAAAAAACCACCACATCTAAGAAAAAAGAATCTGTTAAAAAAGAAAGCAGAAGTAAAAAATATACAAAAAAGAAATCAAGTGGTAGCAGTTCTTCAACTTCTAGAAAAAGAAGAAGTTCTTCTGGTTCAACTAAGACATTGAGAGATGCTTCAAATTTATCTATGAGATTATTTGGTGTACCATATCAATTCACTCCAATAGTTGACCCTAGAGTAACTGGAATTTCTTCAGAAGTAGGAAAGAACTTTACAGAAAATATATTATTAGAAGCACCTATTTGTACAGTAATACCAGGAAACCCTGCGTTCTTACCAGGTCAAGGTAAAGGTAGAAAAATGAGTACAGCTCAAGCTCTATTATCAGCATCGGATGCTGGTTCATCAATAAAAGCTGCATTGGGTGAAGGTTCTACTGAAAAAGATATGAAACTATATGATTTTCAACCAGCATATAATGATTATATGCAATATGTAAATGCTTTATGTAGAGTTGGTGCATCGTTCTTACATATAGGAGATGGGTCTGATGGATTACCTGGTGACAAAAATTCAGATTTCTGGAACTATGATTGGAGAAGATATAAATGGAATAATAAAGCTGGTCGTTCTATGGCTAGTAGAATGAGCAGAGTTTCTTCATTATTTGATGAGATTGATGATAAAGGTGGTGGTTATAATGAATCATTAGTATCATTATCAAAATCATACAACTATGTCCAGTTCTATATAGACTCAGAAGTATCACCAGATGAAAGTTTATCAAATAGTACTGGAGCTTCTTCATTTAAAGGGTTATTGGACCAAGGTTCATCAACTCTTAAAGAAGTAGCATTTATGGCAAACTCTGGAGGTATTGATAGTACAACCCTTGCTGGATTTACAGAAGGTGTTACATCTGCTATGCAAGGTGGTGTTAGTGCCATATTAGGGACAAATGGAATTGGTACTGCTGTTGGTAGAATTATAAATCTGGGGTCCGAAGCATTAAAGGGAAATAACTTAATTATTCCTGATATTTATCAAAATAGTGAGTACTCGAAGAGTTACTCGTTCACAGTACATTTAAAGACTCCATATGGTACTAGATTTGGTTATTTTTATGATATCTTTGTACCAATGATGCATCTATTAGCATTAGTAATGCCAAGACAACAATCAGCAAACTCATTTAATTCACCATTCTTATTGAAAGCTTATGTAAATAATACCTTCACATGTAATTTAGGTATAGCAAGTTCAATAAGTATTCAGAAAGTATCTGATTCATTTAGTACATCTGGACTTCCATCTGAAGTTGATGTTACTATACAGATAAATGACTTATATTCTGACTTGATGATGTCCCCAAGCAGTTCACCAAAAATGTTTGTAGAAAATACATCATTAGTTGAATATTTAGCAACTACATGTGGTTTAGATTTAACTAATCCTAATATATCGCTAAAGTGGAAAACTATACTTGAAACTTATACGAATAGTATTCTTGATATAGGAAATAATATATCCGCTGGTATTAATACTGCATCATATAATATCCTAAATAAAGTATTGAAGTCTTTCATACCATACTAATATTATGAATATACAAAAAGAATATAATAATCTGTATGGAGATATTCCTAAGTTTAATAATGAACGAATAGAATATCTCTTAAAAGAAACTAATTTAAGTAGAAGTAAATTAAAAGTATATGATGAAGTAGAAAGAATAAATTCTATTAAATGGAAAAAGAAATCTTTTATTTTATATCTAGTACCAAAAGCTACTCCTAGACCAAGAAGTGGTAAACATGGTATATTCTATGTAAAAGGAGCTTCTGATAATAAGAAATTCTTTAAAGAGTTTATTAAAGACCAAGAATTAGAATTAATAACTACTCCTTGTAAGATAGAATGTATTTCATATTTACCTATATCGAAATCAATGTCTAGTGTAGATAAAATATTAGCAGAATTAGGATTTATTAGACCAATAAGTAAACCTGATTGGGACAATCTTGCTAAAGCATATTGTGATATGATACAAGGGTTTTTATTAGAAGATGACTCTTTAATAATAGAAGGAGTATCTAAGAAATTCTATTCAGTTAAACCTAGAGTAGAAATTACTTTAGAATGGATGGAATCACATGATTCTAAATTTAATGAGAATAAAATAGTTAATAGAATACATAAGTAATCAATTACTTATGTATTCTATTTCTTTATTTATCCTTCGTATCCATCAGCCCAAGCAACTAATAATCCTTTATTCTTTAAAGGTAATGGTTGTTTGAGTGCTTGTATTCTATAATCAGTAAGAATATTCTTTATCTTCATTAACTGTGGTAATGTATGAGGTATACTATATTTAGATGCTGTTTTCGGATTAGACATTATCTCTATATAATAATCTACTAAATCCAATTTGTGATGTATATATGATACTATCATCATTCTATCATTCTCATCTTGGATAGTACTTATCTTACTTCCAATATAGTCAATCTCAACAGGATCTATTCTCTTTAATTCTTTCTTAAATAAAAAGAATTCTGTATAGTAAGAATCTTGTATAGTTTTATTTCCACACTCAATAAAATAATTAAGTCTATTATTATTGAATCTAGAATTACTCTCATCAGTACCATATATCTTTTCAATATATGACTCAATAAAGTCTTTTATGTACTGACTACCTGCATCTTCTCTAAATCCAAATAATCTATTCTTACTTAATTCAATATTTCTCTGCTCTAAATCATTAACTGTAGAAAGAGCTAATTTAACTCCATTTACAATCTTATCATTTACAGTCTGTCTACCAGATGATTTACTTACAACCATTACTTTCTTTAATGCAGTAATTAAATCTCTTCTGTATCCCATCTTAGCTGCAAATGAATCTGCTTCTACTTCTTCTTTAAGACTTGATACATTTCTTGCATAATCAGATACACAAGCATCAAGAATTGGAATAGATAAAATACTTCTAAATATTTTATCTCTTAACATCATTCTATTACTGAATTTAGATTTAAGAAGCTCATATTTTATTATTATAGATATTCTATTTGGTATAGATGATGAAATTACTATATGTCCTATTTCATGTAATAACATAGCTGTTAATTCTCTTGCACTAAAACCAAGAGGTTTCTCCATAAGTATTCTTTCATCAATCTCTATATTCCAAACTTTATTCAATTCCCATAATCTCTGTATTGATTTTATATCAGATTCATTACTTGCAAGATTTGTAATTATTTTATCTACAGTAGATTCATCTGGGAATACTGACATGATAAAATATAAATCTCTCTGATTATTTTCAATAGGAGTTATTGATATATTGAATATGAAATCTGGTAATCCTGCTTCAAGAGATTTTTTTATAGTACTTAAAGCATCTGGATTATTCTTATCCTCTTTCAATAATTGAAAAGAAGCTTCTATATCATTAATCATATTTCGATTAAGCTTATTAATCATTGATATAATTTCCTTTCATATTTCTAAACTATTAATGCATTGTGTTTTATAGTTTATAATACAATAAATAAATGATTAAAATATTAAGGAGTAAAAAAAATGAATTTATTTGAAAAGGTATCTCTGGAGCAATATAAGAAAGATTTGCTTAATTATTATCCTAAGTTAGCAAATGTACCAAATATCGATGAGATAATAACTAAGATTTATGAAGGTATAAAATTACCTAAGAGAGGAACTAAAGATTCTGCAGGTTATGATTTCTTCTTACCTCATGATATAAGTATTGACTTAGGTGGTGTATTAATAGTACCAACAGGAATAAGATGTCAGATGGATAATGATTTAGTACTTGAATTATTCCCTAGAAGTGGTCATGGATTTAAGTATCATCTAGTATTTGCGAATACAGTTGGTATAGTAGATGCTGATTATTATCATAGTAGTAATGAAGGTCATATAATGATAGAATTGATATATTCAGGATTCTCAAATGATAAACTTGGATATATTAGTATAGATGATAGTATTCCTAATCCTACATTATATCCTTTTAAACCAAATGATATACCAAGATATCTTGATTTTAAGAAAGGTACTGCTGTATGTCAGGGAATACTTACACCATTTAAGAAAGTAGAAGGTGATGAAGTAGATACTATTAGAGATGGTGGATTTGGAAGTACAGATAACAAATAAACCTTATAACTATATATTATTTCCTTGTAACTCATTAGTGTGTCGAGTTATAAAGTAATTTTATATGTGAGGTGTTATTTATGAACGCAGTTATGACAATGAAGGAAGAGTATCGTGATCAGGAATTAGTTTATGTGGCTAAATATAATTCATTTTATGATATATACTACAAAGCTGACAGCGATAACGATATGTTTAGGTTTGTATTGGTAGACAATGACCCAAGTCTAGACAATATAGGCAAATATGATTTGATGACTTACAGACAAGGTAAATTTGCCTTTGGAAAGATTTGCAGTTTGTTCTTACCTAATATTGAATGTATTTATGCATTTATTAAGAAGGCTGATATTAGGATTAATAAAATGGGATTAACCCATATAATCAATCTTAAGAAGAACAAACTGATAAACTAGGTAAGCCATAATTAGTTTTCAGAAGAGTAGAATAATTTTAAATTATTCTACTCTTCATTTTTTTATTTTGTATCTACTTTAGGTGTAGTATATTGTGGTACTTTACCAGCTCCATTAATTTTATCACCTTCATTAGAACTTTTCTTAGGAGATGTTGCTGATAATAGACCACCAGCCCACGATAATGCACTTTTCCAAAATCCTTGTGCTTCTCCATCTTTAAGGTCTTCACCAGTAGATTTTGTAAATACACTACTAACTGTTGATTTTAGATTCTTTGACATAGTTTCAGCTCTATCAAAAAGAGCATTAACTTGAGTGGCTGCTGCTTTTTTTATTTTTCTTTTTACATAGGTTTTTGTTACTATTGGTAGTAGAAATGCTATAACTGTACCGAGAACTTTTCCAAATGCTAACTTACTTCCAGTATTTAATAAACTTTTCAGTTTTGCAAGTATTGTATTTCCATCTTTCAATCTATCCTCTAAACTAGCATCATATTCAACAAGTTCATTTGGATTTTTTGTACGAACTCCTGTTAGAAATTTAGTTATACCATCTAATATACGACCAAATATATTATCAAAAGCCTGAGCAATTCTTGTTAAAACACCACCAACTGCTTGTGACTTTCGTTGTTCTGCTTCCATGTATAGATTTTCCAAATCTTCATATGTACCAGACTCTCTGAATACTTTACAATGAGCATCGTCTATAGCTTGGTTATATGTAAGATCTATTATTCTAAAAGCATTTGATATCCTAGATATCTCATTCTCTACAATAATAGCTTCTATATCATAATCTGAATATCCTAAACTATTCATATGTATTTCCTTTCTTTTAGGTCTTGTTAATCGGTTGTTTTTTGAATATCCTTACAGTTGGTAGTTATTTATATTCAAAATCACTTAGTAATAAAAATATAAATATAAGAAAGGTTTATTATGATTAAATTAGATAAAGTTAATGTAATGAATTTTGAGAATGCTATAAGAGGGGCTAGAAACCCTATGAATTCTTGGAATAAGATGGATAGCTACTATGATGAAAATAATAATTTCGTGTTAGGAGAGAATGATTTATCATTAGCTACTAGATTAAGAAAAGCAGGAACTGCAGACCATAGAAAATATCTAAGACAGATATTTGTATCTGTTGATATATTGGCACCAATGTATTGGTGGAAAGAGTATGATACATATAAAGTTGCTACAGTAGCAAATTCTACTTCTACTATGCATAAAATTCATTCTAAACCATTTGAGTTAGATGATTTCTCCTACGATCATTTAGGTAATGTAGAATTAGAGTTATTCAAGACATATGTACATAGTTTAGAAACTATAAGATTACAGTATATAGATACTAAAGATAGGGAATTATGGTATGCATTAATACAGATGTTACCAAGTAGTTATAACCAGTTAAGGACTTGTACTTTTAACTATGAGACACTCATTAATATGTATAAATCAAGAAAGAACCATAAACTTGATGAATGGAAAGAATTCTGTAAGTGGGTAGAAACTCTACCATATGCTAAAGAATTAATAATAGACTAAATCTATATATTATCTATTTGAATCATATCATTAGATTCAAATAGATAATATTTTTATAATGAAAGGGGATTTTAAATTAAATGAATTTACAGGAAAGATTTGAAGAATTAAAAAGGTTTGTTTGTATGAACCAAGCTCACGAATTTGATACTATTGTATCTATATTAGAGGAATTAGTGAACTCTGATAAAGATAATGATAATTATAGTATTTTATCAGCATTACTCAGTTTAATAAACGATATGCTTGATAGAGATAAATTGGTTCTATACAGTAGGGCTTGTACACTAGTGTTAAATAAATTATTTATAGAAAGAGTTGTTGAAGTACTTCTTCAGTATATTATAGAAGATAGAGAAGGAATTCAGATACATGAACTCCATGAGTTTATTCTTTCTACTGGTGGACAGTATAGACTATATAGATACTACGTATCAAGTATTAGTAGTATAGATGAATTAGATGATGGTACTCAATTAATTGATGTATTGATGAGATGTGTTGAATTGATTAAGTATATGAGACTCGATAACTACTTCGGTATAAAGTAATCGTATACTAGTATTGTAGTCATATATTATTTGTATGAATCAAATAAAGTAAATGATTCATACAAATAATATTTTTATTTTAAAAGGAGATTAAAAAAATGATGAATATGGAAGATGGTGTTGTAGTATACCATAGGCTTTTACCCAGAATTACAACAAACCTGACTACTAACGGTCATACGTATAATAACAGGGTAGCTATCAAGGGTATAATTTATGAGTTGAAGATATCTTCAACTCATCTTCAGTTATATAAAAAAGATATAAATGGTACTAATACATCTATACGTTCGATATTATATATTGATATGATTGATATGGATTTAATATATGATAGTAACAATGATATTGATTACATACTTGATTTTATGGAAAATTATAAAGTATGTATTGATAATATCCCAATAAAGGAATACTTAAATAAATTAAAATTATATTCGGAGTATGATGATATATCTGACAGTGAAAATACTATACCAAATATAATATTTAATGAAATACAGTATACAAGTATTGATAATGGTCCTATATCTTCGAATTGTAAGTTTACATACGATGGTAAGTTTGGAGAATTTAGTGTAAAAATGATAGATGGTAAACTACACTGTTATGTTAAGTTAGACTATTTATCTGCGAAGTGGATATACAAAGGTGATGTGTCATATACGGAGTTTTATGATAGTGAAGATGTTTCAAGATTTAAAGAAGCATTATGTTCCGAGATATTTCCGTATGGGTTACCAGTAGTACTGCGTAATGGTAGCTATTCAAGATAACTTATATATCTAATCGTATTTTAGATATATATATATATATATTATTTCTGCAATAATAAATTAATAATTTTTTAGCTGACCCTATCGGCATGAGGGGGGAGAAACGGAGATTTTTATGTTTAACGTAGAATTGGTAGGAAATAATGGTCAGATGTATAATGGAATGATAGCCTTCACACATGGTGGAATATTCCACGCAGACGATGTATTTGCATCTGCATTGTTGATACTATTTAATCCTGAGATAGAAATTCAGAGGGGATTTAAAGTTCCTGAGAATTTCGAAGGCATCGTATATGATATCGGTGGTGGTGAATTCGATCACCACTTTGAAGGAGCACCAGTTAGACCGAATGGTGTTCCATATTCATCATTTGGTCTGTTATGGGAAAGATTTGGAAGGAGTCTTTTCCAGACAGAGGAATCCTTCCAAAAAGTTGATAGAGAACTGGTGCAACCTATTGACTTATCAGACTGCACTGGAGAGAAGAATCCGCTAAGTCTTTTCATAAGCATGTTCAATCCTGCTTGGGATTGTCAGCTAATGCCAGCAGCAGCATTCGAGCAAGCTGTAAATGAAGCTAAGAGCGTACTTGAAAAGTTTATCAACTCAGCTAAGTCTACTGAGAGAGCACAGGAAACTCTTGCTAAATACGAAGCCAACTCTGAGAACGGAATAATTGTATTGGAAAAGTTCGTTCCTTGGGGTGAACTTACTGCTAAAGAAGAACCCAAATTTGTAATATTTCCATCTCTTAGAGGTGGATGGAATATTCAGGTAGTTCCTGTATCATATACAGATAAAGCTGCGAGAATAGACCTACCTCACGAATGGTGGGGAAATCCAAATATTAGCGAGATAACTGATGGTAAAGTGAGCTTCTGCCACTTAAACGGTTTTATAGCAGCCGTTGATACCAAGGAACATGCTATAGAGATTTGCAAAGAGCTTGTAGAAAAAGCTTCTAAGTGAATCAACTTGGTGTAGAGATAATATTATCTCTACACCCTAGCTTATGCTAGTTATTTTTTTTTTTGATAAAATTTAGATACAGTGTGAGCAAGTACACTGTATCTAAGGTAAATATAAGTATTTGAAAGGAGTACACCGTTACTCGCTGGTGCATCTCGATATATGATTTAATACCGTAACACATACGGCAAATGTGCTTGGAGGGAATCGAACCCTCGACAACTTGATTAAAAGTCAAGTGCTCTACCGACTGAGCTACAAGCACACAGGTGGAATAGGACCTCTTTGGGTTGGTTATAGTTGGTGTGCATCCCATACAAACGCCGCCTATGGTTATCTTAAGTGTAACACTCGCGGCAAACCACAGCACACATCTTAGACATATAACCGAAAATACGCTTTTTATCCCCTAGGTCCACATATAAGGGGAATACAACTACAAACGCAACAACCGCCATATGCGATTTCCTGCCAACCATAGCGTATATTTTTTTTTGGTCCTATCCCCTAATAATATGTTGGTATAATATAATTTTATACTTCGTAAATTGTATATCCATATTCTTTACAAGCAAGATGTTCCATTTTGCATCCTCTTGCACTTTTCCAATCTCCAATAAATAAAACTATATCAGCTTTTGATAACATCTGGAATGCTCTACCTAGAAAATATAATGGTGGTGTATCTTCTGGTAAATCATTTTCAAAAGATGATATAAATTCAACTTCTTCATCACCTTTATATATTTCTAAAAATTTCTTCTTTCCTTCTTCTCTTAAACGAGTAATTTCCTCGTCCATCAAACCTCTCATAGGTTGACTAATAAAAACTTTCATTTCGGAAAATTCCTTTTAAAATAAACTTTCTTCAATAGTACTACAATCAAGTACTATATTACTACTCTTCTTGTATATGTCAAGATATATTTGCTTACGATCACCATTATACGTTGCTTCGTAGTAATCATTAAAACCTGGCTTTATTATAGCTATTAATACTTTACCGTTTTGCAAAGTCTTACAAAACCAGACTACTTTAATTTCATCATCACTTATATCAATACATCTATCTTTATAAATATTCTTTACTTCAGAAATAACTTTTTCTATGAATTTATTCATATAGGGAACCTTCTTTCTTTCCTATAATTACATTTTTCAATAGTTTCACCATTTACAGCTCACTTTACCAATGTGATAACTGTAAATTATGTATTCCTTTTTAATATCTTTTTTTTTTACTTATTAATTTATATTAATTACACAAAAACCGTTCAGTCGATAATATTTTTAGAAATCCTTATAATTATAAATTAACGACATACTTCTACTAACATAGTTTCAACGGTGCGTCTGGGTTAAGCATTATATATCAATTAATTACAAATAAATAACGCGGTGCTGTCTTCTATTAGTTCCATATAATCATTCTAAAAAATACTAGATTACATATTTATCCTAGGTTAAAATTAAAATATATAAAATATTATCTTACATTTATAAAAAATAATAACTACTGTTGCAATCAGTATAATTACGCAACTATTTCCAACGTTGATAGTTATCTAATATAGAGATTCAATCAATTTTCGCAGACCTCCATCTATTCCAGGCATGCTAACTTGTAAAGCCATAGTCGAGCCGACGTACTATCTGGGCTCTATACTAGATAAAAATAAAAAATAGTATACATTCTCATAAATCATTGTACGGTGATTTATGAGTGTAATTTATTCATTTTATTTTTATTTTAAATAACTCAGTTAGCTAAACTTTGTTACTTAAAATAACTTTATATATGAATCGTAATTATCACTAAAAATGATTATCAACTTATTAAGTTTTTATTCATTACTAACTAGTTGAGAACTAAATTATTTTTTATTCAATATAAAGATAGAGTATGTAGATATTTTTATCTACATACTCTATCTATTTCTTATTTATTTGATCCAGCTTTAAGCTGTATTCCGTTTGCTGTGTATGTTCCTGAAGCTGTATCTATTTCATATACATCTTCTGGGTTCTCTTTCTCTAAAAGAACAAGCTTATCAATTGTAAGAAGTTTTTCTCTTCTTGATTCCCATAGATTAGAATCCTCTATTGATTTTCCTTCATACATACTTGAATGTGAAAACTTCTGGAATTCATATACGAATGGGAAGCTTATTGTATCCTTACCAGATGGAGCACCATTCTTAAGTGTACCATATTCTATAGTAGCAGGAATATCTGCATTCATAAGAAGATACAAAAGCTGTTGTGCTATACCACTAGGGAGGGTTAAGGCTACGTCATATTTTCTCTCAGAAATATTTTTTAGAGTTCCAATAGCGTCAATTATGCCTGAAATGAAAGATATAATTATCAGCTTACCCTCTTTAAACATTTCCTGAGGAATCTTTCTTTCACTCTTATTGAGTGCTTCGAAGAGTCTTAAGAAGATATTTTTAGCATGTGAATTATTTGCATACATATTGTCTCCACATACAATAGTAACTCTTGGATTTTTTCCTTTTGATGTCAACACAGTAGTTGAATCAGCTGGATTCTCTAAATTACCTGAGTGACCTACACCGTTTATGAAGTTAAGCATTCTCTGTATATACTTATTCAACTCTTCATCTATTTTATAGAGACTAATAGTTGGAGTTGTTCTATACTCTCCACTTACTAACATAACACCAAGTAACCAAGCAAAATCAAATGCCATTTTACCATCATACATTGCAGGCTCAGTTGGTGTAATCATGTTATTCAAAGTAGCATCTACTGGTAATTGAGCAACTGGCATTTCACCATATGCATTTGTATTAACCAAATGATCTGTTGATACTGTGATATATCTTCCTTCATTGAATAATACATCATACAGACTACTACGATATTCTTTTCTAATAGAATTGAGTGAAGTATATCCGTGACCTAAATGGTCATGTATCATCATTTTACCATTACATATCAAAGTATTTTTAGACGGATCTTTATAATCACCATAAAGTGCATCGCAGTACTGAGAGATTCTTGCAAAAGCATCTCTTACTGACTCTGTGTAATAAACTCCATCTAATTTATATGATATTATTGAAGAACCATGAATCATATTAATCATTTCCTTTCTATTGATAGTAATATATTGTGTAATACTTAATATGAGTAGTCTAATAAAAACTTCTCTTACCTTTAATATATACTGTACCATAGTCATTTACATCAACTTCATCTGGTTTAGCTGATATGAGTAAATGATTCGCTATAATATCTTTACGACAGATAAAGGTTGTTCCCTTCTTACAGATAGACAAATGGTTTGTATCACAACCCAATTTTAAAGTTTGATTTAGATATGGATATATATGTAATTCTTTGGGAATAATTACTTCGGTTATTTTATGACGTAAATATTCTAGTACATCCATATCTTCACCCCATAAGTCTTTTGGTACTTTTAACCACGTCATGAGTATTGGGTCTTTGAATGTACTATATAATACAGTACTTATCATTGCATCAGAAATCTTATTTGAGTTTAATACAAAATTCTTTAGAGTTCTTATATGAAATGGAAGTATCATATTGAAATCTTTACTTGGTATATATTTAACTGGTAACTTATACGGTTTATCGAATAAAATTAATTCAACTTCTTTAGGAGCTTTAGAATCAAATAGCATTGATATAATTTCCTTTCTATATAGATTATCTTAATCTTTAGTTATTATTAATATCAAAAGGGAAGAAATTTAATAATTAGAGTTTCTAAATACTCTAATTATAAAAAAAAAAGATTTAGTAGTTATATAACTACTAAATCTTTTAAATTTATTATTGAATACTTTTTTATTTAAAAAGGGTTTCCCCCTTCCCGTGTTACTGGTATAAAACCTCATCTCCGCTTGAGAGTCTTTAAACTTGCGTAACCTCAAGCGTAAATACTATAACAGTCAGAATCTTCGGCATTACGTAGATTTAGAGCTGAATTTATGTCTCTATGTATACGTATTCCACATTTTGGACAGATATAAATTCTATCTGAAAGTTCCATATTCTTTATATTTCCACAATTACTACATAATTTAGTAGATGGATAATATCTATTAAGTATTCTAAGTTTGATCCCATATTCATGACATTTTTTAAGTAAGGTAATTCTAAACATGTAAAAATCGCTATATTGTATCTTATTATGTAAGCTATGTTTATTGTCTTTTTCTAATAGCTGTTTAATACCTAATCCCTCTACACTTATACACTTTGGCTTGAATTTCACCAAAATTTTGTTGCAGAGTTTCTTAATAAAATCATATCGAATATTATTCAATATTAAGGTATAACGTCTCAGTTTATTTACTAATTTAATTATATTCTTAGTATTATATGGACGTATATCTTTATTATATTTCTTATTACTATTTATTTTTATCTTGTTATATATGATACTTTGTAATTTACTAACTTTTTCACTAAGTTCCTTATACCGTTTATCATTTCTATAGTGTGGTACTTTATAGTGATTCTGCCCATCAGAAATGATAGCATAATCTTTGATACCTAAATCAATTCCTAGGGTAACATCAGTTTTTGATAACTTCTTTTTGTGTCCATAATATAAAAGTACAACATAATACTTGTTGTATTCTCTCACAACTCTACCAGAAATAATCTTCATTTCCGATAATGATAACCTCTTTCCACTACTTACTCGTACCTTACCAAGACTTGGTATCTTTATCTTATTTACATTTTTCGTATAGTAATCGTGACTCCTATCATAAAAGTAATAAGATTCTCTAGTAGCTCTTTTCTTAGAAATCTTTGGTGGTAATGTACCATGTCTATGTACATGTAACTTAAATGACGTTTCTGCAGTTGAAGCTGCCTCGTTAATAGTATAACGACTATAATCAGATATCCATGAATATTTAGGATTTTCTTTTGCAAGGTTATTTAAAATACCAACAAATTCATCTTTGGAAATAGGTTCATTTCCATTATTACATATATTGATATTATATGCATTATAATTATTCCTAATAAATCTACAACAACCCAACGTAGCTATAATAGTCTCTAATTGGGTCTTATTTGGATATATTTGTAACTTAATCGTTTTATACATATTATTCTCCTTTCTTTATTATTCCGATAAATATTATATAAATATCAGCACAAATCCTTATTAATACAAAAAAAAGTTATACTAGATAGATTTATTATCTCTATCTAGTATAGTTAATCTTTTTTATTTCATAAATCCTATAAATATATTACTATATTTTCTAATAGTATTTACTATATCTTCTACTTCATATTCATAATCTTCTTTTAGATATCTATCAATATCACTTAATCTCAAACTTACAATATATCTATACTTACAATATCCATTTACTAAAGATACTTTTTTAATTACATCTTTATCTTTAGAGTATCTATTAACTATTGAGTTTATTACAGTATTTATTCTTTCCATATATCTAATAGCATATTTATCTATTAACTCTATTGGACATCTTGGTATATCTTCAAAATTTCTACAATTATTAATTGGTATACTAATTGGTTCAAATGCAATTATTCTATCTAATGGTAATATATTTTGTATTTCTATAAAGGAATCTAAGGAAGAATTAACGATAAAATTTATTTTAACATCGTTTAAGTCTTTATCCCTACTACTGGTCGTGTACTCTTTTAATCTCTTATTTATTTCATTAGAATCATCATTTAAGAAGTCAAATGTAATATCTCTATTATATAGAGAAGAAAGAGTAACTAAGTTATTACCAGCTTTCTTATAGTAATTTTCATCTATAGAGAAAGAAGATGGTAAATCCATAGTATTAATAGAGTCAATTATAAACTTATAAAATTTCTCTATGAATTCTGCTATTATATAAGAATTTAAATCTTCATCATATATATTATAATCTTCTATAAACTTCTTATTCTCATCTAAGCATCTTCCATTAGAAGCTTTGATAAAAAATACATGAGGAGTATAAGTTAATATATTAGCTAAATTAATACCAGATAAAGAAATCTTTACATCAGATGAATATAATCCTAATGGTACTATATTTAATTTCTCTATATCAAAACCATCATTCTCAATATCATTATATAGATATAAAAGAGGTTTAATTGCTTCTGAATAAATATCCCAATAATTAGTACTAATATAATTCTTATCTAAATTACCTGATTTAAATTTACTAATACTAGTAGAATATCTCTTTAAGAATAGATATTCAAATTTATTTATATCTCCTAAATCTAAATTGATTACTATCTGATTTAATACTTGATTGAAATCATTAGTAAACATAAGATTCTTATAATCATCATTATTCTGTAATACAGATATAGTCTTATATAGAATATCTAAATTAAGTATTTGAATTCCATTAATTTTCATATCTATTAATCCCTTTCTGTGTCGTTAAATAATTTACAAGTATAGATACCATTATCAGATTCAAAATAAGTACAAGTAGTACAAACTTTGATATCTTTGTCATTACCAAAAGAGTTTTGAAATTCTATAGTATCTTTATAGTTATTTTTACAATTCATTTTGTTTTAACCTCCATTGAATTATTAAGGATTTGTGCTGATAGTATTAGTTTAATTTAGATTGATTGATGTGGTATAGTTATTTCTGTATTTATAGGGATTTCTCGGTCTTTAGATAAATTATTGAAGTATTGACAAAATATAAAATTCTATTTTTACAAATTTGGTTTTCTGAACACCGCAATTCTCCGTCAAATGGGCTGAATTGTTTTTTATAAACGGGTAAACATTTCTTTATTATAAATAAATAAAATTAGTAAATGAAATAAAGTATAAAAATAAATAAATAAAGGTAATGAAAGATAAGATATAGTTATAAAGGTAATGAAAAGATAAATGAATAATAAAAATAAAGTAAAAGATAGATAGAATAAATGTATTGAATGAATAAATAAAATAAATTACAGTTAATAAAATGAATGAATAGAAATAATAGTAATAAGTAAAATAAATAGAATGAAAATAAATAACTGTAATGAAATAAAAAATAAAACTCAAAGATAAGAGCGAAAAGAATTCAATATGTTTAGTAAACGAATGAAGAACACTAAAACGGCTCTACGAGCCTATTTAGAGATTCTTTTATAAAAAACCAACTAGAGATAATTAGAGTATTTAGAAACTCTAATTATTAAATTTTTCTCTATTATATAGAGTAATGAATAGATACAAGTTATCTAGTATAAATAATATAAAAAAAAGATATAGATAGAATTAATCCATCTATATCTAATATTCTTTCTTTCTACTACTTATTCTGAATCATCTTCATCATTATAATCTTGAATAAATTCAGATACCAATGCTGATACTACAGATTCGTTAATATACCTTACTGTATCTACACCAGCTAAGCTATAGAAAGCAACTACTTGATTTTCAGACTTCTTTAAGAAGTATAATGCAATCATCACATCCCTATATATGGGAACATGATAGTTGTTAATCTTATGGTATAAATCCTCTAGAATATCCTCGTAATCCAACTCTGTCCTATCAGCTATTTGATTGATTAAATCGTTTAATAAGTATTCCATAATAAATCTCCTTTAAATATAATTATTTTATTCTAATAGATAGTATATTATTATATCTGTAAGTCTAATATATATACATATATCATTTATTTAGTATCAATAATAACTCAATAGCTGTCCTACCAGGCTTAACGGGGAGAAGGAGATTTTTATGTTAGATATTGTGGCAATAAACCAGTCTATTCTCAGAACTATTAAAGATAGCTCTGAAGATAATTTAAAAGAGGTGATTTCACATCTCAGAAGAGCTTTATGTAAACATAGATATTTAGGTGCGTGTGACTTACAAGAGTTACATAATACTGATATCTTTTTATACACTGAAGTTATTGGAGATTTTGTTCCAAGGTCGTTTCATATTAATTGTTACCACCGTACTGGTGATGAACCATTGCTACTAACACCAAATAAAATTGACACAGTGATGTCAATATTTGCGGCATATGAGTCAACACATCAATGGTGTATGCATTTGCTATACAATATAAATGACAAGCCTATGTTTAATAAGGCTAGGCATAAGAAGTAAAATAGAAGAGTTAATAATAATGATGAATATAATATTATATTCATCATTATTATTTTTTTTTTATTTATAGAGTAATTCTCTCATCTTGGTTTCACTACCTCTACCATAAACACCATCTACTTCTAGACCGTATTTAGTTTGGAATGATTGTAATACTCTCTGTGTTCCTCCACCAAATACACCGTCTACTTCAAGGTTTTCTCCCATAACAGAATTAAGATTTGCTTGTAATTTTTTAACTTCATCACCAAGCGAACCCCTCCTCAGTAAAGGTCTTCCTGAAGCAATATCAGTTGGAGAAGGATTATTAGAATTATCTACATCATAATTTGGTCTACCATAACCAGCTATTCTTGGGTGATTAAGTTCATAAGATTTTCTATAAACACCACCACCATTTCTGATTACACCAGAAGCTGGAGATGTATTTCCTTCTATAGTATAAACTCTATGTGAGTCTGTACCTATAACTAATCCTGTATGACAGATTCTCTGACTATTCTGAAAGAATACTTGATCACCTACCTGAGGATTACTTGTATACCAAGCTCCTTTTTTCTTATACATATCAGCTGAAGCTACAGTATAATCATCAAAGTTACCACCAACTAAACTCTTAGCAGTAGACATTCCGTATGCTTGCATAAAACACCAATCAACGAAGCAATCGCACCAAGAGGCAGGAAAATCCATTACTGATGGATATATCTTATGCATATCTCTACCATACTTCGTATAGTTATCTTCACCAGCTCCAGCATCTTTACTTTCTAATACCATTGGATTAGCTAAATATGCTTCTCTGGATTTCTCTTGATAACCTTCTTCTGCTAATGCAATTTTAATTACTTTATCTACAGTATTCGCCATAATTAAAAATCCTTTCTATAATTAGATATTGTAATTATATAAAAAATCCTCTATATAATCATCAATACTTTCTTGATGTAATTCTACATCACCTATATCATCACTAACCTCACCGCCACTACTAGTATCATTATTACCAGTCTCGACATTATCAAACATAGATGTATCTACTCCATCTTGTGCTTTTGCTTTTTTCATTGTCTTCTGAACAGTAGTATCTCCATATATATCTCTATATAGATTACCAGTATTTACATTTTTCATACCATTGAAGAATTTAAATAATTTATCAGGTGTTTCTTTTAAGAAGACGAAAATATTGAAATGCTGTGCGTATACAACTTTCTGTCTAGTCTTTTCTATATTAATCTTCATAGTAGTATTTTCTCTGAAAGATTCCATCTGTGATGGACCAATATGTGCAGATGGTTCAACTACCTTTGCTTCAATAGTTCTAAAGTCCATATACTGCTTAAGTAATACAATTGCTGCAGCGACTGAAACTACAATAATAGCAACTTTCTTACCTTTCTTAAGCATATCCATTTGCTTTTCTTTTCTTTCAAGTTCTTCCATATCCCTCTTGATATCAGCAAACGATTTTCCTGTTTTTAACTTGATACGAATCATTTCAATATCATTTTTAATCTTCTCAAGGAATGGTGGATTAGGATCAGGAATCTCAATTTTTTTATTTTTTATAAAAGGATTCTTTGCAGCTATCTTTTCAAGAATACTAACTTTCTTTGCTACTTCTTTCTTTATAAATACTGATTTGATTTTAAAGATAGTAGCTTTTATCCATCTTACTATATTCTCCCAAGCTTCCTGAAGAACTCTAATCATTCTACCAGTAATACCTGGGGTAGCTTCTGTATTATCAAATAAGTAGTCTTCTTCACGCTTATTCAATACAAACCCTTCACTCATATAGTTTGCATAGTTCTCTCTAGCGAGTTCAGCTTCATATAATGAAGTTAATTTATTAATGGCAATATCAGTTTTTTCCATAACAATGCTTATAGCACTATTATATGACTTACCATTTTTTACCAATTGATCAAATAACATCTGGTTATTTTCCTTTCTTAAGTTTGATATTATCATTTTGTTAAATGGAGATATCACATATCCTAATAAATCCCTTGGGTTCTATAGTAATATATCATCTATTTGTAACTAATAATTTACTATAGGGGAAACTCATTAGTAATCAAAGGATTGAGGTGAATATGAAAAATCCAAAAATAATCTTTGATATCAATTCTTTTAATCTTGATAATATTCTTAATACAGTTAAGAAGATGAAGAAAGACTCTAAAGGGTTGACTGTTAGTAAACAAAAAAAGTTAAATAAAATAAAAGGAGGACATGGTAATGTCAAAGACAGCTAGTGTCAAGGATGTTCTTGCTACAATGGTAGCGAAGACAAATGCAAAGGGTAATAAGGTTATGAATCGTTTTAGTAAGAAGAACTTCAATAACCTTATGACGGCGATTGCAAATGATGTTGAGTTTACAACAAAGGTTGCAAAGAAGGTTGGAGATAAGTGTGAGGTTGAAGAGCTCTTCGTCTCAAAAGATTTCCGCAAATGGTGTAAGAAGTTGATCGAGAAGTTCGGTGTAGATGCTTCTGATGCAGAAACAGTAATGTCAGATAAGTTCAAGTTCGATAACATGGATGGACTTTATGAGTTTTTCATGACAGCTGTAAACGAGTATCTTAGTGTAGGAAATAAGTTTGATTTCCTTACACAGGAAGATTTTAAAGCTACAATCTCTATCAAGGACGTAGAAGCAAAGGAATCTGAGTATGAGGCAAAGAATCCTCTTACTGGTGAGTCATTAGGTAAAGTTAAGAGTAAGACAAAAGCACATAAAGAGCTTAAGGTTAAGACATCAGCACCTGACTGGCTTACAACAAAGAAAAGAATTTAATTTAGTGATCTGAGCTGCAGTTTAAGTACAACTAGTTTATTGCTAGTTGTACTTTCTTTTAAATAAAAAAAATAGAAAGGAAGACTGCAATGTGGTTTATTGATTTTATTCTTAAGATAGTTCTTCTTATATTACTAATTGATGTGGGTGTAATTCTATTTTCAATAATAGCAATTCTATATCTCAAATTAACTGTATTATTAGAAGAAAGGAAGAAAAGAAAACTGAATAATGAAAAAGATTTTAAATAATATTTATAAGGTACTTGCATTATTATTGATTTTATCTATAGCAGCTATTTTAGTAGTATATGCTGTATATACATTAATAATGCAGTATCGTATAAGTATAATGCAATTAAAATTAGACTTGGTTGGAATCGGTGTTGGATTTTTACTATTTATAGTATTATCATTACTTCAATTAATAGCTGAGTTGATTGATAAGAATAACAAGGATAAAGATAATAATCAGACAGGTAATGATTATGATAACAGATTTAATTTATAAATTTTATGAATGTATATTATTACTATTAACACTAATATTTGTCTGTGTTATAGGAGTATTACATTTAGTAGTTAATATTATTTATGGTATCGTGATATTTCTATATAATACAGTATCATTTATACTTGGATTAATATTAATATTTGTGGATAAAGAATAAAGTGGGGTAAATATAATGAAAGAAACATACGGAAGAGAATTATGGTTTGGATTTATTAATCATGAGGATAGAGATTCATTATTGATTAATGATGGTTGTACATCAGTACTATTAACATTGGGTAATGAAATAAGTCCAAACTTATTTAACTCTTATGAGAGATATAGGGAACAAAACAGAGATACAACAGCCCAAATGATATTAGCAAACATAGTATCAAAAAGAACTCCATACGCTGTGTTTATGAATAGCCAGTTGGATTCTTTTATTAAGAATATGGAAATTGGCAAATTCAATAAATACAGATTTATATTTGTAAAGCATGGTAGATATACTGCTTGTTATAAACTGGAGAACTCTAACACGGTTTACAAGTATATAAATTCAGGTAAAAATGACATAGAAAGTTTTAGAGCAGCAATAGATATTCTACTATCAAATAATAAAGAATCTTTTCTATTCAATGAATCAAGATTAGAAATTTTCTATAATAGTGAGTTTAATCTCAAAGATGATTTCTTAGATAAATTCTTAAATGATAAAGGAACGTTAAAAGCTTCTGATTATAGTACGTTGGATATATCTGATATATCTTTCGATAAAGAGATAATTGAAGATTTCTATTTCAATCTATGCAACGATTATTTATTGACTGCTTAAAAGATAAAAAAATAGTAAGGTAGAAATTAACCTACCTTACTATTATTTATTTTTTTTTATCTGATTAAGCTATCTTATTCTTTGGAACATAGATAACTTTCCCGTCAGAATCTTCTACTGGATAAGTTTCCATTTCATCATTTGCAGTACCACCAATAGTACAGAAATAATTCAAATCTATTAACTGACTCTTTTCAATATTAAAGTAATCATTAAGAAGTCCTGTATCTCTGGCAATAATCATTCTCTGTATAGGATCGAACTTCCTAAACATATGAGCGATTTCTTGGTTAACCATCGCTATTATATTAAGGATATCTCCATCATAGTCTGCGTTTAAGCCTCGCAGAATACCTAGTGGGGTCCCCATATTATAATCACTATCTGATGGAATTATATTTCTTATCTTCATTAGTAGCATTGAATAGAAATTTAAAGTAGGATTTCTATTAATAAGAACTTTTACTTTATCCTTGTCTATCATATGCTTCATGATTTCATATACTTTGGTATTAAAGACATTTGCTCTTGACCAAATATTATATGCCTTAGAAAGAGTAATTCCATCAACTTTCATTATATAATAAATTATCTTATACTTAAATATCTCTAAGAACGTATTATATGATAAAGATAACTCATTATCTCTTAAAGTTGGATCGGGTACTATAACATTCCTTGCTGTGAAGTTTAAAGAACCACCCAGAATATCTCCTCTGATTAATCCTGTTTTACCATTTAATTCTTCAAAGTAAATATCCCACATTGCATTTACTTTATATTGAATACGATTAATCATTAAAGGTTTTTCTACTTCACTCGCAGTTAATAACTTTTCTTTTATATTATAGATAGTATTAACTAATTTATCAACAGAACTGAAGTAGAAAGTATCTGTTGTTTTTGCTTGAGGTCTTAGTTTGGTAGTTACTACTGGTATATGAGAAGTAAATACACAATACTTCTGTTTTAAGATATTTTCGAAAATTTCTTTTTTCTTTTTTCTCTTATTAATGAAGTAATTTATGATTTCTTCAAATCTCTCATAAAACTCTGTAGTACCAATTCCCATGAATGGAGAAGTGATTTTAATACCTACATAATCTTCTTCATTTAATTTCTCAACCTCACCATCTAATGATATCTTTCTTTTCATATTAATGATATCACTAAATACATTCTTACCTATTGTCTCTTTTAATAGGTTATAATAGTATGGAGATATAATCTTATTATCTCCAAGACTTATCCACGCTGTCATTTTGATATTAGTATCTTTGTACTCTACTTTAGTACCACAGAATGGACAAGTTTCTCCCTCAAATAATCTTGATTTGAATGCTCCACACTGACATCTGTATCTTTCTATGAAACTTTGCTCATCTTCATATGAAGTACCAAATAATGGTGATTGTACACCATACAATGATTTGGTCCTCTCATCATCCAATATAGTTTCTACAGGGTCAGTAACTAAGAATCCGGTTCCTCGTATTATGTCACACAAGAACTCACTATCCCAGTTTTGTCTGGAACAAGCAACCTTCGTCTTTCCCATTTCATAACTCCTTTCACAAATATAATTACCTATGGGTTACTTTGGTGTATTACAAAATATGATTGTTTACACACCAAAAAAATAATATATAAAGCAATATGAATTTTACCATATTGCTTTATATAAATATTATTATCCTATATTAGGAAGCCCTTTGAATAAATCTCTTCTTAAAGCTCTTTCTGTAGCTTTCTTAAATCTATCTGCTATTTCATAATTGCTATATATAAAAGGATTCTTTTCTGAATCAAAATCCTGTTTATGAGCAACATCGAGAATAGTGTATAATTTAGCACCATTCAAAATAGCATATAAATCTGCATTTAATTCTGTATACATAGTTTTTCCACTAAGTATATTTTCTGAACGAATTTTATCAAACATCGGATTTCCAAATAAATCTACTGGTATATTTTTTGGATTTAAATGGTCTAATCTTATATGACCAATCTCATGTAATAATACATACTTCTTAGTTTCTTTACTCATAGTAAAATACTCTGGAGTAACTACAACCAAATTCTCTCCATTATCAGATACCATTGCATATGCTGGTCCATTGTTCTTATCAGTAAAATTAATACAATATGAAATTAATTCAGTAGTATATTTACCATCTTTTTTAAAGTTAGGTCCAGTTGTTGTTGCAAATGAGTATATTTTATTATTCTGATATTTTTTATCATTCTTATGCTTTAGATAAGCTTTATCTAGTAGCATTAATGTATGTTCCAGACATTCTTGAGGAGTATCTGTTCTTATCTCTTTTGACCATAATTTAAATTCGTTAGAGAACCAGTTAGTGAAATAACTTTCTGTAGTTAATTCGTCTTCAGCACTCTCATGTATACCATATCTTCTTTCAAAGGCATCTTTTCTTCTAGTAGCAATATCGAATCTTCTTGCTAACTCTAAATTATTTAATTTAGTATCTTCATCATCACCACTATCTGGATGTAATAATGTATAAGCTTTCCCACCATTCAATACACTGTATGTATCAGCGTTTAATTCTACATACGATACACCACCTCGTTTAATATCATTACCGCGAGTAACATATGGGTCATATCTTCTACCAAATGCTCTTTTATAATTATTGGGCTCAGTATGCTTTAATCTAATATGACCTAACTCGTGTAATAGGGTAAATAATTGGTCATCTTTACTAGCTTTGAAAAATGCTGGATTAAAAGTTATTGCATCATCTCCACCAACGGTTTTATAGGCATATGCTGGATTACCAACCTTATCACCACCAAAATCTATGACGATTCCAACTTCAAATGAACCACCCGATTTAAGAGGTACTCTATAAAATCCTACAGTCACTTTTTTATTACCAGATGTAAATCTTAGTTTATTATATTTCATAACAATTTGAGATACCATATAATTAGATGCATTTATATCAATCTCTTGGATATTTTTACTTTTCAATAATACGCTATTCTTTACTCTATTTAAGAAATATCCTTCTGTTGTATATTCTTCATTAGGTAAATTTAATTTTATATATTGTAATAAAGCATCTCTATGCCATTGATTAAATATACCAAAAGCTTCTTTAAACGTATACCATTTACCACTTCTAACATAGGGGTCTTCATCAGCTTCTGCTATTTTACCATTATACGTACCAGCATATTCTGCTGTAAATAAACTTGTAAAAGCACCTATATATTTTACACCGTATTGGTATTCATTATCTTTAGTTTTATTATTATCTGGATAATTTACTTTATAAGTAATACCAGTACTCTGTATATTAGATACTTCAAAATGAGTTTCTTCATGACATTCATTAATAGCTTGAGTTTCTGGTGTTATATCTTTACCGAGTGAACCACCGGGTAATTTATATTTTCCTTTTTCACTAGAAAGTTTAATGAACACAAACTCTTTATCTTTAATTATTAGAGTCTCAACTCTATCTCTATAGATATTTCCATTAATTACTTTAATCGCATTCCAGTTACCATTCTTATCATAGTAACCATTATTCATTAAAGCTTTTTGACGGAATATCTTTCTTTCTTCGTTTGAGAGCATAAAAAACTATTCCTTTTCTTATTATTCATATTAAAAAAATGTGGTGTGGAAAGGGAATAAAGAACTTATTACCTTTCCACCAGATTCTATAAATCTTTATTATACATATACAAGTCATAGTGGTTTCTCATTCTTTTAAGTTCACTATAACTTGGAGTATATGTCTTATCTTCGTTTATTAATCTATCGACTACTTCTATGGCTTTGCTTAGTTTCTTAATTTCATTATCATTTAGGTTTTGTGTTTCTATAATACGTAGAAGTATATCTCTAGCATATTCTTCATCATCAAGTATATCTTGACTTGATAATTTAATATATATTATATAGCCTGATTGTACATAAGTATTTCCAAATCTTACTAAATGTAAATCTTCATATTTCTTTATTATTTCTTCTTTATATTTCTTTTTTATTTTTATTATTGATAAATCATCTTTCTTATCATCTTCTACAGAATCCAAATAGAATTCTACTACCTCTTCATCTTCATGATAAGCAATGATTTCTTTATTATTAGTATTAATAACTGCATACATATAAAACCACCATATATCATAATAATTTATAAATCTTTATAGATTTATCATAAATTTGTTGTATGATAGTTTTAGTTTCATTATTTAATGATTCTTCAACCCCTTCTACACTAAATAGTGCACGGATTATGTATACCATTAGTTTAGCTAATGATTTAACTGCTTTTGAAATATTAGATACTGTCTTTAATATCTTCTCAAGCAAGTTAGTTGATTCCATTTCTTCAATAACTTCTTGGCGAACTTTTTGTTTTAGTTTATTATATTCCTCCTTTTTAGTCTTTGATAAATTCTTTTTATTATGTGCATTTCTAGCTTCAGTATCTACTACACACATCTTTGTCTGATATTGTAACATAATATCCATTAATTCTTGATACGATGCATCTTTGTTCTCCTCCATAAATTGATCCAGGTTTAACGAATAATTAGCCATGATTGTATTATTCCTTTCATAATGAAATTTATTCTAAAAAAATAATATATAATAAAAATTATAAAATACCAAATTACAAACAGGAAGATAAAGCTAGACCTTTTCATTCTTAGATCTAGCTTATAGGTATTAGAATAATACATTCAGATATCAGGAGAATTGCTTTTACCCCTTTTTAAAGCAATTCTCCACCTCCTTTTTTGCTTATTGATTATTTCTTCTCAAGTAAATCTTCATACTCACCAAATCTATCACTACTAACTGCCCATAGTTTAATACCATATTCTTTACATTTATTGATTAAACGATTTTTAAACTTATGGAAATTGGTTTCTTCTATTAGCATTTGTACTATTCGATGTGTTTTATCATCTGGTATATCAATCATATCCAAATCTTCAAGATTAATTTGGTATGGCTTGATTTTTACAGTTAGTTCATTAACTAACTTCTTGATAAAATCATCTACAATATTATCTAATTTAACCCTACACTTATTAATCTTTAACTGAACTCTTCTAATATTAGAAGTATTATAGGATTCTTCTCTCATTTTTTCTTTTTCTTCTTCATTAGGAGATGTTCCATGCTCATTCATATAATTATTAAATAATCTATTAAAATTATAATCTGATTTAATGGAAACGACCTGTTCCAATTTACCCATTCTTTCACGAATATGCTTATAAGTATCCAGTCCTTTATAACTTTTATAATGACGACATTCATTACCATCATATACTACAATATAATCATTATTATTCGTAGCAATAGCAATACCCAATGTGATATCATTCTTAACCATATTCTTTCTATCATTTTCAGTATCATAAATAAATACAACATAATACTTATTGTAATTACGTACAATTCTTCCAGATTTAATACTTTCTCTATCTGGTAATAATTTATCACCACTAGTTATTCTTGTATTACCTAGTACTGGTAGTTGTATTACATTTTTACTAATATACTGAATACTATCTTTGATAAAGTAATAAGACTCATTATCCACTCTATTCTTAGCTATAAACCCAGGAAAGCTTTTCCTCTTAGCATAGTATGCGTTAAGATAACTATCTTCCTCTTTAATGGCATATTTAATAGCTTTACTATATATGGTATCTAACCATAGATAATCTTTATCTTCTTTCTTTAGTTTATTAATTACTTTAACAAACTCATTACCGCTAATAAAATCTTCACCGTTATCATGCCTGTCAATATTATACTCTAAGTACTTATTTTTAACAAACCTGCAAGCATCTAAAATGTCAGTAATAGCTTTTAATTGAGTTGCATTAGGGTATATCCTAATTTTAACAGATTTAACCATAATATTATACCTCCTTTTCTTCTGGTTCTCTTAAAGTTAACTGCTCAACCATTATAGATTTCATCTTACTATATGGATTACTACAACCAAGTTTCTTTACTAGGTAATCAGAAAATCTTACTGACAGATCTATTGCATCAACAAATGTCCTTTTTCCTGTACGTACTTTAGTCCATATAATTCCATCATATTTGAAGAATGAACCTGACGGAAGAGATGCTATACTTCTTAATCCTAATGGAGTATATAAAGTTTCACTTACCTGAGCTACTTTATCAGTTGGTACTTCATCTTTAGATTCAGCATCAACAACATCAACTGTGTCTGGTTTATCATCTTCTTCAATACTACCTGGTGTTCGCTCTATTATGTAGAGTTCAGAATTATCTAAATCCATCTCTTTAAACAGTGGTAATACTAAGTACTTACCATTGACAACTTCACCGATAAGAACATCTTTCTCGTTAGGACCAAATCCTATTCTACGATAAGATGTAATTTTCTTCCTTAATTTCTTAGGTAATTTAATACCTTTCTTAGTTACATCGAAACTAAAGAACTCTCTTGTATTGTTACTTTTCTTCTTTCCCATCTTAAAAATCTCCTTTACTATTAATATAATTATGGGTTATTAGGTTACACTAAAATAGTATATCACCCAATAACTAACCTATTTTCACATTACCATAATACTTTAATAGAAAGGAACATAGCAAAATGTATTCAATTAATGATAATAAAGATGAAAATTTTGATATAGCTTTTTTTAGAAATACTTGGAATTTCAATTGCAAAGTTTGTGGATTTAATAATAAGCTATTCAGAGTAATCATTAATAGAGATAATAAGATTATTGGTTATTCATTAACTTGTTGCCAGTGTGGTAAAGTACATGAATTTCATATAGATATAGAAGATAATGGAGTTTATAATTTATTGACATCTAATTTATTTTATAATAAAGGATTAGATGTTTGCTTACAACCTACTACTTGTAATCATAAAAAATGTCCATTATATGGAACTTGTACTGGACCAGATTTTTATAAAAAAATAGAACATCACCAACACGGAAGTAATATCGATAAGAATATAATAGATATCCAAGTATTAAAAGAACCGAAATATCTGTAGACAACAGAAATAATGTGAAAGTGTAGGTGAATAATGAATGAACTGGAACAGTGTATTTGAACTTAGTGAAAAAGATGAAGATGAGTTGTTCTTATCTGAAATACCAGTTGACTTATTAAAAGAGTCACTAGTATCACAATTTGATTATCCTTTGGGTTATAAGAAGTATGATTATATTAAATCTTTTATAGATAAATATGATTATAATAAAGAAAATATGATAGATAGTGACTTAGAAGATTTAGAAGAAACAAGAGATGAATTTATTTGGTTTGTAATGAACCTATTTGAAGATACCTTATCTATAGGATTTAATGATTTAGATAATCATAGTATAGATGAGCAACATAATATAATTCATCTCACATATTTATTCTTTATTAAATATATCAAAAAGAACTTTGTTAATGCTATAAAGACTTTTATTGATACTCGTAAAGATGAGATAGATGAGAAATTTGAATTAAAGAAAGATGTTACCACAAATAATTTTAAATCAGAGATAGATAATACTCTTGATATTAAAATACTTGGTAACTTAAAAGAAGTTATTGATTATTTCTTTATGGAGCTGAATGAAATAGCTACTGTAGAGGAATTTTTAGATTTATGTGAAAGAGATGAACCAAGAGTAGAATTAGATGCAGTAAGAGAATATTATGCAGATACTACTCTTACTGGTAATTTCATAAATAAATATATAGATATGATTGATGGAGAATTCATATCAGAGATACAGACTAAGATTAGGAATTATATTCTTAAGAAGTATCCAAATAGAAAAAATGATTACATCGTTAAAGAGATATTAGATTCTATAGACGATGGCTTGACTGATTGATATAATATCTTTTAGTAACTAATACAATACAATTTATTTTAAGAAAGGGAAAAAAATAAATGTTTGGAAATCAGAATCAGAGTAGTAATAATGGGAATAATGGATTTAATAATCAGGTTAATGTAACAACCAGATTATATAATTCATATTCAGACACAGCAGCATTGAATGTATCTGCATGGAATGAGCAAATCTCTATTAGGCTTAGTCCTTTTAGAGGAAAATCACCAGAGGGTATTAGATTATACTCTCAGGATAATAATGAGTGTATTCAGACAGCTCTTACAATGGATAATGTATCAGCTCTTTTGGAGGGAATTAATGATACCATTATTCCATCATTGAAGGATAAGACACCTGGAGTTGTTGCAGTTATGGTAGGTACTATGGCTAATAAGAAGATTGTAGCTATAGATACAGATGGTACTGATGTTGAATTAACTATATATGTGGGGGTAGATGAAGAGAATAAAGCTCAAGAAGGAAATTCTATTGCTCATAAGTTTAATAAAAAGGAATGGATTAGTGGATACAATCCAGCAAATGGGTCTGGAGAAATCCATGAATCGAATGCAGACTTTACTGCATTTACAAAGAAACTTGAAGAAGTATATAAATTATCATCAGGTGTTATTCATGCATTAAAGAAGCAAGAAGCTTATAAGAATTCTTATAGTGGAAGTAATAATAAAAATTATAACAACACAAGTAATTCAGGATATCAGGCTTCTGTTGCAAATGCAGGAACAAGCAATATGAGTGATTTTATACCATTTGAGTAAATTTATTAAATGAAGTAATGATTAATTTCATTACTTCATTTTTTTTATTTAGAAGAAAGGATTTACTATTATGGCTATTAATTTATCCGAGAGTGGTACTAAAGTATTTACATCATTTAATTCTCCTTTTACTAATACAGAGAATTTAGTAATAGAGTATAATGATATACTTAGACCATTAGGATTTGATGTATTAAGAGTTTTAAGAGAATCTGATATAATAAATCAATTTATTAATATAGAACCTATTCAGAATATATCTACTGATGAATTATATGAATGGTATCTTAATAGAGAAGAAGCAAATGTATTTGCTAACTTTGAATTGAATGAGAATTATTTTAAAGATATCGAAGATAGATATGAATGGTTAGAAGATTTCTTATATAAAGAAATAGATGAATTACAAGTATTAGAATATGCTATTAATTATTCTTTCTTAGAAACTATTCCAACTATATCTAATTTTGATATAATAAAAAAAGTATTTATTTATACAGAAAGATATTCAGAATCAATAGAAAGAGATATTAAAGAGAATTTTGGTAATAAAGCAAAATATATCTATGGGGATTTTGGAGAAGTATTAAAAGAGAATAATATTAAAGATAATACAACTTATATCCTTAGTGATATAGTTAAGATAGAAATTCTTAGAGAGAATGATTTACTTAAATTTTCTTCTATATTATTAGCAGATAATTTTGGATATAATTATGATGAAGATGATGAAATACTCATTGATGTAGAAGAATTAGTAACTGATAATATATTTAAAATATTTTATTTTCCATCTGAATTAAGTGATAATGCTGAAGATATCTTTGATTTAGATTATGATTAATCATATTATTAATAACATGAATTTACTATGTATAGATGAAAGGGGTCATATTTTATGAGAGACCAGAATACAGGTGAATGGTTGGAGCCTAGTGAGGGTATAGACCTTAGTACAGAAGATGGTAGGTTATTTAAAAAAGAACCTGCAATAAATGTAATATCAAAAGAGGATTTTGAGATAAGAGTAGAAAAGGTTTTTAATCTTTTATGGAAGACACTTGCTAAGTCATTTGGTCCATATGGAGCACCTACATTAATTTGTAATTATCCATGGAGACATATGACAAAAGATGGATTTACTATAATGAAGAATTTATCTTTTGATGCAAGTGAGACAAAAGTAGATCAAGCCATATCTGATATGGCACAAGAAATATGTGGTAGATTGAACTATAGTGTTGGTGATGGTACAACAAGTGCTATTATTGCTACTAATAGTATCTATCAGAATTATAGAAGTAAGAAGAATGAGTTAAATGATAAATTTATCCTTCCTAGAGATATAATTAGTAAGTATGAAGTAATAAAGAATAAGATAATAGATGAACTTTCTAAATATGCTAAACCTATCCAGACAAAAAATGTTGATGAGTTATATGAGAATATTAAGAATGTAGTCTATATATCAAGCAATGCTAATGAGTTAATTACTCAGTATATAGCAGAACTATACAAGGAACTTGGTGCACCAGCTATTTCTTGTATTAAAGCTCCTGATGGAATAACAAAGAAAAAACTCATTAATGGATATAGATATGAATTATCTCTTGCAGATAGACTCTATATTAATACTGATGAGAATACAATGGATTTATCAGAAGCTGATGTAATCATATTTGGTCAAAAAGTTGGTGAGAGTACATATAAGAAATTACTTAAACCATTAAGCTTTGAATCAAAGATGAGAGGTAGACATCTTATAGTGTGTGCACCAACATATGATGAGATTGCTCTTAATACAGTAATTGCACCAGAGTTAAATGCTGAGTGGAGAAAAGATCATAATGTAAATATGATATTGATGAGATATAGAGCAATATCTTCGCATACCAGAAAATTGATTAATGATTTCTCTATATTAATGGATACTGATGTTATTGATAGAGCAAAAGAAAAGTATATCATAGACAAACTTGATTCGGGTGTACCGATTCATCAGTTAGTACAGATGGATACAAGACATATTGTGGGTACAAAATGTATAGCTATAAAAAGTGTAGGCGAAAATGATTCAGCTTCGGTTACTTATGTCTACGGAGTCGATAATATTAAAGGATATACTCCATTAGAAGAGTATTATACAGAAGATGAAAATGCATTACATCTTGGTTATACAAGAAGCTGTTCATTGGGATTAACATATTCTCAGTTTATGGATTTGAATTATGACCAGAGAAGATATGATGCAGCACTTGCTGAAGCAGAAGTTTTACTTAAGGAAGCTGAACAGAAATATCAGAAGCTTGGCACTTTCAATATAGAAGTAAATCAGTGTCAAGAGAGATTATATGCACTGAAATTAAAGATGGGTATAATTGAAGTTGGTGCAGACAGTGAAGTATCGCAAGGTATGTTAAAAGATGCAGTAGATGATGCTGTTAAAGCAGCTGAGAGTGCATACAAGTACGGTACAATACTTGGTTGTAATACAAACCTTATTCAATCAATAAGAGAAGTTCTTAATAGTAGTGATAATAGTACTGATAGATTACTTCTTGAAATTCTTTATAATGGATTTAAAGATGTATATAAGACAGTATTGTTGAATGCATTCCCAGATTATAAGTTTGATACAAATACAGCAACCCTTGAGAAGGAGATAAAGCATTTTGTTGACGATCATTTTGATAATTTTGATGAGATTTTTGAAGATAACTCCCTCGTATCTGAAGTAATAGAATTATGTGATACTGGAGAATTTATATCATTACATGATTTCATAGTAGAGTATTCTTTGCTTGATGGAAGAGTATTTGATATATCTAAATTCAGATTCTCTAATGATGTAATAAATTCACTACAGACAGATAGTGAAATTCTTACAGCTACTATAGATTTAATTTCTTTATTAATAGTAGGAAATCAGATGGTTGTTACACAGAGACCTAATATGTAATAGGAGGACTGTATGCCGTTATTTAGTAAATATCAAACCATAGTTGAATTCTTACAGAATCCTTTTAGAAGTAGGGATAATCAAATAAAGAATTTAGGATATGATGAAAGATATAAAAACTTTATAGCTAAGCATAAAATCGTATACTATGCAACTACTACACTTGGGGACGATTACTATATTCACTGTAAAGTCCCCAGTGAAACTACTGCTAATGTAACATATGATGTAGTGCTTAGATTTTTTACAGATAATATCATTAGTAAGACAAATAGAATGCTTACTGCATATAATGTACAATTCTTTTCTAATTCACCTGCTTTTATGTATAGACACGCTTATAGCTATAATAAAGCAGGATATTTAATAGAGACTTTATATGATAAGATAGATGCTGCTTATATTAACACTCCACCTAAAGATGGAGGGACTGTAAATAGTTATGAAAATACTATCTACTATGTATGTAAATTCTTATTGGATAATAGATATAGTTTCTTAAGTAAGAATGATATGGTTCAAAGAAAAGCTGTTAAGCTTGATAAATTCTTTAACTCTATTAATGATTTTAAAACTAAGAAATTAGAAAGATTCTTAATAGATAATGAGAAAAAGACTGGTCAGTATATTACTAAAGATAAAATTATCGATAAGGATAAATCTGATAGAAAAGAAAAAGAAAGACCACATAAGACTGGTACATATGTAGCTAAGTTACCAAAGAAAACTGCTGGTGGTAGAATGGTTAAGAAAGTAGCGACTAAATCTACAACTAAGAAGAATTAGAATTAAGTCATATATTATCTTTGTGTAAGTTTAAAGAAAGGAAGCACTTGGAGATGGAAAATTTAAAAACGTCAAGATTTATTGAATGGAAGCCTGATAAGAAAGACCTTATTTGTGAGCAAGATGGTAAACTTATAGTTTGTCATTTTGAAAAGGTCTTTGGACACGATGAGAAGCTTTCAATATATGATAGATTCTTGATAGGGAGAGACAGTTATGTCAAACAGTTAGACCAGATAATAAGATATATAAATTTCTTTATGTCTGAGTATGATACTGACAATGAGTTAGTTACTGCATATCTTAAAATAAAATTTGCAGTAGATAAAGAGAATGCTTTTGATGCAGAAGATTTGATGAGTTATAAAGCATTCTTATATGATATCTTATTTACCAATTCAATGATAGATAAGATTAATTATATGGTAGAAGAGAATTATCTTGATGATATTGAAGTATCAGAAGATGATAAAAAGTATTCTAAGGATACTAAGAAATATTTAGAGTCATTAGAGTTTACAAATAATCATATTCAGATATTGTTAAAGATATCAATAGCAATAAAGATAATGGTACCAGTATTATTTCACTTTATTCAGAAGAATAAACTCAAATCAAATGAAGAAGACTTCTTATATAACTTCTATGATGAGTTATTTAATTTATTTGGATTTAGTACTACTTGGACTTTATATGACTCAAATAATAAAGTTAAAGAGACAAATATTCCTGATATAAAAGTCAAGGAATACAGTGCTCTTAATAAAGTTCCAGTTATATTAAATGATAGAGGGTATGAATGTGAATTCATTGATGATGAGACAGGAGAAGTTTGTCATTTCTTAAAGAAGAGAATTAATATGTATAATAAGTTATATGCATATGTAAAGACAAAGGTTTCTGAGAATGAAGTAAATAACAGTAAGATGTACGACCAGAGAGCAATCTTTGGTGATGACTTAGTTAATGTAATAAACTACTTTGTTAAAAAGATACTTATAGCAGATACTATGATGAAGTATAAGTTTAATGAGATTTGGGATAAGACAACTAAGTCGTATAAAGAGAATATAGTAGGATTTAATAAAACTGTAGTAAAGTATCAGTTGATGTATTATTTGAAAGCTCAGTATATAAAGAATCCATCAGAGATAACAAGTACAAAGAACTCAGAAGGATTATCATCTGTTGATAAATTCTTAATGAACCAGAATAAGATAGATGAAGGTTCTGTTATATTAAGTGAGATAAATATTAAGTGTACTATTAGTATGATTAGAGAGTTAATTGATGTTCCATTAAGTGAAGAAGAGATTCAGTATTATATGGATAATCATAAACCTGATTATATTCAAGTACAGCTAGTATATGCTTACTATACAAAGTTCTTTGGTAGTTATAGAGATTTGAATCTGTTAAGATTTAGAGATTACATTATTCTCTTATTATTACTTAAGAAGAAACTGTTAATAGATCTTGGTTATGAAGAAGATGTTGATGGTGAATTGCATTATGCAGCATTACCATATATAATAAGTGGTAATGTATTAGATAAAGTAAATACCAGAATAATCAGAAATAATACATTTATAACTGAGTTATTTAATAATAGTGATTATAATGAACTTATGAATAGTAAGTATGATTTATTATCTACTATTAATAATGAGAGTATTATAAGTATTTTATCTGGAATAATAAATACTAAGTTTACATATGTAACTTATGAAGCTCAGGATTTATTAGGAAAAGAAATAAATTATAATGTAGATAAAGTATCGTCGGAGTTATTATTCTTACTGAATTCTATTTAAACTTTATTATATGGGTTTTATACTCATAAATAAGTTAAATAGGTGGTGAGAGAATGAGACGAAAATGTTGTATTGCAATATTAATGACCTTCATGTACTTATACTACTCAATGTGGTTTAGTACCAACTTACCACAATTACTAAATTGGTAGACAAGGGAACCTTTCTGTGTTCCCTTGTCTACTTATGTAGTATAAACCGTAAAGTGAATTAATATAATAATATACTATTTCTGTGTAATAATAAAGTTATTAATAATTTTATTATTATACATTAATTTATTTTGCTGTCCTATCGGCATGACGGGGAGAAAGCGAGATTTCGTATGGATAAGAAAGTTGTTATTGAAAGCGTAGTAAATGTTGCTAAATATGTTGCTAAAGCAACAGTCGTTTGTGCAGGTGTTGGACTTTCAGTCCTCACTACTGCAAATGAAATAAATAAGGGACTGGAGTTCTTCTCTAAGAAGTAACTATCCAGTTCTTTATTTGGTTTGAGATTGGTGATTAAGAGATTAATCACCAATCTCTTTTTTTGTATGTTAGTGTATTTTTTATATACTAATATATCATTTATTTGTAGTAATAAGTTTTAATAGTTTATGAAAGGAGATAGAAACTGTTATTGATTAAGTAGTTATAAAGATATATTAATATTAATAAGTATATGATTGTAAAAGAAAGGTAGGTATAATATGTGATTAAATCTATTAAATTAAGAATATATCCAAATAAAACTCAACTTAAGATTATTAATAGAACCTTAGGTGCTTGTAATTTTGTTAAGAATGAATATCTAGCATATAATAAGAATAGTCATGATAAAGATGAAGGTTTTATAACAGGATATGATTTTAGTAAGATACTTAATAAATTAAAGAAAGAAGATGAAGATTATATATGGCTGAATGAGATTAGTAGTAAAGCTATTAAAGATGCTATTATGTCTAAAGAAAAAGCATATAAAGGCTTCTTTGATGGTAATAAAGGGTTTCCTAAGTTTAAATCTAGGAAAAGAATAAATAAGGAATCTTACTTCTTTATTAAGGATAATATTCATTATATTAGTAAAAATATAATTAAATTACCTATATTAAAGAAAGTAAGAATAATTAACAGTAATCAATTACCAGATAAGGATAGTATCACATCTGGTAGGATTGTACGTCATTATGATAAATATTATGTAATGTTTATTTATAATGATGAATTTAATGATAATAAAGATATTGTTAAAAACGATATTAAATTAGGTATTGATCTAGGTATCAAGAATTATGCTACAATATATGATGGCACCAGATTCTATCATATTAAGCATTTTAAGGATTTAGATAAGTATAAGAAGCTTACTGAAAGAAAGACTAAACTACAACAAGTTATTTCTAAGAAAGCCGAATATAATTATGGTAAATTACTTAATAATTACTTAGATACATGTAGAGAAGTACCTAATGAAACACAAAAGAAAAAATTAAGAAAGGAGAGCTACCAAACCTCTAATATAAGAAGAATCTATCTTAAGATTAATAAGATAAACCTCAAATTAACTAATATACGAGATAATTACATCAAGCAATTAGTTAATTGGTTAACGGCGAGACTTAAGCCATATCAAATTAATATTGAAGATTTAGATATTAGTGATATGATAGAGAATGATTCATCTCATGGATTACATAGATTAATAGCAGAATCTAATTTCTATAAGTTCCGTATGCACTTAACTAATAAATGTAAAGAATATGGTATTAAACTAGTATTAGTTGACCAATATTACCCATCTACTCAAATATGTAGTTGTTGTGGTAAAAGGGATAAGGATATTAAGTTAAGTGATAGAATTTTTAGATGTGATAAATGCGGTTTAATTATGGATAGAGATGAGAATTCAGGTATTAATATTATTAATTGTAAATCTAAATATTATACAGAGATCGCTTGAGCTAACAAGTTAAAAGACTCTTATAATGAGAAAAGGTTGAGTATGAATGAATACTTAACCGGTAGCAGCTAAAGAGGTTGAAGAAATTCATGAGTCTAAGAATAACGACAATACTACTGATGAGAAAGATTCAATCTTTCCAGATTTCTTTAAGGATATAATCCTTAAGTAAAGTTGGGTTTAGTTTAAAGAGATAAGAATTAAATATTTAATTCTTATCTCTTTTTTTATTCTCTTTAATACTTATCTTTAATAATTTGAAAGGTGAGCAATAATATGAATTGTCTTTATAATTTAGCAATCTCAACAGGAGCTAGTATTGAAAAATTTCTAGTTTCTATAGAAGAATCATCACCAGATGAAATGGTAAAAGTATTAGATACTCTTTCTAATATATATGGAAAAGAGATGATTGTAACACATTTAATGGATAGGTCATTAAGTAAACCCGAAAGTGTTTTAACTACTGATTATAAAAAAGATTTATCCTTTTTATATAAATATATTTTTTTGGATAAGATTACTAATAAATATAGAATAGTGAGTTTTGAATCACCTAACCCACAATTAGTAATGAGTAATATAAATTTGAAATTAGTGTATTATGGGAACATAAAAGATATTAGAGAAAAAGTAGTAATGAATTATATTAATATGACTTATCCTTTAGCAACAATAGATAAGTTATATGCTAGTGAGAGTAATATAGAAGAAGTATTGAAGTTAGTAAAATCAACTTCAATATTATTAATAACTGATGATGATAGCATTAATACATTAAGTAAGTTAGTGAAGTATAATGTAAGAATAATAATGGTAGATAAAGAGAATTATATTTATGAAGTTAAAAAAGAATTTAATAAACTGACCATAGAAAAAATAGGGTGGTAAGTATAATAATATACTATCTCTTTGTAACAATAATATTTATATTCAAAGGAGATTAAGAAAATGGGAGCAATAGTAACAAAGTATGAAGTTGATAATTCTGATAAGGATTCTGTAGGTCGTGATATAGTATTTAGATATCTTGATGATTATAATTATATGCATGACTGCAATTTATCATATTATATTAATGATAGTGATGATTCAGAATTCTATAGGTTATCGCTTGATAATACTGTATTAACAGTAGATAATGGTAAGTGGAAATTTAAGAGTCCAAATTATACTAAAGAAGTCTCTGAGGCTTTTAAAAGTTTAATTGAGGATATCTATGAAAAATTCATGATAAGACTACCACTTAATATGTAACTCAATAGTTATAGTAAAGGAGATTGAAATGGGTGAAATCATTGTAACAGAAGAATACGATAATTCTGATAAAGATACCATAGATCGTGAGATACATTTCAAATATGTCAACGATGGTATAACATATGATTGTGGATTTGAATATTGTATATCCAATAAGTATCAATCAGAATTCTATAATTTATCAATGAATGATATTGTGTTGATAGTAGATGATTTAAAATGGGATTTAATATGTTATAAGTCATCTAATGTGGTTATGGAAGTTTTGAAATCTTTAATTAAGGATATTAATAAAAGGTTTCAAATAAGAATACCAGTAGAAATAATGTAACTTAGCAGTAAAGGAGGGAGATGAGAACTGTTATTAATTAAGTATTTATAAATACTCACCAATATTAATAAGTGCATAATTATAAAATAAAGGAGGTATATTATGTGATTAAATCTATTACATTAAGAATATATCCCAATAAAACTCAACTTGATATTATTGATAAAACCCTATATGCTTGTTTTTTCGTTAAGAATGAGTATCTAGGGTTTAATTTTAAAAGTCATGAGAAAGGTGAAGGTTTTATATCAGGATATGATTTCAGTAAAATAATTAATAAATTAAAGAAAGGAGATGATGAAAGATATGATTGCTTAGCTGGTATTAGTAGTAAAGCTATTAAAGATGCCATCATGGCTAAAGAAAAAGCATATAAGGATTTCTTTGATAAAAAGAAAGGACGTCCTAAGTTTAAGAAAAGGAAAAGAGTAAATAAAGAATCTTATTATTTTATTAATGAGCGGCATAATTACTACATTACTAAACATAGTGTTGTAATACCTAAATTAAAGAAAATAAGAATAACTAATGGTGATCAATTACCAGATGAGTCTGATATTATATCTGGTAGAATTATACGTCATTATAATAAATATTATGTTATGTTTATTTATAATGATTATTTTAATGATAATAAAGATATTATCAAAAGAGATATAAAATTAGGTATTGATCTAGGTGTTAAGAATTTTGCTACAATATATGATGGTACTAAGTTTTATTATATTAAGCATTTTAAGGATCTAGATAAATATAAGAAGCTTAATGATAGAAAGACTAAATTAGAGAAAGTTATTTCTAAGAAAGCAGAATATAATTATGGTAAATTACTTAGTAATTATTTAGATACACATGGTGAAGCACCTAATGAAAAAGACAAGAAAGAATTGAGAAAGGAAAGCTATAATACTTCTAATATAAGAAGACTCTTTATTAAGATTAATAAGATTAAAGTTAAATTATCTAATATTGCAGATGATTACATCAAGAAATTAGTTGATTTTTTAACGGTAAAAGTCAAGCCATCTCAGATTAATATTGAGGATTTAGATATTAGTAGCATGTTAGAAAATGATGAATCTCATGTATTACATAGATTATTACAGGAATCCAATTTCTATAAGTTTAGAACTCATTTAATTAATAAATGTAGAGAATATGGTATTAAACTAATATTAGTTGATAAATATTACCCATCTACTAAAATATGTAGTTGTTGTGGTAAGAAGCATAAGCATATTAAATTAAGTGATAGAACTTTTAGATGTCCTGAATGTGGATTAGTTATGGATAGAGATGAGAATGCAGCTATTAATATTTACAATTGTAAACCTAAATATTATAAAGAGATCGCTTGAGGCGTATCAAGTTAAAAGACTCTTATATTGAGAAAACGGTTAGTGTATAATTAAACACTTAACCGGTAGCAGTATAAATCAGATATCGGGATGGATTACTTTACACGAGCCATTATTGATGGTAGATATGTTTCATCATACTTTATAAGTACAGACATGTCTTCAACTTACATTGTGGCTGTTGGTCTTGTAACTTATAGTAAGACATTAGTATACGGTGACAACAATATTCCGTCATATATGGGAAAATGGATGTCATCAGACGGTAGTGATATACCAGAATGGCTAGATAAAGTTATTATACATTTGTAATAACATCATCATTAATTTAGAACCAGATTAATTCTGGTTCTTTTTTTATAGGTAAATAATATGACAAATAAAGAAATTAAAGAAGCTTTTATTGATTCTCTTTATAGTAGAGGAGAATATATGAGGCAAGTAAATGAAGTCCAGTATAGAACTAGATGTCCTTTTTGCGGGGATAGTAGAAGTGATTTGAATACTGGGCATCTTTATATTAAAATAAATCCAGAAGATAATTATCCTATGGTATACCATTGCTTTAAATGTGAAGAGAGTGGTATTGTTAATGATAATCTTTTATTAGCATTAGGAATAGATGATATTAATTTAAAATCAAATATATCATCTTTGAATAAGACTAGTGATAAGATTAAAGGACAAAAATATTTTGATGATGATAAAATAATTAATTTTGGTTATAAATTACCAGAAGTAAAAGATTATAAGAAGATTGAATATATAGAAGAAAGATTAAAAGTTAGTATTACTGATGAAGATATAAGAAAACTAAAAATAATAACTTCATTAAAAGATTTCTTGATTTATAATAATATTAAAGAAATTACTATGGAGAATTATATATGTCATAATATAGAAAAGAATTATGTAGGGTTTTTATCATATGGTGGTGCTTATATCTTATTTAGAGATATTAGTAATAAGCAGAAATATAAATGGATTAAATACCCAGTAACAAGAGAGAGTAGTGGTTGTAAATTATTCTATTCAATAGAAACTAGTATTGATGTTTTTACAAGAGAAAAGATTAATATTAATTTATCTGAGGGAGTGATGGACATTATATCTGCTTATAAGAATTTGGGTTATAATAGTGATAAAGACTTGAATATTGCTGTGGGTGGGAAACAATATTTGTATGTATTAAATACTTTAGGGAGTATGGGGTTTATAGGAGAAAATATAAACTTGAATATATTTAGTGATAATGATGAAGTATTTAATAATAAGAAGAATAATAAACCTACAGATATAAAATATTTTAAGAAGTTACTTAATAAACAGAAGTATTTGTATGGTAATACTAATATATACTATAACTTGATAGATAAAGATATAGGAGTATGCTTAGATAAGATAAGTTTGAAGAAGTATAAAATATAAATAGAATACATAGATAATCTATGTATTCTATTTAATTATTTAATTATCGTTCCATATGGTAAGTAAAGTAACACATAACGGTAGATATACATATTCATCAAAACCACCATGTTGTGCCCAGTATTCATAACTGAGTTCGTTACCATTAGCATCAACAATTATTGGATGTGGTGTATTTTTATGCATACTCAATGTCATCCACGGAACAGGTTTTCCATTTAAAGTTTTAACACGTTTAAATGCAGTATCAAGAGTTTTATATTGTTTGAAAGTTGCTTCTACTTCGGGACAGACGCAGTTGTATGTTACACCAAATACTTCTTTTTCGTTTGGTAACCATATATTTGGTACTTCATACATATTTTTTTTATATACACTATCAACCTGATCAAGATAATAACCTTGTTCGGAGTTTGTTGTATAAACCCCTCCTTTTTCAAGAGGTAGTGTTCTATCATACCCGTGATAATATCTCCATTTTATATATGGACCAGCTAAACCAAAGGAGTGCAGTCCAGTAAGATTGGTTGTTCTATATGTTTGTAATGAATCAAATATTCTACCAAATACTGATAAATTCGATGCTCTTTCGAGTGAAGTTAATGATTTGGTATTTGTCTTTTCAAGAATTTCATTGAGTTTATATCTTGCGACTGGAATAACTTCATCACTAATTGCATCAACAGACATACATTTTTTACCATTCTTATTAACCCACTCATTATAATTCAACCTCATTGTATATACATGACCAGTTAATGTAGTAAGTGCATACCAATCTCCATCATTGAAGTAATCGTAGAAGTTGTATGATATGAGAGTATCAAATAGCTTTTCTATTGCATCACCGTTATTAATTCTATTATAGTCACCTAATTCTGTAGGATTTGCATCTCTTCCTATGAACTTACCGTGTTGTGTATCTGATATAGCAACCCAATCTTCTGAATACATATTAGGCATTGTTTCTGTAGTCTCTTCTCTACCAAGCTGAGGAGAACATAAGAAAGTTTGACCTTTATGCTTTAGTAAAGTATTTATATGAGTTGTATCTCCATCACTATATTTGAAGTCTTGAGAAGCATTGACAGTGTATTTATAGTTATCAAAATCATCATCAACCGGTGATGATAATTGAAATATTCTATTTGTATCAGATATATGTAATGCTCCT